TTTGGGGGTGCATCTAGCCTAGTCTATGATGACTCAAATGGGCGTGTTGGTATAGGAACACAGAGCCCCGGCCAAATTTTATCAGTTTATGGCAATGTTTCTGGTGACTACGTAACCACGATTGATAATGATCAGTCTAGCGCTGGACATGTTTTAAAACTGCTTACAGATGGAAATGGATCTGGCACCCGGATCCTAGAAATGGAAGATGGTGACGGTGATATAATCTTTAGGGCACGTGCTGATGGGCGTTTTGGATTTGGCCCAGACGGTGTCGACAGCATGGGCGCTGGAACTTTTGTGGTTGGAATTGACAATTCATCTCATACTTCAGACATTGCGATCTCTAGAAGATTGCAGCACCTGGGGGATGGTAACACGTATTTAGATTTTCCCTCAAATGATACTTTCAATTTAGTAGCAGGAGGTAATTCTTTTCTTAAGTACGATGGAGACATTCTAATAAACAACGCAAACGCGAACGCTGATACAAAGATCATGGCAGATGATGGAAATGTGGTACTACACGTTGATGCCGGTACAAATAAGGTCGGCATTGGTACAACGTCACCTGATTATGCTTTGGATGTAGTCGGTGATATTGGGGTGGACGAATACATCTACCACAACGGAGATGACAATACCTATTTAAGATTTACTGCGGATGTTCTAAGATTATCAGCCGGCGGAAAAGTGGGGCTTTCTCTATCGGAAGGTGCAACCGACCAGGTATTTATTGGTACTACACACAATGCAGAATCAGGTGTTTCGAATAGGTATGACCAAGTGCTCATCCTGTCCGGTGGCGCTGCAACATCCCCCCTAGGGTACGGTTCGGATACAAATTTCTTTGTATCTGGAACAATAGGATCTGAGGGAACTAACGTGATGGGAACAGCCGTATTCGGCGGTGATATGGTTTCCAGTGGAACATTATCAACACAAAATAATCTGGTTGTTGAAGATCATGATGCTGATGAACAAGGGGTTATAACGATAGGAAATCCTGCTGGTGCAGAGTACTCTACAATAACCACAAACCAGTATGGTAGGCTAACTTTCCAGACCAGGAATGGTGGTAGAGATGGTGAGATCTGGTTAGACTCATCTGACGATATCATTTTGGATGTTGAAAGTGGCGGCACATTAGAGATGAGGGAAAATAGCACATCATTACTCAAGATAACACCGAATTCAAGTAACGTTGATATTCAACCTCAGGTTAGTAATAAAGACATAAGGTTGGCATCTCAGGGCGGTAATACACTATTAACCGTAGATTCCAGTGATGATGCAATAAAAATAGATCGCCGCTTCGGCATGGGATCAGATTCCATAACATCAAGTGGGGCCCTAAATGCAAATACACCGATCAATCTAGTTATTGCAATGTCAACCTCAAATGTTATAGGGGCCCTGGCAGATCCAGCATTCGCAGGACAAATGAAGGTTATCATCGGCCTGCAAGCTAGCTCAGGGAACACACAGGTGACATATACAAATGCTGCTGGTAGTACTACGACAAAGGTGCTTACTAACGGCGTCGGTATAATATTATGTTCTTTTGACGCAACCGGTGGCGGCACATACCGCTGGGTACCTATAGGCGATGTGAGTTAAGAGAATGAAAATAACATGTTTCCTTTTTAAGTTATAGGCGTAGAATTAATAGGGAGGAATATTTAGTTAGTATGGCAGGTATTCTAGACAATAAAAAGAGGGTTCTTGACACCCTCATATTACCAACGGGCCGGTTCCAGGCTTTTAATGGCCAAATGCAGTTTAGGTATGTGACCGTGACTGATAGGCATGCGTTTTATGAGACCTCTGGCTCTATTGATCCTAACGAGGTAACTGATGCTACGGAAAGAGTATACTTTGAAGCTGTTGCACGCTCACAAGATCAGATTTGCCTAGAGTCAGATGTTAACGCTGCGATTAAGTTTTCCAGTAATTACCTTGTGCCGGATTCTATTGTTACCGGGCTAGCTATGGAGGAGTCTCCAGATGGTGCAGGCGTTTGGACTTATAATGGTTCATTTCCCACCGACGCTGATGTCGACTATTTTTCTAGTAAGTTTGCCCAAGAGGTAACAACAGGAATGACCGGCAGCTATGCAGCACAGCACTTTATATCTTCTGAAGACCCCCTTACACCAGAGCCAGGATTTGAACTTAGTAAAAACAAATTAAGGTGGAGGAATATAGGCGACGGAGTCTGGCTGCCCTTAAATCGATTCCATTCTCATGAATGGTATGGGCTGGAGTGGCTCTACCCACCCTGGTCAGATTGGCATTTTTCACATTTACCGAACTATAGTTTTCTTCCACCAATTAATAAGTTACCTGAAGGCGTCTCCTACCGCGATGTCTATCCATGGATTAAGACAGGTATTAACTATAATATTACCAACTTGAGCTACGAGGGCTGGAGGCAGACTGTTGAGCCGATTCTAGGTCAACTAGAAGAGTCACAAATATTTGATACGGTCCAAACGAAAGATGGACCTCGTATGGTAGCATCAGATATTACATCAAATCCAAACGTTGCGTCTATGATTGAAGGTGCACAGTTGGGCTCTTCTGGCGTCCTAGGAAACTCTATGATGTTTACTGAAAATATGCTTTGGTCGGGAATGATTGACGAGGAGTTACATCTAAAAATAGACGCAATGTTTCCAGCGGACAGCTTTTATCATCAAATGTCTACATTGATGAAAAGGCTCGTGTTGCCGCTTGTATTTGTAAAGGGTTTAAGGATGGAAGATTTTGCTGCGGCAAAGTCATGTTTCTTGGGGAATTACGCCCAGGATAACTACATAAAACATGCATCTTTAGCTTACGCAACAAATAATTTTGAGCAGTTTGCTAGCCAGCTTTTAAGTAACCATTCTACCCGAGTAAAGCACATAGAGTTTGAAAAGACATCCAGGGATAATAATATTATCGTCCAGTTATTTGAGTATACGCAACCCGGGTTTTCAGCAGAGATGCAAAGCTTGGTTAAAAAGCTAACATGCATTGATGCAGGATCTATGCCTGTTAACGGTGATGCACAAAATAGTTCGGTGGATTTATATTATGTCGGAAAATTGTATTCAGACCCTGAGACTGATGAGCTTAAATTTGGCAAAATTTTTACAATTATCATGAGTGATAATGAGCTTTCACAGTGGAGTGATATAATATGACTACATTAATGCGTGTAGATACAACCTCTGAAGAGAAAGAGAATATTATTTCTTTACAACGTGATTTCTTTAGGGTAGGTGAAATTAATGAAGAGTTCCAGAGGACATTTGAAATTCACTTCAGCGCAGATTTGATAAGGGCATTCACAAAAGGATGCCTAAAGTTACAGATAAAAGCATACACAAGATCACCTGATATTAATTTTTCTATTCTAGGCTCAGATGCTCCTGTAAATGAGTTGTCTAAACAGCTACAACTTAAGTCGAAGATTTTGCAAAATAGGTGGAAAAATAGAGCTAGCTCAGTTGTTCTTAGAAAGACGGTGGCTTTATCTAGCGCGATTAACGATGCAGGAAAAGTACCTTTTTTAAAGACAGGCAACACTAATTCTCTTTTTGGACTTTTACCGGAAAGGAATTTAATAAGAATTAAGCCGATGGCAACAAAAAACATGCTGAGTGTTGGAAACATGTTTTCCGTTACGGTACCTGCTGCCCAGGCCTCTTGTAATGTCCCTGAAGAAAAAGAGCTAGCCGCACCTGATGCGGCGGAAAATACAATGAACCTTGCAATTCTTAAAAATGTTGATCCTGTTGGAGTATTTAACTCTAAGGCATATGCATTTCCAATAGAGCCAGCCGAACTTAAATTACAGGGATTATCTCCAAGTATCGCCGGGTATGCCGGTTCGCCCCCCACAAATGCTAATACTAAGGCTGGGCCCGGGCTGATAAGCATTCCGCCTACATCAAAGCCTGTCTCGAAAGTTTCAATTAACTCTTTAGGCGCATTTACATCTCCCCATTTTCCTGCTGGTGTAAACCTCCCTAATATCAAGGCAGATCTAGTCACCTCATTTACTAGCAGAAAGCTAAGGGGTATGCCTCAACTAATTGAGAGGGTCCGGACCAGACAATCAGTTGTACCTTTTGCAATTCCCGTTGTTTTCTTGGTGGATGAAAAGAAGCTCCGCGGCTATACAAGGATAAATTTTGAGTTTATTGTATTCGATGAAAAAAATATAGTAAAGCAGAGAATAGTGAGGCCTGTTAATTTGAGGGCTGCATTTATAGATGCTGGGCGTATATATACCCCTCCTACAGTTGGCGCTGCCACCAAAAGCGTAACGTCTAACACTATCACAATTACACAAGAGGACCCATCTGGGGTTGGTGCAGACCTCTATAAGAAGGTTATAGACCAGTCTGTTGATGAAAATAGGTGGTCTGCGGGGCGCTGGGTATACATGGGACACTGGGGCGTCACACCCTCTAAGTCGATTACAATTACTGATGTTAATGTGAGCTCTACTAAAACGACAATGTATAGGGCATGTGCTGTATCTGATACAAAGGATGTAACAAAAACCTTTGGGTCTGCGATAGTAGAGCCTTCGTCTAGGGCAATGGTGTCTCCAGTTATAACTGAAGATACTAACAACAGGGGTGTTATGGTTACGCCTGATGCTATTTTATCGGCCAGATCAGTTTCGGATGGTGTAAAGTTAACAGCTCATAGGACAACATCTAGCGTTAATAGTATTCTTAAAATCTTCGCAGCGGAACGTAGGTCTGATGCACAGGCGGGGGCATCTGTTCGAATGCCTATAGATACAAACACGATGATCCATAGAGCAAGGTCGGGAAGGACATATGAGTATACAACTGAACTTCGTTTAGTTGACGGTACTACAGCGGCCGGTAAGAGCACCCTGGTGCATAAGCATCTAGCAAGGAATAGAGCAGATGAAGAGGTAAGAGAAAATATTGGTACAATGGCCATCTCTGTTAAGAATACCGGTATTGATAATCAATTAGGGGGCCCCGGGGTTTCTCAAAATATAGGCGTTAATTTCTCTATAAGTGTATCTAATTGGGAAGAGTCATTTGACAGTATGGTGGGTAGTATAGCATCAATGATTGGGGCAAAAGAGTCATTCATGAAACAGATAGAGGAGCAGAGATCTAGGTATAGGGACCTTCTGAGGCTTAGTATCGATAGGCATGACCTTATATCCGGCCTTTCAGAAAATTTTAATATGATTAATACAGATATAAGAAGCTGGTCAGATAATCATGGGTCTAGGAGGACGTTTGCTATTAGTGCGCCTGCACCAGGCGGGTCTTACCTTTATAAATTTAGGGTTTTAAGGTTGTCAATAGGCGAATTATTATCTAATGTTACATTTGATGAGACTGATCAAGAGACCCTTATAAAGTTTCAAAAACTTGCTAAGACAGAAGGGAATGAGGATCCGCTAAAGGGAAATACTACAAAATCTGAAAAGGAGAGTCAAGTCAAAAAAGGCGCAGAGTCCGATAGCGATAGAAATGGTTTAGCAAACTTATTTGTTGATTCTCCAACTACAATATACTCAGAGGTAAAAGTTGATATACCGCTTCCAACATATACGGTCAAGAATATTACTGCAAAGGCGTCTAGCGATGGTAGAGATATAATGATAAGATGGTCCGGGAACGGTAATGCTTCGATGGTAGATTCATTTATTGTGATGGGTGAGTATGATGGCGTTAAGGCGCCCATCGGAACAACACTTATTGATCGTAATGGCGGCTCCAGTATTAAAGACACAGTGTTGGGGGGCATCGTGGGAGTAAGGTCTTACTCCGTTATACCGGTATTCAACGATTTCTCGAAAGGTAGGGAATCAGACTCAGTACAAGTTAGGATTGAAAATAATCTAGTGAGAGGAGAGGGGGTCAGATAATGCCTGTCAACAAGGGAAAAGGGAAGCGGTTTGTAAGAGCGCCGTCTATGCAACCACTAGCCCCCGGTAAATTATCAGTTGAAGAACAGACACTTAGGTTTCGTACTGGTCCAGCTGCTCAACTTATTGATGTTGCAAAAAGGTCCAGGGCGAAAAAAGCCCATATTAATATCGGTGCGGATAGCGTTGCCATTCCTCGGGGCTACAATGCTACATACACAGAATCGCTAGGGGGCGCGTTCAACCCCCAAAAAAAAGGTGACACCGGCCTAGTCGGCTCCGACGCTAAGGAAGCATCGAGCGCGGTAGATGGTACCGCCCTCCAAGGAGAGGCCTACTCCGAATCTTCATTTATGGGTGCGGCAATGAAGTTTGTGAATATGATGGCCGCCGACGCCCAAGCAGACCTCGCTAACACCCTCGCCATCGCCGGGGCAGGACTTGCTAGCGGCTTCATCTTCGGCGGCGCCGAGCAAGGTGAATCCGTGGGCGTTGATTATGGGGACTCTGGAGGATATTCAATATATTATTCACCTTCGCCCGCAAAAGCGAAAACACAGACAAATTATGGGCTTCCTCCATCGCCCGGGTCCACACTTAATTCTTCTACATTAATGCTCCCGACGTCGGATGATGTAGCAACAGGCGACGGTGTGAGCCCTTATAAGCCTGAGATAATTGCATCTTTTGACCTGGATCCTTTTATGCCTAGTGGGGCTGCCCATATTATACAAGACCACAATCGTGCCCATGCCGCAAAAGTGTCCCAAGAATTATTTCATTTTCGCTTACAGGAGAATGTGTTACTATATGATAGCGCCCTCGGCATGTTTAAGGATTTCTGGCGCTCACTTCCTTCTGAGGGTAACACTACGATTGTTACCGGTTTAGACATTACTATAAACAAAGCCTCTGAATACGGTAATGCCCCAGAGACACTCCGTATTGATAAGTCACCTGGTGCCGGCGGCGACGGCACACCGGCCTCCAGGATGGATTTTGATGTGGCAAACTTTGTCGAGGCATGCCGAAAATTTTATGCTGAGTGTGCTAATTTAGAGAACAATTTTTATATCCATAATTTACGTGGTGATGTTATTAACGATTTTATGACGAACAATGCCCCAGGTACCTTCACATACGGGTCTAAGATTCATAAAACAGGGTGGTTCGGGAACTATAATATTCCAGAGTTTATGGATGTGTGTTTGGCAATCAACAATAATACATCAGACTTATCGGCATCAAGAATTATTATGCAATTGCTTGTTGACCTTAGGGCAACTTTAAAATTCCACAGCCCTAACTTATTCGACAGCGCAATATGGGGGTGGTCAGAGTGGCGCAGCCCGGCAGCACAGGCAAACCAGTTACTAGGTGGTAATCCCCAAAATCCGATGTGGCAAGCAAATCTGCGTAATAATCCTGCTGATATATACACGTTTGATCGTACACAGTTTGGGTGGGCTACAACTGCATCGACATGGAATGTATCATCATTTTCAGGGTATACACATTTTGTCAATAGTCTACCCACTCAGGCTGAGTCTTTTGGTAGGCAAGGCATGAATTCAAACAGGGTTAAGCTATTATGCGTAATCTTAGGAAGAGAATTTACGAACTCTGCATCAATGGCAGCAATGAATCAGGCATCAAGTGATAGCGATGATCTAAAGAGTACGAAGGGGTTCTACAATGTGCTTAAGCCTCATTTATTTTCATCTGGTGATTCGACATATTACCCGGGTGAGGATTTTATTGATAGGCTTATCGGTGTTCCTTCGGAGCTAGGTAGAAATATTGCAATTGAGCCTGCGCTCCACGGCCCCGCAGTCTCTATATCCACTGCTTCTGACTTCACGGGAGGTTCAGGGGGTGCCCATGACTCCGATGGTGTCGTTCGTCTAACCACCCACGATAGCACGTGGCAGCAACTTGGGTCGTCAAAACTAGAGCCTAAAAATGTACCCCCACTACACAGGCTACTATCACTTAAGAACCGCGCAGGCCAGCCGGCTATTTCGGAGATCCTAGGGAATGATGCTGATCTCGTTTTACCTTTAGAGATGAGAGCTACGGTGTCGGAGTCGACACACATGAGGACTAGCCCAGGTTGGGATCTATTCTTTAGAAATCTCTGGACTCCTGGTGATGTGGATACGCTAGGTGAGCAACACGACGGCCGAGGCCTGTTCGCAAACCGCGCATTCGCAGACTATTGTCAGTTATGGGGATATTCTTCATTATATTTACACCGGGCTGCCCTCAATTGGTCTGATTCCCTGATATGGAATCATAGCACCGTCGCCGGAAACGAGGAGGGTACCTTCCATCGCCTAACACCTGATGGCGTATACCAGAGAATATTGAAGGGCATTATGAACTTTGTTGCGCCTATTGCAAGATCCTCAGGGGGCGGCATTGATCTGGAATATGGCAACGACTTAAAAGTCGATGAAGACTGGTTTAGCAAAGACTGGGACGCCGGCTCCGTAACCCCAGGCACCAGCTATGCCCATAAGGATCTTTCTCATGGAAATATCGGCTTAACTGTTCTTATGAAGCTTATAGAGCATGATACCACAAGTCCAGAAAGAGCATCTCTAATGAGGTGGAGGCTATATCAATTATTCTTGACATATCGAGATGCTAGGCTAAATAATGAAAAACCAGACAAGGCTGGACATGACGACCTCTATCAAGGCATTGCAGATCCTGCCGGCGATGGTACCACCTTTATGCGCCATTATCGTCCAACTGCATGTGCCACTAATGCTTGGATACAGGAAGGGTTTGATGTTACCCAGGGCATCGAGGGAATTCCATTCGGCGCTAGAATTTCTCAAATATTAATGGGCGATTTTGAGTGGTTAGACAATGCCCACACCGCCGGCCTCCCTATCGAAGGTTATGGTGTCGGGGGCAACAGCGATAACCTGGTGCAAGATGGTGTTACTGATGGTGAGCAAGAGATTCTGTTAGCTGGAACCGTTGAGGGTAATTACCAGATTAGGGAACAGCTCATTGAAATATTGGCTTCATATGCCCAATCCCGCCTTTTTCCAATGAGTTTTGATAACGCATATATGCAAGGAGGCCTGGCCGACTATACTAGCATTGACTCAAGCTATCAGAAGGTTGCGATTGAGACATCGAATAACGGCCACATCAGTGATCAGACAGATGCTATAAACCCGGGCGCAGGCACATCACAGGTATCTTTTATGTATGATGTAGACCTACCAGCCCCGGCATTTGACCTCTTTAGTGGTACGGATCATCAAAGTAAACAGTATTTTAAGAAGTTCTTTAAAGAACTTTTGAGAACTGCTGTATCTACGTCTAATTATGAAAAGCCTGATAATATCGTAGTTAATCCAGACACAGGCGAGACCCTCCACGCCACTGACCTTTTTCACCATGAATGGGAGACTGGGGGTAAGATTCCGCATTGTAATCTATTTGAGGAGATATTTGAAGTCGTTGATGACCTGTGCCGCAATGCTGCTATGAGAGCCGGCAGGGATGGTGGTGATATGACCGGCATTGATGAAGATGCCCTCCACCCTAAGACAAACTGGGTATCACATTCCTACATTACAACAGACGATGGGGAGCCACACCTTGCCCCTGATTACGAGATAATATGGAAAGCCCACAGTACAGGCGGCCTAGCAGGAGGCATCGTCGAAGACTGGGTGGTCAAAGATACAGACGCCGGGGGTAATGGGCCCTCAAGCGGGGGAGATACAAATGTTGATTCCATAACCCCCGGGGAAGACACAGTCTCGCAGCCTAATCTGGGATCTGGTCGTGTAATAGTGAAACCCAGGTTGTCTAGGTGGTCAGGATTTGATGATAATACAATATGCGCAATGGTTTTTGAGGCATTCTGGTCACTAATTACAACAAATGTTTCTTCAACTGTTGCGCAAGTCGACCCACAAATTGATTCCGCTCAAGATGGGACCCTTATTAAGAGACGATTGCGTGTTAATCCTGAGGCAAACAGGCAACTAGTTGTGTATTTAGGCGTCCTGTGGAAATCTCTAAAGAACCGCGGCCGCGGAAGGTTCGATGCATTATGGCCAGGGATGTTTGGTGCACAAGACCAAGAATTCTCGATAGATCTCAGCGAGATAAGTGCAAAGGGTGACAGCAACGTCGGCACACATGCCGGCTCATTATCACTATACCAGACGTTTCTAACACAGGGCGACGCTAGTCTGGGCCCTGTAGATTCACCGGTCAACACAGTAATAAGGAGCTTAAACGTAGGGTCTTATGTCGGTACCCAGCAAAAGGTGGCGACTGCAGTTGTGTTGCAGAGAATTGTTTCCCAAAATGCTGTTACACATAATTGGATATTGCTAGATGATGTTAAGTACAAGTTGTCTGAAGAGGAGTATATTATACGCTATATCTGTAGCGCTCTAGAGTCATATGGTAAGAGTTGGGGTGCTGAGCCCGCGAAGCATGTTCCATCGGTATATAAAGAAATGTTTAACGACTTTATGGCAGTTGCCGCAGATCATGATAACACAAGCGGTATGGATAAAGCTTTTGTGGGAGGTATTGATTCCGATGCCGTACACTTGAATAACTTCTCCCACGGCGGGGTGCCGCTTGCATTTTCCCTATATGGAATGGAGTGGGAGCAGATTAATTGTAAGCGGTTTCAGAGGGTCCGCTCTATCGCGGGCGCACCGAATACCGGTACCTACAAGCCCTTCAAGGCTCCCTATCTGGATGTGCCCAGCGCGGCATTCGACACTCTCGGCCCAAAACGCACCGCGGCTACTATTACTTCACTGCTAACATCTACCGGTACACCTGCGTGGTGCAAGTTAGCACTTCCATGGGGCTCAAATGTTAGGAACATGGTTTTCGGTATTCCCCGAGGAATGATAGAGCGACTTAGGAGAGCGCCTATAAATTCTGATCGTGTCGGTAAGATACCTGGATTAAGTAATAGGCGGGTTAGTCGATCAACTATATTGAGGATAAGGGTTTTCCGTAGGGATTTAAGGCAGCCTGGGCTTATATTTTATCCGCTAACATTCGATTTTGACATGAACATGTTTGTAGATCATGACCTTGATAACACACAACTCGATGAGCTCATCTCCGGGACCACCGGTGTACCTTCATGGCAAGAAATTTTAAAGAAGACTATTTTTACTAGGTTTCCTGATGCACATTCACCGATGGCAAGAAATTCAGATAATAACAAGAGCTTCGAGGACTCTGCAACTCGCTCTTCTGGAGCCGGCGTTGTATCTGGCCTAGAGGCGGAGGGATGGACACAGGGCGGAATGGGTATACCATGGCAACCCGAGGATAATCCATACAAAAATTTCCCAGGGTATACTCGGTTTAACTCCATTCAGAAAGTAAGGGCAGGAGGAGATCCTTCACAATTTAATAAATCGTATCAGGAAGGTGCACCGTTGACGAGATTGTTGCATAACCACCTTGTTGATTACACATTAAAAAAATACTATAGTATTTTAACAGGAATGCAGTTTGATGAACTTGCATTCCCCAATGCGAAAATGAGTTGGGTAAATAATTCTTTAATCTCTGGTGCAGTTGCTCAGTATGTTCAGGCTCTTATAGATGGCGATGAATTCGGAGGGATGCTCATCCCCCTGGGCGACGCCCAAGCTTCCCTGGCATCCGGACGCCGACAGTACTTAGCAAATTTGTTTAGGGTAGTAGCCGGTTGTGGCGGCTCTGGTGAATTACCTCCAGAATTCTTTAAGGGTCTTCTTGATGCAAACGGCTATCAAGTGACAAATAGGGTAGGCATTGCAGGATATGGTATTAGCGAGTTCCCACAATCAAATGAGATGATAAAGAGTGAATATAATGAAAATCAATCTCTAGATAACCCCACCTTCCAGGCAAATTGGTCTAGGATGATCAACCATAGGTTGTGCGGTATATTGCTCAATACATGGTTTACTGCACCAGAGAGATTGGGATGGCAAATAAAAGCAACAAAGAAATTTGATAGGACTTTTATGGTACCCATTGATATTGACCAGTTCTCTGTAGATATAAACGCATCAAATGCAGGTGATCCTAATTTCTGTGAAGAATTAAAACAGCAAGGATACCTAATTGGGTATAAGGTCACCGGCGGTGGCCTTATTGAGGACGGCCCTGAGGTCTGGAAGGTTAACAGGACAGGGGGCCCCCCTCCGGATCCTGATAACATTAACGTGCCTTTTTTCACCGGTGATGCTTCAATGACTGATGTGGTAAATGACAATGTCTTGCTGGATCAATTTTTCTTTGACTGTGAACTAGTTGATGATGAAGGTGCTAGCAATATCACGGTTGGCGATCCAACTGAGCCCTCACATTCAATGCATTAATTATTTTAAAGAGTAGATGAGGAAAATATGGCAGGAGAGAATGTAGTAGACAAAAATGATGACCTTGCAGGGGTCGTCCCTGGTTTTAATGACGCAGTCAGTGCAGCGGCAGGATATCCACAGGGTCACCAGCCACTTCAAGATCTGGACTGGAACGCACCCAGGGTATATCCTTCATCTCCTATAAATGAGCTCGGTGCGCCTTCCCCGTCGGCGATATCGCATGTATTTGTCTATAATTTCTATACAAATAATGAATACAGGGATGACTCAGGAACTTCATTTCAGACGCCTGTGGGTGTAACAACAGATGAGGGGTGGTATAAGCTACCGACAGGCAATGGCGATGCACCCCTCTATCCTGTAGCTCCTGGTGAATCTTTGGACTATGGGCTTATTAGGGCAATAGTTCCTAGGTGGATAGAGCTAACATGGGAACCAGTATCTTTTCAAGTAAACGGTACTTATTTAACTCAACCTGCCGGCTCAAGTAGTACTGAAGTAACATATAACAATAGCGGCGAGCAATATTCCATGGGAGGATCGCAGTCAGCAGAGGATGAGATTCGTGCTGCATTACTGAATGGTACAATTGTTGATGAAGTTACTATATCAGCTAGCCCGATAAATTCCTCGCCGTATGTGTCAATCGTCTTACAGGATGCTAACTTAGGGTTAAGTACCCACAAACTAATTGATCAACTCGATCAGTGGAGAGGTATCGCGGCGGTGAGCGGTAAAGTTCCAACGAAAATCCAGTCGCTCGATATCCTCCGTGAGAATAATATATATTCCGGTGACGTCACAGATGAGACGTCGTTTGCATATGCACTACAGGCAGGGGGATTTGCTAGCGCAGATGAGGGGGCATTTTACGTAGATGAATCGGGTCTACAGAAAAAGGGTTCATTTATGGGGTCAACTAACGACTCTATACCGTTCGACAGGACGGGTATACGTTGTCTCATAAATTCTAAATTTGTAGGTGACGTTATTAGAAGGTCAGCCGGAAATTTCTTTGGCCCCTTTTATGACGGGTTTTCAGAAGATAAAAATATCGCTAAGGATATCCAGGATACTGCACGCCTAAACATAGGTTCTCAAAATCACTTTAGTGAAGATGATTACAATGTTTTAATGGGTACTCATTTAATTTTAGAGGATAGGTCGAAACAATCATCTGGTGAGAAAGAGCAATTACAGGAAATTCCCACACAAATGTCTATTACTGATATTGTATGCCAGGGGTATATTTTAGAAAAATGGGAGGCAGGATGGGACGCCGGTGGTACAATGGTGATGGAAAGAAAAGACCCCATTGTCGTCGGGGGCTCAAACGTTTCATCTGCGTTAGATTTAAAGATAAAGGTGGGTACTCATTACGTTTATCGTCCCCGTGCTGTCTATAAGGTCAAGTTTAATATTATTGATGAGACCACCAGTCATGCATATGAAACTTCACTATGGTTTTTATCAAAGCCCGGGCCCAGCGCTATAGCAGAGACCATGAATGCAGCTGTTGATAAGCCACCTCCACCCCCACAGGATATGAGATTTATATGGAATTATGATGATGAACTTTTAACTATACACTGGTCTCATCCTGCTGAGTGGCAGCGTGATGTTAAATTCTTTAAGATTTACCGCCGACCGTCGATATATGAGGCATATCAGCTAATAGGATTTTATGATTTTAATGATGCAATAGACCCGGTGTATATTACCGGCCAGCAGGTTAATAACTCGTTGGTTAAAGCGACTAAGCAGACTTACTTAAGGGACATCGATTTTCGGAAAGACTCCACATATATTTATGCGATTGCATGTACGGATGCTCACGGTATTTCTTCGAATTTATCTGAGCAGTTTGTCGTTAGTTGGGATCACATGTTAAATAAACTGAGGGTTGACCTTATATCTGCTCCTGGCGCACCTGAACCGTATCCAAATTTTTATCTAAGAAAAAATATGTCTGATCGTATAGGACAGACAAATTTAACGTCAGATTTGATCAAGTCATCAGGTAGAAAGCATATGTATATTGCCCTGACACCCGCCGGTTGGCGGCACCCTGTAGGAATGATTGAGTTCCCGAATTTACAAGTTAAAAAACCTGATGGCGGAATTAGAAATTTAAATCACATTCTGTGGACACCGGAGTCTGAGGGAGGTAGTGCCCCAAGCAGCTGGAAGGGAGGGTGGACACCACCCGGCCGGGGAATATATACTATGACAATAGCAAATTTAGATAGGCACTTAATGCAGACGGTGAAGATGATGATTGACTATAATTCCCTCACAGATCCGTCAGAAACTTGAGATTTTGAGCGATAACATTTTATCAATGTGAGACAACGATGTATTTTTTAGGGGTATAAATGAATAATTGTATAGAAATATCGAGACGAATACTTATAAGTGTTCATGGGAGTGAATTATGGGATTTTTAGATAATGCTACCAACAATATCATAATTGATGCTGTTTTAACTGACCGAGGCCGCCAATTTCTAGCGCAAAATAATGGGTCATTTACTATCACGAAGTTCGCACTTGGTGATGATGAAGTTGACTATAGCATAATAAAGAAATTTGGAAGGACAGTCGGTAGAGAAAAAATAAGCAAGAACACGCCTGTCCTCGAAGCACAGACTAGGGGAAATTTGGCACTCAAGCACAAATTGCTGAGTTTGAGTAATCCCGTACTAATTAGGATGCCTTCTCTAACGTATACGTTGCAAGGGGGGTCGACTGTCTTGACATTAACGAGCCAGTCAGGAACTACATCTAAGTCCAAGCAGGTTATCGTTGAACAGACTGTCGCAAATCAGGTTGCTGTTGATTCTGAGCTGGTTGATAATTTATTCATAGTTAAAATGGATAACAGGTTTTTAACAATTCCAGGAGCAACCCCTTCCGTAAATTCAGACAACATTGCGACGTATGAGCTCAACAGCGATTCAACATCAACATCACAAGGTGGAGGAAAGCTAACATTTAGTATTGTAGCAAGGACAGTCACTGACCTACAATATTCAGTTAACGGTACCCCCAGCAATAAGAATGTTATCAGATCATATATTAACGTATTCGGGTTTTATACCGGTGCTCAATTGATAGTAGAAGCACAGATTTCGAAGACGTAATTTACAACATGAGGAATTTTAATAATGGCAGTATACAAAGGTATTAGCGATGCGGATGTACAGACATCTAGGTCGAGTTTAAACCAGCTAATTGACATAGTCCAAGCAGATATATCTGGTTCAACCACCAGGCAAAAATTTCAAGTATTTGTCACAGGTGGAATTGGGCCTGGGGTGACCTCCTCATTATTTCAGACTGTATATGATCAAAATTACTCATTGCAGACTGCTAACCCCATATTGGATATGACATATGGTGTATTTTCGGGCTCCGAGGTGGTTGCTTCATGCTCGCTAGGATCAGATGCAAATGGAAAGTTGTTATTTCCGTCAAGCTCCTTAATGATGAGAGAAAAGATTAATATCTACAGGCAGTTTTCTCAGCTATTAAATGGTAATGCAACAGGTAGGTTTTATTCTCCATATGGCTCTTCGGATAACCAGGATGCAATTGACACTGCACTTTTTATCAATTTTAAGAGGTTATTTGCTCGTGACGCTGTTAAGAGGGAGACATTTGCAATGCAGTTCTTCTCTTCTGGTGCAGCAGTGAAGGATCCCACTGGTCGAGACTCAGCTGCAAGAAAGGCGCAGTCGCCCTTTGGGGGTGGAGCATACGTCTATACTAACACGAATATTACATCCACAGGCAGCGCAATGCTAATCACGGACATTGGTGCAGCCGCCAACCTGCAAAATAATGTTTATGGTGGGTCGGTCGGTAAGTTAGTGGATTCTGCAAATACTGCAAATAATGTGGGCTTAATTTTCTATGATGATGGAATTGTAGTTCTAAATCTCCAGAAAGTGATGTCAGCTAGTCAGTTTGTCACAGGGGTAATTGATGCCATGACGACGGCAACAACTGCCCGGGCTGATGGTGATACATCAATAGCTGCTGGAAAAACAGTTATTGGTTCGTCAGCACAAAATCCGAATGCGATGTTTATTCCTGACTTCGTTAACTCTGCATCCATAGACAATATTATAGATCATATTGCTATGTGTAGGTTCCAGTCTGGATCTGCAAAGACTGCCGCAACATTCCAGAATCAGACGAATATTAACTCAACGTTAATTTTCTGTCGAGCTGGTGCAGGTGACTTTAACTATAGTTCAAATCCAACATTCACGGATAGCTCAAATAACATAACAGTCATTTCTCAGGATAATCCAGGACAAAATGAGCGAACATTTACAATGCCGACAACAATTGGCTTATATGACTCAGCTGAAAACCTGCTGGCGGTGGCTAAATTATCTAGGCCTATTGAGAAGAATGATCAAAAAGACATTGTTTTTCGAGTTAGGTTAGATTTTTAATGCTCTTTGCGGTAGGTTAGTGATGTATGTCAGTTATTGGATTAACACCTCAAAATTTTGATTATGTAACAATAAAGTTACACCCCAGTCGTTCGTTTTCGTCAAGTTCGTTAGGCACTGCCGGATCAGTATATGTGTATGCTGAGAGATCGACGGACGAAAAAGATGCATATTTTAGTGTACAACAGCGCTCAGATCTGCAATGGGGTCAAGGTGAGATATATAATATCCTGAATATTGCACAAGACATATCAGAAAGAAAGCTCGTGAAGGCCGGTGAATATTCGTCAGCTGGACTACTTTCTGCATCTATCAAAGAGTTGTTTACTGCATCAGAAAGATTACCTAGTTCAGTCAGGGCATTTCACAAGAAAGACATTAAACGCGTATCACCTTCCCCTTCCCTGACATCAGCTAGTTTTGCAAAAAACATGTTTAAGGAGAACATGTTTCCGTATTATCGGTCTCAAATACCGACTGCAAATTGGTCATATACGAATTATAATACATTAAATTTTATGAGTAATGCCAGGGTGCCGTCTGGTTCATGCATAATATATCCTGCATTTACAGGTACATTTAATATTCAATATGACAAGTCCCTTCCCCACTTCATGTTGGGCTCCGATAAGAGCGGTTTGGCCCAACATGATGTTCCAAACGTCTTCGGCATCAGCAAGTACGGGCACCCCGACTACACCAACTGGCCTCTTGGCTCAAAAGCCTATCCCTTTGCCGGACATAAGGCGCTGGGATCAAAATATACTCCATATTTGCCACACCCAAAATATGGTCCAACTGCACCTCTAACCATGGAAAGCGAAGACGCCAGGTTTGGGTCCAACCCCCTGTCATACAATGGCGTAGACAATGGGGAGACTAGATCATTTTTTAATAGGACACAATTTACATTCGAATTCTGGATCAAACCATCCTATAATGACTTAAATACCGCCGGCAATTTTAAGGCTGGTACTTTAATGCACATGTCATCATGCTATGCTATTAGTCTAGTGAGCGGAAGTGAAAAAGACTTATACGGCCGCCCGTCTACATTTAGGATGATGCTTCAATTGAGTCACAGTGCAGAGTATCCACCATCATCTATCCTATTAAATGACAGTATGAGAGGTACATTGGGTACACAGGCATCCAGGCTACCAAAGCCCTATGATCTTATATTCGCCTCATCAAAGAATTCATTAAGGTTTAACCACTGGCACCACGTAGCGATTAGGTGGGGTAGTGATGCAGTACAAGACGGCATTGGCAGTTTTGTTATTGACGGTAAAACTGACACTGAGTTTCAAATTCAATCCGGTACTGTCTTTCCACCCCCTTGTGTCGGCGTTGGTAATCGCCGCGGCGCCGACGGGACCGGCGTGATTTCACAATATCCCACCTCACATCCCGATTTTTATAATAGAGCCCGGTGGTTTATGGGTGCTTCCGGCCGTAATTGGGAAGAGATTTTTAGGAACACTGGAAGGGAAAACCCAAATGCATTATTTGTCGGAAACTTTTATGAGGGTAGAAATCATGGGTCCAGGAGTGCCTACGCAGATGATGGTAGCTCTATTAGGAGATTTTTTAATACGAATGTAGACAGGAATGAGGGTATTGAGACTGGATTTGATTTCCCCCAAAATTCCGGGGCCGCTTTTGCTGCCACTGGGCGTGACCCTACAATTTCTAGCTACAGCCTTGTACATCCTCTCCAGGCTGAAGTCCATGAGATAAGACTGTGGAATACTTACAGGACAATTGATGAGATACAGGATTTTATGGTAAAGGGTCTCGGCCCAAAGGAGGTGAAATATTTCCCTCGTCCATGGCTTTATCCTCCTCACTACACCAACATCGTCCAGCCCTTCACAAACAAAACCAAATTTTGGTCAACAAACAACGTACTCGACACCTTCAACACTGCCATTACCGCCGGCGTCGGATCAGATAATTTCTGGGTTACTTTGCAGACAGGCCTGGCACCGCTATGTGTCTACCTTGATGATATACCAAACCTGTTATTCTATTTGCCTGTCCTCTTTACAAAAAATTCTGGCCCCCATCCTCGTAAGATGCTCATATCACCAGCACAGGTGGCCACCCAGACAACATGCAATCCTTTTAACGCTGAGCTGTCTTTTAGGACAAATACTACTGAGATCAATCTGCCTAACTTTGTGAGAGATTTTGCCACTGGTCAATACCCTAGGTTGTTTATGTTAACCTCATCAGTATATAATGATGATATGGGCTTGAATTTAAGCAGGGCTGACACGTCAAACCTGACGCTACCTGCCAAGCCATGGGATTTTACTGCAGCAAAACGTGTTGTCGGCGACGGTTCAGGGTCCCTAGGCCAGTATTTCATGTCCCGTCCTAAAACCGCGTCCGGAGTGAACAGCTTAGCAGAGAGATTCAATCAGGTAAGGGGCTTGTGGTCCTTAGGCGGATCGGAAGATTATCTCCCTGGAACAACGACTCCTAATCCTGACGCAAAGATGGGCCCAGAGCGACGCAAGGCTAGCCTTCGTAGGAACCTCACTATCTTGCCATGTGATAACGGAAAGTTTAAGCCTAACTGGATGTTGTTATTGAGTGGAACGGATGTGGCTAAGGTATATGATAATCTTGCATGGCAAAATAACACAGTTATCAGGCCAGTTTCAGGGTCTTTAATTGATAAATTTGTTAATGATTTAGGTCATCTCGACTTAAGCGTTATCGGCCTACAAGACATGTGGTATGTGCATAGTGGTGCTGCCGGTGAAATGACACTTATAACTGATACAGTAGGTAAAGAAAATCCTGAATATGAGCTGGCCCTTTGCGGTCCTACACCTGAGAGGTGGATGGCGTCTGTTCCTCATCCCACATCTGATGGGGGACATCCAATTGCGAAGTATGTCCCTAGCATGGTTAATAGGATTGTCGGGACTCCTTCAATCGTCCAGGCACCGGCACCCACCACCCCGCCCTATGACCCTGACCCAGAGAGGCAGATGGTATATACACCATCCGCATCTTCAAATGCAGTATCATGGTATGACATATCTAGCTTGTATTATGGTGATAGGATCAAGCCAGGGTCACTTAGGCTACAGGGCAGTGTGGGTTGTATTAATATTAACGTCATTGACCTAGGTTTAATGAGCGGCACAATTCCCATGACAATTCGCGATGATGGTAACGGATCATTATACAGGGCTGATGCATTAACCCCACATGCAAAATGGAATAATGTGGGTAACGTTTTATACGATGAGGGATTTGTGATAATTAAATCTCCTCACATAGCAGATCTAGGATTGTCTCAAAAAGAAGGCTGGTCAATAGATTTTGCCGGCGAAAAAAATATGCATATATTGGAGATGATGGTGGAATTACCTGCTGGGCGGTTTACTAGTTCATCAAATCCATCATGGAAATCTTCATACAGAGCATCAGACCATGTTAGCGACGAAGATAGCCAGTTTGTGTATATTACCGGCCTAAATTTTCATGATGAGAATTTTAATATTATTGCAAGGTCTAATTTAGCACAGCCTGTTGCCAAGCGAGAAGAAGATAAATTATTCTTTAGGGTAAAGCTAGATTTTTAATGGGACTTATATTAGGACTAGACGTTTCAACATCATGTACAGGGTGGTGTATTTTACATCATGATGGATCCCTTGCAGAGATGGACAGTATTATATTGACTGGGCATAAAAGTGTCTACAAGAAGGCCCAGGCTGTCGAAGAGGCATTAACTGATGTTATGATAAGGTATGACATTTCGCATGTCTATATAGAAGAAAATTTACAGTCATTTCGGAGGGGGTTTTCATCTGCACAAACACTGTCAACGCTAGCTCGATTTAACGGAATTGTTTCTCTTCTATCATATCAGGTATGTGGTATCGAGCCTGTGCATATCAATGTTAACGCAGCTAGGAAAGTTTTAGGTATAAAAATACTAAGCAAGAAAAAAGGTGGGGCCCCCACAAAAGAACAGGTCTTTAATTGGGTATCTGGTAATGTTTCAAATAGCACACATACCTGGCCAAAAAAGACTTTAAAGAGTGGGCCCCGCAAGGGCCAGACGATACTAGACGTATCTAGCTATGATATGGCTGATGCATATGTTATATGTGCCGCTGGAATTGAAATGTACAACAACAAGTAACTGTTTACAATTACATTGATGCATTATGATTCTAGCAAATTGAACTTCTTAAAGAGGGTATTTGGTCCTCATGAGAAATCAAAAGACGGTGTGAATTATGCTTTTAAATGTCCTAATTGCGGAAAGCAGGGTAGTACAAAGAAAAAGCTAGTTATAAAAATTGATGATGGAGTATACCAGTGTTGGGTTTGTGACATTAAGGGGAAAAACCTAGGTTACCTTATTAAGAAATACAGGCCGTCATCATTTGTGGAATACCAGGGTACTTATAGAAACTCCACAAGAGGGTCCAGAAATTATGATATCATGGCCGACGAAGAACAGCTTCTGGAGCTGCCGAATGGGTTTAGGTTGCTTGCTGTTTCTAACGGGATAGTTGATCCGGATTTTGCTGCTGTTAAAAAATATGCAACTTCTAGGATGATTGATGAAAGAGATTTGTGGTATTTTAAGGTAGGGACATGTCTTAAGGGTAGGTATAGGAGACGATTAATCGTCCCTTCATTTGACGAAGAGGGCAAGCTGAATTATTATGTTGCAAGAACGATAGACAAAGATAATCCCAGGAAGTACTTAAATCCCAGAGTTTCGAAAAGAGATATCATTTTTAACGAGATTAACATTAATTGGAATGAGGAGCTTACCTTAGTGGAAGGCCCATTCGATTTGATGAAGTGTAATGAAAATTCATCTTGTATTCTAGGTAGTAACTTTAATAAAAAATACAGGCTATTTAAGAAGATAGTTGAAAATAGGACTCCAGTATTATTGGCATTAGACCCAGATGCTACAAAGAAAATGCATGATATTGCGATGCTGTTATCTCAATATGGCGTGAGCGTTAGGGTCATTCATATTAAGGGTCATGAAGATGTTGGGTCAATGACAAAGGGTGAGTTTTTGCATTTAAGGAAAAATGCAGTTTCCTGGAGCGGAAACGATAGATTAATGCATATTATCGGTGGTATTAAGAGCGGGTCAATCCTGTGAGGTTATGAGATATGAGTTTTAGATGTGTGCATATAGCGGACGTGCATTTTAGAGGGTTAACTAGGCACGAAGAATATCGAGAAACGTTCGAGGGCATGTTTAAAGATGTCCGTGCGTTGAAGCCTGATGTTATCTATGTCGGGGGTGATATAGTTCACTCAAAGACACAGGGGATATCACCTGAGTTAATTGATATACTTAGCTGGTGGTTTAAGGCCATGGCTGACATTTGTGATGTTCACATCATTTTAGGGAATCATGATGGCTTAGTCTTGAACAAGCATCGCCAAGATGCAATATCACCTATTATTAATGCTATAGATCCCCGAGGCGAGAGGCTTCACCTGTACAAGAAATCCGGAACATACCCCACAGGTGTTCCTGGTTTTAACTGGTGCGTTTTTTCATGCTTCGATGAAGAGTCATGGGGCGATGTCCGGCCCATAGATGGTGAGATTAATATAGCATTGTTTCATGGGGGTGTTGCGGGATCAGCAACAGACATAGAGTGGCAGATTGAGGCAGATGTAGACATGTCATTTTTTAATGACTATGACTTTGCCTTCTTGGGTGATATTCACAAGATGCAATTCTTAGATGACAATAAAAGAATTGCTTATTGCGGTTCAACAATCCAACAGAACTATGGGGAAACGCCTGGTAAGGGCTACCTGGTGTGGGATATTCGTACTCGTGACGACTTTGATGTTGAATTTCATGAGGCTAGTCACGCATACCCTTTTGTGACAATAGATTGGTCAGGAGATGTTGAGGATACAATGATGGTTGCCAGAGCTCATCCAAATCATTCGAGGTTTAGGATTAGGGCCTCTGACATGATATCACAGTCAGAGATAAAGCAACTCCATCGTTCACTAAAGAAAGAGAAGTTAGCGCATGAGATAGTTTTTAAGTACGATCAGGCTCAGCGAGATGACCTAGTTCATTCTTCATTTGGCGAAATGACAAGAGAAGACCTCAGGGATGCAAGAACCCATATGAAACTTATGAGGCAGTTTTATTCTTCTACACATGATTTCTCTGATGAGACATGGGAGAGGGTTGAAAAGCTAATTAATAAGTTCGTAGCACAGATATCCGTGGAGGATAAATCATCACGAAATTCTAGGTGGTCTATTAAGAGCCTGAGGTTCAACAATATTTTTTCTTATGGAAAAAATAACTTTATAGATTTTGAGAAGCTAAATGGAATTACTGGGATCTTTGGTAAGAATAGGACAGGAAAGTCTTCTATAGCTGGCACATTAATGTACTCTCTCTTTAATACAACCGACAGAGGACCTATCAAGAATTTGCATATTATTAACATGCGCAAAGGTCACTGCTCTGCGACAGTCGATTTCATGGTTGACGGAAATATGTATCGTACCGATAGGCAATCTGTACGCCACCAGACACGGGCCGGAAAGACTCATGCTGTTACCCACCTAAACCTATCTAGGTTAAATTCAGCAGGTGAGATTATTCAGGATCTTAATGGTGAACAGAGAAGAGAGACAGAAAAGAGCCTAAGGAAACTAGTTGGGACGCCAGAAGATTTTTTGCTAACATCACTCGCTAGCCAGGGGGAAATGAATTCTTTTATCAAGAATAGGGCAACCCAAAGAAAGGCTATTCTTGCTAAGTTTTTAGATCTTAATATCTTTGATAGAATGGCAGACATAGCAAAAGATGAGTCTGCCTCGATAAAAGCGTTGCTAAAAAGAGTACCTGATAAGGATTGGACACAATTAATAGAGAGAAAATCAGATGTCTTAGTAAAGAAGATACAGTCAAAAGAAGAATTAACTGTAGATCTAGAAAAACAACAGGCTGACCTACAAGAACTACAGATTACCCTAGCGACTCATCATGATAAGGAGGCTGTTACTGAGGCAGATGTTAATACCCTTGAGCTGAAAATAGGCACTTTTAATGATGACTTATCAAGCTTGGAAAAAAGAGTCTCCAGCTTACAAGATGAACATGAGTCTTCGCTTGAGAAAGTAGAAAAGATCCAGCTCGTAAAGGAACAATTCCCCATACAGGAGCTAAAAGAGCAACTAGGAATACAACATGATTTAGAGAAGAGCCTTATAGAGCTTGAGCATGCACATGAAAAAGAGAAAGCACGCCTAAAATCCCAGCACAAATCTGTCAAGATATTAAGTGAAGTACCTTGCGGCGACATGTTTCCAAAATGTAAATTTATCAAGAATTCGCATAATGACAAATTGTTGCTGGAGTCTCAAGAGGAAAAGACAAAAGAAATTTTATCTAATGTTCGGGCATCTAGGCGCGCACTTAAAAAGTTATCTGAACAAAGCTTAAGCGAAAAAATTAGAAAATATGACGAAATACTAATGCAGGAGTCAGAGCTTAAATTAGAGAATTCCAAAAGAGAATTGCAGCTAAGCGATCTGGCAAATCAAAAAAATAAGGTTTCTCGAATTATTAATGAGTCAAATCTTGAGCTTACAAGCATGAAATTAAGGGTGTCGGATTCATCTACTGCCAAGCAGGTAAGTGCAATCCGCAGCAAGATAAACTCCATACGAGGGAACATAAATAAACTTGATTCTAAGAGGATGTCATGCTCTGAATCAATTGCCTTACTGAAAAAAGAGATTAGAAATTTAAAGAAAGAGAGAGATGAGAATAAGCATCTCTTAGATGAGTGGAAAAGTTATGAAATAATAACGAACGCAGTCTCTAGAAAGGGGATTCCCCTACAGATTATGAGTGCGCAGTTGCCGATTATTAACATAGAGATATCTAAGATCCTACAGGGTGTCGTAGGTTTTACGGTTGAGCTTGAGGCTGATCCTGCATCAAATGACATGGATATCTTTATAGATTATGGCGATTCACGTAGGGTCATAGAGTGTGCATCTGGAATGGAAAAAATGATGGCATCTTTAGCTATTCGTGTTGCATTAATTAATGTATCTGCTTTGCCCAAGACAGATTTATTAATTATTGACGAGGGCTTTGGCGCTTTGGATGATATGAATGTTGAGGCCTGCAACCGGCTACTTGCGTCTTTAAAGAAGTGGTTTAAGAACATACTGGTTATTTCGCATGTCGATGCTGTAAAAGATGCTGTAGATAATGTTTTAGAGATAACCACAAAGGGCAAGGATGCACGTGTATTTTATGAATAACGATTGGAAAGAAATATCTAGGAATAGGGAAATGTCAATCGGGAAATTTGGTATTACTATCATCAGACCTAGATCGTATGATGACCCCTACCCCCTTGATTGTCCGATTTGCAAATTTCTAATTAAGGGCCTTGAGGATATCTATATGCTAGATAAATTTGGGTGCTGCCAAGAGTGTGCTTTTACATGGGCTCAACCCCGCCGGCATGAGTGGGAAGAGGGTTGGCGCCCGACACTCGAACAAATAAATGATAACAATACCAGACGTCTAGAAGGTATAAAATAGATAAGGTGTCATAATTATAAGAAACGGAGATTCACATGTTAGATCTAGAAGATATTAATGCATTAGGTAACATACTAGACTTTACGGTCGGAAGTTCAGGGGACGGAAGGACTGGTATTGCTAGCTCCCTACAGGGTGATGTTTTGACCCTAAAATTCTCTACCATAGTATACTTTGCTAGCGAGAGAAGTATGAGAGACCAAGTTGATCGTTTAAATGACGAGTCAGTGCAGATATTAGCAGATACAGTTTCTAACCTAAAGAAAGAGTTTAAAGACATGACGGGTAACTCCCTTAAGGTCACTGAACTTTCCAACAAGAGTGACTTAGAGCTTATACAGGCAACAAATAATTCACCTAGAAAGATAGCTTACTACAGAAGATTTGCGGATCTCCAGGTTGATGTCTAATGCCTCCTGTGAATAAGCAGAGGCAAGTTAAAGAGATCATAAGGTGCGGAAAAGATCCTGTATATTTTTTAAATAAATACGTTAAAATTCAACATCCAACTCGGGGCCTGATATCATTTAATACCTACCCATTTCAGGATGATTGTCTGCAGCAGTTTGTAGATCACAGGTTCAATATTATTCTTAAGTCTCGCCAGCTTGGTATATCTACTCTGACTGCCGCATATGCCATATGGCTTTCTATCTTTTATAAGGACAAGAATGTTCTTGTTATTGCGACAAAGCTTAGCGTCGCGATGAATTTTATAAAAAAGGTAAAGGTAGCTTTAAAGAATTTGCCAAATTGGCTGGTGCTACCTCAAATAGTATCGAATAACAAACAGTCGGTCGAATTTAGCAATGGGTCTACGATCAAGGCAATTCCGACATCTGATGATGCAGGTAGATCAGAGGCATTATCACTGTTAATCGTTGATGAGGCAGCATTTGTTAGAAATTTCGATGAGCTGTGGATGGGCCTATATCCGACGATCTCTACTGGTGGTCGTGCTATTGTTTTATCAACGCCTAATGGCGTTGGGGGACAGTATCATGAACTTTATGTTCGTGCTGAAGAGAGTACTAACGAGTTTAATCCAATCAAGCTTCCTTGGGACGTGCATCCTGAGCATGATCAAGAGTGGTTTGATAAAGAATCAAAGAATTTTTCAAAAAAGCAGATTGCACAAGAGTTCTTATGCGATTTTGCCGCTTCAGGCGATACATTTTTAACCGCAGAGGATTTAGAATATATACGAGTCACAGTCCGACCGCCAATGGATAGATGGGGTCCTGATATGGGCGTGTGGGTATGGAAATATGCATTGACTGAACACAGTTATGTAATATCAGCAGATGTCGCGCGCGGCGATGCAGCTGATCATTCTACATTTCAAGTTATAGATACTCATGAGTCAGAGATAGTTGCAGAATACAAGGGGAAATTACCCCCAGATCAATTTGCAATGTTGCTAAACGAGGCAGGCCGAAGGTATAATAATGCTCTCCTATGCCCTGAGAATAATACATACGGGTATGCTGTCATAATGAAATTAAAGGAGATGGCTTATCCTAACTTGTATTTTAAGAATCAAAAAGACAAATATTCATCTTCTTATTCAAACGAGAGTAACATTCACAAGATAGGGTTTACCACAACTGCACAGAGTAGAAACCAAATTCTGACAAAACTGGAAGAGGTTATTAGGAATAAACATGTCAAGGTATACTCGTCTAGACTTTATGAAGAGCTCAAGACATTCGTCTGGATCGGTAGTAAGGCACAAGCGCAGAAGGGTAAAAATGATGATCTAGTTATAGCTACCGCTATAGGTGTGTGGTTATATGATACATCTCCGTCAATTAGCAGGCACGCTGTTGATGTCAACAAGGCAATGCTGGCAGCATTTGCAGTTAATGACACTAACCAAGGTAAGGTTTCTTCTAGGAGCGAGTGGGTCTCAAAAAGACTAAACCCATTTGTACCGGTAGTCCTTAATGACGTTCCAACACCTACAAGCGGATCTCACCACCCTGTGTACGGAGATCTTTCTTGGTTAGTTTAAGTTTATTGTCTTATTAATCTGACGTACAATAAATAGTTATATTTTCATGGAAAGAGTAAACCATGCCTAGAAAAACACAAAACTTATTCCAGCGATTAACTCAGCTCTTTAGATCTGGCCCGATTATTAAAAGAAAAGTCAGAAATTTTTCTGAGCCTACCGCGTCGACAGCCCTTGAGCTATTTCAGAGAGCTCATAGTGATGTCTATAACAGCACACTAAGCTCGTACGGTTCATTCGACCGTATGTCAAGATATAGCGATTTTAGTGAGATGGAGGCGACTCCGGAGATATCGTCTGCATTAGACATATATTCTGAAGAGACGGTTTCACCTGATGACAAGGGCAGAATACTACACATATATTCAGAAAACCGTCGGATTCATGAGATTTTAGAGAACTTATTTTATGATATCTTAAACGTCGAATTTAACCTAGTAATGTGGGTAAGAAATCTATGCAAATATGGCGATTTCTTTTTGTTTAATGACGTTTCCCCAGAGTATGGTGTTATCAATGCATATCCGATAGCTATTTCTGAGATTGAAAGAGAAGAAAATTTCGATCCTAATAACCCATCAGCCGTGAGGTTTAGGTGGCTGACACAGGGGAATACAATTTTAGAAAACTGGCAAGTCTCTCACTTTAGATTGCTGGGAAATGATGCATTCTTACCATATGGTACTTCTGTGCTGGAGTCAGCTAGGAGAATATGGCGTCAGCTTATATTAATTGAAGACGCAATGCTCGTATATCGCGTTATTCGTGCACCTGAGCGACGTGTGTTCTATATAGATGTAGGTAATGTACCTCCAGAAGATGTGGCTGGTTACCTTGAGCAAGCACAATCATCCCTTAAGAGAAGCCAGGTGATAGACAAAGATAATGGCAAGGTCGACCTAAGGTATAACCCCCTTTCGGTTGATGAAGATTATTTCTTACCTGTTAGAGGTGGCGAATCAGGTACAAAGATTGATACGCTAGCAGGTGGTCAAAATACTGCTGCAATTGAGGATGTTGAATATATCCAGAAGAAATTATTTGCAGCGCTTAAGATACCTCGTGCTTATTTGGGGTATGATGAAGAAATAGGCTCCAAGGCAACATTGGCACAGGAAGACATCAGGTTCTCGAGGTCAATTCAGAGAATTCAGAAAACAGTTATTGCTGAACTTAATAAACTAGCTATGATACATCTCTTTTGTCATGGGTATGAGGGTGATGATTTAATCGATTTTGACTTAAAACTATCTAATCCTTCGTCTGTTGCCCAGCAGCAGAAATTAGAGTTAATTCGTGCTAGGTTTGAAATTGCAGGTACAGCCCCGGAGGGATTAGTTAGTAGGGACTGGATCAGGAAAAATGTGATGGGCTTGACTGATAATGACATTAAGCAAATCGAGAAAGAAAAAGAGGAAGATAAGATTAGGGATACTGAACTTGAAGCAGCGGCTACAGGCGGTGATGCGGATGCCGGTGGTGCCGACGCAGGTGGGGGTGACGATGCCGGTGGGCTCTTCGCGGCCGATATTCCGACTGGTCAGCTATTAACAGCCGAACCTCCAACAGATCGTGAGGGTTCTGATGATGACCCTAGCGACGATGAAGAGGATGATGAGATTATTTCACTGTCTATCGATGATGAAGATGCTCCTGCAAAGGCTCAGCAACAGATAAGGAATGCATTTAATGAGCCAATAAAGAAGAGAAGAGTGACCCACGCAGGTGCAGATAGATTACATACGCCTGATTTTTTGAGTATGACATCAGTGGGGAAGCCTGCTAGGAACCAAGATTCTCTAAACATGCCACATGAGAGGGACTGGTTAAAAAATCCGTTTAAGGAAGGCTCTATGCTTGATCCGACATGGGATGATCTATCGTCAGTTAGTGACGGCAGTCGCCATGCAAAATTTACTGTTGAGATGGAATCTGTCATAAATAGTCTTCGTGGCGCAATAAATATTAAAGACAATAAAGGTCTTTTGTCTGAAGATGCTGAAGATAAATTGGGGGAGCTGGAATCTGATGGGAAAAGCTCATAATAAGAAAAGAAATATAGGGATTATTTTTGAGCAGTTAGTTCGTTATATATCTACTGCTTTAGTAAATAAAGAGCATAGCCGTGCATCAACTGCGTTAGGGATTATTAGGGAACACTTTAAACCGGGTTCTGAGCTCTATCGTGAATTTAGGTTGTTTAATGCATTGGTAAAAACGCGTGTCTCTAGTGAGGGTTTAGCAAATAGAATTTTAGCCGAAGCCCGCGAGGCTAGCAGGGGTGTTGATTCTCATAACCTTAGGGCTCAAAAGTCTATACTCATAAGAGATATTAACCATCGGTTAAACGATAGAAGCTTTTATTTGCAACGAATAAAAGAATACCGAAGTTATGCAACCATACAGACACTGCTAAATGACTGGAGAAGTCCAGGGACGGCAGATTTAGGAAAGGTTGCAAAATATGAGAATAGCGTATGTGGCTGGCTACTTGACGAGTCACAAGGTTCCGACGAGGGCAAAATTCTTTTAGAGAAAGAAGATGTCAACGTATTAACTGTTAAGATACTGACTGAGAAATTTAATAAGAAATATGGCAATATGTTGAATGAAGAGCAGCAGGACATAGTAAAGAGATATGTGTTTAGTTTAGATGAGATTGACAGCTCACGATTCGCCAATGACCTGAGCAACATTAGGGTTAACACTCTGTTGGAACTCAAGGAATATTCTAAAAATTGTGATAATGAAGTTTTAAATGAGAAGATTAATGAGGTCACAAGTAGGGTTAAAAATCTCGCAATTGGGCCCATTGATGATTCCTTAATATCTAGATTTTTAGTTATATCTAAGCTTAAAGAAGAGCTTTTGGAGATGGGTAATGAATAATTTGAAGGTTTTATCTGATTGGACTCCATTTGAATACAACAAAGATATGATTAACGAGTCCAAAGAGAAAAATGATGGTAAGATTTTGCTAAAGGGCGTTCTACAAAAAGCAGATACACTAAATCAAAATGGCCGCCTGTATCCAGCATCAATTTTAGAGCGTGAAGTAAGAAACTATCAGAAATTTATTAGGGAAAATCGTGCCTTAGGCGAGTGCGACCACCCTGACTCTTCTGTCGTAGAGCTAAAAAATGTTTCTCATATTGTTAGAGAAGCATGGATGGATGGTGACATATGTTATGGTACGGTAGAGCTACTGGATACACCATGCGGAAAAATACTCCAGAGCCTAGTAGAGTCAGGTGTGACATTAGGAATATCATCCCGGGGTGTCGGCTCTACTGTGTCGGAAGGTGACTATCAGGTTGTACAAGATGATTTCCAGCTAATCTGTTGGGACTTTGTCTCTGAGCCCTCTACACCCGGTGCATTTATGATGAAAGAGGGACTAGAAATTAACCAGTCTGACTTAAAGCGTTATTTTAATAAGACCGACCGGATTGATCGGTTATTCAACGACATATTGGAATGGTAAATTAAATGAGCAAGATATCAAAATCAAAGCTAAAGACGCTGATTAAAGAATGCTTAGTAGAAATTTTAACTGAGTCTACCCACATACCACAGCCTTCTCAAAATCGGTCTTCCAGGTCATCTACTTCGCCCCAAAGGAAAGAGAGACCTAGGCCGCGACCCACTGCAATGGATAATATAAGGTTTGAAAACAACGTTAATTCGACCGTAAACCAGATAACTAGTGATCCAATGATGGCATCAATTTTTGCAGACACGGCTGTGACAACGTTACAGGAACAATTAGAGGCTGATTCCAGAGGTCCGTCTACCTCAATGCCCCTAGATTCAGTTTCACTCATGGTTGACCAAGCTGATCCGATGGATCTATTTGCAGATGTTGCAGATAATTGGGCAACTCTAGCATTTGATGACAAGAAATCTCCTTAAGATTTCACGAAAATTTGTGAAGAAACTGTGGCTATGAGATATGTATTTGTGTACGCGACCTAAAAGGAGCTGAAACATGGCGAGAACAAGTAGACGTAGACTTACACCTGCCCTTCTGAGAAAGATAGTTCTGGAAGAGAAGCGGCGCATGCAAGAAGTTTTGGAGACCGGTGCTGATGATTCCGAGAAAGTCAAGCCTGAAGAGGTACCTGCTGACAAGCAGGCTGATTCAATAGAGCAAGATATTGACTGGATGAAGGCACTCAAGATAAAAGAGTCCAAGTTAAGAAAAAGGCTTAAGAGAATTAGCGAAGTTAAGAAGAAGCTTAGGAACAGAGTTATCCGTAAGCTGTAAGGAGAAAATTAATGGCTCGTCGTTATACAATGGTAGAGTTACCTTCTGCACCACCTGCTGAGCCCGCGATGGGTGCTTCCGGTGTTGGGACGCAGAAGTTGTTTCCCGGATCGCCGATTTACACGCAGAAAGGCACCGATATAGAAGAATTTACTGATGAAGGTATAAAGGATTGGTATCAGGCCAATGTACTAAATGCCGAAATTAAGTCAGATACATTTGGCACGTTTAGTACTGAGTTTTTAGGTGCTCCTGATTTGGGTGCTGTAGTCGTAGGGGGAGGTGGGGATCCGTCTACACCCTATACTCCGAATCTTACATCTCCTGGTGAGGGATCGGTTAACCCTAAGGATCAAAAAGAGATGGATCCAGCATCCTTACCCTCCGCAACTGATGGTACATACGGCTCTGGCGGATCTACTACAAATCCGGCCAAGACATCGCCGAAAATTGCCGGCTCTACTTTGGGTGAGTATCTGCTTAAGCCTCCTGGCGAAGCGCAATACCCGGGTACTGGGCGATAGAATTTCTTTCATAGCTAGGAGACAGCGTGAACCACAGGACGGTTGATTTTAATCCAACAGTGGCTAGCCTGGATTTTCTGGAAGATGCTTCGCTATTATCAGTTTCAGATTCTGTTGAGATAGCGAAGCAGTTTCCGCTAAGTCCAATTATAGGCTCCCACGGAGGCTCTCCAAAGCTAACAGCCAATGAGGTTGCTCGACTATTTCGTTCTGAGGTTATGAGGTGGGTTTTAACTGAGACTGGCATGGTCGATCCGGATAAAGTGAACCGCGTAGACCCCACTGCTGCAGCCTACTGGGGATTTACGTCACCGTCAGTTCCCAATTTAGCATACCACCAAGACGGTAAGCAGTCGCTGCCAGAATATGATATTTTAGGTCATGGGTCTGGTGACCCACTAAATTCATTTGTCCCTAATTTAATGTCGCCAAGCTTAAACACCCCATTTGATCCACTCAATATTCCACAGGGTTGGGATGAGGTAGAGAACACTGCATTATTGAGAAAATCTATAGAGATGGTGGACAACCTTAGGGGATCGTCATTTGGATCTGGACCTGGTACCGAGTTATCTCCATACGATGCAGCTAGAAATTTAGCGGGTAGTTCTCCGTGGAGAGGCGGGTGGAAGGTAAATGCCGAGGATGTAGATGTGGGCATGATTAATTGGTATGAGATGGGATCTAGTGGAATGACAGATAATCATTTAGAATTTGATGACATGTCAAACCCTGTACCAGCCGGCGCAGGCTAATGTGCACTAGTGATACAACGATATAGTTATTATCATGAGTGGAAAGAGTAAAATAGATCAGCGGGGTAGTAACCCGAGCCATAGCCCTGTTTTTCAAGACGACAGGAAAGGGCTAGGGTACGGGCAGACATACCCTACTGGGTTTAATTCCACCAAGAGTTCACAGACATCATTTCCCTATAGGGATCCTGATCCATACGAAGATGATGAACCGATTGACTCATTCGATGATGATGAATTAGACATATTCATAAAGAAAGTCAATGGTGATATAATGCCTACAGATTTTATGGCAGGAAATAGCACTGATAGAACTTACTTTGTCGCTGGTAATACTAGGGGCCTAACAGGTGTAATGGAGTCAGGAGTTCCAGTTGCATCTAACAGCATTAGTGCATTGCCGGGCTGGTCAAAAAAGATTCAAGCCACATCAGGTGGGTATGGAACTAATGCTGCATTTACCACGGGGCCTTATAAAAGAACAGGGACAACAATGGGTTATTCACATCGCCCACCACATGATGATGTTTATGATCCTGAAGAAGAATTGACTGCTTTCACCATTCAAGATATCCTACAGGATGATGAGCGTATCTTGGCTAAGACAAAACTAGTGCAAGATAAGATAGACAGGCTTAACAGGTTAGGTAATAATGTCTAGCTCAAGGGTCTACAATGTTGAAGTTCGTCTCGGAAAAAAGACACGCAATTTTAATCAATTACTGCGTAAGTTCATGAAAATGTGTAAAGAAGAAGGCATAGTTCGTGAAGTTAAAGACCGCTCTTTTTATGAGTCAAAGGCCCAAAAAAGGCGCAGGAAGAAACATGCATCAAAGATGAGGCACAAGAAAAAGCGCCTCCAGGTAAAAGATAAGTGAATTAGCGGCTTTGATATGTATATTTAAGTTAAACTTCTAGGAGTGTTTTATGTCTAAACTCTTTAAAGAAGCCATCGCTGAGGCAAAACAGCTTCGGCACCTGGCTGAAGAGAATGCAAAAAATAAGATTATTGAGTCTATGACGCCAAAGATTAGGCACCTGATTGAACAGGAATTAATGGATAGCGTCGAAGAAGATATCGTGGATGATCCTGATGGTGCTGGCGTTGGTGATATTTCTCCAATGGGTGATTTACTGCTAGCTGACACTGACACTGAGGAAGTGGATTCTATGTCATTTGATTTAGATGACCTTGCATCTTCAACGGACAATCCTCTTGTGTCGATACAGGTTGACGGTACCGCGAATATAGGCGTCGGCGCTGACACCGGTCTAGAGTCAGAGTCTTCTGAGGGGGATGATGATGAGCTTGTTGAGCTGACTAGCGAGTCCGCAAAGGCATTAGCAGGAATTTTAAATTCTTCCTCCAGGGGGAAAAGTTCTTTTGTATTAGAAAGAAAAATTCGCCGTTTACAAACTAGGATTGCTAAGTTTGATAGGCTTTTAAGATGGGGAAACTTGCAGGGTGCAAGTTCCTCCCTACGAGAGTCTGCCCGTAAACATTACACACAATTGTTAAAAGAAATGATAAGTTTACAGGGAGACGTAATATTTACTGAAGGAGCGACAGACAAGGATATTCGCTCGGGATTCAATCGACTAGTAAAGGAGATGAGGAAAATGTCAAGGCGACACGCAGAGACTCTATTTAACAGACTTTTTGAAGGTACTGATGAAGAAATTGAGGAAACAGGGGACGAGCAATTAGATGAGCTTGATCTCGTGTTTGCTGAGGATGACTTAGATGTCTTGGGTGTCGAGGCGCCTGAGGATGTCGATGTTACAACACTCGATGTTGGCGTTGAAATGGCCGGCGACGAAGAGGGTGGAGAAGAAGTTGACGTTGAAGAAGAGGAGGAAGAGATCGATCTTGAAGAGCTTGATATAATCCTCTCCGACGAAGACTTAGGCACTCTCGGCGTAGAAGACACAGAGGACGTCGATGTCACGATGCTCGATGTTGGTGTTGAAATGGCCGGTGAAGAAGAAGGTGCTGAAGAGGAAGTTGAGATTGAGGATGACGAGGAGTTAGAGATATCCGAGTCTATGCTCCGTCGGGAACTTCGTCGTATGCGTCGTCTTCGTGAGCAGGATGAGGCAATTGATGCTGATCCTGCATTGGCACATGGAGGAGAAGATCTAGGTGATGTTATCGTTGATGTAGATGAAGAAGATCTTATTAACGCACTTGCTGATGAGCTTGGTTCCGCCGACGTCGCCCCAACAGTCGAATCCAGAATACGGCGTAGAGTTGCCAGCAGGCGACGCTCCAGTCGAATTTCCGAATCTCGAGCCCGCCGCGCACCTAGGCGTCGCGTGGCTAATAAGGTAAATAAGAGCCGCAGAAATCGTGCTCTTACCGGTAAGCTGCTTGAATACAAGAAGGCGGTTGGTTCCCTCCGCGGACAGCTTAACGAGATGAACCTGTTTAACGCTAAGCTTCTTTATGTAAATAAGCTAATGCAGAACAGGAATCTTTCGCCCAAGCAACAGAGGGCAATTGTCGAGGCATTAGATAATGCAAAGACTCTTAGGGAAGCCAAGTTGCTCTATAAGAGCTTAACTTCATCTCTCAATAAGCGCTCAACGCTTAAAGAGGGAGCAGTTCGCAGGACGCTCGGTTCATCTTCCAGATCAACCCGGTCGGCGCAGCCGTCCACTAGTGGTGTTGAGGTAGATCGATGGGCTGTTCTTGCAGGTATTAACAACAAGAACAATTAATCGATTTCAACACATAGTCAAAATTATTTAAGGAGATATAAAGATGGCTAAGAATTTTTCACTAAATCAATTGACGGAGGGCATTCGCCAGCGCCACCTCGGTGCTCAGAACCGTCGTCTCGTTGATAAGTGGTCCCGTACCGGTCTTCTTCGTGGTTTGGATGGCGTTTCTAGAGAGAACATGTCCAGGCTTCTTGAGAATCAGGCTGGCCAGGTCCTTCGCGAGGCAAATTCACTTTCAACTGGTGGAGGAAACGTTTCGTCTTCCGGAGACCTTCGAGGCTTTAGCAATATTGCTTTCCCCCTCGTTCGTCGCGTTTTCGGCGGGCTCGTTGCGAATGAGCTAGTCTCCATCCAGCCAATGAGCCTTCCTTCCGGACTGCTCTTCTACTTGGATTACACATATGGCACCCAGGTTGGCGGCGGCGGCGGCCCCGGTAATAACAGTGCGGCATACATGTCGGGTACATCCATTTATAACCAGCCCGTTGGTAAGGGCGTAAGGTCAGGTTCACTGGGTATCGGTGGACAGTATAACCTTGCTGGTTCGGGTTACTCACGTGTTAACGTAAGCACCGCAAAGGCCCTAGGTTATGGTGCCCTACACGCTTCTGGTGCCTACCAGGGCAACTCTTCGCTCCAGACGAACAGCAACGATGGTGTCTTCATGCACGCTACAGGTACTGATGGAAAGAACCTCCAGTTCGATCCACAGCTTGTTAATCTCATTGAAGATACTCCGGCTGCAATTAATTCTGGTGCTACTTACTTGACGGTTGTTCTTAAGACAGCTGACATGACAGGTTCCGGAGACCAGAAGGGTGATCTTACACTTGCTAAGGAGTTTGCACTCTACGCGACTAATACAGAGACACTCCCGAATGGTCTTGCAACGATAAGCACCTCTGGTGCTAACGCTGTACAGTCTGGCCAGAATCTTTTCAATGTTAGAAGGCTCACACAGGTTGGTGAGTGGGATGGCACAAGCTTTACCCCGAACCCACTTGTTGATAGGGACGCCTCAAATGGCGCTGTTCTTCTTATTTGCTCTGGTAACGGTCATGACACTTCCGACATGGACAGGGTTAGCCTTAGCTTCCCCCTTGATCCGGTCTTAAGCGCTGGTAGCGATGCTGACAGCTTGACAATTCCGACATTTGAGTCTAACTTTGGCACTGATCCTTCTCCGGAGATTCCTGAGATTGATATTAAGGTTGAGTCAATTGCTGTTACCGCCGTTACACGTAAGTTACGTGCTCGCTGGTCACCAGAATTGGCACAGGATCTCAATGCTTACCACAGCCTTGACGCCGAGGTGGAGCTAACCCAGATTCTTTCTGAGCAAATTGCTCTAGAGATTGATAGGGAGATCTTGAATGACCTTCTTACCCAGGCAGCAACGACCCGTTACTGGTCACGCGCACCTGGTAAGTTTGTCAATCGTGAGACTGGTGCTGAGGTCAGCAAGTCTGATTCTCTTGCTCCTGGACCTGCTTTCACCGGTACGGTTCGAGAGTGGTATGAGACTCTTGTCGAGACAGTCATTGATGTTGCCAATGAGATTCACAGGTTAACGCTTCGTGGGTCGGCTAACTTCGTTGTGGTTTCACCTGATGTTGCTACTATCCTCGAGGCCTCGGTCCTTTACAGGCCTGCTTACACCCTCGATGGTGATGGCCAGGTTGGTTCACCGTTCTCACTTGGTGCTGAGAAGGTTGGTACTCTTAGCAACCGCTTCACAGTCTACAAGGACCCTTACTTCCCACGGAACAAGGTCCTCGTTGGATACAAGGGCGGAAGCTATCTTGAGACTGGCTATGTCTATGCCCCGTATGTACCCCTGATTGTTACTCCGACGATCTTTGCTCCTGAGGATTTCACCCCGCGTAAGGGTGTTATGACTCGCTACGGAAAGAAGATGGTTCGCAGCGACTTCTATGGTACTGTTACGGTACTTGACCTCAACATCATCTAATTCTTATTAGAAAGAGATTGAGTTAAAGGGCACCCTTTTTTGGGGTGCCCTTTTTTTATTTTTAGTTTTTCTTTTTCTTAGTTTAATGTTATAATGTATTTATAGAATTTTGGAGATAAGAGATGCCATCATCTGTGAGAAAGTCTACTAAAGAGAAAGCAGCCTTAAAAAAGTCCGTTACACCAAAGAGTGTTAGTACTCCAAAGAAGTCGGCAACAAAGAAGGCGGTCACTAGAAAAAAAGCACCTGTGGCTCCACCACAATCAACTCCAACAAAGACTACCAGCGCTAATAATACAACAGCTGCTTTAGAGAAAAGAATTGAGGTTCTTGAATCGAGGCTTACAACGCTTGTAAATGCTCTTCATACTGAGTTTAAGAGAGATATGAGAAAAGGCCCTCGAGGGGTTGCTAAGAGTATCGAGTCACTGCTCTCGTAATGTCATTTTAGGCTGCTTTATTCTACAGTATAATATTTATCTGTATGGATAAACCTAGTACCACTGGTAGCAATAGGAGTGATAGTTTACAAAAACTACACAAGCTATGTACTGAGCTGAATGACAGAGATGATCAGCTTAAAAAAGATATTAATTTATTCGAGAGCTTTTTTACTAATTTTCCAGTCCCAGTAACAATGTGGTCGATAGGTAAAGATCATACTGTTTTGTCTAAGAGAGGAAATGCTTTTACATGTGAAGAGGCCTCCACCTTAGATGATATCTTTAAGTGCCCGATTATCCGGGAACAATCAATAAAGAAACATGAGCTCGCGCTGGAGGGAGACATAGTATCTTATTTTGTTGCTCACTCTAGCCATGTCTATTGGACTCGCCTGATCCCTAAGAAAAATAATGATGGTTCTATTGCCGGTGTTGTAGGAATTGCATGGGATGTTACATCGAATGCTATTATGTTATCTTCTCTAGAGAATGTAGTAGAGATGATAGAATCCGGTGAGTCGTTAGATGATATTAAACAGGAAGCGATGAGAGGAGTATCCAGTAGTCGCCTCAAGGCCCTTTTAGAGGATGAGGAGTCAATTGGTGGGTGAAGGAAACCAAAATGGATGGAATGAATATTCCAGACTTGTCTTAAAAGAGCTTGAAACCCTTGCAGATTCTATTGCAGGTTTAAGGTCTGAGCTACAAGAGGTGAAACAAGAGCTAGCCAAGATGCATGCTAGGGAAGATAAAGTAGACGAGCTTAAGCAGTGGAAAGAGAGGCTTGATGAGGTCTGTTCACCCCCTCAACTAAAAGAGCTAATAACGGAAGTCGAGAACCTAAAGACTTTTAAGACTAAGGCTATAGCATTTTTTACAGCAGCCCAGATCGCCACTGCACTTTTTGCATGGGCTGTAAATTTCTTTTAATTTCATCTGCATGTTGTTTTTTGGTTGTCATTGATCCTATTTATCGGTAGGCCCGGTCCAAATAATCACCTGACACCCGCAGGGGATCGGAATCATCGGGAGCAAGGAGAAAGATTATGCCAAAAGTAGCCTATACAACAAAAAAGGGCCTCGTTCAATCAGGCGGTGGTGGATTCGTTAACGGATATTTCCAATCAGGTGGTAGTACTACATCAGCTGCCGATTCACTCGCGATTCCCGTAACCCACAGTGTGGTGGCAAAAACAACAGGCGGCGATGCTGAGACCCTAACACTAGCAAACGGCCAACCCGGACAAGTGTTAACCATTTATATTGCAACAGATGGTGGGGGCGACGGAACGCTGTCTGCGACCACGATGACCGGCTGGGCGACCATAGTTTTTGCTGACGCCGGTGATCGCGCAGTTCTTCAATATATCGATGATACTATCGGATGGATTATCCTTGGCCTTTCTGGTGTTGCTGGCCCTCCAGTAACAACTGTATAATAGATAAGGGAGAAAGATCATGCCAAAAATGACCTATACGACCTCGAAAGGTCTAGTTCAATCAAGGGGCTCCGGCGCTCAAAATTTGTACTACATGAATCCAGGAAGCACAACAGGCTCAGGTGCTGGTGCAGTTCCAATCACACATGCATATGTTGCGATGACAGCCGGTGGAACCGTTGCCTGGACTATTGCCGATGGACTTCCTGGCCAGGTCCTACAAATTTACTCAGTAGATGCAAATACGGGAACACTTACACCCGACACCTCAACAGGTTGGGCAACGATCGTGTTTACCGACATCGGTGATCGCGCAGTTCTTCAATATATTGATGATACTATCGGGTGGATAATTCTGAGCCTTAGTGGCGTCTCGGCGCCACCGACTTCAACAGTTTAATATTCGTTGTCTGATGTCCTTAATAGTCCCCTTCCTTCTGGTTGGGGGCTTTTTTTATTCTTTGCTTGTTATGGTAATTCATCATTTTTACTTTAAGAATCGTATACGTACAATAATTATAGCATAACATAAGTGAGATAGAAGATGCCATCTACTGTTAGAAGATCATTGGGGAAAAAACCTCCCGAAAAGAAATCTCACAAAAAAGATGAAATAGGAAAGGTTGATATGGTACCTGAGAATGAAAAAGATGATGTATACATCAATACTGATGTTGCTGGTGACGATTTTGATTTTGTAGAAGCGTATGATGATGATCCTGCTGAGCTTGATGAGAGATTGCTGCCTGATAATACTGCACCTAGCGCAATTTCATGTGGATTTCTTGGTATTGGAGGGGGCGGCGGAAAACTCGCCAAGGCATTTATTGACCTAGGCTTTAATAAGACGCTGCTCGTAAATACAACGGCAAAAGACCAACCAGGTGGAGTGGATCCCCAGCATTTCTTGCTGGTACCCGGTGCGGATGGGGTAGGTAAGGACATCGAACTTGGCAAGAAGGTCTTAGGTGAACAAAGCGCTATGGTAGAAGATGCTGTGCGTACCAGGATAGGGACCGTAGATTGGCTCTTTGTCTTGGCCGGCGGCGGGGGCGGCACCGGTAGCGCATGTCATGAGTTGCATGGTTCCCTGAGTAGATACCTTCAATCCATAGAGTCAGTTGGGAAAGTCGTATATATCGTTACAAAGCCAACTGCTCAAGAGTTGTTAAACCCAACAATCTCTAAGAATTATAGCTCGCTGTCTAAGGATGTGGCTGATCACCCTCATATCATCATAGATAATGAGAAACAGCTACAGTTGCTCAGGGGAAAGGTGGGAATGCTAAATATGTTCCCATCTGCAAATAAGAATTTTGCAAAACTACTATGGCAGGTGCTAAAGCTAGCTTCTGAGCATTCCCCCGTACAGACTTTCGACTCTAAGGATTTAGAGCGATGTCTTTCCTGTGATGGCAGGATCGTGTTAGGGAGTACTGTCGTTAGGGATGTAGATAGGAATGACCTAGGATCAATAGTATTTCAGGGATGTTTACGATCATCTCCATGCCCTACGCCCAAGGGTTCTACAAAGACTGGTGTTTTACTTCTAGTCGTGGATAATGATATGGCTTCTGACCCCGACGTCAGCCGCCGTCTAGAATCTGCATTTTCATATGTTGGCGGCCGGGCGGAGACATTATTTTCTGGTGTTTATGTTAAGGAAGGTATACCTGGGCTAATCGCCATAACCATGCTGGGCGGGTTGTAAGTTATAAAACTATCATATGCACGTCTCGGTTGATATTTATTAAGATAGATCAACTGGAGATGTATGCATGGCTACCTTCGCTAATACGCTAAACCCAACTCCCTTCGGCTTTTTCGATAGCGACTCAGGCTTTCAGACAGAGGCTGATGCGATGGTGACGTTTGTAAAGCGTAAGCTTGGTGATGACATCCTATCTGTTGAACTTACAAAAAAACAGATATGGGCGTGTTTCGAGGAGTCTTTTCTAGAATACGGCTCAGTTGTTAACCAGTACCAGGCTCAATCGCAACTAATGAATTTATTGGGATTCCCTACAGGTAGTGCTTTATCAGGGTCAACGAATATTGGACCTCACGGATATGAGCAAATGCTGGGCAGAGAAAATTTTGAATTTATCTTGAGGCAAGCTGAGCCATATGCAATGGACGCCGGACTAGGGGGATCGTACAATACGGTTACCGGTTCAATCAGCTTAGAGAAAGAAAAGCAGGATTACGATATCTACACAGACCTTAAGGATGCAGATGGTAATCTCATATTTGACAATGCAAAGAATTCTCCAAAGACAAAATTGAAAATAATGGAAGTCTTCCATTTCTCAGGTCAGGCCGCCTATCGGTTCTTTGATACAACATCGGCAATTAATTATCTAAATAATGAATTCGATTTTGAGTCGTTTACTCCGGAGACTGTTTTCTATGTGTTACCGGTATTTGAGGATATCTTAAGGGCCGGGCAAATGGATTTATCAAATCGTGTTAGACGATCAAATTATTCATATCGTATATCAGGTACGAAGATAAGGATATTTCCTGAGCCTACTAAAGAAGACCCAAAAAAGTTATGGATTAGGGTGGCGTTTAATCCGGACCCATTTAATCCTGATTATCAAGATGACACAATTTATGGCGTGAGTAATCTATCGAACGTTCCATATGGAAATCTTCAATTCAATAGGGTTAACAGTATTGCACGTCAATGGGTGAGGCAATACACGTTGTCTGCCTGTAAAGAATTATTGGGATATATAAGATCTAAGTTTGATTCTGTCCCTATCGCTGACACGACACTGAGCCTTAACGGCGGAGATCTAGTATCCCAAGGAAGAGAAGAGAAAACAAATTTAAAGACTGAACTTAAAGAGATGCTTGATACAATGACGTATGGAAAGCTCATTGCAGCTGAGGCAGAAGAGGTTGAGTCAATGCAGCGTATCCTTAGGAATATCCCAATTCCTAATGGTAAAGCTATTATAATGGGATAGGGGATAGTAGTTGGCAAGGTTATTCATAACTCCTAGAGAGATTGACTTCATAGCTGATGTCAATAAAGAAATAGTTAAGGATGTTATCGGGCAAAAGATTTACTATTATCATGTTCGTGAAGACTTATCTGACGTTCATGAGGTGTATGAAGAGTCTATGAATAAGGTCTTTGACCCTCCTATCGAGATAGGTGCTAGGGTCACATGGGCTCCAGCCGAAGTTCGGACAAACAAATTTGGTCAAGAGAATTACTATAGCATTGAAGTATACCTGCAAAGTAGGGATATGCTAGACAAGGATATCACACCTCAAGCTGGAGATTTTTTTAGCTATGGAGATACTTTTTTTGAAGTGACGTCGATAGCAACTCAATCTAATATATACGGCCAAATAGAGCATACGACGGGTGTGAAACTTGTCGGTAAACAGTCACGCGAGGGCCTGATTAGTAAGACCCCAATTGGTCCGACTGACGAAAGTTACACGGATCCAGGTGCGGTACAGACAGTATTCGTGCAGCAAAGAGGGTTTAAAGAAAATAAGGAAGGTCTCACGGGTGATGTGAGATCACTCCAGAAAAAAGGCGTTGTTACTAAGCCTATAACAGGCCCTGCCGAGGTTGCGCCTGCTGGAGGAAATGGCGAAGAAAATGAGATAGGAACGATAGATTCGGCATTCTATTCAGATTCTTAGGGGTGTAGATGTCTACTAGGTTTAGCAAACAGGGAGGAAGCAGCGAGTCAATACCTACAGGGTATGAGGGCACTTCTGTACCTGATTTTGAGATTCCTTCCTGTACTATAGAGGATGTTGACAGAGGACTGTTTAATCTTTTTAATGAAGAAATACCCTTTTATTTCCAACTAGAAGAACAGTCACGAAGGGTACCGGTTATCTTTGCCACAGGCGAAAGATTTGCTATATTACGACGCAACAGGCCCTTGAGGGATAAGGCAGGTGCATTAATACTACCTTTAATCTCTATGATAAGGACTTCAATTAGCCAAGAGGTCTCTAGGGGCTCAGGCCCTGGGCAGACACAACCTCTAGTCGTTAAAAAAAGGCTGGATAAAAGAGACCCGGAGTATCAGCGGCTAATAAATCGATTAGCACTTAAGAACCAGGATGATGTTGCGACAACATCTCATAAGCTAGAAGGTAAAGGCGACGGAACAAAGCCGGGGACAGTTGGTACCCGTAGGCAAGTATCTTTATTGACTACCCCTCAGGCAAGAGAGGGTAAGCTATTAACATCGGATCTTAGCAGGAACATATTCGAGATAATTACCATCCCTCCTGTAAAGCATTTTATGGCTACTTATGAGATTACATTTTGGACCCAATACACACAGCAGATGAATGATATGGCTACTGCTCTTATGAGCTCTTACCAGAATATGCATAAAAGAACATTCCGGCTTGAGACAGATAAGGGGTACTGGTTTGTTGGCTATGTAACTGCGGACTTAAGTTCAAATAGCAATTTAGATGATTTCACCGACAGCGAAAGGATCATAAAGTATACATTCACGGTAGAGGTACCGGCATTTATAGTTAATCCTAGCTATCCAGGATCCCCCAATGCGCTTAGGTCGTTTATGTCTGCACCTGATGTTAATTTTGAAGTAATACAGTCTAGGGGAAATTTAAACAGTGCACCAAAAACCGGTCCTATAAGCGGTGACCCAAATAAATTTATTTTACAGGCGCTTGATTCTACTGAAGACGATTTTCCTGGTACATCCCTTGCTGAGGATTCTAAGGCAGGGTCCGACGATAGAAACCTTGAGGGGGGTACCGATGCTGTAAAAGATAAGACGGCAAATATAGGCGGCGCTACTGCAGGAAAACTTCCTGTCACGGCACCCAAGTTAAAAACTGATCCATTTACAGGTGAAAAATTACCGGTTCCTGTACCGGGCAAAGTAACGACCAACAAGGGCGAGACTAGTTATAAGGATCTTAATACAGGAAAGGTCAATATTGAGTTTGGTGACCTAACAGATTTAGATTTATGATGTTGTATTTAAAGAAAAGGTAATTTAGTAAAAGCTCACAATATTTATTTCCGAGAAGTTTAAGTCCAAGGAGACTCTACATGGCTGAGCAAACATTTCGTTCACCCGGGTTTTTCGATAATGAGATCGATCTTTCAAACAGAAGTACATCTCCTAGCGGAATTCCAGCGGGTGTTATTGGGACCGCGAAACGAGGTCCCGCATTTATACCAATCACAGTAGGAAATTTTGCAGATTTCGGAGATCGCTTCGGAAGTTTAGACCCAAATTTGGCGGGTCCCTATGCTGTTAATGAATTTCTTAAGAATCAGCGTGCATGTACATATGTTCGAGTTTTAGGCTGTGGTGCAAATGAAACCACAAGCGATATAACTACAACTGAGACTGAGGGAACCGTTAAAAATGCTGGTTTCACAGTTTCAGGTTCAGGGCCTGCTTTAAATAACATTGCTGCTTGGGCAGGCAACGAGCGTGACCGCAGGGCAGATGGTGCTGTGCAGTTCTTAATTGCTAGACATTTTGTGTCTGCATCATTCGAAGGTATCGCATTCCCACAGTTTAGTGATAACCAGAGTTTCCCTGGTACTGAGTCTGGAAATGATAACATTAACCTAGTACGTGCTGTCCTATTTACCGCGACAGGATCTAGGTTTCATGTCCTTGATTATAATAAGCAATATTCTTCGGCTAATTGTCTTACCGATGTCGCGTTTATTGCAACGACAGCATCAAATGACAGTGGTGCTAATCCGAACCCATCATTTCCTGCATACTCGTTTAAATTGGTTCTATCCAATTCAGACGGCAGGGACTTTGCAACGACTGATGGGTCGACAGGTATTAAGGTTTATTCTTGCTCGCTAAATCCGAATGATGAAATATACATTTCAAAGGTGTTAAACACAGATCCTTTGAAGTTCCAAGATCATAAGCATGTCTTATATTCTGACTTTGCTGTGGATCATGAGGTTGCACCGCTATCCGTCATGGGAGGTCTTAGCCTCGGCGGCGTACAACCAACAATAGCCATCGCATCTGGAAGCTATTTCCGCCCAACTGATAGCGGTAATTCCTCAAAGGTAATGCAGGAATTGTTCGGTACTTTTGCAACAAGGTACACTAATCCAAAGACAACTTCTATAATATCACAGCCTTTCGGCGAAAAAGAGTGGGATCTTTTCCACGTTGAGACAATTTCTGATGGTGAAGTTGCAAATGCAAAGTTTAAGTTGTCTGTAAAGAACCTTAAAGCATCAACAAACGATGAATATCCTTTTGGTACGTTTGACTTAGAGCTTAGGGAAATGGACGATACGGACCTAGACCCACAGGTTATTGAGAAGTGGCCAAATCTTAACATGGACCCAGATAGTGGTAGGTACATCGCTAGGGTTATCGGTGACAAGAAAGCTTTCTTTAATTTCGACGCTGCGTCAGAGGAAGAGAGAAGAGTTGTTGTCCAGGGTCAATTCCCAAATAAATCTAGGTTCATAAGGGTAATTCCTAGTACTTTCGTTAAAAATAAAGACGTGCCCAAGGAGGCAATGCCTTTTGGGTTTAGGGGAATTGGGGTCATTAAGACTAATGACACGCTAACAGACAGGCTAGATAAAACTATTAACGTCGCAGGTACAAACCTGGGACCCACGCTGATAGGTGCAGATGCAGCGAGACTTTCATTCTGTTCTGGCTCATATCTTCTCGCATCAAATGCCCAGCCCGAGGGAATATTGCCGGCAGGTCTTAACCTATCAGGCGCTATTGTTCCTCCACTACCGTACAGGTTCAAATGTACTAGGTATTATATGAAAGGAGCCCAGATAGGCGAAACTGTTAGTTTTGCTGGTGAGCAAGGTGAGGATGAAAGGGCCGACTCTAGGTATTACTGGGGAGTCCAAACAGTCAGTGTACCGGCGACAGGGACATTTGGGTCAGGAAATAATGACCTGTTCCGCCCGAATGAAGGTACTACATTTAATGGTATCGTGAAGGCATATACTAGGTTCGGGGGGATTAAGAAGCTTGACACCTTAGTTACAGGTTCAGGTGCTGATCACTTTAATAGTAATAAGTTTACCCTAGCTAGGGTGGCATTACCTAATGGCCTCTCTACGACATATCATATAACCGATATTTCTTCTAGCGCAAATGAGCATATGAAGGGCGCTGCCTATATTCGTAATGGTGTGCCTGAGGTTACAAGATACACGATACCTGAGACCGCCTTGGGGGGACGCGGGAGAATTACATTAGCAACTCTAATCAATTCATCCTCCGTTGTGTTTAATCGCTTTACACCCTATGCTAAGTTTACCACCATATTCCATGGTGGGTTTGATGGGTTAAATATCCTAAATGAAGACCAGTTTAGAATGACCGATAAGGCTTCATCTACGACAACTGGCGGGGGTATGGCAGCAACTGATTATACAGATACAGGCCTAGCAGGTGGAAACCCAGCTGGAACGAAGATTGATAATTCTATCATCAGGGCCTATAAGCAAGCAGCGAATATCCTGACTAATCATCATGTGTCTAATGCAAATATTCTGGCAATCCCAGGGATAAGGGATAAGATGATATCTGACCATGCCATGGCCAAGTGCGAAGAAAATGGCCAGGTATTTTTCGCGATGGACCTTGAGCCGTTTGACGAAGATGGAAATCGGCTATACAGTGATTCAGTAAAGCGCCCTGCGGTGCAGACTACTTCTGAGAGATTAGGGCTAAGAAATATAGACAACAATTTTGTTGGGACATATTTCCCTGATGTCTTTATTAATGATGCTGTTAATAACCAGGTTGTGAAGGTGCCTGCTTCAATTGCTGCTGTTAGCGCATTGGGATTCAATGACAGTGCCGCAAAGCCATGGTTCGCGCCGGCAGGCTTTAATCGTGGTTCGCTTGGGTTTGTTTCAAATGTTGATGTTAGGCTATCAGCAGGTGATCGTGATACGCTTTATGATGCAAGGATTAATCCTATCGCGACATTCCCCAATAGCGGATTCGTTATTTTTGGCCAGAAGACGCTGCAGGCTGCTAAGACCGCACTCGATCGTATAAACGTACGAAGGATGTTAATCGAGGTCAAGAGGTTAATTTTTGGGGTGGCTAGGTCTATTTTGTTTGAGCAAAACACTGATGCTACTAGGGCTAGATTTATCTCGCAGGCAACGCCTCTGCTGGCGCTTGTCCAGGCGGGTCAAGGAATTGAGCAATTCAAAATTGTGATGGATAGTTCCAACAACACCGTTGAGGATGTCGAAGCGAATCGCCTAAATGGGCGGATCATCGTTGTTCCGACAAGGGCAGTAGAGTTCATCGCGGTTGACTTTATTATAACAGCGTCAGGCGTAAGTTTTGAATAAGAGATACATATAATGGAGCAATCAATTAGGAGCGCAAAGAATGGGTGAACAAGTTTTTAATAGTGCCGGCATACAAGCTCAAGAGATAGACCTATCAGGTCCTAAGCCTGCAAAGCCGGAAGGTACACCGGCAGGTGTTATAGGTACTTCTAGAAAGGGAAGGGCATTCGTTCCTATTACTCTCCCGAATATGTCTGAATTTATAGTTAAATTTGGAAATACTGACGGGAAACAATTTGCGCCGCTGGCTATGAGGCAGTGGTTTTCAAATGGAGCGCGTGCAGGTACCTTTGTTAGGGTCCTTGGCGCCGGCGATGGCAAAAAGCGTGTCGAGTCAGGTGATAATTCCGGACGAGTTAATAGAGCAGGATTTGTCGTCGGTGGTCAGGTCATACAGGATAATGGACAGCTAGGAAATAATAAATGGGCAGGTGTTAATGCTGCTGGTGGCGGTCATAAGGATGGGACATCAATAGGTAAAGGTATGGCAGGACGTACCTACTTCTTGGGTTGTTTCATGTCGGAATCGAAGATTAGCTCGACTATCTTTCGTGAGTCAGGAATTATCCAGGGCTCAACCGCAAATGGTTATGATAATCCCGCTGGTACAGTCAATCCGTTAACCCAGTCGAAGCCTATCATCCGTGGCGTCTTATTCGCTGCGTCTGGAGTCGCCCTTGGCCTATCGGCTACTATGCACAAGGGTAATGACCCATTCACTGATGCATGCGCTATTACGAAGAGGGCTGCCAATTCAGACCAGGGTTTCACGACCGCTGATTACACAGCTGCTGTATTCGGTGGTCAGTCGGGAAGCTTTACGACGAATGCCGGAGGTTTCCTGGGTGATATTGATAAATCATCAAATGGCGGTGATAAATTTACCATGATCTTGAATGGTATGCCCACCAATGATGAATTTAAGAATGTTATTACAGCATCATTTGATCCCAAGGAAAGATCTTATTTCGCAAATGTGTTTAATAAAGATCCTAATAAGTTAGAAAAGGCTGGGCACTGGCTTTACACACACTATGACGTCTATCCTGCATATGCAACTATCACAGGCTCAAAGTCAGCGCTATCAGGTACCGATCCAAAAGACTGGGGGGGCCTGGGTGATATTACAATTGGCTCCGGCCCATCATCCGGTGGTGCACAGATTGCTTTCCTGTTTACAGCGTCGCTAGCAAGAAATAGTGGCAGCGCTGCTAATACTGATGCCGACCTTGCATCTTATTTTGACGGGGCTACCTACGGAGTTCCTAACTTTGAGGGCTTCGAGGATAGGTATAGGGCAGCATTTTCCCCCTATGTAATATCTCAAGATATGGGTGATGGTGCTAAGAATTTGTTTAAGGTTCATGCTATCTCTGATGGTTTGGGAGGCTATACACCAACCGCTGCTGATCTTCCCCCTGAGAAAATAAAGATAAGTATTTTAAACCTCAAGAAGTCTAGGTCGACAAATCCCAACCAGCAGTATGGGACATTTGATTTGCTGGTTAGAAAGCTTGATGACACTGATAGGAATCAAGTTGTATATGAGAAGCACACAAACCTAGACCTTGACCCCTCTTCTGATAATTACATAGCTAGGAGGATTGGAGATACTCATATATACTGGGATTGGGATAGGGATGAAACAGCTCAAAAACTAGTCGTAGAGGGTAAATATCCTAATTTTTCCAACTATATTAGGGTTGAGATGAATTCAGAGGTTGACCGAGGCCCGATTGGAATGGAGCCCAAGGCGATGCCGGTCGGTTTCCGCGGTCCTAACCATCTAGTTACATCCGGCTCTGCAATATTTGCTGCAATGACAGGAGCACTAGGCAGGGTTGGCCCGGGTTCTGCTCCAGGAGCTTTCGCTTCGTCAGAGATCGTTGTTCCGCCGATTCCTTTCCGTAGGCACATTATGCGAAAGCGTGGTGTTGCTGACGTCGCTGTTTCATATCTTCACTGGGGTGTACAAACAACAATCCAGGACTCATTGGAAGAGCCCAATAAGAGTTTACAGTACAACGATGGTATAGATTCTTACACAAAGTATTTCCCACATTATGCAACAACTTTCGCAAAGGCATGGGTTGGTGATAATGCGGGCGTCTCGATGAAGGGCGGGACAGTCCTTGACAGTGATAGGTTTAATAATAACATGTTCACACTAGAGCGAGTTCAGGTTGTGACGCAGAGCAGTACTGTCGATTTACCTGACCCACTCCAGTGGGCTGCTGCTAGATATCGACGCGATGGAACGTTGGCTGATTTGACAAAATCAGATGATTCAACGCAACCAGGACGATTTATTAATGTTAAGAAAGATTTCGGTGATTCAACAACACAGTCTTTCCTAAAATTCTCATTCTTCCTCCAGGGTGGCTTCGATGGTACCAACTTGTTTGATAAACAAAAATTCGAGTTAACAGATCTTGCATGTAGAAGAGAAAAGGATAACACGAACCAGGGTGGTGTCCGAGGCCCAACGGTAATGGCATACAGGAAGGCTATTGATATCCTTAAGGAGAGAGCCGATGCAGATATTCAGCTGCTCGCTATTCCTGGGCTGAGACATCCTGTTGTCACTGATTACGCAATTGATGCTATTGAGGATCGCTTTGATGCATTATACATCATGGATATTGAGGAAAAAGATTCTGCAAACATGTATGTTACAGCTTCAGACGTTCAATTAGTTGATGTTACAAATACAGTTAGAAGATTCGACGATAGGAATTTAGACACATCATTTGCAGCAGCATATTTTCCAAACGTGGTTATCCGCGATGCTGCTACCGCCACAGACTTGACAGTGCCCCCGACAGTATCTGTCCTCGGCGCATTCGCTCAAAACGACAGGCTGGGCCACCCGTGGTTGGCACCAGCTGGATTCACACGTGGCGCGCTAAAGGATGTTATAGACTTGGGCGTAGAGCTTAAGAAGGAAAATATGGATAAGCTGTACCCAAGTGATATTAACCCCATTACTTCATTCCCCGATGCTTCTGGGCCGCTTATATATGGCCAAAAGACATTACTTCGAGCGCAGTCGGCTTTGGATAGGGTTAATGTTAGGCGCTTATTAATTGAGATTAGAAGAAGGGTTCGTAAGGTTGCGAACAATATTCTATTTGAGCCCAATCGTGCATCCACGTTAGCTAGGTTCTCCGCTGCGGTTAATCCGATATTATCGAAGATTCAAGCCCAGCAAGGCCTAGATAGGTTCAAAGTTCAGATTGATACAACGACAACAACACAGGCGGATGTTGAGAATAACACCATTAGAGGAAAGATATTCTTGCAGCCCACACGTGCTGTTGAATTTGTCGCTCTTGACTTTGTTGTTACTAACACAATTAGTGACGATATGTTGTAGGATTCGGGCTTTATCGCTCGGGATTATATATTTAGATAAAGACAGGTATTTTAGGAGATAGAAAAAATGGCAGAGACTCTTTCAGTCACAGACATGTTACCAAATAAGTTTGAGCCGAAAAGAAAATTTCGGTGGGTTTTCGCTATAGAAGGTATTGATGCTTTCTTATGCAAAACAGCTGCACGTCCTACGTTTACGACTGGCGAGCAAGAGATTCAATTCATTAATTCTACTAGGTATATTGCTGGTAAGACAAAGTTTGAGACAATGAGCGTTAATTTACACGATCCCATTGCTCCTTCTGGTGCGCAGCAGGTTATGGAGTGGATTAGGACACACTTTGAGTCCGTTTCAGGCCGCGCTGGTTACGCAGATTTTTATAAGCGTGATTGCCAGCTTAAGCTTTTAGATCCTGTGGGTACTGTTGTCGAGCTATGGGATATCAAGGGAGCGTGGATAACATCTGCCAACTTTGGAGACCTAGATTACGGCGCAGAGGATCCGATGGAGGTAGCGCTCACTCTCCGATTTGATAACTGTGTGCTGCAATACTAGGCATTTAGATTATACATTTCTTATAAACTTTAAACCCACCATCAATGATGGTGGGTTTTTTATTTACAATTTGCTCATACTTGTGGATATTTAACCATCAAAGCATAGACTTATAGGTGGTTATTATGTCTGAAGAGATGGAGAGATCAGCCCGCAGTGAGATTTTTGGAGGCCAACAGCACCAGCCTGGTATGCCTACCAGGAATGTAATGAAAGACGATTTTGATTTTGAGGTACCTGTTGAGTCAGTACCTATCCCAACTAGGGGTGTTGTTTATCCTCATGATTCTACATTACACTCTAGGGAAACGGTCGACATCAAGGGTATGACTGCACGTGAAGAAGATATCTTAACATCACGGGCCCTTATCAAGAAGGGAACGGTTATAACCGAGCTCCTAAGGTCATGTATTACAGATAAGAATATTAACCCCGACGATATGTTGGTGGGTGATAGAAATGCATTAATGACCGCTGTTAGAATTACAGGTTATGGAGCCGAATATAATTGTGAGATTTCATGCCCTGAGTGTGGTGAGAAATCAAAGCATGACTTTGATCTAACATCATTACCTATTAAGAGATTGAAGATTGAGCCTGTTGCCGATGGTACCAATACGTTTGAGGTTGAATTGCCCATGACAAAAAAGACAATAAGGTTTAAATTTCTCACGGGGAATGATGAACGAGAGATGGTGGTTACACAAGAGAGAAGAAAGAAGCAAGGCATGAAAGCAGATTCTTTAGTGACCGAAAGGTTCTCTCGTCAGATTGTATCAGTAGGCACCGTTAATGAGAAAAACAAGATTAACATGTTTGTCCGGAACATGCCAGCCAGGGATTCGTTATTTTTGAGAAAATACATTGATGATAATGAGCCTGGAATTGATATGACTAGCTGGATGGTATGCCCACATTGCGATGAGCATTCGGAGGTGCGCCTTCCCATGGGCGCTACGTTTTTTTGGCCTGACGCCTAGCGATAAAGAGGTTTTCTTAGAGCAGATATTTGCTCTAATGTACTATATGGGTTTTACATATACGGAGGCGTATACACTACCCATATGGCAGCGGCACTGGTTTATAAAGAGAACCAATCAAGAGCTAAAACAGGCCAGTGAACAGGATAACGGCGCATCAAGAGCGTTGCATCAAAATACCGGCGAAGCCAGGTCTATGTATAATCGTGCGAGAAGTCAGGTACCTGCTAAATTAAGAAGGTTCTCTTAGGCCATATTTATTATTCGGAGGTGTTTTCGTATGGGTAATGATATTAAGAGATTGTCTGCACTGGCTGCAGCACACATATTAGGTAAAAAGACAAACATAAAACTAACAGGAAGCAAAAAAAAGGTTATGGCTACCAGGAATGTTATTAATGCATCAAGGAATTTATATGAAGCCATGAACCGCCAAGAGCCTAGGCTAGATGAGGTAAAATTATGTCTCCAAAAGAAGCAAGATGCTGCCAAAGAATTTAAGGTAGAATTTGGTCATTCTTGGCCTCTCTGATCTCTAAAGTGGTTTTACCTAATACTTACATAGGTAAGGCATTGTAGTATACGGGACACATGATATATGGCCGATGAATCAGCAGATCAGTTAGCAATTCAACAACAGATCAATGAAGTGCTCGAGGCCCGGAAGGCTATCCTTAAAGAGATGGAGGCTTCTTACTCGCGCCAGTCGAAGGTTAGCGCAAGTCTCTGTTCTGCGATGGATCAGTGCCGTGTGTCCGCTGATAAGACACGCCAGTCATCCCAACAACTAAGGAACGGGCTGGAACAAGCTGCGCAAGAGGCAGAAAATTTAAGCGATGAGCTTGAAGGTGCACAAGAAGAAGCAGAGTCAGCGTCAGACTCTATACAGTCTGCTTCTGGTGGCATAGGTAGTTTTGTCAAGGCCGGTCTCGGCCTTGCTGGTGTTGCTAGCGTTTTTGGGAAAATTGGAGGTATGGCTGAGGGTCTAGGTGCGATTCTGTCTTCGGTGACATCCGCTATATGGAACATTGGAACGGCAATTATAGCAATCCCATTTCAGATATTCGGTGCCCTCGTTGATATGGCCCAAGGTGGCGGGGGCTCATCCGGCCTAAGGGAGGCTATAGAGTCAGTTAGGGAACAGTTTGGTGACCTTGCTAGCAATGAAGGTAAGGCCCTGTACAATACCCTCGGCGATATGCGAAAGAATATGCGTAATCTTGCCGGTACTGGCTTGAGAATGGGCAAGGTGTTCGGGTATGGCCGGAAGGGAATGGCTGAGTTGCTAAAGGCTAATCTTGAGTTAGCACAAGCACTGGGCCCGTCATTTAACAAGCTTAAGGGTGTCATAGAGAAAAATTCTGTTGCTATAGCTATGTATGGTAAAGGCCTAGGCTTAGCTGCAGAACAACAGGCATATATGCTTAAGCATGCTAAGGCAATGGGTAAAGATCCCGTTAAATACCTAAATGCTGTTGCAAATCAGGCCATTCAGCTTGGAAAGCAGTTCGGGATTAGCTCAAAAGTTATGGGTAAAGCAGTAGGAGAAATGACTGCTGACGTTGATAATTTCGGTCATATGAGTGTTAAGCAATTAGGTGCAACGGCTGCATTTGCTTCTAAGCTAGGGATTGAGATTAAGACATTATCTGGGATAGTAGATAAATTCCTCAATTTCGAAGATGCAGCACAGTCAGTTGCTCAACTAAATCAAGCATTCGGCGCTCAAGTTGACGTTATGAAGTTGATGAATGCCGAAAGCCCTGCACAGCAAATAGACATGATGAGAAAGTCAATGTTCGCTGCAGGAAAAGATATTAGAAGTATGACCCTGGCTGAGCGGAAGTTGCTAGCACAGACGACAGGGTTACAAGGTGCTGCTCTAGAGCAGGCATTCTCTATAGAAAACCAGGGCGTTTCTTACGACAAGATGGCAGAGGCTTCTGAAAAGGCTGCAAAAGCTCAAAAATCTCAAGCTGAGGTAATGAAAGAGCTATCAAAGAATATAAAACGCCTAGTTCGCTCAGGCGGCGGCGGTAAGGTCAAGGGTTTCTTTGACGCATTCTCAAAGGGATTTGAGGAAGGCATAATGAGAGCAGGCCCATTCCGCCAGATGCTTAGGAATATTGCTAGGTCATTGAGGATTACCACATATGCGGGTAGAGCTGTAGGCAGAATGTTCGTTAATATGTTTCCCGGTATAAAGAAAATGACCGGCGGACTTGCGGATATATTCGATCCTAAGAGATTTCAAAAGTTCATGGATAAAATAAAGGGCGTCTTTAGGACCTTTTTTACTGACGTCGGTGGTAATAAGCCTGGCAGCGTAAAGAATTTCCTAAAGAGCCTCAAGGATACCTTTATGAACTGGCTTTCAGGTGGTAAAGCTGGTGGGGGTAAGATCTTAGAGGGCCTCTCTGAATTCTGGAATGCATTTAAACTCATAATCAAGCAAGCGATACCCGTCGTGGTTGAGGGCTTAGTGTGGCTATTCGATCAAATAGCCGCATTTATAAATAACCCCAGTGTCCTCGTAGGCCCGATGAACGCGATAGGGAATTTCTTTGGTAACCTCTTTGACGAATTCTACTCTGTGATTGAGCCGCATGTAAGCAAAATAGGCGATGCATTCATGAAACTAGTTCAGGCATTAGAACCGTATTTTGTACAAGTATATGACTGGATAGGCACAAAGATGTCAGAGCTTGGGACCGTCTTATGGGATGCGATAACAAATTCATGGGTGGCTAAAGCAGCAATTGGTGCAGCTATAGTGATTGTAGGTGCAAAGTTATTGGGGGTGGTGGGTGCAGTCTTAGGTACCGTATTTTCCGGCATCGGCGGAATAATCGGCAAAATTAAGGGTCAAGGCGCAGGGAGTTCCTTTATAGACTTCTTAACGGAGTTTGAGGATGTTGAGTATAGCGATATTGCAAAATTTGCGGCATTGTTGGTGGTAGTCGGTGTCGCGATGGCTGGACTCACACATGCAGTGGTTATACCAACGATCGAAGCAATTAGCGCGTCCAAGGGCTTGACACCACAGGCTGCTGCAGGGTATGGCATTATAATGGGTGCCTCACTGTTAGGTGTTATAGGCGTTTTAGAGATTGCAAAGAGATATCAGGCATTAATGGAGAACCAGGGCTTTCTTAAGAAGATAGGAATTGGCCTTGCTATTATTGCCGGTATAATGCTCATTATGGGAGGAGTCTTTGCACTCAATACATTTATGCTGGTTAAAGCCATGGGTGACAAAGATGCCGGTGGCGTGGGAAAGGTCTTTAAGGCACTTTCTAGTATGCTTCAAGCCGTTTTGATCATGATGCCTGTAGCAGCAGTCTTAGGCATAGCAGCAGCAGCATCACCATGGGGCACATTAGGAGTAGCGTTGATAGTCCTGGGGATGGGTGTTATCGGGACGCTATTGGTCGCTTTAACATATTGCTTAATACCCGCTATCAAGATGATCGCCGGCATGGATGTCGGAAATCCTGCTGAGTTTGAAAAGAAAATGAGAGCATTTGTCTCCATTATTCAAGCATTTCAACCAATACTAGAGATGAATAAAGGGTTTGAAAAAATAGAGGATGCTGATCCTGAACAAATAATAAAGATGATACAGGAGAATAACGCAGGTGTTACTGGCGTCCTAAAAGAAATGAGGTTGTTTATCAATGACTTAATTTCAGCCGTTGGTGGCATGACTCCAGCCCAGATGGAGAGTGCTAAGGTAGGAGGTAAGATTATTTCATCCGTGTCATCATTATTAGGAGTACTTATCCAACCCTTTGGGCAACTAATAACGTCTCTTGAAAAATTGGCCGATGAGGATATAGATGACTTTTCTGAAAAGTTGGCTCCAGCATTTCGCAATTTCAGGATTCAAATGGTAGCGATGGTTAAGCAGTTAGCTGAGCCCCTTAGGGATCTAATAAAAACAATTTATGATGTTGATATCGACATGTCAGATGCCGATAAGGCAAAGAATAAGATGAACCTTATTACACTGGCTGCAAGGGCAGCCGGCGATATGATGAAAGGCTTTACTGCTATGACGGAAGGCATCGGCGCGAATAAGGCATTACAACATGCACTAGATGAATCGTCCTATACAAGCGCAGAGAAATTTTTTAATAAAGAAGCCGTCCGTGGTGGGAAGGTCGTTAGAGAAGGTGGCCAGGTCACAAAGACAAAGCTTGGAAGGGTTATGAGGGGTGTAGATAGCGTCATGTCAAAGATTACGGGCTCTATTGGCAAGCACATGCCTACAATTCTCACGAAAGTTTCAGGATTGTATACAACGCTCAAGACATCATTTGCTGGTGAATCAGATGCATCAATATTGAAAAAGCTGGAACTTGTTACTGCTGCTATCGGTATTGCTGGAAAATTTTCAAAGGTGTTGGGCGAAACCATGCAGTCTCTAGGTGGAGGTTCGGGTGCGCTAAGCAAGGCAATAAGCGAAGGTACTATCTCTACCCTGCTTTTAGCAGTTACGGAGATTACGAATGTCTTATCATCTGATCTCGTTCTTAATTTGGGACTAATGGTTTCCGGAATATCTGCGATAGATATCCCAGAGACTATGAATGATGCGAAAATAAAATCACTTGGTAGCATAATGGGTATAGCTACATCCTTTGCAACGATAATGAAAGATATTCAAGATAAATTTGGGGAAAAGGAAGTACAGATTGATAAGGGTAAATTCAAGACGATAGGGGCTAGCTTTGGTGTAATGGGTACCATCGTGACTGAGATGAAACAGCCCCTATCAGACCTAGTCGAGAATATGATTGGGAAGGACGGTAAAGGCGGCCTCATAGGGAAGATCCCAGCAAAGTTCCAGCGTGGCGTTATAGCTGCTAAAGTAAAGACTCTAGGCTTTATCGCACAAGCCGCGAAATCATTTACTGGCATAATCGGGGGCATGGTGGGTGATGATGGAACGTCATCTATTTTCGGTACCGTTGCGGTTGCAACAGGCACTTCGCTTAGTTGGATAATAGCATTAATGGATAAGGGGATGGCTAAAGCTAACGGGATCCCCATGACGATACCAGAATTTACACAGCACATGGCAAATAAAAAAAATAAGTTATATGCCATAGGGTCCAAGACAATTGCTGCAATGGATGATATCCCCGTCTTTATGAATGCATTCAGCAGCGCGATGCCGGCTGTACAGAAGGCAGGCGAAGTCGCTATTTTGAATCATGCATCAAGTATTGCATCTATAGCGGAACAAATTAATACAATGAATGCTTCACTGAGGAGCATTAAGGCAGGATCGATTGATGTTGCATTACAAAATTTCACCAAGGCAGTTGCTGTTGGTGGCAACGACAAGTCATTCAAGGTAAAACCGGCGAACATGACAGTTAATATGACAATCAATATCAAGATGGATAGGCATTCAATGGTGAAATACCTTTCAGGTAAGGTAAACTCAAAAACGACCGATCGCCTAAAAATTGCAGATAAGCCTAACAAGGATCCAAAATAGCTATTTCACATTCGCTAGGTTTTATATTTATTTAATATTTAGGGAATTGAGTATCGGAGGCAAGTTAAAATGGAAGATAAAGAATTTGAAAATATCAACAAAGACGAAGATCTAGACCCGGACTATTTGAGGGCTAGGGATGAAGGTATCCTTGAGGGTGTTTACAAACAACTACATCCTGTTACTAGGGCTTATGTAGAGAGAAAAGCTAGTGCATTCATGAAGAGCTTCACAGAACACCTAAGGGCAATGGAAAAGGTTGGCGAAGATAAAGATGCTAGAGAAAAAATGTTCCGAAAACTAAATATCAATCCCAAAGACTCAGGGGGATCTAGGTAATGGGTAAAAAGATCAACACCGGAGGCCTTGACGACTCTTCTACTTCGTACGTTATAAAGAATAGTGGTGAACCGTTCCAGGCCGGTGATGATCTAACTACTGAGACAAAGGAGACGCTAGGGTCTTACCTCAATAAGATACAAAGTGATAGTGCAAATGCATTCAAGGTCACGAATGTATCTGGGTCTATGACTCCGAAATTTAATCCTCCTCCCATCCCTAACACGACTCCCTCGATAGTTGTGGGAGGCTTTAGCGACGATGGTGTAGAATCTTTCATGGAGGTAATCAATAGTATTACTGCGGATTCATGGTCACCGGTCGAGCAGCTTGGTGATAGCTTAAATGGTAATTTTGAAGATATATCAAAATTTCTAGATAAGGCTGTTAGGTCCGTCGAGGGTCACACTCTTTTAGCTAATGTTGAACCATATGGTGGTTATCAGGGCACAGGCGAAGGCGTAGGCACAGGGCGCTTCGGCCAGAAGGACCCGGGGTGGGTTCCTGAGACACCAGACGGCGAATTAGTTCCTCCCCATAGAAAGATGCAGAAGCAGATCCAGGGAATCTTGGGACACAATCGCTTTAGCCCTGGTAGCGAGAGTCCATTTATTAGGGACGGTTCGTCATCCGTGTCATACGATGACGCGGGTAAGAGGAATTCTGCTGATCATCTTGTAGGTTATGTCCAGGATGAACTTGGTGTGTGGAAGAGTGGTCCGTCTGCGAAGGCTATTACATTCAATGAAGTAAGAGAGATCGGTTTAGCACTAATGGTTAGGGCGACAGGCCATGAATACATGGATGACGGTACACGTACCGGTGCACTTAACGTTGCGAATGTAGGTGATGCATTGCTGGCGCCGACAGGTGTACAGCTGCAGATCACAAGGGTATGGACAGACAAGATAACGACAAGGGATGTTATGAATGACCTAGGCATCTATGGTGACCTGGGTCGCTTTACCATTCCTGATTCTGAATTTCATCCGGGCATCGATCCTGCAACAGGGCAAATAAAAGATGACAGGGGGGATGAAGGGATATTTGGGTATAAGGGCCCTAGCGCTAATGCATCAAGTTACGGTTCTTTAAATTCTCCGCACGAGCCATTTGACGGGCCGGCTCCCCTAGGGATGATTATTCTTGCTGCGACTACAATCGTCAGCATTATACTAATATCATGGGGTATTAATGCTGCTATTGGTACCGCTACCGGAGCCGAAGCGGCCGGTGTGAAGGCAAAAGACAGGAGCAACCTAGACGCCCTAGGACGTTCCCCTGCACCCACATGGGGAGGTACTTATGGTAAGTCATCGCCCAAGACGGAGAGTTGGAATTTTGTATTACAGCTTTTGGGTATTCCTAATTTGACAAACCGATTCGACGCATGCTTTTTTCATGGAATACAGGCATTTTACGGATTTGCAGAAGGTGACCTAGAAGAAATGACGTCAGGGAACTCTAACCCTACTCCTGAGTTTATTATCGAGTCTGCGCTCAATCTGTTATTGTCTTCTGGCTACTATGCAAATATTATGAGGGCTGTTGCAAGGGATATTGAGCAAATCACACATGCCGGTGAAAAGATGGCCGCTGATATTCCAACGGCACCTGTCACTGCTGGTTTCGAGGGTGTTTTCGGGATCATTGAGGCTCTTGTCACTTCCACTACGTGGAGGTTTATCATGACGATATGTACTATAGGTGACAAGGTGATTAACGCAGATTTCGGCGTCATGTCAATTGTCCCTGGTCGAGGCCAGGTACTTTCAAAGGCAAAAGTCTACCCATCGAACCGCATTTACAAGAGCAGAAAGCACCAGGGTCAATCCACCCTTGCATGGGCACAATCTCAAGTGCCTTCTTTATTTTTGCTTCCAGCCGCGTTCCAGACAGCTGTTACAGAGATGGGTGCCATGGCACCGCAATATGGCGTCACGAAATTTGCTGCTATGGGATCATCGGATATTGACAAGTACACCGGTACAGGTGCGGTAGTTATAGCTGGAAAGAGCATAAAGGGAAAGGATGGCAAATCAAAGTCAGCCAGCATTCTTTCTTCTGAATATGTAAGGAAGATGGAGGACTGGCTGGAGTCCGAATATTATCCATTTTATTTTCATGACTTACGAACGAATGAGATTATCGGCTTTCATGCATTCTTGTCTTCTCTTGGTGAGTCATTTTCACCAAACTGGAACAGTACCGGCGGCGTAGGCAGGATAGATGATGTTAATACATATGTAAAGACAGATAGGACGATAGATATTTCCTTCGTTGTTGCATCTACAAGTAAAGAAGATTTCCAGAACATGTGGTGGAAAATAAACAAGCTTGTTTCGATGGTTTACCCACAGTGGACGCCAGGTAAAATGATGGAGGGCCCGTCTGGCCGACGATTCCGCATGCCGTTTTCCCAAATTCCATCGGCATCTCCAATCATTCGGATGAGAATAGGCGATATGGTAAAATCTAATTACTCTAGGTTTAATCTTGCTCGTCTTTTCGGGGTGGGAGATGCTGCAGTAAAGGAGGCTTTTTCAAAAGCTGCTGGTGACGCAATTACCGCCGCCCAGGTTAAGAAGAGAGATGATAAGATATTAGAGCTTAAAGCTGCGAAGATATCGGAATTTAAAAGTGTCTACGATACCGTCGACGATGGGGAACCTAGTTGGAAATGGGTAGAGGGCATGATTGTCCAGCCTAAAAAAGATGTGACGATCCTGATTACTGAGCGTGACAAAAAGGGGAACGGCGCTTACGAGAAAAAAAACTACAGAAAAAGGAAGGGTGCACCTGGAATGTATGCCATTATTGACAAGGTCCACCCCCATCCTGCACCCTCAGAGGATGCAACACCTGAAGAATACGAAGCCTGGTTAGAATCATCTCCAAAGTTAGACGTAATTTTTCAAGATCCCGAAGTTACAGATAGTCCAGGCCATACGTATATTGTGGGCGGAAGTCACTCGAAATTTAAACTAAAGGCACCGGTTATGGACGGCGAGAATTTCGTCGGTGTTCCGGAACTCATGTACCTCAAGAAGTGGAAAGCTGATATCGTTAAGCAGGCAAATGACGAGGCATCTGTCAAGCCTCCAAAAGATCCTGCCTCTGGGTTAGATAAATTTTTTACTGATGATAATGCCGTTGTTAGATCGTTTGAGGCAACAGCCGGCCGAGGCCTCGCTGGCGTTATCACGAGCCTCACATTCGATTACGCAAACAGCACGTATGAGACAGAAATGGGTAATAGGGGCGCAAAATTCATGACAGTTAACCTGGCCTTTAAGGTAATACATGATATCACACCCGGTCTGGCACATACTGGTATGCTACGTGCACCTACACACCCTGTTGGGGACATTGTTAATCAGACATTCGGCGAGCCATGGGAGACCGATGGCATGATGTCAAAGAAACAGGCATATAAAAATCAACAGCTCGGCCTTAATCAACTGTATTCAGAAGAAGCGCAGGATGGAACAAAGAAACCTGCAGATGCAGATAAGGCAGTCAGCCCAAAGAATCCAGCTAACCCAGGGTCTTGATAGGAGTAGATTATGGCATTTTCAAGATACGATCGTTCACCTAAAATAGATTTAGGTAAGATGGTGGGTACATCAAAGTACATACCGGTCTTACAACAGGCTATAAAACTAGGATTAATTGAGGTAGAAGATGTAGTAGTTTCAAAAGCTCAGCGTCTTGATGTTGTCGCCGGACGAACCTGGGGAGATGGTAGGTATTGGTGGATTATCGCTGCTTGTTCCGGAATAGGCTGGGGAATGCAGGTGCCTCCCGGTACTGTTCTAAAAGTGCCTATAAATTTGGGTGATATAGAGAGTTTAGTGGGGTAGCGTTTATATGACTGATAGTTACGATAAGGATCTACAGCAGATAGGAAAATATTTTGGCGTTCCCACACGTGACAGTAAGGTTATGTTTCTACAGAGCCTTGAGGCACTTTCGGGCGAGTCATTTAATAAGCTGGTGGGTTCTTCAAATGAGCTAGATAAGATGATCTCAAGTATCCAGTCACCTACCACACTCGGCCCCTCCGCCAGAGTAATTTACCAGCAACTGAATAATTTATCAACGTCAAAAAATAAAGATGCTGCAGGCGCTGCGATCAAGGATGTTGTCGGTAAGATGATTGACGTTACTTGGGTGCACCCACAAACCGCTACTCACCCTGGGATAAACGAGTATATTAACCCTGTTTCAAGCTTTTGGACACAGGGGACTCCGGATGGTAAGTCTAATACGCCGGCAACGATCAAGAGTATGATGTCTGAAGAGACTCTGGGCGACATTAATAGCAAGCATTTTAAGCCTACCCTGACAGCCCCTAATTTGTCGGTAATACAGATATACGACTCTAGACGAACACCATCTTCTACAGATACGGGCGCAGTACAACTTTTCTTAAATTCTATACCCACGATAGAATTAAGCATGTGCGTTCCATTTTTGGATGTTACTGTTGTCGAGAAAGGCCCTGCCTTAGATTATAATAATAAAGTACAGTCAATGGGTATAGTTCGTACACTAATGGGCACGACGAATGTTGGTACTGATCAAAGTCATCCAAACTGGATCCTTGCGAATGCTGTAGATTCAGGGGTTCTGTCAACAATTAGGGAAAATGAACGTGCAATTCAGAATGGCGTTAACAAGGCTGGTAGGATTGAGACGACCGGGCAAGGCAAGGGCGTTTTTTCTTTTTCTTCTTCTGGGATGGAGATGTTTCTAGCTCCCCAGACTCTTACACCAAATGATGTATACCAGGATAAAGCAATAGGCGTATCGCCAAGTGGAAAAAATAAAGCATCTGCAAATAAGTCTGAGGCTGAATCCGCTCAAGCAAATTCTCAAGCTGGAGCAGGTGGAAGGCCGGCCCCTATTTTAGATAGGTTTAGGCCGCTAGCATCGATTGAGTCATTCAACGTCAGTATCAAATCCACCGTGGGGTTTTTATCATTTAAGACTGCTGAATTAGTCATAGTGTTACATGATCGATCTCGCCTTCATGAAATTGCCCCCCTTGTCCGGCCTGATATTTTCGGTGCTGGAAAAGTTAGGATGATGATTGAATATGGTTGGTCTCATCCAGCAGGAAGTCATAGTACACACTATAGCTTTTTCGGAAGGTTTTTAGACGGGCTTCGTGTCAAAGAGATGTTCAATGTTGTAAATTCATCATATTCTTTTGACGAAGACGGGAGTGTCAAGATTAGCCTGACACTGTCGACGGCCGGGGGTACATCGCTGGGAGCGATTATGATTCCTGAGTCGCCAAAGCTTGCTCAAGCAAGGGTCGCGATGGACAACTTGGTAGAGGCAATTAATAGGCTTCGCATCAAGATACTGGGCGGTGGTTCTGCTGCAAAAAGCTTGAATAGAAAAACATTCCTAAATTCAGTGAATACTACCTCAAGGGCTCTATCTATGGATGAGGAAACAAAGAAAGAGCTATCTGCTTTTTTAGGGACAAATACTAAAGATCCGGATATTTCGAAGTTAAAATCTATTTTAAGTACGCTGTATGGTAAGAATGGTGATGGAGGAAAGGCTAATACGTATCAAGCAACTATCAATTCTGTGATATCACAGAAGCTAAAGGATATAACAACGAAACCTGATCCATTTCTTAGGAGTATTCCTGATTCTCTAAGAGGTGGAGCTGCTACTGATTATATTACTCCTGCTGTCGATGCCAGTATAAAGAAAGCAAAGAAGAGATCATGGGTGTCTTTGGGGAAAATTTTAACCTTATTTGTTGGCATACCGCTAGCAGCCTCAAACCGCTTTCACGAAATACAGATTATCACTTATTCATTCAATGCGAAGGCAACATTCGTGAGATCGTTTAATATAGCCCAGTTCCCTATTAACATAGAGGAGTTTGAGACGAAGATAGGGAAATTCACAAAGGCAGGTTTAGCAATGTCTGTTTCATCATTTTTGGGATGGCTACGGCGTGAGTTTGTATCGACACCAATTGCAACGCCTTACGGTTTTAACCAGATGTATGATATCAAGGATGACGGCTACAGCTATAAAGATAAATTCAAGGATGCAACAATTCTTGCTAATGAGAGAAGGCAGAGGATGATGGTCGCGTACCACGGTTCCAAAGATTCATCAGCACCGGAGGATTTAGAGTTCAAGCCACCTCGCCTAGACTTTAAGATAGAGGCCCTTCCTCTACAGAAGGATATTGCTGATTCGAAAAAGCAACCGTCAGAAGCGCCTGAGACGCTTTTACGTATTCATATTTTTGATGCACAAAATATTGATAATGTTACTGAGTCGATGTTACTCACATCTGCATTTGAAGAAACAATAGGTTATATAGGCAGGTCAGCTTCTGCCGTGAAAAATGCAGATCAGAAAAATGCTGGTCATATTGCTTCATTTGGCGAAGGATTGCGTCGTGCACTAAAGGCAGGAATTATAGAGCCTGTGGGTACCACCGTTAAGACGAAGGAAGCAGGGACACAAGATTTGGTTAAGCTACGGTATAAGCTAAAGGGTAATTTCTCTTCTCTGAAGAGGTTCGTTTCATATAACATGCCTACAATTGATGTAGGGTCGAATTCATCTGCTGTGATTAATGCAAATCTGGAAACACAAAATAATCCCCTGCTAGCTACAATCAGTATGCAGCGCGCAAGAAGTAAGAGTTCATCTCAAGCGCCAGGTGTAAACCAAGGTGCGATGCCAATGCAGATAAACCCCACGACCGTCAGCCTTACGACATATGGAAACCCTCTCCTGTCCATGGGCCAGCAGTTTTTTATTGATTTTCATACAGGGACAAGCGCAGATAATGTCTATAGGGTTTCTCAACTGACTCATAATATTACGCCTGGATCATTCGAGTCTGATATTGACTTAATTAACCTTGAGGCATATGGCGTGTTTAGGTCAACAACCCAGGTCATTGAAGATGCACTCACTAGAATACAAGAGATAGAAACATCTAAATCGTAGGTGTTAACGCAGAAATAACTGAACACTCACATTGTAGGGTGTATTTTTGTTCATGTTCTGTATTCACAAAGTAGCTATAGGCACAAACATGCATTTGGTTGTGCGTTCCGATGAATATTACTGGGTAAATAATGTTCCCCAGGATATGTGGACATACGGTCATCCTGACAAATTTTCTAGGCTTAGATTAGAGAGTGTGTCTAAAATGTTTTCGTGTGATTTACCTGCATTTGTTCCGGAGCAATATAGGTGTAGCATGAATGCTGTGCTTAGTGGATCTATTTCTTATCCATGGAGACATATATTGCCTAGGTCTCTCTACAAGCAGAACCTGGGAACTATAATAAATGCACTTAAGCAGCTGTATGATGCATTTTCTGATAGCGGCTATATGGAAACATGTTTTCGCACCGAGGCTTTCCTGGGCCTTTTAGAGAGGGTGCCTGTTAACAGTGAAAAGTTATCAATGCATCTTGAAAATGAAAATAGCCCGACGGTTAAGTCTACCCTTAGGTCATTTTCACCCTCGGCCGATGGGCTATGTAAGCCCGTCTCATACGATCACTATAGCACATCGACCGGCCGAATGACTGTGAAGTCAGGCCCTAGAATTCTTACATTACCAGCGCGGTGCAGGGATATTCTGGAGTCAAAAGATCCAGAAAAAATATTAATACAGGTCGACTTTATTTCGCTAGAGCCCAGGGTCGCATTATGTGTGAGAGGCTTAGGGGATAATTCGGCTGACATATATGATTTAATTTCTAAAAATTTGTTTTCGGGTAAGTTTACTCGTTCTCAAATGAAAATAGCTGTTCTTTGTGCATTGTACGGTGTGTCTGCTAAAAAATTATCTAAAATTATTCCCGGTAACGATTCACACACTGTGATAAGAGAGGTCAAGAAATATTTTGGGGTTTTCGAAAAGACTGCTACACTCAAGGCATTAATAGAAAAGAATGGATTTCTACAAAATGCATTTGGGCGACCATTGTTTTTTGATGATAATGATGACCATTTGTTATTTAGTCATTTTATTCAATCAACTGCAGCTAGTGCAGCAGTCCTGGGCTTTATAGGCTTAAACAGTGAAATGAGTAATGTGGATATCAATTTCAAGCAGTTCTTTGTTATTCATGATGCATGCATAGTCGAGATTAAAAAAAGCGATATCGCACAGGTCGAAAAAATATGCAGTTCCGGTATCAAGATTGAGGGACTAGGTGTCTTTCCTCTCTCTGTTAAGGTGTTGGATGCGAATGGTATATAATTAATAGTATGAATGTGGAGAAATTATGGTCATTGAGTCAGTAATTAGAAACTATGTCAGGGGGTTGCTTTTAGAGAAAGAAGAAGAAGAGCCACCTACCACAACGGGTCCAGGCCCAGGTCGGTTTAAAAAAGAGCTTAAAGACCTTAAGGCTTTAGCGGATGTTGATCCTGCGAAGCTTATGTCGAACCTTAATATCTCCGACCCTGGAGGTGATACGGAAGAAGCTTCACTAGAGTCGATACTCAAGAGTGCGGTAGGGGGAACATCAGAGATGAAGGCAGCATATGGATCTCCATCTAAAAAGTCTGACAGTGCCGACCGCATCGGGTATTCGATACCTGTAACAGGCGAAGGAATGTCACCACGTGATGGGCTAGTTTTCATAAGGGAGGCATTTAAGGGAGCAAAATCTGTAGGTTATTGGACATGGGATAAAGATATACAGATTGAGCTATTAGGGGGAGATATCTTGGCATATGTTTCTGAGAGCCCCTTTACGTGGAATAAGGCAAAAAAGGCAAAAAAGGCAAAAAAGGATGATAAGCCTGGTGCTGAGAAAGATAACAAACCTGATGCTGAGAAAGATAACAAGCCTGACGAACAAGCATGATGAAACAAAAAAGAGAAAAAGAGGTACGCAGCTGATAATTAATTGAACATATATTGACATGGGATTATTTTTTCTTATGAAGAAAAGTTTGATTTTATCATTTGTACTATTGTTTGTTGCTTGTGGGGTTCCTAGAAAAGTAGAGGAGCCTCCCATAGATCCATATCAACACTTAACCTCAACTTCAGTGCTAGAACACTGCGATCCTCCAACGGAGAATTATATGTTTCCTATATTTGGAGACATGTATTTTATAACGAGGCATAAAAACTGTGGTGGTGTTGATGATATGTTGATCACCCACTTTAGCCCAGAGATTTCAGATCTTCAGGAGACTGCTGTAAAGTTACTAGTTATATTGTATACTAGGCAACCAGATGAAAATCTGGAATATGAGCATATCAAGACTTATGTTGGGACAGGTGCTGAGCCACACTCAATATTCTATAGGTTGATAAATAAAGACCCGGTTACGAAAGAGGTACCACAAGATGTCATCCAATGATTTTGATACTGTTAAAAAGAACTGGGAAAAGTTTGAGAAATACTGCAAGAGATTAAGTGATCCCCATATTGATGAATTGCTTGATACATTAGGGGAGAGGCTAGTGATGTGTCCTGCATCTCCTCGAAAAGATCAATATGGGTGTTACCCTGGGGGACTAGTTGAGCATGCAATGGAGGTTACCTCATTAATGAGGTCTCTATGTGATGTATATGGCACCGATATTCAGCTAGCGTCAATTATTAAGGTCGGTTTGTTACATGAGATAGGAAAGGTTGGTGACTTAACGACGCCATATTTTGTAGACCAAGATTCAGATTGGCACAGGGAGAAGTTAGGGCAGTTATATAAATATAGCGATGATATAAACAAAATGTCCGCCTCACACCGAACACTGTTCCTGTTGCAACATTTCGGGGTTATACTAACTCAAGATGAGTGGCTAGCTATCCAGCTAGCATCTGGTTCTCACTTTGAAGAGAATAGATTTTACGTGGGGCATGAGCCTTCTCTTGCTTTTATTCTACAACAATCTAAGCAGGCAGTTATTCATAAGGCTAATATGGCCTAGGCTGCATACTTATAGAATATGAATATTTTACGAAGATATATTCGTCAAATTCTGCTAGAGGGCTTAGGGACCGTCAACGTTCCAGACGTGGGTAAAACGTCTGTGAAAGATTATAAGTCTTCGATGGATTCATCACTAGCAGCAGGAAAACCAGGTATCAAGCAGGTTACATCGCCAGCCGTCGAAGATAACGGCGATAAAGAAAATTTGCTAACCGAGCCAGATGAAATAGAGGATGGTGATAGCCAAGAAGAGGTTAACGCTATTTCTACGGGTGGCGCAGCCATGGCATCTTCCGGTGCAATTCGAGGTGTTACTACACCCCTAGGGACGGATTCAACTTATCCTTCAAAGAAGAAGAAGAAGAAAAAGAAAGCCTCGAAGAAAGGCGATTCGAATTGGTACAAGGCTACCACAAATTAACTTGAACATTAATTATTGAAATTTTACATTTATGTATGTTGAGTGTGTTTGCTAATTTGCATTTTACTATTATAAGGAGTTTAGAAAATGGCAATTGATTTTGATGCGATCCGTAATAAGCTGTCACAGCTGTCTGGCCAGAATAGCCGTCGTAATGTTATGTGGCGTCCCCAAGAGGGAGAAGAGCATGTTGTTAGGCTGATGTCTTTTCCCAATAACGACGGCCAGCCCTTTAAGGAGCGCTGGTTCTATTATAATATTGGGAACAACCCTGGCCTTCTGGCACCATATCAGTTTGGAAAGCCGGATCCAATCCAGGAGTTGATCCAAAAGCTTCGTGACGATGGAAGCAAGGAATCTTATGAGCTAGCGAAGAAGCTATACCCTAAGATGCGAAGCTATGCTCCAGTTGTAGTTCGGGGTGAAGAAGATAAGGGGGTGAGGTTGTGGTCATTTGGAAAGACCGTTTACCAGTCTCTCCTTAATATTATGCTTGACGAAGACTACGGCGATATCACAGATCCTTCTGACGGCCGAGATGTTAAGGTCGTTTGCACAAAGGCACCGGGTAGAATGTGGGCCACTACGGAGGTTCGCCCTCGGGGAAAGCAGACTGTCCTAGAGTCAAATAAGAAGAAGGCAAAAGAGTGGATGGATTCGATTCCTGATTTGGATGAGATGTACTCCCTTAAGACTTATGAAGAGCTTGAAAAGATTGTCAATGACTGGCTAAATGGCGATGATGATGATTCTATGGGAACCGTCCACCAGAGTTCTTCATCTCCCTCGCCTTCACCCGCGGCTGCGGCCTCTGATGCGTCTACATCGAAGTATAAGAGTTTAGACGAGGCATTTGCTGACCTAGAAGACCTCTAGGCAAAATACATACCTCAATCTATAAAAGGGGGAAGCATTGCTTCCCCCTTTTTTTGAACACTTCATGATTTTACTGTTATGATTACATGTAAAGAGGATTTTTAATGGCTAGAACTAAGAAAAACCAAAAAGGGATGGACGATTTTACCTCTGACCTGATAAGCTCTCTAAATAAAGAACATGGTGCAAAAATTGCATATAATCTTGCTTATGATGTTTCTCCTACACATGTGAAGAGATGGATAAGCACAGGCTCACGTCAGCTTGATTACATCGTGTCAAATAGAGAAAACGGCGGCCTTCCAGAGGGTAGAATTGTTGAAATATTTGGCCCCCCGTCAATCGGCAAGTCACATCTTGCAATACAGGTGGCTCGATCGACACAACAGTTGGGGGGTATTGTTGTATATATTGATACAGAGAACGCGACAAGCGTAGAAAATCTTTCTTTGTTAGGCGTCGATATTAGTAAAAGGTTTGTTTATGTCGACACCCACTGTACGGAGGAGGTTTTGTCTATTGCTGAGGCAACCATAATGAAAGCCAAAGCCATGGACAAAGATGTTCCTATTACAATTATTTGGGACTCTGTTGCTGCATCCTCACCCAAGGCAGAACTAGTTGGTGATTATGATAAAGACTCCATAGGACTACAGGCCCGCGCTATATCAAAGGGTATGCGAAAGATTACGGGTGTGATTGCAAACCAGAATGTTTTGTTTGTGATTTTGAATCAGATACGAACAAAGATTGGCGTTATGTTCGGAGACCCGACGACGACGCCAGGAGGAAAGGCAATTCCTTTTCATTCTTCTGTGAGAATTAAGCTGGGTGCAGGGCAGAAGATAGAAAATAAAGAAAAAGAGGTTGTTGGAATTCACGTTTCAGCAAAGACAATAAAAAACAAGGTATCACCACCCTTTAGGTCCGTGGCTTTTGAAATTCACTTTGGTAAAGGGATCAAGGAGCATGAGCAGATATTTGATCTTCTGAGAAAGAATGGTCCTGAGATTATTGGGGGAGAAGAAATTTCCATCTCAGGCGCTAGCGCATGGAAGTGTATTACCGTGTCAAATGCTGAGACCGGTGAGGTAAAACTAGAGAAGAAATTTCACAAAGCAGACTTCCAAGAGATTATAGACGATAATGTCTTTGGTCCGTATGTCGATGCTATGTTAGGGAAAGTGTTTATAAGATCTAGCGAGTCACCAGCAGATGTGGAGCTTGACGTCAACTCTTATGAAGAGGTAAGGTCTATATCTATTGATATGAAAGATGAGCTAATTGATCCGGAGGGATGACATGTCTGGCATGCGGCCTGTGATGTTGATAGATGGGCTAAATGTCTACACTAGACACTTTATAGCTAATCCTTCCATGAGTGATTTGGGTCATCATGTGGGAGGTGTTGTCGGGTTTATGAAGGGGCTACAATTGCTGGCTGACCGGATTAAGCCCCAGGCCATATATGTAGTGTGGGAGGGTGGCGGTTCTCCCCGCCGCCGGGCAATATATTCAGGTTACAAACAAGGTAGAAAACCCCAGAAGTTGAATCGCTTTTATGGGTCCGATATTCCTGACACGATAGAGAACAGGAACTACCAGCTTGTTCTAACAATAGAGCTGTTAAAAAATACTCCCATAAACCAAATATATGTGGGAGATTGTGAAGCAGATGATATCATAGGGTTTCTGGTTAAAAATCGATTTAAAGACAAAGATATTGTAATAGTGTCATCTGACAAAGATTACTACCAGCTCCTGACAGATAAAGTTACACAGTGGTCACCTGGCCAGAAAAAATTTATTATGCAAAACGATGTACATAAGAAGTTTCATATACCGGTACATAATTTTTGTACTGTGAGGTGCTTCGTGGGAGATGCATCAGACGGCCTAGGAGGAATAAAAGGTGCAGGATTTAAGACAATGGCATCAAGGTTTCCTGAGCTAGTATCGGATAAGCATATCTCAGTTAATGACATTATAGAATCCAGCATAGAAAAATCAAGTAGTAGTAAACTCAAGCTATATTCTAGAATAACTCAAGATCCTGAAGTTCCATTAAGGAATTGGAAATTGATGTACTTGGACACCAAGAACTTATCTGCAACTCACATTCAAAAAATTAATGGTGAGATTGATACTTTTGAACCAAGTAGAAATAAGATCAATTTAATGAAAATATTAATGAGAGAAGGAATACGCACATTTGATGCCGACTCTTTTTTTCTCGCAATTAACTCAGCCATCCAATAGGGCGAAATGAAATCAGAAATTATTAATTCATCGACAGCGAATTTCAGTCAATATGGTAAGGTGTTTCAAGAGAAAATTTTCCAAGGCTTATTAACCGACCATCGGTGGTCAGCCCAGATGTTCGAGGTGATGAAGCCTGATTTTTTTGATGTAAAATCGTTAGCATATCTCACAATGAGATATTTCTCATATTACGAGAAATATAAGTGTTTTCCCACAATGCCTTTGCTTATAACGATTATCAAGGAGGACTTGGGAAACAGCGATGACGCTATCTTAAAAGATCAAATAGTCGAATTCCTGTATCGGATTAAAATGAATCCTGATATGGGTGATATAGAGTATGTTAAAGATAAGTCGCTCGATTTTTGTAAGAGGCAGGCTTTTAGAGATGCTCTAGAGCAAGCTGTAGAGTTAATCCAGACAGATAAATTTGAAAGTGTTGTAGGGTTAATGAAAGAAGCAGTCTCTATTGGCCTTCCCCATAACACAGGCCATGATTTCTTTGAAGATGCTGATGCTAGGTTTATAAAGATTAACAGGCAGGTTTGCCCTACAGGAATAAATCGCCTAGATGCAAAAGATATTTTGAACGGCGGCCTAGGTAGGGGAGAAATAGGCGTTGTCACCGCAAATACCGGTGTAGGAAAATCTCATTGGCTAGTTGCCATGGGTGCAAATGCAATGAGGGTTGGGAAAAACGTACTACATTATACCTTTGAACTATCAGAGCATGCAGTCGCGTTAAGGTATGATTCTAACTTGTGCGGAATTCCTAGCAACGAAGTTCAAGATCATAAAGAAGAAGTTTTAAAAAGATATGAGGGATTGGAGCTTGGCAGGCTTATAATTAAAGAATACCCTACTGGGTCGGCATCTTCTGTTACGATAAGGAATCATATCGAGAAATTAATGCTGCGTGGATTTATGCCTAGCTTAATTGTTATTGATTATGCCGATATTATGAGATCTACCAAGAGCTATGATTCTTTGAGACATGAGTTGAAATTAATTTACGAAGAGCTTAGAAATTTATCCATGGATTTAAATGTGCCGATTTGGACGGCTTCACAAGCCAACAGGGACTCAGCGAATTCAGAGATAGTTGGGCTTGAGAACATGTCTGAGGCATATGGAAAGGCGATGGTCGCAGATGTTGTTGTGTCTTTGTCTCGTAGGGCGATGGAGAAATCGACGGGGGCAGGAAGATTATTTGTCGCGAAAAATCGGGCTGGAAAAGATGGCCTCGTTTTTCCTGTTCACATTGACACATCACGATCTATAATCAAGATAGTTGACGAGTCAGAATTGACGCTGCGGGAGGCAACACAAAATGATGAAAGCGAATTGAAGGCTATGCTTAAGAAGAAGTGGAAGGAAGTAAGCAAGATATAATTTTTTTAAGGGGAGAGTAATGTTTAAATTTGAGGAAGCTGTCAGAGAATCTTCTGAGTATTTTTGTAATGACGAACTAGCTGCGAACGTTTTTATTACGAAATATGCTCTTACTGACAAGCACGGTAATTTGCATGAAAAGACACCTGATGATATGCATCGCCGTTTAGCACGTGAATTTGCACGAGTAGAATCTACCTACCCCAACCCACTAAGCGAAGAAGAAATATATGGATTATTTAAAGATTTCAGGTTTATAATCCCGCAGGGTTCTCCCATGTCGGGAATAGGAAACCCGTATCAAGTTCAGTCAATTTCTAACTGTTTTGTAATTGAGTCTCCGCACGATTCATATGGGGGAATTCTCAAGGCAGATCAAGAGCTAGTCCAGATAGCAAAGAGAAGGGGAGGTGTGGGATTCGATCTTTCCACGATTAGACCACATGGAGTCGCGACTGCAAACTGTGCAAAGACGACTGACGGTATCGAGGTATTCATGGACCGTTTTTCAAATTCATGTCGTGAAGTTGCACAAAATGGTCGCCGCGGCGCCTTAATGCTTTCAATCTCTGTCCATCACCCCCAGATTTGTGATTTTATAAAAATCAAGCGTGATCTAACTAGGGTGACTGGTGCAAATATTTCTGTTCGCCTATCTGACGAGTTTTTGAATGCCGTCGAGGCCGGTACCGATGTTGAGTTGAGGTTCCCTGTCGACAGTAAAGAGCCATTGATATCTAAGAATGTAGATGCATTAGAGCTGTGGGATCAAATTATCGAGAATGCTCATGCATGTGCTGAGCCTGGCCTTTTGTTTTGGGATACTGCGACATCTATGACACCATCTGATGTGTATAAAGATGAAGGTTTTGGTTCTACCTCAACTAACCCATGCGGTGAAATTATCCTGTCACCGTATGATAGTTGCCGGCTCATGGTGGTTAACCTATTGTCTTTTGTTGATAATCCGTATACCGATAATGCAAGTTTCAATTATGAAAAAATGGCCGAAGTAGTCCAGAAGGCACAGAGACTAATGGATGACATGATTGACTTGGAGGTAGAGCAAGTTGAAAAGATACTTACGAAGATTGACATGGACCCTGAACCTGACGAGGTAAAACAGATTGAAAAAGACTTGTGGGAAAATATTAAGACTCAGGCAATCTTAGGTCGTAGAACAGGCCTAGGCGTAACAGCAGTAGGAGATGCCCTTGCTGCTTTAGGTATTCGATATGGGTCTAGTGACTCTATTGAGGTTGTAGAGTTATTTTATAAAACCCTGGCTGTGAATGCTTACCGCTCTTCTTGTATTATGGCAAAAGAGCGCGGTTCTTTTGAGATGCACGATCATAACAAAGAAAGAAACCACCCTTTTTTAGAGCGGATATTTGAGGCTGCACCTGACGTTAGAGAGATGAGTAAAAAATATGGTCGCAGAAATATTGCTCTCACTACAACTGCACCTGCTGGATCTGTGTCCGTTTTGACCCAGACTACATCAGGGATCGAGCCGGCTTTTATGCTCCACTATACACGCCGCAAGAAGCTAACTGAAAATGATGCAGATGGCCGTGTGGATTTTGTCGATGAGAGCGGTGATCGATGGCAAGAGTATAACGTCTACCACCATGGGTTTAAGAAGTGGATGGAGGCCTTTGGCGCTGGTGGAGATGAGGCCACGAATAATGAGAAGCTTGTCGAGATGAGCCCGTATAACGGTGCAACTGCAAATGAGATAGATTGGGTTGCGAAAGTTAAGATGCAGGCTGCGGCTCAAAAATGGGTTTGTCATGCGATTTCTAATACAACAAATCTACCAGCAGATGTTGACATAGAGACAGTAAAGGACGTTTATTTAACTGGATGGAAGTTAGGGTGCAAGGGAGTAACTGTCTATAGGGACGGATCTAGGGCTGGTGTTCTTGTGGGCGCTAGCAACGAGTCCGGAAGTGAATTTACGACGCAAGAAGCTCCATCTCGCCCTGATGAGTTAAAATGCTCTATTCATCATGCTAGTATTAAGGGTGAGGCATGGACAATATTGGTCGGGCTCATGGATGGGCGTCCGTATGAGGTTATGGGGGGCCTGCAGAAATATATCGAAATACCCAAGAAATACAGGAAAGGTACAATTATTAAGCATCATTACAAGACAAAAAATTCCCGCTATGACCTACGTATAGGAAAGAATGGTGATGAAATTTTGATTAAAGATATAGTCTCGGTGTTTGATAATCCTAACCATGCAGGATTTACAAGGACGATATCGCTAGCTCTTCGGCATGGTGCACCCTTGCAATATATCGTAGAGCAGCTTCAAAAAGACAGGGAAATGGATATGTTTTCGTTCTCCCGTGTCATTGCCAGGGTTTTGAAAAACTATATCAAGGATGGTACGCTTCCGGGTAAGACGACTTGTTCAAATTGTGGTGCAGAAGAGTCGCTAGTGTATCAAGAAGGGTGCGTAATGTGTACTGCCTGTGGCAGCGGTAAATGTGGGTAAAGGAAAAAAAGAGGTTAGCAGATGAAGTGGGTTTCCAAAATATCAGGTTTAATAAAAGAGATAGAGTTAAGAAAAAGCCCGGTGATTATTAGGGTTAATAAATTCGATGAAGAGTCTGCAAAGAAATTTTCACAAGAGATGGCATTAGCACATAATACTGGGCAAAAAGTTATTCCCGTTGTAATTGATTCTTACGGGGGCCAAGTTTATTCACTTATGTCAATGATAGCTGCTATTAGAGATGCTGAGATTCCTGTTGCGACTATAGTCGAAGGAAAGGCGATGTCTTGCGGTGCAGTGCTGCTATCTTTTGGGGAAGACGGATTACGGTTTGCTGATCCCCATGCAACGGTAATGATACATGATGTCTCTAGCGGGATGTATGGAAAGGTCGAGGAGCTCAAGGCCGATGTTAAAGAGGCTGAAAGGCTAGACGAAAAGATATACACAATGATGGCACGAAACTGTGGTAAGAAAGATGACTATTTCAAAAAGAAGGTCTTCAATAAAAAACATGCAGATTGGTTTATGGACGCTGAAGAAGCAAAGCGTCATGGCTTAGTTAACCACTTAAGGATACCAAAGCTTACAATTGCTGTCGATGTCAGTATAGAGATGGAGTAGCATATGTTCGGTATGATGAGAAAGATATCATATAACAAAAAGTCATCTAAAAAATTAGGTTGGCGCCCTTTCTGGTTTGGGGAAGATGATTTTAGTTCCACATTAATAAAAAAGATTAAAGAATTTCAGGAGAGCCATGATCTTAAACCAGATGGCTTGTGCGGAGATGTTACATTTCGCCGTATATATTCTGAGCAAGAGTCCTCTAAGGACGAAGATACCGGATCACAAATTATAGTCGAGGGAATTCCTATATCGATTCCGTGGGATAAAGTCGTTTCTATAGAGGATCCGGATAATCTTTCATTACCGAGAAGTTGCTATCGTCATCGAGACAGGCCTGACCCAACACAAATTGTGACGCATTTTGATGTTTGTCTTAGCGCGGCATCATGTAAGCGAGTGTTACAAAAAAGGGGCCTGTCTAGCCATTTTGTGATTGATAATGACGGTACGATATACCAGATGGTCGATACCGCATATGAGGCATGGCATGCCCCACCCTCGAATAAGAGAAGTATCGGTATCGACATAAGTAATGCATATTATGTCAAGTACAATAAAACCTATAAGTCTAGGGGGTTTGGGCTCCGCCCTGTTTTAAAAAATCTACCCTTGCATGGTACAAAGATTAAGGAGTGCCTGGGGTTTTATGATGTTCAAATAGAGGCGTACAAGGTATTACTTAACACACTTTGTGATTTTTATAAGATCCCAAAAGAGTGTCCGCTAGATGATAATGGAGATCTTCTGAGGGGCGTGTCGAAGGATGCACGGTCCGGGAAGTTTAAGGGCATTGTTTGCCATTATCATTTAACGAGAAAAAAAATTGACTGTGTTAATTTAGAGTTAAAGCAAGTGTTAGACGAAATGAAGGTCTCCGGTATGAGCAACGATGAAGCCTGAACTAAGGGTTGAGTTATATGATGACGGCATAGGGGCTGTTGAGTATGTTTCTCATATGGGTGATGATTTAACGATCGTGAATGCAGCACGTGTGTCTTTTGGCAAGCACAAGGAAATACTTGATCAAAAAGATGCTAAGCTGATTAGGTATTTAATCAAACATCGTCATACGTCGACGCTGGAGCATAACATTGTCACTTTTCGCTTTACTGTACCTCTTTTCATTCGCAGTCAGCATCATCGTCATCGCACTTGGAGCTACAACGAGATCTCTAGACGGTACACGGACGTTGATATCAAATTCTATGAAACAAAAGCACTCAGGACTCAACATGCATCAAACCGTCAGGCTTCGAATCCGAATGTTTTGCAAGACCCTATTATAGACCCTGGTGGAATAAGCGGCGGGAATCATGCCAGCTACCTAATTTCATCTCATCACTCTTCTTCTTTGAGGCTATATAATAAACTACTCGACAATGGCGTCTGTAGAGAACAGGCTCGTGGCATTTTGCCCCAAAATATGTACACACAATATTATGGTACTGTGAATTTGAATAACCTGATAAAATTTGTAGAGCTGAGATCGCATGAGGGTGCACAATGGGAGATTCAGCGTGTCGCTGCTGCATGCATACAAATAGCATCTAGCTTGTGGCCTGAAACAATTTGCGCCTACAAAGAGATTAGGGAAATTTAGCCTGTGGATTGATAATTATTTCAAGCCCGGGGTGTACGGTGAGTTCAGAATTTGCTAGTCTCATAAGAAAATATATTGCAGAAGCCAATGATTATTCATGGGATGTTTCTAACCGCAAAAATATGTTGCTAGATCAACCTGGGATGGAGCAGGAAGATAAGGATAACACTGAGGAGTACCTAAAGTCAATGGGCTTGATGGAAAATATCATCGCTCTTTACTTAAGGGGTATTTTAAGTGAGAAAGAACTACGCGGCCAAAAGAGCAAGCGTACACTCTACCACATTGGCAAACGACCAGCAGAGCCGAAGCCTGCTGAGCGCTGGGGTGCAAAAGGTGAGGAGGGCTGGTCTAGAGACTGGATAGAGGGCCCTGTTAAGTCTGGAGTTTTTTTAACACCCAATCCAACAGATATTGCCTGGAATCACGGCGTCAGCGGCAATGTGTATGCCTATAAGGTTCCACAATGGGTTATTGAAAAATCAGGAGGTGTGAACCGTTTTGATACAGGCTCAGAGATCCTCATATCACAAGAGATATGGGAAGAGGCTGGGGATGAGATAGAATTCTTAGGCAAGACTATGGGCAAAGATGAGTTATGGGACTCGGTTGACTCGTCTTATTACAGCTCGAAGCAAAAGAAGGGTGTACGTGGCGCACACAAGCATGATGACGGTGCATCTAGCATCTCAGGGCTTAGATCAACCAACCACCCCGAAGCTGCGATCAAGATGATGTCTCAAGAAGAGATCGAGAAAGCCCTAGCAAAATTTGAAAATGAGTACGCACAGGAGGGCCCTGCGGAGGTGGTCAAGGGCCCGCGAGATAAAAAAGGGCTCGTCATCCCCTACCTTGGCAAGCAACCAAGGGGTAAAGACAAAGAGCTTATTGATCTTCTCAACAAGTACATGAAGGAGTCGGTTGTTCGACAGTATATAAAGGATCTGCTTGTAGAGGTCCCACTTGATGACTTTGAGTATGTTTCCAAAGACCACGACGATGTAATGGTCCGAGAAGAGGTTGCTGATTATTTCAAAGCGATACCACAGAGTGTCAACATCTACGTCGCACATACAGACGATCTTAGCTGGGCACATAGGCTGCCAAACGAAATACAGGGCAAGGTATCCGGATTTAAAAGTCGAGGCCAGGTCACCCTTACTGATATTTCAAACATCGGAGAGCTATATCCTCAGATACAGAGGGCTATGCACCCAGAAGGAATCAATCTTCTCTACGTCTACCCTAAATCTTTTGAAGTTCCTGCCGGCGGTGATACATTCATTGCTGATGTCAACCCCCACTATTTGGCTCACGATCTTCATCACATGCTTGAGAATGCCCCCGGCCGTGAAAGAGGAGAAAAAGACAAATTCACTTCTCTTATAAAAGAGTATCTGATGGAGCTGGTCTGGCTGTCTCACGGTGGCGGGTCGGTGGAAGCTGAGCAAGTGCGAGATACAATGCGGAGAACCGGCCGGCGTCTTGGGGTTGCAAATACAAACCTCTTGATGAGTGAACTGTTTCCAGGCATCAAACTACCCAGTGGTGACTTCGATCTATTTGGTGATGTCTTTGCTGACTACCTGAAGAACGATGGAAACTTAGTCCTCGGCGTTCCAGAGCAGCTCGATTATGATGGCACAGTCATTGAATTGAATCCCGGCTCTAAGCACGATCAACGAGCGCAGCAATACGAAAAGAAATTTAAAGATCTGTTCAATGCAGTATTGGATCCGCTCAAGGGAAAGGTGGCAATGTTCAACATCTTCGAGGTCGAACACCGCGAAGTAGAGCGTGCAAGGAAACAAGCCGAAGAGAAAATGCAAGCTGACCATGGCCAACTCATCGACCACATTAAGTCTATGGGCGGAGAGTTTAAGTACTTCGACGAAAGCCACAGAGAAGAGGGTGTCGAGGAGTTGATATTTGACACCGGTCTCAAGCCTGAAAAGCCGGTCTATGGGATCGAAGAGTTCACCCAACAATTTCCAGAAGAGGCGGCTGGCATTGAGGCTTTGGGCTACAAGATAACGAGTGCCTTTGACGGGTTCGGGGGTAGCTCTGTGGAGATTAGGCTGAAGATGGCAGGCATCAAAGAGAGCGTTTTAAGAAAATATATAAGGCAACTACTCAAAGAAGACCCCATGGGCTTTGTTCACGACCTAGCAGCCTCGGATAAGTTCGGCGATCAGTTTAGGGGTGGCCAAGTTGGTAAAGATGCTGGTCGAGATATCAAGCGCGCTTTCAACAAAAACGCAGACCACCAATTTCTCAGCACGCTGGATACAGTTCACTGGTTTTACACTGTTTACGACTTAGAGCCCTTGGTAGGAAAAGGTAAAGATGAACTTTCTGCAACAATGACGCTCCCCGGAGATAGCTTTGACCCAGCCGGTCTTCCATACGGGCTATGGATTAAGGGCAGAATAACACTGGCTACTAATGAACAAGATAAGATGTACTCCGGATTTTATGGGGACTATGGCGCCGGCTATGAAGGATCAGAAGAGGAAGTTGCTCATAGAGACCGGTCTTCTGGCAGAAATAAACGGCCATCTGTATCAAAAGATTACAGTCGATACGGCCAGCTCGAACGCGGAAATGAATACATGGAGAAGATGGCAAGAGATGGTATTCCCTATATCTTAGATCAGTCAACATGGAATCCAGGTAAGACCAGGTCTAATAATGAGGCGCTGGTAGATAATTGGAGGCCTATAGGGATCATTGTTGCAAAGAACGACGTTATAAAAGCTATTCTCAAAGCAGCCAAGAAACTTGCTGGAGAAGGTGGTACCCCACCGAGCGGTAATATTGCCAAAGACATTAATTATTTTTCGACTGGTGTGACACAAGAGATCATACTAGCAGCCCTACAGTTGGGCGTTCCGATTTATGACACGAGTCGAACAAAGCTATGGGGCCCTCCCACACACCAGAGTGGAACACAAAAAGAGCTCCGCCAGTACGTAAGAGGGCAGTTAATTTTAGAAGATCGAATCCTCCAAGAAAACGTTTTCAAGAAAGCGATTTCATGGGTAAAAGAAAAAGGGCAAGCAGGTATAGAGGCAACCCGCGAATTTCTCACTGACCTAAAAGAAGAGTTATCAGAAACTAGGGAGGGAGCAGCACTTCTTACGAAACTAGCTTCTGGTAAAAATTTGTCGCCAGAAGAAACTGGATTTCTAAAACAGCAAGCTAAAGATGTAGCGTCAGGTACAGTCCTACTAGGCTTGTTTGCCCTTCCGGGTGGTGGGTTGGCTACTGCAGCCCTTTTAAAAGTAGCAGGAAAAGTAGGTGTTAACCTTAAACCTACAGCATTTAGAGGGAATGATGAAACTACTTCATGAATACATAAGGTCGACCCTAATGTCTGAGTCTAGGTTTAAGCAGATATTTAAACCCAAATTCACAGACTTACGGCAATACTTAGCGGGGTCTTCTTTTTTGGATGCTGACCCTGCCGGTGATCTAGATGAAGACACATGGTCGTCTGAGGCCGCCGTGGTACTTAGGGACGATTTAAATGATTATTTCGATTCAAAATTTGAGTCTGGTTATTTGACAGCAATTGTGAAGGTTGATATGGGATGGACAGACCCCAAAGCTGGTAAAGACAGTGTTCTTAAGAATGCGACATATTACTTCAAGGGTGGCCTTCATTTCCTAGAGGTTATGTTAGCAGATATTGATGATGGTTCTGTCATAAGGGACATGGGACGCCCTGAGCAAAAGGTTTACGAAGTTATTTTACACGAGCTTTTACACATGCAACAGTTTTTAAGGTTTAGCAAGGGAGAACCCACTGATAAAAAGTGGGAACACTTCATGAAAGAGTATCGCCGCCGCGGCGGAGCATCAGGTATGGGTTCAGATTATTTCTTTTTTGACGAACCTGGTGCTGCATCTGAACTTGAGACATTTTCGTTGCAAATTGCTATTGAGCTTGTGGATGCTATTGGTCAGGAGGCTGCTGTCGCAATATTAGGGCAACAACCTGATTATGACATGATAAGAAGAAATTCCGCATCATTTAGAGATATTGAGAAAGCAGGTAATCTCACATCACGCCCCGAATTTAAAGAGCTGGTTAAAAGGGCGAAGCAATACGCGAGGCTATCATCATGAAATTACTACGTGAATACATAAGAACACTGTTAACCGAGCGTAATACGATGAAGCGCCCAACCGTGGGAGCAATTCTAGACGCGATAGATGTTGTCCAAGCAGCCGAAGATGAAGAAGCAAAGAAGAAGGCCTTAAAAAAGCTTGAGAAGTCCCTGGGGTGGAAAGTAGCTAAGATGCTAGCAGGACCATTCGGCGATGCAGTTAGCATTGCAAAAGATGCCGCTGGAGTATATAAGACATTAAAGGATACAAAGAAGGCTCCTGAAAAGATGGATAACCCTATCCTGGACTTACTTCAAGTCGATTCAGGTTATAAAAACATGTTAGACGACTCAGTCGAGTTCGAATTTGATAAAGATATGGTAAGTTATTTAAACAGCTTACCTCGAGAAGCACCACTTCCTGATATGACCGTGGAGCTTGAGAAATGGATACAGAAGAAGTTTAATAGGGGAATTTCTGGTGCTGATGTAACAGAGGTTATTTTTCGTAAGCATATAGGAAACTTAATTCGAGAAGCGATTGAAAATGAAAGTCAGTTCCGTGAGCTTTTGGAGGCTGGTCATTTTGATCAAGCCATAGCCTTGGCAGATTCATTAGGCATCAGTGGAAGAGAACTACCTTGGACTGGTGAGCTCTTAGAAGATTACGTGTATGAGAAACTGAAGAACATTCCAATAGATGCGTACGATGATGCCAAATTAGTTTGGCACCAGGCCAAAATTGATGCGCTAAATGTTCTAGATATTAGTCTAGAAGAGTACATGGGGCCTAGTCCACTAATGATGTATTACAACTCTAGACGATAGAGGGAAATGGTATGAAAATAACAAAGCGACAACTTAAAAATCTTATTCGAGAAGCATTCTGGGACAAGAAGCCTCCTGCTCCCGCGGCCGGATCGGACAAGTTCATGAACCCCCTGTCAGCAGCGTCGGAGTCCATGAGGGAAGTCATATCAGCTCTATGGGGCCCATGGGACGATCCTCCCCGGCCTGATTTACTAAAGAAAGCTCAAGCTTTGGCTAAAGAAATTGATGAAGCTTCAAAGGACCAGATATGAAAATCACCAAACGGCAACTAAGAAGAATCATCCGAGAAGAAATAGACCACATGACTGGTTTACCAGTGGGTACACCAGTGACCTCGGTTGAGGTTGAGTGGTATGGCCATGAGCACACTGAGGGTGAAGGGATTAGCTACGCTGTCCCCACCGAGGTTGTCCTACAGGGTGAGAAGGTGATTCGTAACTATATCGATGGCAAGTTTTACCCTCGATACAAGTACCTTATCACGAAGGCAACATGGCGCGAGATCGATGCGCTCATGGGGGATGACTGGAAGCGATGAAAATCACAAAAAGACAACTAAGAAGAATCATCAAAGAAGAATTGCGGCATCTGGCTGAGTACGGATCTCGCTATGGCGATCAAGGCGAGCGAGTCACTGCCGATATGAATGATGAAGAAAAAGAGTGGTTCCAGAAAGGCGTCGAGGCTGGTAGCCATAGAGGATCCGGTTATGATGATATGCCACATCCCACCACCGCCGGCGGAGCCTGGTATGATGCATGGGTGCTTGGCTTCGAACATGCCAAGTCAGGAGGCTACTAATGAAAATCACAAAAAGACAACTTAGATCGCTGATTCAGGAAATGGCAGATGCTCCCCTAGAGCCACCTGCGCAGAACCCAAACGTTCAAATTATCTTAGATCAAATGGAAGAGATGTCAATAGCCGATATTCGAGTCATATGGCAAGCCGCTGCCGATACAACCAAGCGAAAGCGAAATGAATTAAAGGCCGGTTTCAAAAAAGGTGACCGGGTCCAATGGACTCGTAAGAACGGCTCGCAAGGAGTGGGGACTGTTGTTCGCCGCGGAGGAAAGTACGTCATGGTTCAACCTGACGGTGATAATCGAACATGGAAAAAATGGCCGGATAGTTTGAGTAAGATATAATGAAACTACTCCGCGAGTACATAAGGGTTTTACTCGAGCAGCCCGATATCGGATTGCCTCCGACGCTGTACCATGCGACTTATGGTCCTTTAGTTGACTCGATCATGTCATCTGGCTTAGGTGGATCCAGAGATACAATGTGGGAAGATTCTGTGAGAGGTACTGTTTATCTTGCACTAAGTGATGACGTTGCTTATAGCTATGCTGAAACTTCCGACGACGCATGGGATAAGTTTGAGACTGATGAAGGGCTGGAGATTGTAGTATTCGAAGTTGACACTTCTCAACTTGATCCATCTAAATTTAACATAGATCAGAATGTCATAGATAACGAGGGAGACACTTTAGGGTATTATGGTGTCGTACCTCCTTCTGCGCTTAGGATGATCAGTAGAGTGTACGCATGAAACTACTACGTGAATACATAAGAAGTCTGCTGATTGAGACTGCGATAGGTCAGTGTTATCCGCATGTCGTTAAGATGGCCAAGGGTTCTTCTCAAGAAGAATTCTCAGACCTAGCCAGATTCAAAGTAGCTCATGGTAGAGTGACAGACAAGTATTCAGGTGAATCAGTTCTACATGCCTGGGTTGAAAAAGGCGATATGGTTTTCGATTGGCAGACACATTCCACCAAACCTGATGGTATTCCGAAAGATGTCTACTACGACATGTACGCACCAGAAATCCACAACGAATACACAGCCGAAGAGACCATGGTCAACTGTTTGAAAAGTGGCCAGGCCGGCCCATGGACTTTGAGAGAGTCTACAGGGATAATAGAAGACGGTTGGCCTGGGGTTACATGGAAAGTCCAGAATTATGGGAACGGTATCTCCGTTGTCTTAATGATGAGTGGGCAAAAGATGGGAAGCATCATAGCTCGGGAAGTTTCGCGCTGGAAATACTGTGCCGATGACGTAGAGAAGTTAAAGGCACAAGGGTATGATTACGAAGACCCACGCTGGCCATCATTAGGACCTAAACTTTTCGCGGTAGGTAATTCTGCAATCGACCAAGCATTCCGGGGCCAAGGCTGGGGAAAGAAGATGTATAAAGTCCTGATCGACACCATCCGCCAAGAAGCAGGCCGCCGGGGTGCATTTATCGGCGCAGATGTATGTACAGGCGGATCAACCTCGAAAGGTGCCTTAGGCGTATGGAGATCATTGGCCAGGGACTATCCATCATCCGGTAACGTAGTCTACGTGGGGCCGAAATGAAACTACTCCGCGAGTACATAAGGTCACTACTGAGTGAGAGGATAGCATCCACTTATGGTAAGCAGAGCCAGACGCCTGGCAAGAAGAATGTGTACCGTGGAATGAAACTTACAATGCCTAGCGCATCCCTGGCATCAGCAATTCGCAAGGGTAAAATTAGTGGAGACGAGCGAGCAAGATTAATCCTCGGACAATTGCAAAATGAGTCCACAGGTGTTTCATGGTCCGAGACTTTTCATACCGCCGTTAGTTTTGCTGATACATGGAGTGCCTCGAATAGAGGTAAAACGATTCATGTAATCCTACAGGCTACTATCGACGACGGGCAGGGCTTTGATCCAATTACTACAGGCCAAGAACCTCGGATGTTCTGGGATGAAAACGAAATAAGGATGGAGCCTGGAGCAACTATACCAATTACAGCGATATATTTATTCATCAAAGGAAAAGATAAATTCGCACCTCAAAAACTACAGTTTCATATTATTACATTGAAAGACGAAGAAAATCCACTGATGGTGAAAGCATGAACCTATTACGTGAGTACATAAGGGAGTTATTAGGTGAAGGTGTAGAATTCAGGGAGCTTGATTCTCCCCTGACATATTATCGATCTAGCAATGTAAAGAGACTGGCTTTATGCGATACGTCTGTAGATGAACCTGCCAGCAGGAGTGATCTTTACTTTTCAGAATACCAAGAAATGGAATACGTCGGCAGATCTGGTCGAAGATTAAAGAAACCCAGGAAAGGACAGTTGATACCCGGCGTTTCTGATGTCTGCGTTATTGGGTTCTTGGACTATCACCAGCAAGGCACCACCCGTGATGGTAAGCCAATGTGGTATTTAGACTATATAAAAACTCGTGGAGGCCACGGTGGGCAAAAGGTGGCTAGCCGTCTAGTAGACGAGTTTTTCAATCGATATGTAACCGATCCAGGTGTACACGTACACTTCGGAAAGATGATGCGTAAGGAGGTTGGCCACCTAAAAGATAAGATGGCAAAGAAATACCCTGACAACATCGTCATTGGGGCAAGGAATTACTGATGAACCTACTCCGCGAATACATAAGATCACTTCTGGTTGAAGACGCAGCTAAGCGCAAACAGTTCGCTCAACACCTTATTGATGCAGGTCACTCTGAGGCAAATTTTGACACGCCTGATGTAGTCGGCCACAGTATTGACAAGGTGAAGAAGCTCGTTAAGACTGCTCTCGATCAAGGCAAGCTTCTCAAAAAGGCTTTCGCCGAAACTGCAGACAGGGCTTTCCTCGATAGCTTAGTCACAGTTCACTGGTTCAAAACCAGAAAGACGATGGAGGCATTTTTAGAAGGATCATTTAGTCCCAAGGATGAATTATCAGCCACGGCTTACCTACCGGGTGAAATAAAAGGCGCCGGCAGGTTTGGTGATTATGGAATCCTTATCAAGGGCCATATCACTCTTTTGGCAAACGACATGGATCAACTCTACACAGGGGCTTCCAGCACTTACAATGCAGTGTTTCCTGAAAGAAAGAAGCAGTCTGGCATTAACAAGGGTGTCGAGCAGATATATGAACCAAAAGGTTACGAAGACTATAAGATCGTTGTGCTTGACGAAGAAGATTGGAACCCCTCTATTGGTGGCTTCCGCAGCTCACAGAATAATGAGGCGCTCGTCGACAACTGGTCTCCGATGGCAATTATCGTCCCTGACTCTTCAAATCAGCCAGGTTACTGGGATGAAGATTTACAAAAGATGGAACCTGCCGGCCCTGATACAGCGGAAGCCGATATCATTTGGAAACCGCTACTAGACAAGGCCGGCCTGGATATCCCAGTTATGACAACAAGGGAGCTTGTATCGAGAGGCTGGGTATAAAAATAACAAATACAAAGTGTCATGAAGCATATGCAATGACTATTTATCTAATCAAAACGATATTACATGCATATAATGTTGATAGTGGCTTTGGATATGCTTAGGGCTATGAAAAAACGGGTGGTAATATGAGAATAGCAAAAAATCAACTTAGAAGAATCATCAAAGAACAGATGAAGTCTTGGAAAGAACGACAGGCCGAGCTGGACGCATGGGAGAAAAAGCTAGTTGCTGCACTTCCAAAAGACCCTTCGAAAATGAGTAATGCTGACCACAAAAAAGTTGCACAGCTCTTTATCGATGAATATGGCCTAGATCAAGCAGACGCTTTTTATGAAGATGACCGAGGTACATTGGCAGACTTAGGGGTTACACCATATCCTGATCTCGAAAACATCCGCATGGCCATCATGATGGCACTGGATAAAGATCATAAAAAACGAGTTAATGCTTCTCCTCATAAAAAAGAACTTAGGGCCATCGGGGGTGACAGCTACGGTGCAGTCGAGCCTCGTGAGGTAGCGTACTTGACATACCAACCTATTCGTAAGGGTGGTAAAGTTGTAGCATTCATGGTCGAAGACAGCGAGACTCCATGGGGTACAATGCCTCTCGGCCATTCAAGCTTTGTCGTTGATGAACAATGGGCGAAACAGTCCGGGACAACGGTGGACAAGATTATAAAAGTGTTAGAGAAGGGCGGTGCAACTTTGAGAAAGCGCCGTAAGCCAGTTAAGAGAACAACTCCATACTACGACTAGCAGGCAAAATGAAATTAAATAGAGATGATATATCAGGTGACGTGGTAAAAAATAATGACACGTATATCGTGGTTGATAACACGAACCTCACAGGCCTTGTTGTTTCTAAAACCATATTGCACCCAAAGAAAGAGACCACGGGGCATAGCCATGCGGGCCAAGAAGAGGTGTATCAATTTGTGTACGGAACTGGTAAAATGCAGGTCGGACAAAACAAATTCGATGTCAACTCTGGCGATATCGTGTTAATCCCTGATGGCTTGTTTCACAAGGTGTGGAATATATCATGTGTAGAAGACCTAACATTTGTATGTGTTTTTGACGGAAAGAGGAGTCATTAGTAAAAATGCTTAAGCTAATATTGTGCGGTATAGCTATTATTATTATTCTCTATGCCGTATCAGATGGGGATTAGCTATATGGGTTGTGGCAATTGGTTATTTTGTGGGAAATGTAGTATGTAAAGCAGGGGAAATATGAGTAATTTTGGAATTAGCATTGATGCTTTTGAGAAAGACGAAGAAATGGAAGGGACTGTTTTTGAGTTATATGAAAAGCTTCCGAATCGTGAATTTAAGAGCCATATTCAGTTTATAAGGGCTGATAGTTTAAGGGATGCTGAAGATAAGACTGCCGAGGTTAATCCGGATTATTGGCGAACACAGTCGATACGGTCAGTCGGTGTCACATATGTGTGGGATACATTCACACAGCTCTACTATTCATATCATATGGCCAAGTCAGCATTAGGTTTGGATAAATTGACGGATGAGTAAAGTAATATGGAACTTCTTCGTGAGTATGTTAGGACATTATTAGAACAACACACCCAATCAGAGGACCCCTCTTCGGCCGAGCCTTTAAACGGTGCTGTGACGGTCGCTGGGATCCCTATTAGCGTTGAAATTGCATCTACTCCAAAATTAAGAAAAGCCGGCCTAATGAACCGAGCGCATCTTGAGCGTGGAATGCTTTTTTGCTTTCCTGATTGCCGCCCTAGATCATTTTGGATGAAAAATACGCATGTGCCACTGTCGATAGCTTATGCAGATGATAACGGCATTATAACAAATATAGAAGACATGGATCCGCATAGTCTCACCGGTGTAAAGTCAATAACTCCAGCTACTTATGCTTTGGAGATGGAGCAGGGGTGGTTTGATAAAAATGGGGTAGTTCCAGGAGACAAGATTGGGGGTCGCAATGTCAGAAAAAGTAAAAGTTAGGGGCTATATGAAGCCGGCCGCTAGTTTTCATACGTTGGTAGAGTGGGATATTGTTGTAGCACAGTTACTAGAGCTTCAGCATGAGGGAATTGACACTCGAGGTGGAATAGTACAAGATCAAAGGTTGATAGATATTTTAAATAATTTCTTCGGATATCAGCTTATCGATGAGGTGGCTAGGTGGGATTTACTAACACAAAAAAATGTGCTTGACTTTATCGAGGACTTTGTCAATCATAGGTTTTGGAGTTTTGAGAGAGAATATTCACATTATTTTCCTGATATTAACAGGCTTAAATTCGCATATTTCTATTCTAGGGGTGACATGGAACCATATGTGATGCTTGATGATGAGTATACTATCCAGCTTTATGGTTCCACATATAATCCTAAGCTGTTATGTCACTATACCACCGAAGAGGGTGCAAAGAGACTGTCTGATGCAATATCGAGAGGTATAGAATATGACATATCAAGCTTTACAGTGATGGATCGCCCATTTTTTAGGAAAGAGTCGAATGTGCTGGTAACGTTTATAGGGAATGTTAGAGCAGGATTCAGGAGTGACATTAAATCGATGGCACTTGATACGGGTCGCCGAGCATGCAACATGTATCGACTTGAGTACCCGGGTAGGGACATTAATAATATATGTTATGAACTTGACACGTGCGATTCTGATGTAAGGACTAGCTTGTGGAATGAGTACATTGCTACGCCTATTGAGATAGTAGGAATTTCGTCGAGGTAGTTTTGTACAACTTACCTTGTTGTTATAAATTGAATTCATGAGATGGATTCCTCCAAAGTCGCCCCACGGATTAATACAAGAAACCCTCTGGCCTGATGAGTGGAGAATCCTGGTTTCTTGCCTTTTATTAAACATGACTACACGAAGGCAGGTCGACAGGGTAATAGACCAGCTCTTTCATTTGTATCCAGGCCCTGTTAGTATGTCTATGGCAAAAGATGAAGATCTTCATGCAATTATAAAGCCCCTGGGGCTAGCAAACAAGCGTGTAAAGACCCTTAAGCGGTTTTCAACAGAGTACCTGGAGAAAGATTGGGCTTCACCTTTAGAGCTATATGGGTGTGGTAAATATGCTAACGATACGTGGAGAATTTTCTGTCAAGGGGAGTGGCGTGAGACAACACCCGATGACCATGCCCTTACTAACTATCATAACTATCTAAAATTAGTGAGAGAGCAAGAAAATGCCTGAAGGACCAGAGGTTAGAAAAATAGCACAGACTCTTGCTGGTGCCGTATCAGGTGAAACGCTTAACTCAGTAGAGGTTGTTAGCGGGAGATATTTAAAGAAAGACCCTTCCGGGATAAACTTATTCAGGCAACAGCTTCCTAAAAAGGTTGTGGGAGCAGGATGTCACGGCAAATTTATGTATTGGATGCTTGACGATGAGTGCTCTATTTGGTCTACGCTGGGGATGACCGGCGAGTGGACGTTAGAAAAATCAAAGCATACAAGGTTAATTTTCAAGCTAGGGAATAATGAAGTATACTTTAATGATCAGAGAAATTTTGGTACGCTAAAATTTGTTCGCGGTAAATTTGCGCTAATAGAAAAACTGCAATCATTAGGCCCTGATATGTTGGCTGAGGATGTCACAGACTCAAATTTTATTTCTCAAATTCGAAAAAAACCTGGGTGGGAGATCACAAAAGCATTGATGGACCAGGCGATCGTCGCCGGCGTCGGGAATTATATTAAGTCTGATTCATTATGGCTTTCAAAAATTAGTCCTCATAGAAAAGTATGCGACCTCAATGATGTTGAGCTTAAGTCATTGAATAATGCAATAAAGCGCATTATGAGGGAAAGCTTTAATACCGGTGGCTCAACAATAGAGACGTATAAGGATTCTACTAAAGAAGGAGAATACACAAGACGTTTTCTTGTTTATAATCAAAAAATGGATCCTGACGGAAATAAGGTCGTTAGGGAATTAACGGCAGACAATAGGACAACACATTGGTGTCCTGACATACAAATTTAGGAGCTAAATTATGAATGACAATGGTTTTAAATTTTCAGATGATGTTATTGCGCAGGTTGCAAAACTAATACAGGTTGCAATTCTAACTGGTACTGACATAGTTGATCACTTACGGCAGGTGAGGCTTAAGTTGACAGGAGATACGCTTTACGTAGATGATGATTATGCTTCATCATTTGAAGACAATATCCAGTCAATGCTTAAGGAGCTTGAAGAGAATGCCACAGGCGAGTGACAATGATATGTTAGAAGAGATGTTTTTTCTTCGTGAAAGATTCATGTCTAGACTAACAGCAGAAAAGCCAGATCAGTATCCTACGTGGCCTATTGATTTAAGTGATAAGAGATCCCAGCAGCATGTTCGTGATATGGCCCTCCGCGGCGTCGAAGAGATGTTTGAGGCATTACAACATTTAAAAAACTGGAAGCCTCACCGTGACACAGAGGTAAGGGAATTCGATAAAGAAGAATTCATAGAGGAAATAGTAGATGCATTTAACTATTTTCTTTCTGTGTTAGTGTTAACAGGTGTTAGTGCTGCTGATTTACACAATGCATACCTCAAGAAAGATTCTATTATCCATGATAGGCTTGAAAACGGCTACTAGGCAGGAATAGGTAGGATAAAGTTAAATACTGCTAGGTAGTGACATGCACTACCCAGCAATACTAAGATATGCCATATCGAGTGATAATATTTTTTATGGTCATTAATGTAGAAGTATACTCCGACCGTGTAGGATATTCCACCCATCAGCATTAACATCAATCCTTCAGGGTGTACGGTCTCTATGAGGGGGCCCACCATGAATAGTCCTATCCACCCTAGCAGCAAATAGCTGGCAAGTGAAATAGTTTCTGATACATTGAAGTAGAATATCTTCCACATTACTCCAGATATTGCTAAGAACCAGACGCATGTGAATAAGATCATACCCCAATCTTGCTTTAGGGGTATGAGTAGTAGGGGCGAGTACCCACCTGCTATCATGATATAGATGCACGCATGATCTAGTATCCGGAATTTTCTTTTGAGCTGTTTCTCCATAGTTCCGTGAAACAAGGCGGATGAGCTCAGGCCAAGGAATGCAGACCCCCCGTACAGTATGACTGCTAATGTTTTCCAGCCTCCCCCCAATAAGATAGAGTCGGAAATTAAGAAGTATGTCCCCACAGCTATAAAAAATGCACCGCATGCATGTGTCATGCAATTAATCCATTCTTCTTTTTGTGTCTTGTTTGAGACACAACTGTGAGATTGCATAGTACCCCTTAAGATAAAAACGATATGCCTGTAATTACATATTCTATTCAGGCGGCAAAATTCGATATTGGGATATAACTTTTTTATTTTTTTTATTATTGTATGTTATTATGCCGCTAAACCGTGCGGCTGTTTGAGTGTATTTGCATTTTTGTGAATAATTAATTTGTGGAGGCAACACTAGATGAAGATTCCTGCATTGCGAAAGATTATTAGAGAAGAGCTAATAAAGAATTACTTATTCGAATTCGGCGATTGCCCCGGGACTGATTCATTACCTGACGGCGCAAAAGCCTTGGTGAAAGAAGATGATGATGAGGTCCAGAAAGATGTAGACTATAATGTCGATGCCACTGGCGCAAAAGTAACAGGAAAGATGGCCAAGGCCATGGACCCTAATGCAAGTGCTAAAGAATTTGCTATTGCTGATGAGAAGATCGATAAGTCAGGTACCCCGAAAGAGCAGGCAGGGATGTTAGCAAAATTTGCTTTAGATTATGTCGAGGGTGATACCGCTGAAGCTACATCAATATTAAAGTTGGCATCTACAACTGGTATTAAAGGCCTAGGGACAACGGCTCCTGAAGATGAAGCAGCAGAGGGTGATGCAGCATCCGAAGACGCCGGCGAAGATTTTAAGAAAGGGATGTCTGAAGGGCTGTCTAAGAGTAGGATGATTGAGATAATCAAAGAAGAGATTGCTAGCCATTATTTAGCCACGATAAGAAAATAGATAACCAAATTTTGGTTTTTGCATGTAAATTCTAGACCCATGTGTTAATATAACACATGGGTTTTTTTAAGCGAGGGTTTTTTGGGTAAGACACCGAAGAAGTTTGTTGGGATGCATGCTCATGATGGATTTTCTACGTTCGATGGTTTAGGATATCCACAAGAGCATATAGATTTTGTAAAAAGTAATGATATGGACGCGTGGTGCTTGACAAACCATGGCCATATGAATAGTTTTTGCCATGCATATTTGCATGCTGAAAAGTTAAATAAGGCTGGCGGAAATTTTAAGTTTGTCGCAGGTTGTGAGATGTATGTACATCCCGACTTAGATGCCTGGCGCTTAGACTATGATATTCGCGCAGCAGCAAAGAAGGGTGACAAGGAGGCGTTGTTTAGGCTTCGCGATGAGAGGGAGAAGCTTATAACGCCTATTACGATGAAGGTTGATGCCGATGATGAGACCCTAGATATATCCACCGATGAAGCTAGTCTTACAATCGAGAATGAGGAAGAAACGAAGTCCGGAAAATTTTACGACCCCATTAAGAGACGCCATCACTTAGTTGTTTTGCCAAAAACCTCCGAAGGCTTAAGGAGGTTATTTCACCTGGTGTCTAGAGGTTACCTGGAGGGATTCTATAGGTTTCCACGTATTGACTATAAGATGTTAAAAGAGGCCGCCCAGGGTGGCCACCTGATGGTGTCTACCGCATGTCTAGGTGGGCCCTTGGCATATGAAGTTTTTCGTCACTTACAAGAGGTTGAGTTTGATTCACTGGATCCTAAGTGGATGGATGATCCGTCACTACAACAAAAGATATTAAATGGCGTCTCAAATTCTTATGGTCAGTTGGCCGATGCGGTGGGTAAAGAGAATGTGTATGTTGAACTACAGTTTAATCACCTTGTTGCCCAACATCTAGTCAATAGGGCTCTCATTCAATTTGCAAATAATGAGGGCATGCAAGATAAGCTTGTAGTTACATGTGATTCTCACTATGCGCATCCTGAACACTGGAAAGAACGTGAATTGTATAAAAAGCTGGGGTGGTTAAACTATAGGGAGTTTGATCCGTCAAAACTACCTCAGTCCAAGGAAGAGCTTAAGTGTGAGCTATATCCTAAAAACGCACAGCAGGTGTGGGAATCTTACATTAATACAACTAAAGAGTATGATTTCTATGACGATGATATAATTTGTGATGCCGTAGAGCGGACATATGACATTGTTCATGACGAAATTGGAGACATTCATCCAGATAAGTCTATGAAACTCCCAGATTATGTTGTTCCAGCTGGTAAGAGTGATGATAGGGCCCTGTTGGATATGTGTAAGGAGGGATTAATTGATAGAGGTTTAGCAGATAAGCCTGAATATATAGACAGGCTAAAGAAAGAACTCTCCGTCATTAGGGAAAAGAAATTTTCAAAATATTTCTTAACGATGAAAGCTATCATGGATCTTGCCAGAGGTCATATGCTGGTCGGGCCCGGCCGTGGATCAGCTGCCGGCAGTTTGGTAGCATATGTTTTATATATCACCAATGTTGACCCGATCGAATATGGGTTACTTTTTGAGCGTTTTCTGAGCGTTCATAGGCAGGGTGCACCTGACATTGATTCCGATGTCGGGGATCGTGATAAGCTGATTGATCTGCTTAAAGAAAATTTCGGTGATAATAATATCGTACCAATCTCAAATTATAATACATTTAAACTTAAGTCATTAGTCAAAGATATTTCTAGGTTTTACGGAATTCCATTTGATGAAGTCAATAAGGCACTAGCTCCTGTTGAGAATGACGTTAAGAAAGCTGTCTTTAAGAAAGGGACAGACAAGAACCTCTTTACTCTCTTGTATGAAGATGCAATTAAGTACAGCAAGTCATTCCAGGATTTTATTGAGAAATATCCAGAGATTGCAGAACCTATTGAGGTGCTATTTAAGCAAAATAAAGCCCTAGGCAGGCATGCAGGAGGAGTAATAGTCTCAGAAAATGTAGCTGAGCAGATGCCCTTGATCATGGCTCGTGGCGAAATTCAGACACCCTGGGTAGAGGGTATGCACTACAAGCACCTCGAGGAGCTAGGATGGATTAAATTTGACCTCCTCGGCCTTGAGACGTTGCGCATCATTGAGAGATGCATAGCATTGATTCTACAGCGCCACGAGGGCCATGAATCACCCTCCTACTTGAATGTCAAAGAGTGGTTTAACGATCATATGGATCCGAAGGTGATTGATTTTGATGACCAGCAGGTTTATGAGAAAATCTACCACGCTGCAAGATGGGCAGGTATTTTCCAGTGTACCGCAAGGGGAGCACAAAATTTCTTTAAGAAAGGAAAGCCCTGTAGCATTATTGACATTGCAACGCTTACATCAATTTACAGGCCCGGGCCTCTTACCGCCGGCGTGCATGACATATATTTAGGTGCAAAATCTAATCCAGATGATGTCGACTATAAACACCCTCTTATTAAGCAGGTGCTTGAGCCTACATACGGTGCCATTATTTTTCAAGAGCAAGTTATGGAGCTATGTAATGTAGTAGCCGGATTCCCTCAAGAGGACTGTGACATGGTTCGCCGCACAATCATGAAAAGATCAGCATCAAAAGCTGATGCCATGAAAAAGCAGGCCATGGAACTTAAGCAGAGGTTTGTTGATGGTGCAGTTTCAAACGGCGTTCCTTCACATGTTGCAGATGAGCTATATGACAAGATCATGTTTTTCTCAGGATATGGCTTCAATAAGTCTCATGCTGTTTCATATGCGATTGACTCCTATTATTGTGCATGGCTTATGACGTACTATGAAGAGGAGTGGCTGTGCGCTTATTTGGAGGCAATGTCTAATAATCCCACGAAGCGTGCAAAGGCATTTAGCGAGATAAAGAAATTAGGATATAAGGTCGTACCTATCGATATCAATTATGCTACTAAGAGCTGGACTATTCTGGAAGGCAAAAAATTTATGCCCTCGTTTTTATCTTGCAAGGGCGTCGGCGAGGCAGCTATTGACGAGATTATTGAGGAACGCCCTTACAAGCAGGTGGATGATCTGTTATGGAATGATGTGGGAAAGTGGAAGCACTCTAAATTTAATAAGAGAGCACTTCAAAATTTAATCAAGGTTCGTGCCTTTGGCTCTATGGATCTCGTTGGTGAAGGAAAGACTTTTTCTTCTTATTCACAAATGCATGAAATTTTAATAGAGAATAATTCGTCTATTAAAAAATGGACAAAGCGAGATCCTGATAGGGGTAGAAATGCATTTCGAGAATGCCTAATAGAGACTGCTGGTATGCAAGAATGGTCCAAGATGACGTTAGCAACCCACAGCGTTGATATAATGGGATCTTTCAATGCAGGTATGGTAGTTTCAGATGAGCTTCAAGACAAGTTGTCGGCTCGAGGTATTAATTCCATCGATGAAATAGAGGGTAGGGATCTCTACTGGTTCGTCGTGACTGACATGAAGACAAAACTAACAAAACATAAAAAGCCTTATTTGCTTCTAACAGTTACAGGTATTTCAGGAGGTAATTACAGGCTTTTTTGTTGGGGATGGAATGGAAAGCTTGAAATTCCCCAATACTCCCTGTGTGTAGCTGAAGTCGATAAAAATGACTTTGGGTGTTCAACGCAACAAAGAAAGATAAAAGTTTTGAACTGATAAGGGTATACACATATAATTGCATATCGGCTCTTTATTAGAGGGTGAGTATTGAAGAAAAAACAGCACATAATCATTTTTGACGGTCCTGATATGTGCGGAAAAACTGAGATGGCGATGGAATTATCGGCTGTTCTTGGCGTTCCGTATTTTAAAAATGAAAGTGAATGGGAATTTTTTGAAAAAGATCCAAGCTATTTTAGGAATGCGTTATCATATGGTGACACATTCTTTTATGCTTACTTAAGGCAAACAGGCGCATCTGTAATCTTAGACAGGTCATACCCATCAGAGTGGGTATATTCTAAGGTATTTTTACGAGTGACAAACGAAAAAGCGCTAAGCGAAGTAGATGCAATGGCTCATGGGATTCACACGAAGATAATAATTCCATACAGGAGTTCTTATGAAGGCTTAGAGGACCAGTTTTCATCCATAACGTCTGACAAAATGCTAGAAATAGAGAACCTATATAGAAAATTCGCGGACTGGACTAAGTGTGATGTATTATTTCTGAATGTCGATTCAGAAGATTTAGATGATGAGATATTTCAAATATTAAAATTCATAAACAAGGAAAATTAATGAAGATAGGAATTAGCTATTGGGGATTTTGCGAGAAATTTCAAGACTCGACTGTCTCAAATACCCCTGATGGACACAGGTATGGTAGGCCAGTTTTGGTCGATGCGCTACTTGAGAGCGGTCATGAAGTTTATGCGTTGCAAGACCAGCGGGAAGATGTTAAGTACGATGGTTTAGATTATAGGTTCGCCGGTGATGGGTATCCTGACTTGGATGTCCTATTCGTAGAGTGGCGGTGGCCGACATATAAGAATAGCGGCGAAAATAAATTTGAACCCGACCTAGACAGGCAAACGCAGCTGTTGGATTACTACCATGGAAATATACCCATCGTTTCGTGGGATACCGACCTGAAGATGACAGCTGATGATGAAGTTCGCTGGCCGCTTATGACTATTGCTGATCCATCATTTGATCCTAAGCATATGACAAGGGATAGGTTACGGTTAACATTTTGGTCTGACTTTCGTCAGATAATAGACACGACCACCGGACCGGTCGAGTTTGGGTATGTGGGTAATAACTATGAGCGTGACAAGATGTTTATGGAGTATTATTCAAAGCCGTCGCTGGTATTACGGGACAATGGTGTCCAGACCAAAGTTCACGGTAACTGGCTACAGCGCTCCCCTGAGAGGTCTAGCCCTGAAGATTTGATACGGATGCATCCTAATATTGCGTTCGGCAAGCGGGTATCATTTCATGATTCGATGCATCTCTTAAATGAATTTATCTGTACTGTCCACATAACAAAGCCAGGGTATGCAGATGTAGGGTTTGCATCACCTAGATACCTGGAAAACATAGTCGTAGGTACACCTGCGCTGGTACCATATGAGTTTAAATATAGCTCCATACTAGGTGAAGAATGGGTTGTCCATGGTCATTCCGACGTCATCGAGAAAGTTAGGTATTTAAAGAATCTTGGTTGCGATGAAAGAGATGATGTCGTCCGGCATCAGATGTACAATCTTTTAAAGCACCATAATTTTAGTGTTAATAATGTTGTTGAGTTTATTGAATCGCTGGTTTAAGGAGAATCATTGTGACGCGTGTTCTTATAACAGGGGTGGCTGGCCTCTTGGGTGCAAATTTTTCTAGGTATCTATTAGACAAGGGATATGAGGTTATAGGAATTGATAACCTGTCCGGAGGTTTCGAGGATAGTGTGGATCCTCGGGTTCGGTTCTATCCTGTAGATTTACAGGACTTGGATGTCGTAAATAACATTTTTCGTATCGAGAAACCTGACTATGTGTATCATTTTGCCGCATATGCAGCCGAGGGATTAAGTCCATTTATCAGGAATTTTAATTACGTTAATAATGTCTTATGCTCCGTAAACGTTATTAATTCATGCATCAAGTACGATGTGAAAAAACTAGTCTTTACATCTTCAATGGCGGTGTATGGATCTGGTTCACCACCCTTTAGGGAAGACCAACGCCCTTCCCCTGAAGACCCATATGGTATAGCAAAATATGCTGTAGAGATGGATCTTGCATTAGCATACGAGCAGTTTGGGCTAGAATATACAATCATCCGCCCCCATAATGTGATAGGGATATACCAAAATATCTGGGATCGCTATAGAAATGTTATAGGTATCTGGATCAGAAAAGCTCTTAATGGTGAGGCCTTGACGATATTCGGGGACGGCACTCAGGTTAGAGCATTTTCAGATATCAGGTTTTATATGGAGCCATTTGAGAAGGCTATGTATGATTATCATGGGGAATCCTTCAATATAGGGGCAGACAAGTACTATACAATTAATGATGCTTCAAAAATTGTCCAGGATGTTGCTTCTGGATTTGGCTATGACGTAGGTAGGGAATGGCTAGAGGCTAGAAATGAAGTACATACTGCATACTGCGACCACAGTAAGGCAAAAGAGTTACTAGGGTTTGAGGACAACACAGATTTTGAGTTAATGGTGAGAACGATGTTTAAATGGGCAATGTCGCAGCCTGATAGGGATGTCAAGTATAAGGATTATGAGATAGATAAGGGAATTTACAGTTTCTGGAAAAAGTAGGGGTATGGTTAATGAACGTATATGATAACTTTACACAATGCTATTTAGGCTTAATAGACCAGGTATATAACACACCTGATTTTATCTCTAGTCCTCGTGGGCAATTGGTGAAAGAGAAATTAGCAGTTAAGTTCCAGATTAATGATCCTAGGAGCAGAATTCCTTATACGGCTGCACGAAAATTTTCGTTGCACTATATGGTTGCTGAGTTACTTTGGTATTTGTCTGGAGAAGATTCTACGGAGTGGATATCAAATTACTCGTCTTTCTGGAGGAAGATATCCGACAACGGAAAGACTGCTAATTCTGCATATGGGGCCCGAATTTTTAAAACACATGACAGAATTGCAGGTGGCCAATTAGTTCAGTGGGATTATGTGGTCAACGAACTCCGTAAAGACAACGACTCAAGACGAGCCGTTATACATATACGTTCGCCATGGGATTCTACGCATGCGAAGCTTGATGTACCCTGTACACTCGCACTGCAGTTTTTTATTCGAGATAATAAGTTGCATCTTGTTGTTAATATGCGATCCTCTGATATAATACTAGGCATTGCTTACGACATTCCTGCATTTACTTTTATGCAAGAGCTTATGGCTGTGCAGCTTGGTGTGGGCTTGGGGACATATACACATATTAGTAATTCATTACACATTTACGAGAGGCATTTCAATATGGCAGAAGAAATTTTGTTGCCCGAGAACCAGACTGAGTCATTGATGTGTCAGATATCTCGGGGCTCGATGCCCCCCCTCACGACAAACTTGCCTCCTATTCGTGAGCTATACCTATTTGAGGGTGCCATACGTAACTGTAGTACGGCTGAAGAAATTTATGAGTGCTTAGAAGAACTAGAAACTATTGATATTCATATAGATCATATAGACTACTGGCTTGATTGGGGAAAGGTTTTAGCATCACATCGCCTTAAGAAGCTTGGGTTTCTAAATGAGTCAAATGATATGTTAAACTCTACTTCTTATGTTGGTTACCATTTACTATCTTAAATTTACGGAGAAATTATGAATAGTTGTTTAGTTACAGGAGGCTGCGGATTTATAGGCAGCGCACTGGTAAGTAAGTTAGTCGAGGCAGGATGGAAGGTTGATGTAGTCGACGACCTATCAGGCGGAGATATTACAGCACTTGGTGACTTGCAGAAGAGGGTTATTCACGTCGACATGGTTCCTCTTTTTGAACATAGGCATGAGCCGTCCAGGCTTGACAGCGAAGTGCTGGTAATCACAGGCGATTTTTCTCATGAAAATATCTTTACAAGAATAAAAGATAAGAGATATGATTATGTTTTTCATCTAGCTGCTAGGCCAAGGGTAGCATACTCGGTAGAGGACCCTATAACAACGATGGAACACAACCTGTTTAAGACGACTGCACTTTTTCATGCATGCGTAAAGTCAGTTAAGAGGGTCATTTTTTCAAGTTCATCTTCTGTATTTGGCAGGGTAGAAGAATTCCCTACCCCCGAAGAGTACCCCAAGAACCCCTGTTCACCATACGCATTACAGAAGTATTCATGTGAGCAATTTGCATCTCTTTTTGTTGAGCTATATGGAATTGATATAGTCGGGCTGAGGTATTTTAATGTATACGGTCCTGGCCAGCTAGGTGACTCTCCGTATTCGACTGTTGTCTCTGCGTGGTGTTATGCGATCCAGCAAGATGCTGAACTAAGGCTCGATGGTGATGGTACACAGTCTAGGGACTTTACATATATCGATGATGTTGTTTCCGCAAACATGCTCGCGGCAACATCAACCAATGAGATTGCGGGCCACATGTTTAACATAGGAAAAGGAAAGTACCATTCTCTTAACGAGATCCTAGGGTTATTTAAAGACAGATACGGTGACCTTCCACTTAGGCATGCACCAACGCGCGCTGGCGATGTGCACAAAACCCATGCAGATGTTAGCAATGCCGGGTCATTATTGGGTTATAATCCTCAAACTAGCATGGAGGATGGCTTGAATAAGACATTTGCCTGGTGGGAATCTTTAAGTGAGGTGGATGATTAAATGAGAGATCCTGAATTTATTATCTTTACGGGGCCCATGTTCGGTTCTAAGACTACCCGCATGCTGGCCACATTGGAAAGATATACATACCAAAATAAGGATGTACTTGCCTTTAAGCCAAAAATGGATGACAGGTATAGCGAGAGTGAGATTTGCACCCACTCAGGCTTGAAATTTCCTGCCTATGTCGTGGCTACCGGCGCTGAGATTTTGGAGCGTGTCGAAACTATAGCTCCGGACATTGTTGCTGTCGATGAGGCATTTATGATTGACGGGTGTGCAGAAGCGGTGTTGGAGCTGTTTAGGGCTGGAAAGACAATCGTTATTTCATCCCTACAATTATCAGCTAGCGGGAATGTCTTTGTGGAGGTTAGGGATATGATGCCATGGGCTACAAAGATTGAAGTTTGTCCAGCGGTCTGCACTGTTACCGGTAGGGATGCGTACTATACCCACAGAAAAGTAGAGGGATTAGGCGAGATAGTTATCGGGGGTATAGATTTATATGAGCCTAGGAGTTGGGAACACCATCCACTTATGAACCACAGGAATATTCATGCCCATCCCAAGCCCCAATGAGATAGATACCGTCATTTATCATGCAAACTGTGCAGATGGCTTTGGCGCAGCATATGTTGCATGGAGGCATCTAGGCGCTAATGCTTCTTATTTGCCGTGGCACCATGGGGATCCCCCTCCTGATGTGGAGGGTAAAAATGTTCTCATTGTAGATTTTTCATTTTCTAAATCAGATATTATCAAGATGAATTCCTGCGCGAATTCGCTGGTTGTTCTAGATCATCACATTTCCGCAAAAAAGAATCTCAAAGGTTTGTCCTATGCAATAATAGACGTTACGAGGTCTGGCGCAATGATGGCATGGGATTTTTTCTATGAAAACTGTGCTGCACCCCTATTAATTCAATATATTCAAGATCGTGATTTGTGGCGCTGGTCCCTTGAGGAATCTAGGGAATTTTCGGCGGGGCTTAATACAGTACCTTTTGATTTTAACGCATATGCTAGCCTTGAAGGTGAAGCTGCAGTTGCTGAGTTAATTGAGAAAGGCAAGGCAATCCTCGAGCACATTGATGCAGAGGTCTATTATGCCTGTAAGGGCTCCACAAGAAAGAGGTTCTTGGGATATGATGTTGCTATTGTAAATTCACGAAACTATAAATCAGAGATTGGCTCTCGACTGTCTAAAGAATGTGATTTTGCGCTAATATGGCATTGTGACCAGTACTCAAGCATAAGCATAAGTCTCAGGGCCCAGGAGAATTCGGTTGATGTTTCCGAAGTAGCATCAAAATTTGGTGGCGGTGGCCATAGTTGCGCCGCAGGATTCAGGGTCGATGATTTATCGTTTTTAAGTATGCTTTTAGATTGAGCATTTTACGATTGCTTTAAGGTTAACCACAATACATATATGTGTAGATTTATGCATAATATGGGTGTGATATGACCGATAGAATCTCTTGGCTTCCTGCTTGCAATGCAACATTAACGAAAAAATTAGCTGCTGAAAGAAAGCAGCTTTTAGAGTCGTATGCCCTGAAGAAAGGCAGCGTTCGCCTGCTTGTAGAGGGTACATCTTATTATGATGCCCTGAATCGTAAGATAGAGATAGCACAATTAAATGAAGTCATATATCCCTATATGCTATTTTCTAGGGCAACAGGAAATGATTTTTATTCTAGGGTGGTCCGTAAAACTATAGCAGAATTGCGGCGCAGGGGCCTCGTCGATGAGGCCTCACCATTATTGCAAGAGGGTTTCTGGGATTCAGTTCAATCTGGAATCGGTAATTTTGCTGGTGGTGTTGACAGCTTTCTTAAGAAGATAAAATTAAAGAAAGAGCCGAAAGGGTGGGAAGAAGCCCAACGGATATTTCAGAAGATAGCCGAGAAAGAGGGTCACCAGGTCGTAAAAGACCTGGTTAAAGCAATAGACAGTGAGGTAAAATCGCTAGAGTCTGGCCTGGGTTCGAAGCCAAAAGATTCCAACTTTCCTGTCAACAAAAATAGAAATGCTTTCTTCTCAGGTGTTAATACAATCGCGACGACATATGATTCGATCGTCGCGGCTACTAAAAAAGATCCTGGCGATGATGGCTATATGCCAGTAGATATTGCTAATGAGATAATTGAGCAGCTGCGGATTGTTACCCAAAAATATATGGCTGATACTGAGAGAGACAAGGGTGGTATGTATGCGTCTTTCGGCGGCGGTGATGCTAAACAAGAGGCTGAGGCCGCTAATGAGACCGAGTATCATGAAGAGGATGTTCTAGCAGAGCAGGATGATGAAGGAGCTGAGGGGGCAGGGGATAAAAAGAAAGAGGAAGAAGAAAAGATTGATCCCGATGCAGAGGCTGAAAAAATGATGAGGGGTCAAAGTTCTCAAGTCTTTAATCGAATGACTAGCCTTAAGGCACCTCTCATCATTGCAGCTATGGGTGCAGCTATGGGGGCCCTAGGGTGGATTGCATACCAGCCATGGTTTCATGATTGGGTGACGGATTTTCTAGGTATTGCAAAGACTGATACTGAAACGATTAGTAACAGTTGGGAATCTACTCTTAAGGATTCAATGGACAGGGCTAACCCTGAAATGACTGAGCTCGGTCAGATAGAGGCCGGTGGCGGAGGCCTCGCGAAGCAGGTCTCCCGACTTCTCGGGCTAGGTGACAGTGAGAACCTTTTAGGGAAAGATGCTTCTCTTGAAGATCTCAAGAACGCTGCTTTAAAAGTGGGAGATGGTGATCTAGACAAGGGGCTCAGGGGTATTGCCGGCCTCACTGAAGGACGTGGGAATCCAGAGGAGGCATTCAAGTGGATGAAAGGTGCCATTGAGGATCCACAAATGGTCGGTGCTGAAAATATTAGTGGCGAAGGCAGTCTTTGGAAGCTGTGGCTCGGTGGTACTGAACGATCCGGTGCTCCTGGTCGACAAATATTAAGTAAAGCAGGTAAGGCCTTTGCGGATTCGGTGACCGTCGATAAAGGCGCCGGTCCACAGATGCCTATCGACGCCGTCAGGAAGCTGGAAAAAACTAAAGAATTCTGGACGACAATGCCGAAAGGGATGTTTAGCGTCGGTGTTGGTAACAAGTTGCAGGGCTGGATTATTAAGAAAGCAGCCAAAGCTGTCGCGAAGCAGGCAGCAAAGACAGTTGTAGCTTCAGCAACTGTTACTACTACCTCATCCGGAGCGCTAGGCGTTTCTACTATGCTAGCATCCGCAGCCCCAGTTTTGGCCGGTATCGGCGTCTCTGCTGTCGCTGCAGGTGCTGCGCTAGCTGCCATCCGCCACAGAGCAAAGACAAAGTCAAGGATGGGTACATTAAATTCCTTACTTCAGACCCTAAATTTATTAGCACCCCAGCCAGTTCCAGACGTCAAGCCTGATGAGGGTGAGAAATCGAAGGTTACTATAGTTTTAAATAATCCCGCACCGGCTGCCACCGGTGGCAAGGTTAAGAAAGAGAGTCTTATGCATGCTCTAGGGTTGCTAAACGAAAGGACTGACGTCACGATTACTGGTCTGGGCGGTAATGATGAGCTCAAGAAGACTGGGGGGGTCGCTAAATTTTCTCTGGCCAGCGTTCCCTTAGATATAACCCCCAGCGTGACTGATCTCATGTCAATACCATTTATAGAAAAGGGAATTAATGATTTTCTCCCTGATTTAAACTTGGCCGACCCGAATGTAGAAATTGAGATTATTGATAAGAGGAAGGCAGAAGAAATTCCTGAAAAGCCACCGCAAAAAGAGGCTCCGCCAGTGCCTGTTGTTCCTGCAGAGATAGCGAAGGGGAATAATGCGGTAGTTGTTTTTGATACTGACGGCGCGAAGGTCTGGCGTATTCTCAAGAAAAAAACATTTCAGAAATATGCCCAAGATGCCAAGCGGTCAAAGGACAAAGATGCTCCAGAGTTTGCAGACAGGTTTTCACGATATGACAGTATTCTTGCAAAATTACGTGCAGACGGCGTATTTGTCAATTCAGATGTTTTAGAGGCTGAGCTTTCAAAAATTTCTTCTGGACAAGATGGCGATGCTTATCGTGCGACTTACACAAGGACGAGGAAAGACAAGAAGACCGGTAAAGAAAAGAAGAGAAAATCTACCACTGGAGGATTTACTTCTGCTGGAGAAGTTAAGAGTATCGGTGATATACGAAAGAATATCAAAGGTGCTCCGGGTTCACGCCCACCCCGAAATGCAGGCGAAATGACAATAATATACTTGATCGGGTCTAATACATTGCAGGCCCTTCAGGGTGCCGGCTTGGATGATAAGAAGTCTCGGCAGGTTGCTATGAAGGCTATATCTGATTGGGCATCTGCCGGGAAACGCCCGAGTATAGCAGATCTAGGCGTTGACGATAAGGCAGCCAAGGTTTTAAAGAAGGCTAGCTTGGCAGAGGCTTTAGGCATGCAACAAGCACACAGGTACGCAATAGTTGATGTAACCCCTAAATTATTTAAACGAATGATTCGTGAAATAAGGGATGCCTCAAATAATTCAGGCGGCTCAATATCCCGAGACCGCCTCCTTACTTTAGCTGGTGTAAAGTAGGGACAAGGGGGTGGTCTATACACTCGCGTGATATTTTTTATATTTATTTTGGCGATTTGTAGAGGCTATTTGTGATTAGAAAGTTGTTACATACCTTAGGTGACATGATAACCAGCGCGCATCCTCACTTAGAGAAGGGCGCTGTGAGGCTATCATTGGAGAGATTTTTGTCAAATTTACTTAGATCAGACAGGCCGGATTGGGATGACGTGTGGATGGATTTTGCATATTCCATAGCACGTCGGTCTTATGACCCCAGACATCAAGTGGGTGCAGTTGTTGTCACAGGTGATAATACACAGGTGCTAGCTATTGGTTATAATGGTAATTATTCCGGTGGCCCAAATGAGGTAGAGTCTGATGTTCCTGGAGAGTCGGGTATGATACATGCTGAGATTAATGCATTGCTGAAGATGGATTATAACACACCAAAAACGAAGAAGCTATATGTAACGCTGTCTCCATGTAAGATGTGTGCGAAGTCAATCATTAATGCAGGGGTAGATGAAGTCATCTATGATACCGAATATAGGGATACATCTGGATTGGAAATTTTAAAATCTTCTCACATTAAGGTAAGGGCCTTCGGTGGTAAGTGAATAATTAATATTTGCTAGCAAAAAAAAGGGGCTCTTATGTCTAGGAATTTTGAGAGAATTATTCGTAAAATTCTCACTGAAGATGAACTAACGAGTCTGTCTCTACAAGAGGGAAAAATGTATTTTCTCTTAAATGAGGCACTCGACCAAAGCGATATAGAGGAACTTCGAGCTTCGCTCGATGAAACCGAAGATTCCCTAAGTGCACTAGATACCGCATATGGGGGCGCTGGAATAAAGATAAGTGATATTCCTGGAGCAGGAGAATACGCAAAATCTTTAGCAGGTGCAGTAGGAAAGGCAAGGGGTATTGTTGCAAAGTTAGACCTTGAGGATCCCAAGTGGTCCGACCTTATACGGAAGACGTTCGGCCAGGGAGCTGATGCAAACGGTGTGGCACGTGCCGTAACAGCTATTCAGGCAAAGGCAAGTGAATTTCACTCTGCAGTCACGACTGCGCTTGATAAGGTAGTCGCAAATTTAGAGCCAGTGTTTAAAGATGACAAAGAGCTGTGGGACCAGCCCCTGAATCAGGTCCTGGGTACTCAAGAGAACATGCCGTCTATAGAGGATTTTAAAGATGGTATCTCTAAAGCTATCGGCAAAGGCGGCCCGAAGAAAGGTGCCATGGCGAAGCTCGGAGGGTGGGTTTCCGGAGTTTTCAAGAGGGGTGACCCTGTTCTAGATAAGATCACAGGTGACTTGCCTGATGAGCTAGACCTAAGCGGCATGGCAGATTATATTCTTTCACAGCCTCTCTCAGCCCTTAAGGGAGCTGCTGAGTCGGGGGTTTCGGATGATGCCCCACCTCCTCTACCACAAGATGTTATCTCAGACGTTACAGATGCACCTGAAGAAAGTGGCACCGGTGAAGAGGGTGAAGAGGGTGAGAAGGGTGAGAAGGGTGAAGAGGGTGATGATGGTTGGGGATCTCCTGTCGGTGATCTGGACGCGTTACCCGGTTCAGGTAGGCCTAACGATCCTGAGGCTGAGGGCGATCCCAATGCACCTGAAGAAGAGCCGGAATCGCAAGATGATGTTAAAGATGCAGAGGGATATGTTATAACTAAGGCAGACCTTAAGGCGATTAAGGGTGCAATGGATAAAGCGAAAGGTCAAAAGAAGAGCCAGTCGAAGGCTCTCGGGGGACACTTAAACCAGCTGTTGGGACAAACGTTATTTGCTGAAAATAGGTCTTACACCATGGGTGGCGTAAAGAGGGTGTTGTCCGAGCACATAGAGAAACAACAGGCTATGTCACGGTGGTTAAAGATTGCCGGCATTAAAAAGTAGGGTTGTAGAAATTATGGGAAACCACCAGATATCGGAGAAAAATATTATTAAGATAATGCGCGATGAATATCACCAGCGTTTAACTGAGGCTATAGCTGAGGCTGATGTGTTTGATTCACGTGACAATATGGTAATAGGTCAAGATTTAAAAGTCCGCCATAAGAAATCGCAATATGAATATACGGTTGATGATGTAATAGAGGACGATGAGTCAGGTGATGTACAAGTCATTTTGAGATTACCAGATGAGCCTAGGTTTGAGCCGCCCCCGGACGAGAGTGACGTAGTCATTACAGACACGACAGGGGCCATGATGATTGGTGAAGAAGATGCGATTAGTTTGGAGCCGCCCCTTGATGCCACCACGGAAGAAGAGTTTCATGATGCTCCAGATGAAGAAGTCTTTGTTGTAAGCAAAGAAGAATTTGAGAAAGAGTATGAGGTGAAATGATGTCGGACCTTGATTCAGAAATTAGGAGTGCTATTAGGGATAGTTTGGGCTTGCCAAAAAATGTACCTATGAAAAAAGATGCTGTGAATGAGGCATATGTAACTCAAGCGAAGAAATTTAATCTACCTACTGAGTTTTTAAGCGATAAAAGTAAGCGTGCACATTTTGAGATATTCGAAGAACATGTCGATGTATTAAATCGAGTGAGTGCTGAGCTTGATGGCGTTGATAGGGGAGATGCAAACCTAGATCATTCAGCATTTAGGGGTTTAAAAATAGATGAAGTTTATAATTTAAATGCAGCATTTCTTCATGGTTTATTCTTTGATAATGTCAGTGATATTAAGAGCCAGATTACGATGGACTCATTGGCATATATGCGGCTAGAGAGAGACTTCGGCTCATTCGATGAGTGGCAAAAGGATTTTATAGCATGTGCAATGTCTTCTAGGAATGGGTGGGCTGTTACTGTATATAACACATTTTTAAATCGCTACATGAATGTCTGCGTAGATTTAAACAGCGTTAATATTCCACTTTCATCATTCCCGGTAATAGTGCTTGACTGTTGGGAACATGCTTACTACCGCGATTACCTAGATGATAAGAAGACGTATATCTTTGCTATGATGAAAGAGCTTGACTGGGAAGTTATAGAAAATAGAGTAAAGAAAGTAGAGAAAATGTCAAAGGTGATGAAATGAGATTAACCCGCAATATACTTCGTCGTCTTATAAAAGAGGAGCTTAACATACTATCAGAACAGGATGACCCCTTTGGCCTTGAGGGCGGAGGCGAAGAAGAAGGCGCAGCAGATGAGGGTGCCGAGACTGAAGGCGAAGAAGAGGGTGGAGAAGACGCGGAAGGTGCCGAGGGTGAAGGTGAAGACGCAGAAGAGGAAGACGAAGAAGAAGTAGAGGAAATCGAGCCCCTCGGTGATGAAGAGCTTTCTCTAGCCAAGACCGTCGATGATGAACTAAATTCTGTCTTTATAGATTTCGAGTCAGATGCTATTAAGTCTGCTGATTGGAGCAACAAGAAAGAAGATGAGATGGCGGTTGATATTAAGGTGAGAGAAAGTGCACGTAGGAAAAAATTATCATTTTTGCTATTTGAGCGGGAAGAAGCTCCCCAGATTGATATGGAGACATTCACAGCAGATGTTGCTAGGCTTATAAAGAATTATGATTCCCTCTTGGACATGAAGGCTATTATAATGAAGAAAGCCCAAGATTTTATTTCAAAAAAATATGGGAAGGAGCAAGTTGAAGAGCTACTTTCAATACTCGAACTACGATATGACCTGACATTAGATATACATCAAGATGAAATAGATCCTCATGCCGTAGGTGCTAGTCCGACCCAGGCAGAGGGTGGTGCGTAAATGTCATATAGGGATTTTGAGACAAAAAAATCTCTCCACATTAATCTTACAAGTGATACACATGCAGCGCTAAAGATTCGCGCATTTAAGCATAAATTATCCATGCAAGAGATTTTTGAAGAACTAGCTAGGCAAATAGTATGTAATGAGCCGTATATGCAAAAAGTGATATCAGGCTTAGAGTCAAAAAAACGTGCTAGGGCAACCCAGAAAATGATTAAGACTGATGCTGAGTCAATTTTTAGGGTAATCGAAGCAGAAAGTCCTATCGACGATTAAAAATTGCTATGATTGGTGGTATAATTAAATTTATGAGGAATATGATTACGCCAGTATCCCAATCTATAGATCCAGAACCTTCCCAGGTGGATTGTCTTAAGGCTGAAATTGAGGATCTTAAGAGTGAGCTTAAGAATGTTAATACCGTCCTGAAGTATCTTGCGACAGCTAATGTGGAATTAGCAAGAGATATGCAAATAATTTATGACTCGCTAAGGCAAATATCTTCTTCTGTATGCGACCCATATGATTCTATGGGGTTTCCTGTAGTTGATCCTGACGACGACGATATGTTGAACTGAGTTTAGCGCAATATTTATAACATCACTTGCAGTCTAAAACTGCATCCTGCTCACGCAGGATTAGAAATAGGAGAAAAGTGATGGAAATGCTAAATAAGGTGTTAGGTTGGTTAAGAGGTTTAACGGAGGTGAGTGTATGCCTTCTTGCTCTTGCGGTTGTTCTTCAGCTTCTTTTTGGGGCTAGCGTGGCGTTTTTCCCCGTCGACGTTGTTGGTAATGTCATAGGCGTTACTAAGAGCTTAGGTGGAGAGGGCTTGGTAGGTCTTGTCTCAGTTGGACTACTCTATGTAATTCTACAGAGAGGGATCTCTAGGGCAGCCTAAAGCTTTTGGCATTGGAGGTATTTTATTATGAGAGCATTTATGGATGCAGTGTTAAGTAAATTAATCTCCAGAAAGCTGTTGGTTTTTTTGACGGCTACTGGACTTTCATTAGGGGGCAGCCTTGACTCTGATACATGGGGAATGGTTGCAATAGCATATATTGGCGCACAAGGTGTCGTTGATGTTGCAAAAATGTGGAAGCACGGAGCTTGATAATGACCTGGTTAGCGGTGAAGTCAGCAACTAAGAAAGTATGGGTATGGTGTAAGCGTAACTGGAAATTTATAGTTGGCCTGGCCATTCCTTTGGTAATTGGTTTGCTGGCTCGCCGCTCGTTTGATTACAATAAAATAAATGAGAGGATTCAAGAAGATTACCGCAAAGAGATTAACGTTATCAATGAATCACATAAGATAGAAAAAGAAAATAATGAATTGGCTCATGAGAAATACAGGGATGCAGTTAAGCAAATTGAAGAGAAGTTTGCAGCTGAGGAAAAAGAGTTAACTCAAGCCAAGAAAAAAGAGATTAAAAAAATCATAAAAGAGAACATTGATGATCCTGATGAGATCACCCGGCGCCTGTCACAAATTACTGGGTTTGAAATTCATAATAATGAATGATAATGGGCTATGAGGTGGATATTTAATCTTGTATGAATTATGGAGTATAGTACGAGATGAAAAAACTAACTTTAAAAGAGCTAAGAAAGCTAATATTGCATGAAGTTAGGTCGCATTCACGAAAGCAGAAACATGTTTCTCTTGCATCACTTTTGTTTGAAGAAAAAGAAGAAGGTGAAGGAATTCCAAAGTTTACCGTTGTTGCGTTATACGGTCCTCCTGCTGCTGGAAAGGGTGCTGCTAAGGATTTTGTGAAAGGTAAATTCGGGGGTAACGAGCAAAAATCGACGATAGACGATTACATCTCGTCTCTGCCTTCGGATTCTCAAGATTCCGCGAAAAAGGATATCAAGGATACTATAGAGGCAGAAGAAGATGCATGGATGACTGGAATTACGACCGGCAGGTTTCCTACCGCAGTTTTTCTAGATCTTCATAACAAGGCACAGATGGATGCATCTAAGTGGGATGCTGCAGGTGCCGAGTACTGGCATCGAAATGAGACTGACCAGGGGGGTCCTGTCACGGACCTCATAGATGGTAAGACATATGTCAAGATTATGGAAGAGAATAACGGCGATGTCACATCTGCAGCTGAGCAGTTCTCAAAGTTTCCAGAGACGCAAAGCTGGTTTGCTCAAGCCAGGGGTTTTTCTAAGGCACCTCCCGGCATGGAAGATTTAGAACAATACATGGGCTCAGAGATGGTTGACGGTAAGGAGCGAACACTTAAAATTCGCAATGCCGCTGCAGATGATTACATCGGCAAGGTGGAAGCCTCTATCGAATCGATGATGGGTGATGCAAAGAAATATGGCTCTTTATTTTTAGCCGACCAGGCTGGCGAAAGTACTACGAATTTAGAGCGCATCGGCGCATTAGGAAAATTACGTGACAAGGGTGTGAGGGTCATAGGCGTCTATATCCACCAGCCCAAAGAAAGAACGACAATAGCAAATCTTCATAGAAAGTCGATGGATAGAGGCGGCCGCCGTGTCGCCCAATCGGAGGTCGATGCGATCGCTGATGCTGGGCCCACTATCGATATTGAGAAAAATGAGATTTCACCCGCCAACCGAGGTAAAGCAATTCAGGCCATGTGGGATAATGACTTTGACGGAATTTACGTCTACCACCCAGGTAAAGAGTTTGATTACGAACAGCAAGCTCAGGGTGTGACGTCTGGTGGTGATATAGGGGACGTGCCGATTGCATCTTCTATCTGCGAGCCTTTCGGCGACGGAATGGGCATGTTAGATATTGAGGGATGCGATGATGAAAAAGTACATCCAGGTAAAAGGGGTAAAAAAGTTGGTGCAGGATCCCTTAGGGGTCTCGAGGCAAAGCTGGCTAAGAAAGCCGGCGTTGGTGATAAAGATGAAACAGGGTACCTACCGGCATTTGAGGATTTAGACTCTGATGATCGCAAAGCAGTCGTTGACGTTCTCAACAGCAATTATGGATTCTCAGGTGTGACAGATAAGCACTTACAGAGCTATCTGACATTATATGCCCCGGGAGGTGCAAACAGGAGCCCGGGCTACGGAAAGAAGAAAGATTTCGGTAATAACCCTTATGCAAAAGATCTTTTTAAAAATATGTCTGCTGACATATCAATACCCATTCGCGAGCCTGATGAAGACACAAAGAAAGAGTGTATTCTTGCAAAGAAGGGTGATGAGCTAATACTGGAAAGATGGCAGAAGCTAGCAGGGATAATAAAATGATAAAACGCAGGATTAAAAAAATAGCATTGAGCATATGCTTTTTCTTTACTGTATTTACATGCACATTTCAATCGGTTGCTATAGCTGATGAGCCTGTCATTGCCCCCAAGGTGTCTACTCTAAAAAAGGGTGATACCGCTCCGTTTGACGGAACATTATTTAGCACTGACGCTGCAGCAAGTTTGCTGGTGGATTTAGAGAATAGGCAAAAGCAATGTGACATACAGAAAAGTAGGGAGCTGAGTCTATTAAGGTCAGAGTTACAGCTGAAGATTGACCTTAAGCAATCTGCATTTGATGCACTGCAGTATAAGCATACCAACATACTATCAATCAAAGAAGATCAAATTAAATTTTTGCAAGGACAGTTGAAACCCACACCATGGTATGAATCTGGCGAGTTTTGGTTTGCCATGGGAATAGTGGGGGGTATCCTTATAACCGTGGGTGCCGGATATGCAATTGGTCAGGCTTCAAAGTAACGAAGGATAATATTATGAGCATTCATGTTAAAAAAGATGCAATTCGCGGCCTTTTGAGGAAGGCATTATTTGAGCAGGTAGGCGGTGGATGGGCAGCTGGTGATGTAGATTCCGCTCAAGGATTTCATGCCACAGATGAAGAAGAGACGACAATCCCAAGTGAAGTACCTGTTGAGGCATCAGACCAGATGGCAATGCAGCTCACACAAGACAGGCCACCTATAGAAGATGAAGACTTTACACCATCGAGCCCTACTGAGCTCGGCCTAGCTGCTGACGCATGGGGGCGCTTGGTTCCAGATGATCAAGTCGAATATTTTTACGAGAAAATTAAGCTTATATATGACGCTGCTCTTGATAGACATAATACACCACAAGAAGAAGAGGAAGATATTGAGGTTAGCGAGGAAGAAGAGGAAGTTGAGAAAACAAATGAATCTTTTGTGCGCCGCCCAGGCCTAGGGCGTCAGGCTTCAAGGGTTGTTGAGCAGCTCGGTCTAGATGATTTCTTCTCAGCCGAAGAGTATGACGAGTATCGTGGTATCGATGACGCCCCTGAGGATGATGAAGTTCCCCAGTTTTCGAGTTCTTCTGGGGAAAATTTGGATGACCTTGCCTCCAAATTCGGTTATAGCGGTGCCAGCGGGGTGAGACAAGATTTGGAGAGAATTTTTAAGCGCCTAGGTTTTACGGTAGAGAATATAACCGACGAGAAGCTTGATGCGGTCCGCACGTATGCACAGTCGGAATTTATAGATGAGCTACTATCACAAGAATTTATAGATGAGGAAGACGCTGCAGAGCTTAAGAAAAATCCGGGTGAGGTTTCTGGTTTAGACTCATTTAGGTTTTTCTTTGTGAGTGGTTTTATGTTACCTGCATACCAGAAGATATTACGTGATGCACGAAAGAGGGTAGAGGCAGAAGTAGATAAGATTGGGCTACCCAAAAAGACGCGACAGACGGTTATGAACCAGGCTCTTGGTGACACCCCCCGCAGGATGGATAAGTTAGCTGCAAAGCTTACTAGGGATGCAGCATCTGAAGGAATGTCACCGGAAGAGGCAGATGCAATGCTACAAAAGACGATAGACCTTTTTCCCACACTTTCAAAAATAGGAAGTGCAGAGGGTGACTTAGTTGCGACCGCAATGGATATCTGGTCTGCCGCAGGGAATGCAAAGAAGAAGCGGGTAATGTCAAAAGCCCTCCAGTCAACTGCTGAATTTCAAGATCTAGAATAAGGGGGTAGCTTTTTATGAGTGCTATTCTTTTAAAGGAAATGATGCAGGGGTACTTTGATGAAGTTGAATGCGGCGATTCGGGGTACCTAGATTTTTCATATGATGTACCTACCATTAAGCTTCATGATCTTCCTGTGGCAAAGATGGAATCAACATGGGAGATTATTGACAGCCCACGCAGGCTAATGAAATCTTTTCATATTAATGATCCAACACTACGTAAAGAATTTGTGAATGAGCTTCTTGACTATGAAGACTCTGTCGGTCATAACGCTAAGATTACCATAGACTCAAGTAGCATCATTGTAGAAGTGTATACACATGATGTTAATGATGTGACTGAGATTGACAAAGAATATGCCCAAGCCGCAGATGATATACACACTGATATTTTACATTATGACACAAAGGTAATAGATGATGAGCAATACTTTGGAGCCTAGTAAGGAGTACAACCGTGTTTTGTCAAATCCTGACAACTTTATTGCTAGTGATAGCCTTCTAGAGGTTCTAGGCTCAGAGTGGCTTAATGAAGAGTCCCCCAGCGAATTAGTGAGCTGGAGATGTTCTCTAAGGTTTTCTAATTTTAGTTTGGGCGGAGAGCTTGTGTCAGTCAGTATTAAGAAAAAAACTAAGTCATTAGCAATTCGGTGTGAGGCAAAAGACATTATGAATTTGCTTAATGATACATGTTTGAAGTCATTTTGTGTTGAGAGTATACCCGAGGGAACCGTCATCGTTGAAGAACATGGGCTTCCTGTGATGATTGATATTCAACTAGAAGGTTCATATCATGCGTTAGTTTTAGTGACGCTTAAACAATTACAGGATAATTAATTATAACAGGGGATTCATATGAAAAAAGCGTACCAGTTTGATAAATTCATGAAAGACATCGTTAAGAGAGAGCAAGACAAAAAGCCTGTTATCCATGAAAATGATGAATACGAGGAATCGCTACAGCGCCAGTATCGAAAGCGCTATGCCGAAAAGTGGCAAAATCGTATCAAGTATAACACTAGGGGAAACCGTGGCTAAATTTATCATTAAAGATGAGATAGAGCTTGAGAAGTATCTTTCTCGTATCGTGAGGGAAGCAGCAGCTGATGCCGTTGCTACATCCGGCCGTGATGAGCGAAAAAGGCAACGTATGATGGACGATCTTACTAGCGATTTCGAAAAGAAAAATTCTAAAGATGAAGTTGACGAAGCCGAGGGTGACGAAGAAGATGCGGCACCTGCTGACGAGAAAGAGAAAGATGTACCGTCCGCAGATGTAAAAAAACCTTCTGAGCAGAAGGTGGCAGACGCTGGACTCCGTGATATCATTAAGACTCTAAATGTGATGAGGTCAGGTAGGTCAACGAAAGATCCTGAAGTTAAGAAGGCACTTAAGAGTTATGTTGATGGGTTAACATCCGGCGAGCAACAGTCTCTCTACGCATTCCTATCAGGTTTATCTGAAATGATGGTCGGTGGTGAGACTGGTAAGGAGGCGACTGATCCTCAGCAGGTGGGATTAAAGACGAAGCCTATAGGCTCTGCTGACGAGGTTGAGCGTCAAGATGTCAAGGTTAAGGTTAAAAAGACTGAGAAGAGAGGTACTGAGTCAGCACCGATAGTTGTCGGCGAGAATGCTGATAAGTCTCATGAGTTACGCCGCTTGAACGAATTGAGGAGAGGATGAAGCCATGAAGACTTTGAAATTAAGGGCTGCGATTAGAAATATCATTGATGAGGCAAAACATGATCCTGGCCAGGAGACCCACCTCACTATTACTGGGAAAGTTGTACCATTCGGATGTAAGACGTGTGTTAATGATTTAGAGCACAGGATCGAAGATGCGAAAGTGAGGAGGGACACATGCCCTCATCGCTCCGACTCAAGGGAACACTACAATGGGCTGCTCCGTGTTTTACGTAGGGAATTGAGGAGCGCTAGAAAAACCTTCGAGGGATCTTAGTGCATTTTTTTATGATAGATGGTATAATCAATACCTGATTATATAAGGAGCATTGCACATGGGAGCCCTAGCAGGTCATCTAAGTCATTTACAAGAGAACCTTGATTTCACCTTTGGCGAACTTAAGTCGATCCTTTCAAGCATTGTTTCTGGGGATACACCGGTTGTCGAAAAAGTTGATGGCCAAAATATATTCTTTTCTTTTAGCGTCGATCCTACGACAGGTGCTGTAAGAACTGCAAGAAACAAGGGCGACCTCGCAAAGGGGGGAATGACCCCGGACGAGTTTTCCTCAAAATGGGAAGGTCATCCTGCACAAGATGCATTTATGAATGGCTTTAACGCAATCGAGGCCGGCCTGTCCGGCATAGGTGGTTCAACCCTTAAGACAATCTTTACTCCACAAAACGAGGGAGGTAAGAGATTCATTAATGCGGAGATTGTTTACACCGGGAACCCGAATGTCATCAACTATGGCGGTGATTATATTGTAATGCATAACCTGCAAGAGTTTGATGAAGCAGGAAAGTTAACTGACATTCAGCTGCAGGGTGGAGATTTTGCCTCTCTAGTGAGTGCTGTTGAATCTGCACAGCAGGATGCTGATGCCAAGGGATGGGCTGTGATAGGTCCTCAAGTGGTAGAACTGCAGGACTTGAGTATGTCCGATATTTTAGAGAGTGTCAATGCCGGCATCGATTCCTTGGGCATTTCTGATAGTATGACATTAGGCGACTTCGTAGCAGAAAAACTCCGCATCGGAAAGGTAGGTAATTTGCCTATTTCTGTTAATAAGCAGGAAGACTTAATTCGTAGGATTATTGAAATTGGCCAGGGGGTAGAGTCAAAAGACCTCCCTCCGTTAGCCGACATCAAGAAAGGCCTTCCTAAAGATGTACAGAAGCAGATTAGCTCTATGGCCACGCAGGCAAATGCCATGAAGGTGATTGGGGCTATTCTTGCACCTGTAGAGTTAGTTATCCACAATCTTGCTGTTGAGGTCCTCCGTGGGCTTTCCTCTGCCCTTTCTGGCGGTCATGATGAAGAGATTTCGCGACTGAAGTCTGAATTAGATACCGCAGTAGAAAAAATTAATTCCGCTAAAGATTCTAAGAGTGATGCTAGGCGTGAGATGCTAAAGAAGCAATTGGATAAATTAGGTTCTTCTAAAAATATTTCATCTAGTATGGAAGGAATTGTGTTTGAGCATCCACCGGGCAGTAAGTCGCTTTACAAGCTAACTGGTGCTTTCGCACCCCTAAATCAGATTATCGGTGCCTCTTATCGGATTCCAAAGGTTCAGAATGAATCTCTACTACGTAATTATGTAAGGGAATTTATGGGTGGGTTGATGTGAGTGACCAATTAATACGAGAGTGGATTCGCCTTGTGCTGGCAGAAGGCCATGGCTTGCTGCAAGAGGCCGGCCTTACTGGATCTGAATTTAATAAGCCTGCTATTATTTACCCCACCACTGGTAAGATTGTCCGCCCTGAACGATTCAAGGTTTTCAAGTGGAAGATAACGGGACAGCCGCTAGACAAGAAAGAGCTAGAATTTGCTGAAAGTATCGGATATGAATTCCCTCTAGAGAACGCATTTGTTATTAATAGTACCCAACTATTAGAGGCTGACCCTGATCTTGCTGATCCAAATAATCGAGAGAGCTCTTGGGTGACCAAGGTAGAAATAGTCGAAGATAAAAACAGCGAACTTCTAGCTGCACTAGAAGCAGAAGATAGTAGCGCATACAACGCAGCCCTTAAAAATGGTGTTACAGTCAGGCCTATTGACACCCCCCCACCTGGTGTTACGTCATCGACCGGCCAGGTTCCTGGGCTAGATAAAGACGGTAATTTTGTGATTAATAGTGGTGCGTTGTTTCTAAAGACTAAAGAGTTTAGCCCTAGGGGCGGCTCTACTGGTAAAAGGATTAGCCTGGGTGTCTTAAGCGAACTTGGCCTTGAAGATGCAGTTAACCAACTAGCATCATCCGAGAAGCCTATGCCACTAGCAATAGTAAATGAAGGATCTTCAGGCCTTAAACGCTTTCCTTCCACCGGATGGCTTTGGGTTACCGGTGCAACTCAGGCAGGTTCTTCGAAAGTAGCTGGTCAGGTCTCTAAGTCGGATATCAATTTTGACCTTGCAACGGGGGGTACTCTAGGGATAAGTTTGAAACTACCGTCTGCAGAGAACTGGCTATCTGCTGACACATTAACAGAGAAGTTTCAAACGTACGTTAAAGACATGATCTGTAAAGAAGATTTGTCCAGGGATGGATCTGAACCTTGCAGATGTACAAATGGAATACAAACTGATAAGGGTGTTGCTAGGATTATAAATGTAGGTGGCATATATTATCCGGTTTTGGATAAGGGTGATCTAGGAGACTGGTGGAAAGCTCCTCTCCCGGCTGATCGTCGACCTCCGGCTTCCGGTCCCAATTTTTCTCTACCCTGGCCGGAAGATGAGAGAGTTCAATTAATGGACCATGCCGTTTTTGGACCTTCAGGAAATAAAGTTGATGTAGTTGTTAGCGGGGAATACTACGCTAATCCTGCTGCTGATGAATGGGGTAAAGGGGAAGGAAAGTACCCGAATATTTACGTTTCTGAAGAAAGAATGCCCATCTCAAAAATTTCCCCTGAAGCATTGAAGGCTTTAACGAGTGAGGGTGCTCAAGTCGCTGATGATCACATTGAACTTGACGCAATCATTATTAGTGGCGAGGCTTTTACTACTATTGACGAGCTAACAGCTAAGATGATGCCTGTGGCAATATTACGTAGAGAAGGCACCCGAGGCCTCAAGTGGGGAACTGAACTTGATGGTACTATTCTCGCGACAAAGGGACTGAGGCTAAGTTTTGTGATGGCATCTCGTGTTTCCGGTGCAACAGCCGAATTATCAGGTGCTTCGGTTGATCTTTCACCTTGTCCTGTGGCGACAGACCCCGTTCCCGGTGAGGATTCAGATAGGTATTTGCCAATGAAGCTTGGAGAGAGGTTGCTAAGAAAGCTTGTTCGTGAGTCTTTAATTCTAGAAGAGCTTACCAAATCGGACAAGAAAGAGATTGAAAAGATTGCTAGAAAGCAAATTGCCAAGGACATGTTGGCCAAGAAAGAAATAGAGAAGATAGCAAAGAAGCAAGTAGAAGACGGGATCAAGAAAGCATTAGGCGTTTCATTTTTAGGGACAAAGGGTGACATTAATAAGTTTGTGTCTGATGTTACGAAAGACCACGCAGATAAGTGGCTTACAGATAAGTCTACTAAAGATGAAATAGCAGATATCACTAAGGCAGTGATGAAAAAATTGTATAAGGATTTGTCGTTCACATATCCGAATTTAATAGATAGGATTAAGGTATAGCTATGAAAATTACAAAGAAAGAACTAAGAAGAATTATCAAGGAAGAAAAACAGGGGCTTTTAAGAGAGGCATGGATGGCTAACTCTGGAGGTTCATTTAGCCCGATGGCGTCACGTGCTGATTCTGAGTTTGCTGAGATGATTAGGGAAGCCGGCCCAGGCAGCGCTGTAGGTGACTACCCAAGAGACGAAAGGGACTGGGTCGAGATGTTAGGACAATTAATTGACCAAGATCTGACGTCTCGTGGTGTATGGTATGAAGATGAAGGTGCAGCAGTGATGAGGGCACTTGAGAGCCTCAGGCTCCAGATTAGTGACAGTATGAGAGGCCCCACACGATGAAGATAGGTCTTGTACCCATCTCAGCCAAGCCTTATCATGCCGGTCATCATGCACTAGTCTCTGCAGCCTCAGCTCAGAATGATAAAGTGCTTTTATTCGTCTCAACATCCGACCGGAAAAGAAAGGGTGAATTTCCTATCTTGGGAAGTGATATGGCGGATATATGGGTGAGATACCTAGAGCCTATTATGCCAGGAAATGTAGAGATCGTCTATGGGGGATCTCCAGTTCAGAAAGTCTACGGAACTTTAGAGAACGCATGCATGGGTGGCACTAAAAATGTGTATACTGTATATTCGGACCCTGAAGATACAGCTGCCAATTACCCTCCTGCAAATAGAGAAAAATACTTTCCTGGCCTATGTGATATAGGAACAGTGAAATTCGCAGCCGAAGAGGACCCTGGGATGTTTACACGAGGTGTAGGAACGCCTAATGTAAGTGGAACAAAGATTAGGGCAGCTTTAGCTGCAGGTGATATCTCTACATTTTCAGCAGGTATGCCTGCCGGCGTTGACGCTGAAGCAATTTTTGCCGATCTCGGTGGACAGCCTAGACTAAGTGTTGGAAGTACTAACGAAGATTTATTGAGATCTTATGTTGGCGCGATCATTCGTGGTTAGTATACTAGGCGCTAGTGTTAATATTCCCGCCTATACTCCCGCCAGATTCTTCTAACATTTTATTCATTTCTTGTAATAACTTGATAGCTAGTACCATTTCAAGTAATTTTTCGAGATCCATTTCGCCACCCTCACCTTCTTTACAGCCTCCAATTGCTGAATTATGAAGTTGCATGTGGTCTTGGGTACTCATTGAACTTATGGGAGAGCTATTTTGACCTTGGCCAATTGTCGTTGAACCATCCCCAGTTGATTCAGCTACTTTTGTGTTTCCACCTGCATTTCCGATGCTTTCTGCTCCTCCAGCGCTTCCTGTTTCACCAGCACCCGCTGCCCCCCCGATACTTGCACCTGCCGCGGCTCCCCCGCCGGCACTTACGCCCCCTACTGCTCCAACACTGCTCATTCTTAAAATCTCCTTGCCTAAAAGGCCTATATTATAATAAGGTGCTAGGTAAGATTTACCAATAAAAATTATAAATGTGAGTTGAGTGCAGTATGTTGTGATTAATCTTTACTTTGTGAAGAAGCTCAATAATTATAGTAATTGCTAAATTCTAGTGTGGTAATAAGATGGATGTCGTAAAGAGGATTGAGAAAGAGTTGGGCACTGCTACCGAACATGGCCTGGGCTTCGATGACTGGATTTCGATGAAGAAATATTTATTGCGTTCAATTCCGTCTCATATGAGAACTAATTTTTCCACTAGGGACCCAAAAACAAAAGCACAACACATGAATGAATTCGAGGTCGGTATCGTGAAAAGCTACGAGGCCTTAACAGGAAAATCATTGAGGTTACCCCATGTCACAATTAAATGAAGAAAAGGAATTTAGGGAATTCGTACGCAAGATACTTGTCGAGCGTAGTGCCCCATTAACCGAAGGTCCGCTCCGTGATGCTTTCATAAAACCGTTTGAAGACGTTATCAAGGTCGCAAAAGTTTCGTTAAAAGATATCTTGACAGTTGCAAAATTTAACTGGGATATGCTGACTACATTTGACCCAATTAAGATAGCAAATATGCGTAGCAATTTTAAGGAAAGAAGAAAGAAGATTAAAGAGGAATATAAAGAGGTGATGGCCCCCATTAAAGAGGCTATGGGGCATGAAGACATCAAGTTAGCTGCATTCATGCTGAACCCAGCTGGCTATCTTGCGGGATCACTCGTGAAGTCAGGCGTCACTAGTGCTCCTGATGTATTAAATTTCTTTAAAGAAGCCGGCTTCGGAGACCCGACAGAGGGTGAAAAAGATGATTCAGGTGGTAAAATTAAGGACCCGGTAGGTGTTATTGGTACGGCCTTTAAGGCGCTAAAGAAGCTTTTCTTTATAGAGGGTGCAAGTATTCTTCTACCTGACGGTGTACTTCTTACAGAGCAAGACAAGAAGGCCGGTACAGGCCCCGAAGGCGCCGGCTTTGACCCGAAGAGTGCGACTGCAGCAGCGCTGCAAGATCTAGGGGTTTTGGATTGGGTTGAGTCAAGATCAAAGAGCATGGTGGAAGATGCTAAGTCGGCAAACGAGGAATTTCTTTCTCTTTTTTCTGACAACGTAGATATAATCAATCGCTTAATGACAGCTAATTCGTATGAATCTCTCCAGGAAGTTATAGATGATGCGTTGGCTAAAGAATTAGACATCGGAGCTTCCATTGAGGATTGGGGCGACATGGTTAAAGAAGAGGTCGATAAGCTGCTACAAGATGAAAGTAATAGAGAAGCATTTATTCGGGCCGTTGCGAAGAAGAACGGAAAGGAGATACCGGAGAATGAGCCTATCCCTGAGGACTTTAAGAATACTCCGGAAGAACAGCTTCGTGAAGAGGCTACAAGCATGATGTTTGCGAACGGTACCGAGCAGCTACGAGAAAAGGCTGAGGAAATGAGAGATGTGATGATAGAAAAAATAAAAGAGGAGTTTGAGTCTTATAAGAGCGAATTCTTCGAAGACTATGGTATAGATGACCAGACAGCGAAGGTTATGAAAGAAACGCCTATCGGTAAAGAATTTTTTAAGCACTTCGAAGAAACAGAGAAGAAGCTAGACACACCTCCCCCAACTGGTACTGCCCCTGTGTCCTCTTAGTTCTATTTTTTTTACATCTTGGAATTGTCACTAAATAATATAGAATAAGATTTTTGGGAGATTAGAGGATATGCCTAAGCAGTGGATACCTGAAATATTTTATGAAGACATGGAAGACGGTTTAACTTCGCACATTCCGTTTATCTCAGTCCCTTCCGGCGAAGAAATGCCGAAGCTGTTATACATTTTCGAGTCTAGGGAGACTGGTGATATGGAGCCTGGTCCTGATGGAGAAGATCTTCCAGTGACAGAGGTGACACTTCACCAGTTTGCAGATATGGAAAAGCTTAAGCTAGGCTTGACCAGTTATGAATATGACAGGGTGAGAATTACATTAGGTCTAGAACCCCTAGAGTCTGCAGTCGAAAAGGGTAGGAATATTACCTCAGCTGTAAGAGAAAAGCTGGGGATTGTCGAGGGTAAATTTCCTGAACCTGGTGAACAAGAATAGTGACTTAAGTGTAAACCTGCTTGTTTTATGATATAATTCTTATATCTTTAACTACCAAAGAGGATCATTTACAATGAACTATCTGTCACGTGATGCAGCAATGTCTGCTATAAAGAACATGAAGAATTTTCATGATGATATTGTCTTGCTGTATAAACAGCATGGGATGGACCTACTTGATAATTTGGGCCGTCGAAACATTGTAATGTCCCAGGCTCAAGAGAAGTTTTTTGCTCAAGCGCTAGTTGACTTGTGCGGTGACGTTGAAGCCGATGGTAAGACAGGCCAGCCTGACATTGTTATTCCCTCTTTGGGTAGGGAGCTTGAGTGCAAGCTCACGACTCGTAACAAAGGTGGGGCGATTAGCCTACAGACTGATTTTGAGACGTTAAGCCAGAAGGGTAAGCTGGATTACCTCTATGTTATTGCGGATAGCACCTTTAATAGATTTTCTGTATTGCACTTCATCGATCTATGCGTGGATGATTTTAGGCATGTTTCCAATGGGTCTAGAGGTAAAGTAGGAATGAAGAAGCATGAAGGCATGAAAAAATGCAATGTCTTGCTTGGGAGTGCTGTTTGTATTAATGATATTAATATTTCGAAGTGGAAGGACAGGCTTTTGTCTGCTAAGACGGACTCTCGTAGAGAAAAAATTAAAGAAAAGATTGAGTATTGGGAGACCACTCCGGGAAAGTATCGCTTCGAATTGGAAGAAGTTTCCTGATGAAGACAATATTTATAAGAGTTAAGGAGTAACCAATGATTTTCAATGCAGATCGGCTTCAAGTTTTATCGGGAATTAAGAACAACAGTAGTGGGGGAAATTTATTAAATGAGTCTTCTACACGTAGTCGAAATCAGCTAGTCGAGCAAAAGATTCGACAGATCATCAGGGAAGAGATTAAGTCTTATCTCAATGAGCGCCAGTCAAAGGCCGCCTCCGTTGGATTTAAGAAGAATAATCTTACTGCTGCGATGGGCTTCGCCGGGCCCGGCTTCCAACCTAGGAATGAGCCGAACAGGTCTGTATCCAGAGGTCCTGGCGGTACACTTGGCTTTGGCGGGCCAGGATTTATGTAGAATTCTAGAATCTGGTTTATAAATTCCAGCTTAGTACTGTATATTTCTTGTAGAGGATATAGCTATGTACAAAGTGGGCCAGGTTTTATATGTGATATTACAAAAAAAGCAGAGGATTATCCCTGTGCAGGTAGTAGAGCAAATTGTTCGCAGGACAGTCGAGGGTGAAAAAATTCAATACCTCGTTCGTGGGCCTGGGCGAGAGGAAGATATAGATCTCGATACATTCGGTGATCAGGTATTTGAAGACCTCGATGTAGTAAAAAGTACGTTGAGGCAAAATATATTCAAGGTTATTGATGATATGGCATCGAAAGCTTTAGAGATTGCAGGAAATTATTTTGAGATTGCGCAAAGTGATCCAGCAGGTGGCGAAGAATCTCATAACCAAGAAGAAAGTGGGGAACCTACCGGTGACACCGTTAGGATTCAACTAGAGAATGGCCAGATGGCAAATGTAAAAATTTCTGCACCTACTACTGTTACACAAAAAAAAAGATGAAAATACTCCTGTTAGACGGCTATAATTTAATCTATAGGGCTCGATACTCCTTTAAGCAAGGCGATCATCCTACAATATACTCATTTTTTCGTAGCCTGAGGCCGTTGGTGGAGAAATTTGACCCGGATTTCGTGTATTTCGTAACCGAGGGTTATCCGGCATCACGGTATGAGATTTTACCTGAGTATAAAGCTTCAAGGGTTAGGGATGATGACCCTTCATTTAGCGAGCAGAAAAAGCAAATTATCTCTATCCTTAAGTCATCATTTCCTGTTGCGGTTTGTCGGCACCCTAATTATGAGTGTGATGATGTTATTGCAAGCCTAGTTAGATATAGACACAGCGCAGATGAGTGCGTGGTCGTGTCAAGTGACACAGATTTTATACAGTTGTACAATACATGTGCTAACGTTTCTATTTACAATCCTGTTAGGAAAAATATCGTACCTGCCCCGGGGTATGATTATGTTACGTGGAAGTCTTTACGGGGTGACGCATCTGATAATATTAAGGGAATCAGGGGCATTGGTGATAAGAGGGCGACGAAACTAGTATCCGACACAGAGAAGCTAGCCAGCTTCCTAAGCGCTGACTCTGCACGAAGAGAGATATTCGAGAGGAATATGTCCTTAATTAGCTTTATTGACCTATCTGACCAGTTAGACGTATTAGAGGTTTCTACTTCTACGCCGGACTGGGATGGTGTTAAGAAAATATTTGATGATTTGGGATTCAATTCGATTACAAATCAAAAGTCCTGGTTAAAATTTCAAAATACATTTTCCAGACTTGGAAATGCCACACATAAAAACTAGGAGATTAATAATGGGAAAAAACACATCGGCTCATTCCGGCACTCCACTCTCACAGGTGGATTTGAAAAAGCTGCGTGAAGCAGGGGTCATTGCGGAAAACGAAATAGCTTATATGCATGGTGATCTATTGGTTAGAGAGTCTGCTGATACCGGTATGCGGGTAATTATTGAAAAAAATCAATTACCATCAGGCTTATTGCTTGAAGCAAGCCGCAAATTGTTGAGGGGATGATGGATTTTTCTTCAAATAAGGTTTTGTTGTTTGATGAAGATGCACGGGCACAACTTCAGGACGGTGTTAATGTTTTAGCAAATGCAGTAAAAACTACACTGGGACCTAGGGGACAGAATGTTGTAATTGAGTGCCCGGGGTCTCCTCCCCACCTTACGAAAGATGGTGTGTCTGTCGCAAAGTCTATTAATTTAAGAGATCGCTTTATGAATTTAGGCGTTCAGATGGTCAAAGAGGCGGCCTCCAGGACTGCAGAGGTAGCGGGAGATGGCACAACCACGGCCACTGTCCTGTCACAGGCCATTTTTAATGAAGGTCTCCGGATGATAGCCGCGGGCTATTCATCTTCTCAAATTCAGAAGGGGATAGAATTTGCAAGTGAATGTGTAATTGAAGAGCTTAAAGAGATGGCTGTCCCAGTAACTGATCAGGGTGAGATAATACAGGTGGGCACTATATCAGCAAACGGTGATAAGTCAATTGGTGAATTATTGGCGAAGGCCATGGCATCTGTTGGTAAGGATGGTGTGATTACCGTTGAGGAAGCAAAAGGGTTTCAGACAACGCTAGATGTAGTTGAGGGTCTTGAGGTAGATCGAGGTTTCCTCTCGCCATACTTTATTACTAACCAGGATAAGATGGCTGCTGTCTTAGATGACCCGGTCGTTCTTTTAATTAATAAGAAACTTAATTCTCTACAGGAGATATTACCTGTTTTAGAGAAAGTGAACAGAGCAAGTAGGCAGCTGATGATTATTGCAGCTGACATCGAGGGTGAGGCTCTTCAAGGTCTCGTCCTTAATAAGATGAAAGGAACCCTAGGCGTTTGTGCTATTAGGGCACCAGAATTTGGGGAGGCAAGGGTAAATGCATTCAGCGACCTGGGCATCATTTTTGGTTGTGAGCCTGTTTTAGCTTCTGGTGACTCTGACTTGAAAGATATCTCATTAGATGATCTAGGTAAGTGCAAAAAGATTGTCTCAAGCAAGTATAAGACGGTCTTCATCGGTACTGCAGGTAATAATCAAGAAATAGAAAGGCGCTTAGGAAATGTAAGGGACATGCTTAATGACCCCGGCCTCGATGATCCAGATAGGGAAAGCATCAAGCGAAGAATTCGTAGGTTGTCTTGTGGCGTTGCTGTCCTTAGGGTTGGGGCAGCTACGGAGTTAGAGTTACGTGAAAGAAAAGACAGGGTTGATGATGCATTAAATGCGACCCAAGCAGCTGCAGAAGAAGGTATCCTCCCGGGGGGTGGCGTTGCTCTAGTAAGGGCGTCTGTTTCATTAAAGAAAAAGATCAAGCCACTGCCGAATGACGGGTTTAGGGCTGGCGCAGAGATTATCTATAACGCATGCTCAGCGCCCCTAAAGCAAATTGTGACAAATTCAGGCGGAACTCCTGAAATAATCGTGCAAAAAGCTAAGAAAGCCAAGTATAATAGTGGATATAACGCAGCAAATGGAACATGGGTAAATATGTTTGATGCAGGAATTATAGATCCCCTCAAGGTTGTAAGGTGCGCGTTAGAGAATGCATCTTCTGTTTCTAGGATGTTGATATCTGTTGGGTGTTCTATTACACATGATGAGCTCCACGCTAATCCAGAAGGTTCAGGCCTAGTTTTTTCTAACTAGGTATGTACTTAGCCTTTGTGGTGCTTATACTTTATCGTAGGTTGAGTTTTTATGTTTAGTTTGCACATTTACTGTGGGTGTTTTTTTTAAACTTATGGAGGTTAAAATGTCCGGAAATGTTGTGCGTTTTTATAATGATGATGAGGTTCGAAAGTTGCCTACAAAGGAGTTGGCTGACACGCTATATAAGTACAAGAGAATGTTGTCACGTGATAACTCAGTTAAAAATTTAAATGTCGACAGAAGGAGACTTGAGGTAGAAATTTGTTATTTGCAACGTGAGCTACAGTCACGTGAAAAGTGGAGTAAATCATTCGCTGAATCAGGCTTCCAAAAAAATCGGTGATCACTAATTTAGGAGAAGTAATATCTAATGTCAGATATACTTGAGACATTTTTTAAAGATGTAAGTAAAACCAACCTTCTTTCACATGCGGAAGAGATTGAGCTATCACAAAAGATAGAGGCTGGTGACAATGCTGCACGAAACAGGATGATTAAGGCCAACATCAGGTTGGCAATTAGCATAGCTAAGAAGTACCAAAAGAAAGGTTGCGATTTAGAGGATTTGATACAAGAGTCGAATATCGGTTTGATGAAGGCTGTTGATCGTTATGACTGGAGGCGTGGCTTTAAGTTTTCGACTTATGCATGCTGGTGGATCAAGCAAGCGATTCGACGTCATCTCACATCTCAATCATCTGCGATTAAGCTCCCTTCATATGCACGAGGGCTAATGTGGAAGATTAATAACATGAGACAAGAGTACTCAGACGAATTCGGTTCACAACCCTCTAATGAAGAGCTAGCGGACTTGTTAGGCGTTTCAATTAAGACGCTTCGAAATGTGCTCCAGTGCTCTTCATCCATAGTGTCTTTAGAGGCTACCATAGGTAGAAGTGACGCATCAGGTACTCGCACGCTGGCAGAGGTTATTCCCGATGAATCGCTTGTTTCTGTCGACGATAAAATAGATAGAGAGATTATTATTCAAGCAATTCGCAGGTCGTTATCTAGTTTGACGATGAGGGAAGAGAAAGTAATCCGACTAAGGTTTGGGATATCAGAAGATCCAGCGGATGATAGTTCATACCCGATTACTAATGAAGAATTGCTTAGACTGGAAAATAGAGGACGGGCCTAAATATGAGTATGCCGAAGGGTTATAAGAGTGATGTAGGATATGCTACAGTTGCAAGTGATTTTGGCGGGATGGACTACCGCTCTATTGCTGAGAAAATGAGTGAGGATGGTTATTGCATGAACCATGCAACTGCTAGGAACGTTTTTTTAAGGGCTATGAAAAAGCTAGCGGTCGTTGTATGCGATCTTCATGACGTGTCTGATGATGACACGATTGAAAGAACCTCCAGAGATCCTAGGTTTCAGGAAGGAATGATAGATATTGTGACTGATATTTATGAAGACGATATTAGCATTTAGGGAGATATAAATGGCAATTTCATGGAATTTTTATACAAAGAAGAGAAAAGTTAGTGTTACCAAGCTTTTGGCGGAGAATCGAATTACGACGTATGAGGGATTATGCTCATTCTTGAAACTAAAGGGTGTTGCACCTCCGCCGACTTTTAGCGAGGTCGAGCGGTTCGGTCTAACGAAGCAGGGTGAGCAAGCCACAGGCGACAATAATGCACCAGCGAAGGGTAAAGCCCCTGAGGAAGTTGAAGTGGTCAACCCTACGGCTGGCGAGTTAGAGGAGTCCAAGGAGGTGAAGCCGTCCAAAAAGAAGGCTCCGTCGTGGAAGAGAAAGAAGCCGGCTGCTAAAAAGAAATAAGAGCTTTAAAAGATGAAAAAAGATCTTTTTCTTAAGCCGGGTGAACTAGTCCGGCTTATACCAGGACAGTACTACAGAGTTGGTAATCTACCCTCCGATATTCCACCCTTTAAGAGATTGAGTGGTGAAACTAACGCCGTCTTGGTAGACTACCAAGGGTCCACAGATGATAGAGACTGCTGGACTGTTTTGGCAAATGATGAAATTTTATTCGCATGGGAAGATAGTCTTTCCAGGATTTAAATAAAAAAGGTGATTGATATTATGGTAAATGAAGTTGTAGTTGAGCTAGTCGAAAAGTTGACGAGAATAGAGGGAGAGCTTAAGTTGCTACAGGAAGAGAAAAAAGACTTATTCGATGACTACAAGGAAAAAATTGACCTTAAGGCATTTAAGGCAGCGGTTCGCATTGCAAAGATTCGGTCAAGGATGGGTGACTCCGAGGTTGCCCTAGACAATATACTTGATGCAGTGTCCAAGAAATTAACCGTCTAAGGTTTTTTAAAGATGGTATATCGGCCCGTTTTAAAATGGCCAGACCCTCGCCTTAAGGATATCTCCGCTCCAGTCACTGAGTATGGTGAAGACTTACAGGTCTTGATAAGGGACATGTATGATACCCTTAATGTTGAAATGGGTGTCGGCCTTGCGGCACCTCAAATAGGCATACATCAGCGTGTGATTATACTCGACTGTGATGCATTTGATGCTAAAAATCCTGATCCCATGGAAGAAGATGATAGGTTGTGGACGCTTATTAATCCTGAGATTAGTTTGAGTGGCGATGACGTGACATGGAGAGAAGCATGTCTATCAGTTCCTCTCTATGGAGGCGACGTCCCGAGGAAGACTGCTGTTACGGTTACATATAATGACCGTCATGGAAGTGAAAAAAAAGTAGAAGTATCATGGCCCCTAAGCGGATGCTTGCAACATGAATGTGATCACCTAGAAGGAATTTTGTTCATTGACCAGATGAATAAAAGAGAGTCTATGGAGATTCGAAAAAAGATTAACCGCCGGCGCCGAGAGAACAAGAAGGCAGCGCTCAAGCGCAGGCGGCGCCTGCGCGGTGAAAAGAAGCTGATAGATACCAGGATGTCTCATGGTCCAGGTAAGAGAAAAAAGAGAAAAAAGAGAAAAAAGTGAAAAAAAATCACTTTAGGGGTGTTCTTGACTAATCTGGTGTCTATTATTAGTACATAAGAGCCTATAGGCTGTTATCGTTTTTGTTTTGTAACTTTATAGGAGAAATAGCAAAATGAGTAAAATTATAGGGATTGACTTGGGTACGACGAATTCATGCGTCGCTGTTGTTGAGGGCGGGGAGCCCAAAGTCATTGTTAACGAAGAAGGGAACAGGACGACACCTTCCGTCGTTGCATTCGGTGATAATGACACCCTGGTGGGTGTAACGGCCCGCCGCCAGGCTGTTGTAAATCCCGGTAAGACTATCTACTCTGTCAAGAGGTTCATTGGGTCTAAGCTTAAGGAGGTTGAGTCCGCAGCGGGAAAGGTTGCGTACAACGTTGTATCTGCATCCGGAGGAGATGCACATGTAAAGGTTGGTGATAAGACATATTCACCTCCTGAGATTAGTGCAAAAGTTCTCCAGAAGCTTAAAAGATCTGCCGAGAAGTACTTGGGTGAGTCCGTTTCTGACGCGGTTATCACTGTGCCTGCATATTTTAATGATAGCCAGCGTCAGGCAACAAAGGATGCAGGAAAGATCGCAGGCCTTAATGTTAAGCGGATTATTAATGAGCCTACTGCGGCCGCTTTGGCATACGGCCTTAATACCACAAGCGAACAACTAATTGCTGTTTATGACTTCGGCGGAGGGACATTTGACGTTTCTGTGCTAGAGGTAGGGAATGAAGTCGTCGAAGTCTTGTCAACGAGTGGAGACACTTACTTGGGGGGTGATAATGTAGATGAAGTGATCATCGATTACCTCACTGGTGTGTTTAAGCAAGAATCCGGTATTGATGTGAGTGATGATAGCATGGCTATGCAGAGAGTCCGGGAGGCCGCCGAGAAGGCCAAGATTGAACTCAGTTCTGCACAGCAGGCTGAGGTGAACTTGCCATTCCTAACTGCAGATGCGACTGGACCCAAGCATATGGTTCACACACTTACGAGGTCAAAGTTCGAACAACTTGTTGAGCCTGTTGTCGAGAAGACGTTTAAGTCTTGTAAGACGGCCCTAAAAGACGCCGGCAGGTCTCACTCCGAGATTGATCAAGTTATCCTCGTCGGGGGCTCTACTAGGATTCCTCTTGTTGTTAAAAAGGTAGAAGAATTTTTTGGGAAGGCTCCTCACCAAGGCGTGAATCCGGATGAGGTTGTCGCGCTCGGTGCAGCCGTTCAAGGTGGGGTACTTTCCGGAGACGTAAAAGATGTACTTCTTTTGGACGTTACGCCACTTAGTTTGGGTATTGAGACAATGGGCGCGGTTACAACTAAGTTGATCTCTAAGAACACGACCGTCCCTACGAAGAAGTCAGAGGTTTTTTCAACCGCGTCTGATGGCCAATCGCAGGTGGAAATTCATGTCTTGCAGGGCGAGCGTGAGATGGCATCAGACAACCGAACGCTGGGTAGGTTTACCCTGGACGGAATTCCACCGGCTCCTCGTGGTGTCCCTCAAATTGAAGTCACATTTGATCTAGATGCAGATGGTGTCCTCAAGGTTTCTGCGGTGGATAAAGCAACAGGAAAGGACCAGGGAATCACAATTCAGGACTCATCCGGCCTTTCGTCGGAAGAGATTGAGAGAATGGTGAGGGAGGCTGCAAAATTCGAGGCGGAAGACCAGAAGAAGAGGGCAGTTGTTGAGTCAAGAAACAAGCTTGATTCTACGATCCACAGCGCTAACAAGATGAAGGTTACAATGAAAGAGCAACTTTCTGAAGATGATATTATCGCAGTGGATTCAGCTATCAGCGAGGCTGAAAAGTATCTCACATCAGACATTACGTCAGACATTGATGGAGCTGTGGGTGCACTCACGTCAGTTTTGCAGGCACTCACAAAGTCTGTGTATGAAAATGCCACACCTCCCGAGAATTCTGGTGTGAATGATACTGATACTCCAGCTGACGATGATATTATTGACGCGGAAGTTGCGTGATATAGTGTAAACCCTCCCTACGTGTTATATGATACTAGTACGTAGGGAGGACTATAATGAAAAACAAAAAGAAAAAAATTACGCTACCCCGTAATTGGTACGCTGTACATGCACATTTTCGTTCAGGTGCAGGTTGTCACATTGATAAAAAAAAGCAAAATTCTAAGCGAGCATGCCGAGGCAAGGTAAAAGACCTTAGGGAGTAAATACATGGCAAAGCAATTGCGTCTTCCATTTATCGATAATAATAAGAAAGATACACAGGTCTTCGAAATCTATAAGCTTGATTCTGCTGTATATCCCTATATCAGGAGGTATCATTCTCATATTAAATTTGTGATAGCTCCTTGCGCGGATGATGCATCGAATCAAGAGCGCCGTCTTTTTGAAGCGGCTAGGAAAGATAATGCATACCTTGGTATTAAGGAAGCGTCACGTGAGGATGTTATGACTCGGTCAATTGTGCTAGAGGGCCAGCTTGAGGCTTGTTATGATGCTATGAAAAAACTAGATAGCTAAACATTATTATATGCGCCCGTAGCTCAGCTGGATAGAGCATCGGCCTTCTAAGCCGAGGGTCACAGGTTCGAATCCTGTCGGGCGTGCCATTTTATTTTTGTTATATGCGTTGGGCGTGAGGCTTCATACATGGAACAAGATATTTTAACTAAGGTCAGGATGATTGAAGAAGGTATTGTACCATTTGATTGGCCGGATTGCCATGTAAATGACGGATTGCATAGCATGCCAGAAGGCCTCCGCCGAAAGGCTCGGAGGAAATTTCGCAAGTTGTGGCGAAAGGCGTTAAAGAAAAAGTCTTCGAATGCTGTTCTTTTTCGCAACCTCGTAAATAGTTGTGGTGTAGGTCTGGATGAGAGTAAATTACGTCCCCACCACCGCCGGGCCCGGGCTAAGCTTGTGATAGAATATCTCTACCCCTAATTATTCCTTTTTCATTTTATAAATTTTCCTACCCGCCGACAGGTTAAACTGATCGGCGGTTTATATTTATAATGTTGTGGGAGGATATTAGTATGCATTATAGAAGATTAGTAGAGGCAGAGTCCCCGGAGGAGAGATTGATGGAGGTTTCCATACAGAAGGCTCTATCTAGGGCTCCTTTAAGTGTTACTGAGTTAAATCGCTTAATGGAAGCAGACTTTGGTACATTAATATCAGAATGGGGCCTGGGCTATGATGAAGCGAACCGTGTTCTATACTGGATGAAAAATGAAACATATCGCATGAACGCACAGTCATTATCATTTGGGAAGGTTGATGACTATGACATTCGTGGCCGTCGCCCTGGTTCTCCTGGTTTACTTGAGTCTCGCCGTAGAAAACACCTGAAGACAAGAATTAGGAATTCTATTAATGAGAGTATGAATCAAGTTTCGAAGTCAGCAAAGTCCCATCCTCTCAACGACCAGTCAGGCCATCATGCAAGGTGCTGGGGTCATGGGTCCGTTGTGGATCCTGAAGGTTACACCGGGCTCATTCAACAAGGGATTAATTTTACGAAAGGTAAGTCTAAATCTCCCCTAAGAATGACCGAAGGTCAACTCCGTAGGGCACTTCGGGCTATTTTAAGGAAAAATATTTCCGGGTGATAGCTTAAGCTATTATAAGCTACATCATTCTTCTTCTGCCCATAATATGTTGTTAATTAAACAACATTCCTCAAAACCCTATACTTATATTAGGATGGTGGGAGATCGCCGAGGAATGTAGCGTGGAGAGTAAAAGAGAATATTTAAGGCTAGTTTTTCTTGCTTTGGTACCAACTCTTTTGGTAATAGCATGTCCAGTGAGTGATGGGGGAGGAAAGCAGTCCTCGATAGACGTCCTTGTTTCACATGACATCCAGGATGTTAATGATGATTTAGACGTGGAACCTGATACACAGGATGTCGGGCCTGACCCATGGGCTTACCCTTTTCCTGGTAATTCATGTGTCCAATGTCAGTGGTATTATTGCCCACCCCTCGACTCAGTTTGGCAAAAGCAGATATGCATAGATCACTGTGAGGATCCGCCTGTTGTACTGCATGAGGGTGAATGCGAGGAATATTTGCAGTGTGACCCCACACAGCCCACTATGGAGACCGGCATTCCATGTATTACTGATGACGGGTACCCTGGAACCCAGGATAAAATTTGCAACAAAGGCCAGATACAGTATACCAATTGCGAGACAGAGTGCTTCGAAGAGCTGTGCAACGGCATAGACGATGACTGTGATGGGGAAACAGACGAAGGGTTTGAGGAATATGAGGAGGTTTGTAATAACATCGATGACAACTGCAACGGTGTAGTTGACGAGGGTGAGTGGGAGTGTGATGAAGGTTGCGGGCCAGCACCGAACCTGTGCGTCGCGGGTGAATTTATCTGCACCGCACCCCTTCCGGAAGAGGAGATCTGCGACGGCCTGGACAATGACTGCGATGGACTAACTGACGAAGACCAGCTAAACGCATGTGGCTCCTGCGGCCTAGAACCAGAAGAGTCATGTAATGGTATAGACGATGACTGTGACGGATTTATAGATGAAGAGTTAATTCAACCCTGTAGCACATCATGTGGCGAGGGTTACGAGATATGTGACGATGGTAACTGGATTTCATGCAATGCGCCCCCTGTCCTGGATGAGATCTGTGACGGTCTGGACAACGACTGCGATGGCCAAATTGATGAAGAGCTACAATGTGTATGCACAATCCAGGATGTAGGTACTCTTTTCCCTTGCAGCGAACCTCCTCTCCTCTGCGGCCAGGGATATAAGACATGCGAGTGCCTAGATTCAGAGTGCAAGACGATTGTCACGACGCCATGTCATGCCATCTGCTATTGGTTAGCGGATCCCTGGGGGTCAGATCCATCCTGTGATCCTCATGTGGGCATTGCATTGGTGGATGAGAAGTGTAATAACTTTGATGATGATTGTGACCAAGATATAGATGAAGACCTATTCTCAGGATGCTATACAGGCCCTGAGGGAACCCTGTACGTAGGAATCTGTGAGCCCGGAGAGATGACATGTAGTGCAGGTACATGGGGACACTACAGCGATGAATCCCAAAATTTTATTCCAGGATTCTGTAAAGATGAAGTTACCCCCCAACCTGAAATCTGCAACGGTCAGGATGATGATTGTGATGGGGAAACTGACTGGGGCGAAGAGCTTAAGGACACCGATGTCCTGTTTATAATAGACTGGTCCGGGTCAATGAGTGATGAGATATCTGCAATTATGACGGCACTAAATCAATTTGCAAATAACTTTAAGGATGAGACTGTGATTCACTGGGGCGTTATCCTCGGTCCAAAGCAGGCCCCCAATTTATATGATGAGCACCTAGAGCTATATCATAACCTCACAGGGTTTACCGACTTCTTAAACGCAATGTCAAGCCTCACATTTACAGGTATGAATACATCAAAGGAAATGCTTTTAGACGCCTTATACCTTTCATTACAAAATATTAGTGGGAGTACACCATACGCAGTTCCAGATATGACATGGCTTAATTTTGGAGGAATTGTTGATTCGGCGCCGCCTAAAGATTCTTTCTCTATTGACTGGCGCCCCGGGGCAGATCGCATAATAATAGTATTCACTGATGAAGTTGAGCAGAGCTACCTCTCACACTCAGATCCTCCTAGCGGAGCGCACGTCTTGGACTCCAGCATTATTATGTCGATGGCACAGGCAACACCACAGCTTAAAATCTACACTTTCGCCAAAAATGAGGTATGGCAGTGGGATGAAATAGCGAACAAGACAGGAGGGAAGTTCTTCCCCCTCACGAACAAGCCTACTGAGATGTATATTAGCCTTACAGAAATTTTAGATGAAATATGTAAGGGCGGTAACACCGAATGAGAAAGGTAGTAGCTGCAGCGATTATAGTGCTCTTAAGTGCAGTGACATGTGTCGGGCATAATCAGGGATCGTCTGTTTTCTTTTCCAACGATTATAAGATAATAAGGGGCGGCTCAACCTGCAATCCAGACGGTGACTTTCCTCAAATGATTATCATCCCATTTTTTGTTCATGCTACACAGGTCGTTAACGATTGTGATGTTTATGCTAAACACAAAGTTGGGCTTGCACTGTTAATATATTACCACAAGTGGGTCGAGGAATTCGGGGATCCGGATTTCAAGGTTAGAGAAATGCTAGAGAAAGTTATGATTCAATGGGGAGATCAAGTTAAGATTTCCAAAAGGGGGTTCTCTATTGATGGAGAACCATTTACAAACAGGAATATTATTGGCCGTGTTATGGGACCTTCGGTGATCTGGGTTTTCAAGGGAAGAGAAAATAAGATATCAGAGACTGCATTAGTTCATGAATTGGTGCATCTTTCAATCAGGGCCGAATATGGTGAGCATGGAGATCCGGATCATGAAGGAGGAAAGTATGGAGGCTGGTCTGTGGTTCATACTCACATGATTCAGGAGGTTAACCAGATGCTGAGGGCTTTTAATATATAGTTATCTTTGTGAGATACATGTGTATAATCAACATGTCTTTCGTGTCAAAAGAATGTGAAGGTACTAATTATACAAGGCGCAACATGGGAGCTAAGTCATGAGTTTAAATTGGGCAAATAATAATCATAATTACGTTCCAGCGTATCAGATGTCGGGCCTTCCGTTTGCGACCGGATCCGCCTCTACGTCAGAGCTGGCCAACAACGTTGTCGTAAAGGTCAAATTTCCATACGTGACAAGGTGGATTTATGTTCGGAATAATGGTTCAGGCGATCTTCGCTTAGGTTTTAGCGAGAATGGTGTTAATGCAAATAATGCAAATACATACAATGTGACAGGTTCAAACAGGAACTACATTGTTATCCCTGCGGCCGCGGCCGGTAAATTTAGTCACCTTGGACCCCTGGAGGTTAAGTGTACATCTGTTTATCTCCGGCGCGATGCTAGTACTTCTACTGGGTTCGAACTCATGGCAGGGTATACTGCTATTCCGGAAAATCAATTCCTTGTACTGACTGGGTCGAATGACTTCCAGGGTGTTGGATAATTTTTTTATAAATCTTATTGTCTCTCTATAGAATTGGCATATGGAAAAAGATTATTATGATATCTTAGGCGTATCTAGATCAGCGAATTCTGATGATATAAAAAAAGCTTATCGAAAGCTAGCTGTTCAATTTCATCCGGATAAAAACCCGGACGATTCAGTTGCAGAAGAAAAATTCAAGGAGATAAGCGAGGCATACAGCATTCTGTCTGATCCCACAAAGAGGTCACAATATGATTCACCTACGGGGTTTACACATGCCGAGGGCTTTAACACAGCGGGTGATTTCAACGATATCTTTCAGCAGTTTGGGTTTGACGATATTTTTTCTGGTTTTTTCGGCGGCCGCAGGAGGCGCCGTCAGCAGTCGAGGAACCCCAATATAGAGATGGAGATGGAGATCCCATTTCTCGACTCAGTACGCGGCGTGACGAATAAGATTCACCTGCAGCGCCGCGCGTCATGCGGCTCATGTCATGGCTCTGGTGCAAAGTTGGGTAGTAAGCCTGTGACATGCCCAACATGTAATGGCGCGGGAAGGACAGCACACAGGCAGGGGTTTATGTCTGTGACTATGGGATGCAGTACATGTTCTGGCTCCGGGAAAATTCTTACTGACCCTTGTTTGTCATGCTCTGGCACAGGCGTAACGCTGGAGACTGAAGAATTTGATATTAGGGTTCCTGCTGGGATTCATGAAGGAGAATGTGTTGCTATAAGGGGGATGGGTGAGGTAGTGGATCCCTCTCTTCCACAAGGCGACTTAAATATTTTCATAAAAGTAAAGAAGACAAAAGATTTTGACCGCCGAGGTAATGATATTTTCTCCGATGTATCAGTACCGTTTGAGATTGCTACGCTGGGAGGTACTGTAGATCTTACGACTATCCACGGGACAAAAAAAGTGACTGTGCCGAAAGGTACACAGACAGGAAAGACAATTCGTGTAGCAGGTATGGGGGTTCACCATGAAACAGACTCTGCAAAGGGTGATCATTTTGCAAGGGTAATGATATCTGTTCCCACTACACTTACTGAGGATCAAGAGAATGTTTTGAGGATGTATTTTTCTTTGAACAATACATGATAACGGTTTAATTTTTTAACTAAGAAGCAAAAGGAGCCGCAAGGGATGGATACCATCGAAGATCTCAAGAAGCTTAATAAAGAGCTCAATGAAGAGATTAATAACTTAGAGTCTGATCTTGAATTTTGCCGAAGGGAACTAGCCGAATCCGTACGGGACGACATAGAATACCAGGCGACAATTCGAAAATTGCGTGCAGAAGTCAATAATTTAAAAAACAAGATTAAAGTTCTAGAGAGCCCTAACACAGGAGGAGATGAGTAATGGCAATGTCAGTAAAGAAGATGACAGGAATGCCTAGCCCAAAGAAGAAGACGTCACAGGGGTGTGGGAAATACACAAAGACATCCCATGCTGGGGGCGAGACTTATTACGGGCATGTGAGGTCTGGGTCACCACCAGGCAAAGCACATAGGAGAAAGAAGCCTTATAGGGGACAAGGTAGATAATGCAAGGCCAACCCTGGAAAGTCGAAAAGATATTTGATACATTTGAGCTAGCTGATAAGAAGCGCAAGAATATTCTCCGAAATTCAGAAAATGTAAGTGTGAAGGTTAAGAGGATGTCAACCGGTAAATTTGCCGTGAAGACTAGGACACAGCACGTTGATGCCTCCGCGGTGGCTAGGGAAGATAAGCAGCCCCTTAGTCCAAAAAAGCTTAGGCAGGAAAAGAAGCGCAAAAATCGAGAACGTCGAGCTAAGAAAATGCCGTCCTAATACCTTCCACTTAGTGCAAAAATCGAATATTTATTTTATAATAATATTGTAAGGCACGGAGGATACCATGGCACGAAAGTCAAGAGAATTGAGACTTTCACAATCTAGAGACCTAATGCTTGCTTACGAAGAAGCATGTATGGACTCTGATTATCGATATCGGTTTATCGGTGACATGGTAAGGAGGCTTGAACGCCCTAAGGCCCTAAGTCAAAAGCAACGAAAGTGGCTGGATTCTCTTATCGACGAGGGGGCCCCCGCGCCTAAAGGCGACCCAGTTCTCATACAGAAGATTAAAGATGCTGCTGAGCTTGACGGGATGCAGCATCGCCGTCAGGTTCTATGTGATTTTGCCGGAACGATTTGTAGAGGATATACCCTCAGCGAAAAGCAGTTTAAATTTTTGGATATCATGTTATCTGAGGCGGAAGAGATTAGGCAGAATGGAAGGTATCGCCCTGCGGATCCTGGCCGGTTAGCCACCGCAAGTTCGCTGTTGTCAGGTAAGTCAGAGTGGTATTGGGCTCACCGCCGTGGTACAGCGAAAGCCTATCATAAAGTTCAATCATGGCTTAAGTGGAACACCATGCGAGAGGTGATTGAAGAAGTTAAGCTGCTTGGCAAAGAAACAAACCACGTTTTAGGTGAAGAGCCGGTTATCGATGAGTGGTCGTGCGAAAAGGTTTTGAAGGCAGCAAAAACCGGTTTGTCTGAGATTGACTCTCCTCGTCATGAGGTCGGTGCACTACGTTATGTGGTCCTCGCCGGAAAAAGCATTCCCGGCATGGTAATGACTGAACCAAAAGTTATGGGTAATGATGTTAAGCAACAAATCCTGGTGGGGGGTGAAATGATTACATGCTCCACTACAGATATTCGTAAAAGAAAATAAATGCAGTAAAAAAGGTTTATACACTTAGCACAGTATAGATAGAATATTCACAACCTGGGGTCACTTGGCCCCTTTGTTATATTAAAAAAGGTATTAAAATGTTGAGAATAATTTTGGTAATAGCGATGATTGCTGTCTCTCTTCTGTTGATGGGTTGCAGTGATGATGTTGTCAATGAGGTATCAGATACCCAGGGGGTTTCTGTATCGGAGGACGCTTTGGGCTCGGATGCATCTGGGTTAGATGCTGAGGGTTCTCCAGCAGATGCTGGTGAAGCTTCCACCGACGTTGACGAGCAAGATAGTGCTGCCTCAGAGGGTGGTGATTCTGTACCAGCAGAGCCCATTGGCGATGATGCCGAGGAACTACCCTCAGATCCAACTGAGAATCCTGGTGATCAGTCAGCACATTATTCATTTCCCGCTTGGGAAATTCCACCTTCAAATGACGATAACAGATAGGAGGTTTATCATGAAGGAATTTTTAAAGAAGAATGGTATTTGGGTCGTTGCAGTTACGGTAATTGTTGCAGTTTTGCTTTGGGTATCTGGTATCGTGGGTAGTTTTGTGCCTGGTGTAGCTACTAACACTAACACAGCCACTGATACTACTATCACTGCGCCTGCGTCGACATCTACTTCTGGTGAGAATACAGGTACAACCACAGGTACAACCACAGGTACAACCACAGGTACAACCACAGGTACGACGAATACGGGTACAACAACTACACCTGAGAATTCTGTGCCTACGATTGAGGGTACCTCCACGAATGCTGATAAGACGAATATTAATACAGACAATTAATATACGCTATTAAGCATGCCATAAAAGGCATCCCCGGCATCGGGGATGCCTTTTTTATTATAACCATGTCTATACCACGTAGTGCCACACATGATGCTTGTACACTGTATGTGGGTTATATAAGGTTTAACATGTTCTCGTAGCTCAGCTGGATAGAGCGACCGCCTCCTAAGCGGTAGGTCGCAGGTTCGAATCCTGCCGGGAACGATTAATACTCACTATCGGAAGCATCAGGTAGTCTCATTGTTATCCTGCCGCTTTCAAGCTCGTCAGAAAGGAATTTTTGTGTATAAGATAATTCATGCCTAAATTTTTCGAGTTGCCGTTCGACATGATGATATTCTACGTTGACTAATTCTTCTATTTTGTTTAGCCTATCATGGACTCCGGCGTCCCATTCATATTCTGCTGACATTTTTTTTCTTTCTAAGATAATTCCTATAGAGAAGCCAAGAACAAATGCAGCCGCTACTGCGGCTACAAAAACAATGACGTCCATTATTTCCAACCCAATCATGATTTTATAAATAAGCGATAGCAATTAACTTATACACATAATGGAAAATTAAATCTTATTACGAGGTAGTAGGCTGATGGCAGTAACTAAAATTCATTACAGCAGAACGAGCGAAGGGGGGGTGGAACGAGCAGTCGGTCACGCCCTGAAAGCTTACCCAGGTACACTTTTAATATTCGTGGCCGATTCGTCTAAAATATATGATGCAGTACGAGAGCGTTATCCTTTTCATGCTTGTATTCTTGCCGATAAGGAGCCTGATGAAGTCGTACCTGATATACTTAAGGAAAAGCGTATTGACATCAAGCAAGCAACATTTGTAATTGCATGCAACAGCGACCAGAAAGCCTTAAGGTATGTTGTATATATCACTGAGAATGGTGGGAAATATTTTCCCTGTGAAGACTCAAGGACGGCACAATATTTTCACATTAATGATAAGTGCTTTAGCATTGTAAATAGGCTGATGTGGATAGCACCAAGCCATGTATCGGTCGACCAGTGGTGTAACATTATTCAGGCTATCGATATGACTTCCGATCTCACTGGCTCATACGTCGAGATAGGTGTGTTTAGAGGTTCTAGTGCAAAAGTTGCGTATGATTATTATAATACCATATGTAGGGAACAGACATGCTATTTTTTAGATACGTTTGGAGGGTTTCTTTATGATAGTGCTAAGGACAGCCCTGACGCTAGGTGGGCAGAGGCCGATTTGCATGTTGTAGAGGATCATCCTATTTTCGGTAATTTGAAAGAGCAAGTTGGGGCATATTTGGATGGTAAGGCGGTGACTGCACATGGCGTGCTAGTACCTCCAGCTTCATGTACTAGCGGCACCCCGGATTCAACATATGCGGAATATAAATTGGTATCATGTGATATTTGTGAAGATAACCTCCCTGGGGAGATAAAAAAGATCGCGGTATGTAATATCGACGTTGACCTCCAGGGTGCTATTGAGGCTGCTCTAAGAAAGTGTCATCCTGTGATGGAATCAGGTGGTATAATGATAGTTCAAGACCCCGGAAAGACTCCTAGGCTTATCGGCGCCCGCCACGGTCTAGATAAATTCATGCAAGAGTTTGGCTCTAATTATCACCAAGTATACCTTGAGTCGTCAGGTCAGACTTACCTTATCAAGAAATAAGAGGAAGGTGCTCAATGATTAAGTTGCTAGGGAAGGTGCCACGCAAGATATACGTTGCTTGTTCTGGTGGTTCCGATTCGATTGCTGCTTTAGATTTTTTAAGGCGTGGCAATCGGGATGTGTCTGCATGTTATTTTGACCATGTGACAGATCACAGCCCTGTAGCATGTGATGCAGTCAGTTCATATTGTAGCGAGCATGGTTTATCACTCACTTTAGGTAGTTGTAAGCGCACGAAAAGCAAGGGGGAGAGCTGGGAGGAGTATTGGAGAAATGAGAGGCTAGATTTCTTTCACTCTTTAGATGCACCAGTGGTTACAGGACATACATTAGACGACGTGTGTGAGTGGTGGGTGTTTACTTCGCTGACTGGGGTTCCTCGATTGATCCCATATGCACATAAAAACGTCATTAGGCCATTCATGCTAACACCAAAGGCTGATATGGTTTCGTGGTGTGAGAAGAAGGGAATCAAATTCGTTGAAGACCCGTCGAATTTTAGTGACAAGTATATGAGGTCGTTTATCAGAAAAAATATGATGCCTCATGCACTTTATGTGAACCCTGGGTTTTATAAAGTTATGAGAAAAAAGCTAATCGATGAAACATCACACTTGGGAAGTGTATAGTTTGGTATACATTTTTTAAGCAATCTTCGGGCCCCTAGCTCAATCAGGTTAGAGCAAGCGGCTCATAACCGCTAGGTTCAGGGTTCAAGTCCCTGGGGGCCCACCAAAAACTATGAAGACAGGTTTTTATCTTGAGTAATATTACTAGCGCAATTTGTTTTGATGATGTCTTGCTTGTCCCTAAGTATTCTGATATCCATTCAAGAAAAGAGATCGACTTGAGCGTCCCGCTACCTCGTACTAACATGTCTTTGGAAGTACCTATCATCTCTAGCCCGATGGATACAGTTACTGAAGATAACATGTCACATGCCATGTATGCATCAGGGGGCATGGGGATTATTCATAGGTATAATACTGTGGACAGGCAGGTCGAGATCTTAAATGATGCGATTATCGCCGGTGTGAAGCTGCCGGCTGCGGCTGTGGGTGTGTCTGGCGATTATCTAGATAGGGCAAGGGCATTGGCTGCCCATGGTGCAAAGGTTATATGCATCGATATTGCTCACGGTCATCATATCCTTATGAAGAATGCATTGTATGAACTGAGATGCTCACTTGGTAAAAGCGTGCATATTATGGCAGGTAATGTTGCAACTCTTGATGCGTTTAATGATCTTGCAGACTGGGGTGCTGACAGTATCAGGGTAGGAATAGGGGGCGGTTCAATCTGCTCTACACGTGTCCAGACTGGGCATGGAATGCCAACACTCCAGACAATTTTTCACTGCGCAAAATCAGATAGGGATGCGTTGCTTATCGCCGACGGAGGAATTCGAAATAGCGGAGATATCGTTAAGGCATTAGCGGCTGGAGCAGATGCGGTGATGCTGGGCTCTCTACTTGCAGGTACTGATGAGTCTCCTGGTGAGGTTATTTATATTCCCACCGAAGACAGGCGAGTCAAGGCTTATCGTGGTATGGCTTCAATAGAAGCCCAGGTTGATTGGCGGGGTCATACATCATCAGTGGAAGGTGTTTCAACGACCATTGATTATAAGGGTCCTGTCGGGGTAGTCATTGGAGGCCTAGTAACAGGCATAAGGTCAGGCTTATCCTACTCTGGAGCAAGGGATGTAAGGGAGTTCCAAGCAGCAGCAGAATTTATAAGGCAAAGTGCAGCTGGGGCTGTTGAGAGTTCAACCCACATCCTAAAGTCTTCTTAGCCTACATATTTATATAACATAAATAATGTGAGGAAAACACCATGCAGGTTTTGGCATTAGACTTAAGCTATGTAATGGCACCTTCTATCTCGGAATATGATTCCTTCCCGTGCAGCACAAGAATAAGCCCTGAGAAGCACTGGGATGCCATTAGGCATTCAACTGGAAAAGATCGGTTTGCGTTTAGTCTAGAGAGATTAGGCGAATTAATACGGGTTTTTTCGAAAGCGCTTAAGAATATAGAGCAAGATCAAATACACTGGGTGATGCACCAGAGTGATGTTTTACCCGTTCTAGTGTCATGTGACCACCTAACAATACATAATATTGACCATCACCATGATATAGAGTCTCAGTCACTCGATATGGCAGGGTGGGTACATGAGCTTGATAGGCAGAAATTAGTTGATGAATATACCTGGTGGCGAAATAGGAATTCTAAAAACATAAATGAGGATATGCTGAACTGCTCTTATGGTGAAACTACATTTTCAAAAAGGCAGCCCATGAAAAACCCGGATGTTGTTATTATTTCACGCTCACCCTTGATGGTACCACCCGAGTTACAAGGGCTTTACGATATTTTTCAAGGTATGGCATGTTCGTGGTTCAATTCTCACTGATATTTGCTTAGTGTTTTAGGATGATAGTTAATTATGACGACGGGGAGTCGAGGCGTGGAATATACGAAGCACTTGCTTAAGGTTCTGATAGGTGAAATGATAGAGGCTAGAGACCCGTTAACGGTACCAGGTCCTGCTATGTGGCGTGCACAAGCCCAGAAAAGAAAAGATGCAGAGGCCGAAGCAGAAGAGAAGAAGAAAAAGCGAACACCTAAGTCCTCTACAGGTCATGAATACTCACCAGCCAGCGGGTTTGTTGACTACTATGGCGACACCAATGATGCATCATTTATGGATGATTACGGTTACTATGGGTACCCAGAGGTGGGTGACTATGACGACTATGACGACTATGACGACTATGACGACTATGATGGTGGTTATGATATAGGTGAAGGCGATTACTAGTTTATGAAGTTAGATATTAAAACGCTCATTACGCTTTTGTCCATCGCTGCTATGCTGGGGGGCTTCTATTATTCTACCGAGGTTCGTCTTGATACATTGGAAAGTAATGTTGTTGAATTAAAGTCTGAAATTCAGGGGCTGAAAAAGCAAGTTAACAGACTTAAGAAAAGGAATTAAGGGATGTCTGACACAGTAGTTGCATCATTAATAATTTTAGGATTCACTGTCACGGGTATATTTTTAGGTGCATGGTTTGCCGCACGGGGGTTCGAGAAATCGCTTATTCAAATGATGGATGATCCTGATGCACCGTGGAACAAGGAGGATGAAGAGTGAGAATTACAAAGAAGCAGCTAAGGCAAGTCATTCGTGAAGCAGTCGAAGAAAATGAGCTGCTCGGCCTTACGGGCCCATGGCATGAAGTCGTAGCTGCATACATAGCTCGTGGTCCCGGTAATGGGAGTCAGTCTGCAACAAATATGGTGCTTAATAAGTTACACATGGGCCCGGATCTATGGCGTATGCAAGAGGATGTTTTAGAGGACATGCTTATTGAGCTTGGGCCAAATGCCACCCCTGAACAAATTGATGCGGTGAGTATTGAATTTCGCGATGGCGTTCGTGCCAATAAGTGGATGCCTCAAACCAAGGAAGAAATGGAGGCTGATTGGGCCCGCGGCGGAAAGCCTCGTGCGGATTACAGTTAGGGTGTTAGATGAAAATTACACGTAGCCAACTTAGAAGAATCATCCGAGAAGCGATATTGCTAGAAGACAAAGAGGGAAAAGGAAAATGCCCTGATGATGGTTGTGTTCAAAAGCGCTCGAAGGGCTGGGTTATTATCTCTAACAAGACCGGAGAATGCTGGGGCAGAAGTAAGAAGCAGGGAGGCGAGTGTACATATTATGGCTCAAGGGAAAAAGCTGAAGCAGCGCTTGGCGCTTATCATGCAGGTGGGTAAATGAAGATGTCTGGCAAACAGTTGAGAAAGATTATTCGAGAGACGTTATCATTGGACCTTGAGGTTGGTGACGTAATTCTAACAGGCCGATTCAAGAATAAGCGCACTGTCGTTAGGGAACTAGGGACTGATGATCTAGGTCAACCAACCGTTAACGGGATGAAGGTCTTATCTTTTCGCATTGAAAAACTGATGCCAAAAAGTAAGTGGAGTAAGAAGACACTGGAAGAGATAGGGGAAGACGAATGAGAATAGGGTTATCAAATTTGAGAATGTTGATTAGAGAGGCATTGGAGGTGTCTGATGAAGAGATTAGGGCATTTCTTTCTGACCAGGCTGCAACTTACCATCAGGACCACAGTCTAGACATTGATGGTGATGAAATTCCGGATGCATCCGCTATTCGTGAACTACTGCAGGCCGATTTTCTAAATAACTTTAGTCATATCTCAATTAGCGATTATGCTGATCTTATTGACAGGTTATCTGTGATGCCTGACGTCAAGTGGTCACGCCCTGTGATGATGGTGTAGGTTATAGATGTGGCCGAAGGGGTATCAACTTAAATGGTTTCGAAGGGAACTTCCAAGAAAAGAAGGTCCTGCCCCGCCTATGAGACCCGGTTTCGGCCAAACACCCCTTAACGTAATACAGGATGGTGATAAATTTTACGTTGGGACCTACTTTGTTTTACCTGATGGGTCTAGGAAACCATATACAGTTGAGAGTCAATATTTCTCCACGGAGAAAGAAGCCAAAGTTGTATTGTCAAGAATGACAGGCGGAAAAATGAAGGAGTCACTACTGCGTGCTTATGTAAGAGAGATGCTGGGCTAAATGAGTAATGATAAAATATCTGCATTTTACATAATGACAGAACCTGAGAAGATGGGTTACCCATATATTGAATCGATCACCTCTGTGCTGTCTTTTGCCGACGAGGTGGTTCTGGTGATGGGTAGAGATGAACCGGCTAGCGAGAAAAAGATTGACCAGTTGGCACGTTCTATTCCTCGGCAAAAGTCAGTTAAAATAGTGAAGACCCATGCTTGGCCAGAATTCGGATGGAACTATAATATAATGAGAGATCATATTCAACGCGGTTTGGACGAGTGTACACATGACTTATGTTTAAAGGTGGATTGTGACTATGTCTTTAGAGATCAGCATTGTGATGAGATCCGTTCAGCAATTCAAATTCATGCACAGGATAATCATTTAGTAACCTTTGGCAGGGTCAATTTTTCATGTTTAGGAAAAGCAGATTATCAACCAGCGATAGATCACACGCCTTGTTACGTTATTAATAAACGTGCATTGAGAGATGATGGCATAGAGTGTGCTATATCCAATGAGTCGGGATCGAACCAACCTATTTTCATGAAAGACGAAAGGGTCCTAGATGTGTCTTCCGGTAAGGACCTCAAGGTGCTACCCCTAAGTCCTATGTTACCAGATAGCCTAGAATCCTGGGTTTATCATTACCTTGTGATATGTCCAGTAAATTATTCATACACTTTCATGACTGCATCAAGAATTGCTAAGACGTGGTCTGAGTGGCATAGGGCTATACATCTCAGGTTTGGTAATCTCCGCATGCCGAATTTCGATTTAGATGATATGCATCAATCAATCAAGAATTTTGCGGCTTATCATTTCCAAGCAAAGATTCCATCCCTGGGGCATTGTAGAGACTGGGATGAAATAAGGGGTATTATTTTAGGCTCCAGCGGTGATACTTTAGCGGATATGGTCAACAGGGGTATTTTACATTGTAATGACAGAGGTGAACCCCAGGTGTCAGGGGCCATGACAATGCAACTTGTAGACCACCCTGCATGTATGAGACATGTATTACAGGGCATTTCATCCGACAAGTGGGGATTTAATAACTTTAACCTGCCTGAACCTCCCTCGAGGGGATTAACGCATGAAGGTGCGGCTGCCATATATGAGAAGTGGTTAGGGGATATTGGTAGTTACTTGAATGAATAAATAAACCCCCCCGCAACAACCGGGATTTTAATTCATTTTTAAGTGTCCCTTATCGGTTGCATGTGATATTTATTTGCAGAATTGAATTATGGTATTCATATGATATCATCTAGGGGTTTAAAATGAGTGAATTTTTATGGGGCTTTGTTGCGGGTGCGGTTGCTTCTCCTTTTGCATGGGAAGGCCTTAAGTGGTGCTTCCGAAAGGTGAAGGAAGCCACTAGTAAATAAGTGGTATTATATTAAAATTTGCGTTAGCGTGGGATAATTGGTCTGGGCCCACGAGGGGAAAATAAAATGAGACTATCAAAAAATCAATTAAGACAAATCATTCGAGAATCGCATAGTGAGTCGATGTCGGGTGTGAATAGTCAGGTTAGAGAGTCACTCAGCTCTCACGAAGAAAAAGCTCAGGCGGACTCCTTCGCCATGTTTCCCGGTAACACTATCATGGACTTGGAATCACTTCACGACTTGTGGTATGGTCGCTTTACAAGTGATGAAAACTTGATACTTGACCAGGCAATTGCACTTTTGAACAGGGAGCTCAGGGGGTAATAATGCAAATATCACGTAAGAAGTTAAGAAGAATCATTAGGGAATCGTTGCTTCAAGAGTACGGTCCTGAATCTCGTGGGGAGCCCGGGCACAGAGGTGCAGATGGAAACTGGGTCGATCCTGGCATGGATGGTTACAATCCATACAAGGACAAGTCTCTGGCACCTGGTAACGGTTGGCCCCCTGAAGAGAGATCGGCAGCTATTAGAGCGTATACAGGCAGAGATGGTTACATTGCCAACTCTCAAGTGGACAAAAGCTGGGTGCATCCAGCATTTCGATAAGAGATAAACTAGTGAAAATCACAAAACGACAACTCAGACGAATTATTCGGGAATCAATCACGGGCACGACAATTTATGTCGAGAAGAGTCCATACGGTGGGACTATGATTGAAGATGAGAATGGCGAATATCTTTCTGTGGGAGAGATGGTAAAATCCTTATTAGACTCAGGTGAATCAGACTTCTTTCACGATGCTTTAGGGCTACAGGAACTCATGGCAGCCCATAGCCGTGGTGTTCAGGGTGGTATGCAGAAGTGGGACTCTGATGTGTTCGAACAATACTACAGCCTAGACATGGATAAAATGATTGACACATATGCCGGTGCTAATGGATTACAAGTCAAATACATCCCCATGGGAGAGGATTACTAAAATGAAGATCACAAAAAGACAACTTAGAAGAATCATCAAGGAAGAGAAAGCGAGGCTTCTTATAGAAATGAATCCCGCTGTTGAGGAGGGAATCTCACGTGGCGTGCAGAATGGCATTTGGGGCTGGCTCGAGCGCGAGTTTGCCCAAGACATGACCGGTGAAGATGTGTGGAATAATCCTACATACACCGAGAGTATTGCACACGCATTGGAAACAATTGCCAAGGAAGTACGGACCGCAGGGACGCAAGAAGGTACGTACGGGGGGTAAAATGAAGATCACAAAAAGACAGCTCAGACGAATTATCAAAGAACAACTTCAACTTCTTAGTGAGGAGGGCTATGATAGTTATCGTGATAGTAGGCGAGAGGCTGGCTATGGTGGAACAACTTGGAAGAGTAAGCAAGACTATAGGCGTCGAAGAGCCCAACAGATAAAGTATGCAGAGGAAGTCACAGCCCAGGGAAGAGAAGATGCCCTTGCCGGCCGGCCTAAAGACGCTAGCATAGGGCACCTTGCGTACCATGAGGCATACGACGAAGCGCTCAAGGAAGCATGATATGAAGATCACAAAGAGACAACTCAGAAGAATCATCAAGGAAGAGCTTCAATCCATGACAGTTGACAAGCGAGATCAGCTTATGGATGCGCTGGAAGATAAATACGGACTCCAGGTAAGAACTACCGAAGAGTTTGGTTCTGGTCCTGGGGGCGTATGGATTGCTGCTGAGTCAGCTTCCGCACAAACGCCGGACGGCTTACCACTGTTTGACTACTACTTGGACATGGATCCATATGAATTTGGTGTACACCCGGAATTTTCAAGGTTTATTGCACCTTATGGTTTTTATGCAGAGTGGAATGATCCAGGAACATTAATGTTGTGGAGGGTGTAACATGAGAATCACAAAGAGGCAGCTAAGAAGAATTATTAAGGAAGAAAAGGCGAAGCTGATAAGAGAGTCATTTTCGCCTGATTCTATCGCTGAGTTTGATAGGGAAATTAATTCCAATCTGGAACAGGGGAAGTTGTACCTTGACATGGGTGATACTTCGATGGCTCAGATGTACGATGATGATGCATATTCTTTAGAGGCCATTAGAGATATGGCCATTCAAGACAGGGCAGCTGGTGAGCCTATGGGATCAAATTCACTTCGTAATTTGGTTAGCCGTTTAGACACAGCCGCACGTGAAAAGATACCAGACGACTTCTATTACTGGATAATCGGCGAGGATTATTAAAATGAGAATCACAAAGAGGCAGCTAAGAAGAATCATTAGGGAAGCTTATTATGAAGATGCCGAAGACCGAGGATATTTTGACCATGTTGGTGGTCTCAACGCTCCTAAGCATCCTGATAATGAAGAGTATATGGCTGGGTGGGATCAATCCATCATAGATGATAAGGTCTCCGCGGACCACAAGGCAGAGAAGGAGATGGAAAGAAGGCTCCAGCCAGCACGCGATAGAACAATGGCAACACTCGATAGATCACGTCAGGAACTGGAGAGTGCCCATGGAATCACTGACGACTTGGCCTACGAAGTTGAGATGGGAAGTCTCTTTCTGGCTAAGGAAGATGAGCTCCGTAAGCTGGCCAATGCAAGTGGTGCCCAAGGCCTAGCCGCTAAAAAGTTATTGGACATGACCCCCCAGCAACGTGCTGCATATAAAAGTTTAATGATTAGGACAACGATGTAGGTCGTAAATAAGATATTACATGAAAATCACTAAGAGACAACTAAGAAGAATCATCAAGGAAGAGAAGGCTAAGCTTCTTAATGAGTATACGCCTGCCGATACCAGCGGGTCAGCTCCTTATTCTAGCCCTGCAAACATTGAAGAAGAAATAGCAGAACTCGAAAATGCTCTTAACTCTCTATACGTCGCAGGCAGAGCACTTCCTTTTCCGATGGATAGAAGAATCATGGATGCTACCGAGATGATCGAGAGGGCGCTCAATATATTACAAGGAAAGTAAAATGAAGATCACAAAGAGACAACTAAGAAGAATCATCAAAGAAGAGAAGGCCAGGCTCATGAATGAACAACCTACTCGCCGGCCTGACTATAAGTTTAATCAGGGCGTACAGGGTGAATATGCTCCCGGTGAATCAGTACTTGAGGATTTGATGGTCGCGGTTGACGAAGCTATTGCCAACGCCACGGGTCAGATCGATCTAGATTTTCAAGATGGTCCGCTATCGTCTAGACAAGTTGTCAATTTTGTTATTCGATCGTTACAGGAAAGATAAAATGAAAATCACCAAACGACAACTTAGAAGAATCATCAAAGAAGAGAAGGCCAGGCTCATGTCCGAAGCCGACACTGGAATGCGACCAGGGCCAGATGGCATTATCGTCGTCGATCGTGGAAATATGGGGAGAGAAAAAGATCGTTGGCTGGTACTGTTTGAGGTGGAAGATATTGTATCCCCCGAGCTATACACTTATCTCTCGCAAAGAAGCGATTGGAGAAAACTAACATCTGGCCCTAAGGCAACAGGCCCGACCGAAGAGGCAGCCCGGGCCAAGCTCAACAAGGCTATTGATAAGTTTCTGGCAATGCTATCTCAGAAAATCATTGAAGCACGAAACGAGGTCGGCATGCTGGACGAATTCAGGGCAAGCTTGGAGAAACTATAAAATGAAAATCACAAAACGACAACTTCGAAGAATCATCAAAGAAGAGAAGGCCAGGCTTCTATCTGAGGTGACCCCCGGTGAACGTGATGATGCTAAGAGGCTTGATGCAGAGTGGGCAGCAAGGGTAAATGCAGAGCAAGGTGCCCTCCAATCTCAAGCTGATATCTCACGTGAGTTAGGCGAATTACATAATGCTATCGATCGATTGATTGACGTGATGGGCCGTGATGAAGTAGCCGCTGAGCTTGAGGGAATCGCAGAAGAGATTAGGATGGGAATGGTATGAAAATCACAAAAAGACAACTCAGGCGAATCATCAAAGAAGAGAAGGCCAGGCTCATGGAGTATGGTGGCCGACCTTATGACCCAACTGTTCCTGGAGACTACGAGCGATATCGTGATAATCCGACCGGCGACGCGCCTCCGGGTGGCGAGTGGGATGCAAAACTGGAGAAGATGGCCGATGAAGTCGGTGATCGAGCCGCCGGTGGATACGAACCATCGATGGACGGTTCTCCTGAAGCGTATGCTGACCATATCCTTGATTGGTATGCTGAAGACCCACCACCTCCGCTCGACGAGATGGAGGGTTTAGCGTTTGCACTGTCAAAGCCCTATTATAGAAAGGTGATTAAGGCCGCGGTTCTCGAGTACATCGGAATGATGACAGAAGGAAGGGCTTTACATGAGCAATACCATTCCATGTCACCAGCCGGCAAATCCTTGTCTAGATCGATTAAAGGTAAATTCATGAGGATGTACCCCGACGCCTCGGTCGGGATTGACGGTCGTGAAGGGTGGATCACAGTCAATGGTAAAAAGGCTATCAATATGTCCCAGGCTAGCGGACGCGGAATGTCAGATGAAGAAATGATAGACAAGATGCATGCAGTATATGCCCAGTCACAAGTAGATCCCGATATCCCAACCGCCGACACGAGAATGGATACGTTTATGGAGGGAAAAATGAAAATCTCAAAACGACAACTCAGGCGAATCATCAAAGAAGAGAAGTCGAGGGTTTTATCTGAGCGCCGAATGCAAATTGCACCACGACGAAGGCGTAGCGTTCTGTTGACAGAGCGTAGTTTACGTTACGTAGCACGCCAGGCTATCATCGATCACAACCGAGGTGTTCGAATTGATGAGAATTGGTTTAGTGACGTAGCAAAGAAGGCCAAGGCCTTTGTCGCCGATAAAGTGGAAGACGCCCAGATAATGTTTAATGACTTCAAGAAGAAGCTCCCGGGTGGTATGGCAAAGCACATATCTAAGGCGTACAAGAAAATGATCAGAGATGTCAAAGAGATGACAGACAAGGTCGATTTTGGGCTATACGATTTGAAAGCTATCGAATGGCAGCCAGATTCCATGGAGGAGGCACTAGAGAACGGCAAGATCGTCAAGAAGTTCTTTGATGACTTTAACATCGACATGGACATCAACGATCTAATGGGTCAAGAGAATTTTGACGCTGATACCGAGTATGATCTCAATCAAAAATTTAAGAAATCCCTAAGGGATGTTATGCAACGAACAGAGTTTTACGTGTTCACTGATACTGAGATTGAGAAAACTAAAAAGAAGATTGTCGACGCCCTAGGGGAAAAGAAAGGAAAGGCAGTTGCTGAAGAGATGGCAGAAGAGCTAGTTGCAACAATGAAAGAGTACGAAGAAGACGTGCTTAGTCGCGATTATGCTGATGAAATATCGCTGGCAGTCCGTGGGTATGCCAAGTCCTTAGCCTATGCTGCTGAGCAAGAGTGGGCAAAGAAGATGGATGAGAAAGAGCGTCGATTAGCTGGCCTAGAGCGTATGAAGATAGCTGATGCCAACGAAAAAGCAGCTTGGAAGAAGGAGGAGCGACGAAAAGATCGCGCCGCTAAGAAGAAGTACAGCACTGAGCCGGAGGACCGGACAAGGTCTAAGTGGAGCTAAAACAATGAAAATCACCAAACGACAACTTAGAAGAATCATCAAAGAAGAGAAGGCACGAATCCTTAGGGAGATCCGAGATGAACGATCTCCCCAGGGCCGCCAATCTGCTCGTGGTCCCGCTAGCGCCTATGATCAGGGATATGAAGCAGGCACAAGGGGCGATCGATCTGAAATGCCACTCGAGCAATACGGTACACCTTTCTACGATGCATGGATGGAAGGCTGGGATGACGGACTAGCTTCATTCCATGGTGGCGGAAGCTACTAAACGAAACAGGCAATTTTAGCCAACAATATTATAAAGGAGAAATTACAATGAGAAAAGTATTACATAGATTAGTAAATTTATTCAATAACTCACACTGCTGCTGCTGCTGTGGTTGCTGTCCTCACCCTGAGAAGTCTTGCTGTTAGGGGTACATGATATGAGAGTCACTAAGCGGCAACTAAGGCAAATCATTAGAGAAGCTCTTGAAACCGAAATGGAAGAGGGGGATGTACTTGGTGAGGAAGACCTTGAGGAGTACTGGACACCCGGCATAGATACTTCAGGCCGGGTAGATACCAGCAGGGCAGACAAAAAGCCTACAGGCCAGGAAATGGGTTGCAAAGATCGAAGGACCGGGAAGACTGTTGAGCCGTATTGGCAACAGAGAATGGGAAAATGGGTGTGCCCATAATGAAAATTACAAAAAGACAATTAAGAAGAATCATCAAAGAAGAGAAAGCCAAGCTCGTCTCCGAGATATCGGCTGAACGGGGTGCTAGCCTGCCTCGTACCCATATGGGCGAGACAATCACACCAGAGAGCGTCGTTGCCGACCTGTTTAATTTAGCAGCTAAGGTAGAAGCTTTAGGTGAAGATTTCTTTTCTGACAGCGACAGCTTAGCTGATTGGGCGAATAATTTTATGTCCAGACATAACGTTATGCAGGAGAGATAACATTAAAATGAAAATCACGAAGCGACAACTCAGAAGAATCATCAAGGAAGAGAGGGCCAGGTTACTTAATGAAGGGCCTAACCTAGCGCTTCGTAATGCGATCATGGATACTTACGAGGGCGTGTATGGAGATCTAATCTCACAAGGTGCCGATCCATCGGTTGCACAAGATCGAGCTAGTGATGCAGTTATGTCAGAGGTTGAAGCCTGGTTGGATGCCGTAGGAATTCCACGCACATATGTGGGATTATCATAATGAAAATCGCCAAACGTCAGCTAAGAAGAATCATCAAAGAAGAGAAAGCACGATTGTTGACAGAGGATAGCATTAATGCTGCAGAAGATCGACTTTTCGCCGCTATAGATGACTTTGTACAAGTGGTAGATGAGGAACTAGGGTACGATGTTCCACTTCACGTGTTACGGCGGCAGGTTGATGATGTAGTTGGCTCAGCTTTTGCACAGTTTGAAGCGGACCAAAAAGCAGAGGATGACTTAAGATCATGAGAATCACAAAACGACAACTCAGACGAATCATTAAAGAAGCCATGGAAGATGAGCCCATCCGCATGATACCAGGTGATTCATTCCCTGCAGATGCGCTTAAATCAAGGCGCTCCAGGAAACCCCAACCCTCCGGCGAATTCAGAGACACAATCGTTATGAGTCCAACCGGCGATACTCTCCTAGTCGGTGGGCAGGAAGTGGCTCTTCAAAATGCTGTAAAAGAACTCGAGATACAGTCAGGTCAGCCAGTGTCGGCCATACAAGCAGGTGATATCAACGCGAAGCTATTAAGACAGTATGGTCAAGGATACGTTGAGCTTCCAATATCTTGGTCGCCCAATACAGGATGGAAATTCTAATGAAAATCACGAAAAGACAGTTAAAGCAGATCATCAAAGAAGAGAAGGCAAAGCTCAATGAAGGTGGATGGAGTAAGGGTCCAGAGCGCCTTAGGGAGATTAGGGAAGGAATGCTAGAGGCCTTATTCCAGTCCATCGATGCTCAAGCCTCTTATGATCCAGAAGCCCTGGGAATTATTAAGTCTGAAATAATGATGCGAGGCCTAGATTTTAGAAAAGAGGCACTGGCTTACTTACGAGAACTAGAGGGTTATTAAAATGAAAATTACAAAGAGACAGCTTAGAAGAATCATCAAGGAAGAGAAAGCCCGGCTTGTAAATGAGATCCAGGCTGAGAAAGACGTCAGGCAGCTGACCCTTAATCAAGGTGAGGTTGATAAGGTTGAGGCCATGCGATCAGCACTGGATAGAATGTTCTTTGAGTATCGAAAAATAAATTCAATACCCCCACAATGGCTTGATGACTCCAACGGGTTCGGTACATCCAGGTATGATAAACTAGAAGAACTGTTGATGGATGCAGGCGAAGAAATGTCAGACTTGGTACATGATATGAAGAAAGTGGGAATATAAGACTCAGAGTGAGGTTCAAAGGTTGAACCTCGTATCATTAACAAAAAATTATCTATATTAAAAAATGGGAGGCACCTAAAATGATAGTTACAAAGAGACAATTGAGAAGAATAATCAAGGAAGAAGCACGCCGTCTAATGGAGGACAGCATTGACAGTGAGCTTGATCACCTTAAGAAAAATGTGCATGATGATATTGAGCACATTCGTGATCTAAAAGATGACATTAGGGATGATCATGAAGAAGAGCTTCGTGCGGAGAAGGCACGCAAGGATGAGTCGCGCCGGAGGACAAAGTCTAAGCTACGCAGGATTGTTCGTCGTACTATCAACGAAGAGCATGCAGACTGGGGCATGGGAAAAGATGAAGATTCACGTACACACCATGGCGAAAAAGATTATACAGGCCATAAGGGTGATCATTCAAAGACTCATCCAGGTGAATTAGACTATGAAGATGATGCAGCTGGAAGAGCACATGATGCAATTGCTGCTATTCATGACCTGGCATCTGCAGCAGGCGTTGAGCTTGATGTTACGGCCGGGGATGCTCTTGACAGTGAGGATGCAACGATCATCGCTATGGAAGGCAGGCTCCGCCGACAGGCACTAAAGAAGCGTATTAAAAGATTGACGAGGGATGCGATCCGCCGAGGACTATAAGATGAAAATCTCAAAACGACAACTAAGAAGAATTATCAAAGAAGAGAAGGCCAAGTTACTAAAAGAGGCACCGACTCCTGAATTTGGTATATTCGATCAGTATTACCTAGCTGATCTACTGATGGAAGAGGTCGAAAGTTTTATGGACCAGACAGGGGTGGATAGCTTCGGGCCGGCCGAGGTCGAGGATATGCGTAATGCAGTCATGGCGGCACTTGATACGATTGTGAAACAGGTGAGCTAAACCTAAGTGAGGTTAAAATTATGAGAATTTCAAAACAACAATTAAGAAGAATCATCAAAGAAGAGCGCATGCGAATTCTTTATGAGGAAGTTGAAGAGATGGAGATCAAGGTAGACACTAATGAACACCACTGGCCTCGTGTAGAGTGGTCGAACATTGGTGAGCTTACCGATAAGTGGGCAGACCAAGAGAGAAATGCTTGGGATAAAGGTGATACGTCTATGCTTCCGGAGAAGCCGGAAGACGTCAGCATATCCGCATGGGAAGCAGAGCATAAGGCTGCTTGGGAAGACCAGGTAGAAAATGCTGCATTAGATTTAGAGGCGGAGTTAACCACACGGATCCGCAGGCTAGCTCTTAAAACGATGCAGGAATTTACTGATTCGCTGATAGCGGGTGATTATTCTGCCTAGTTTGGTAAATGGGGGTGAAGCAGATGCCTAAAGACAACCACAAGAAATTTCTATCAGAACTTAAGGACTTATCACCGACAGAGCGCCGTGTTGCTTTAAAACTAGCACGCTCATCACGTCCTTCAGCGCGAAGGTATATAAGGCTTGTCTTAGAGAATAAGAAATCCTACAGCAAAGCCGGTACGGGTAGTATGTCTGCTAAGGAGGGTGATTCTCGGCACTCCGCCAAAAGAAAAGGGGATTATTTTCAAGCTAATGTCATCGCTGAGGGAATTTTTGGGTGGTCTGGCGAAAAGATAATGAAGAAGATTGTTGGTAGGAATTATGCACCCCCTATCCGAGTAGATGCTGCTGCAAAAAATCTCGAGGTTGCGCTTGGGCAGTATGCGACGTCTTATGCGAGGAAGGCTACGCCTCGCCGTGTATCTCCTGATGAATTTGCTCAAGAAGCAAAGGCAGGTTTAGCTAAGGGCCTGCGGCTATGTACTTCATTTGCAAGGCACGTTGCTACTTCTTTAGACGCTAAAACTGAACCTGCTCAAATCAAGAGGGAATCTACGGATATTCGGGAAAAAATTCTGCGTGCAAAGATTAGGGAGCTTCTTGTAAAAGAGCAAGTTGTTGGGTATACGGCGCCGCAAGAAAAAAAGTCTGATGGTGGGGGATACTTGAGCGTAGGTGACATGGGTGTTGATACAACACTCGGTGATGATTCAACGGACGAAGATCAGGCATCAGCTAACCAGGTAAGAAAGCTAACACAGCAACGCCAACAAGATTTAGATTCTGGTGATACAGTTGATGCAGAAAATGTGGGTCAACAGCTTGGCATGGCCAGGAAGATGAGAGGGTAAAATGAGGGTCACACGAAAGCAACTAAGAAGAATTATTAGAGAAACATGGGCCGATGATGATAGAGATTTCTCTGCACCCCCAGGCGAAGAAGACTACTACGCTCCCGGTGGAGAAGGTGAGCAGGTTACGGATACACAGCTCAAAAGAGGCTGGGGTTCATGGCTAGAAGAAAGAGGCCTGGAATTTGAAGACTTGGACGATCTCGCCCTCGCGGCCGGCGCACCTAACAGGACATGGCTAGATTCCATCCCTCCGCATGATGGTTTCATCGGCCCGTTGGATGTTGGGGTGTGGGTAAAAGATATACAGGCTGCTAAGGAAATATTGTCAACAAGAGCAGGAGACTACAGTTCGTCGCCACATGGTAAGAAGATGAATGAAGGCGTTGACCCCCGAGGCCTTAAGACATATCTCAAAAGCCTGGGGGTCAAGCGAAGCTTCGGCAACTTGACCGATGTTCTATCAACAGTGTTTAACGAATTCGAGGGTGATGCTGTAGACATGAAGGAAGAGGTTGAGATCGTTAATGGCATACGTGATGATAACGGGCAGGCGATCAATTGGCCCATTGAAGTCTACCAAGACATCTACGGGCTATATAAAAAGCACCGGCGGGGATTCCGCGCTCAAAGGAGATGGTAGTAATGAAGATATCTAAAAAAAAGATTCAACAAATCGTAGCTGAAAATATATTTGATTTGTTTATCGCACCAAAAAAAGTACATACGATGAAAATTTCCCAGCGGCAATTAAAAAGAATGATAAAAGAAGAGAAGGCAAAGCTCAAAGAAGCCGGCCCAAATTATCCCAAGCATGCATTTCCAGAGAAGACGCCGGCCAAACAAGGCGCTGCTATGACAACCTCTGGAGACCCACAGTCATACCATGACTTAGCGACACGCATGGATAAGATTACTTTATTGATTGAAGATCTTTCTATGGACTACGTCGATAGTGGCTGGTTGAAGGGAGGTGATCATGCTTCTTTGGCTAATGATTTAGATAATCTCTTCTCTAACTCAGATAGGCTAGCTATGGCGGTTATGGGATTAGCACGATCAATGGGAGATATAGAGTGAGAATCACCCGCAGGCAACTAGGAATAATTATCCGGGAAGAGATAGAGAAGTCGGCCCCCTTTGGAAGTGGCATGGAGCAGGCTGATCTCGACCCTGAAGAGAAAGAACTGATTGGGCACACATGACTGACACATGCCAAGCTGAAGTCTTCAGCTTTACAGGAATCTTACGGGATACGAGGGAATATGGCAGGAAAGGTTGTTTGGCACTCTTTAAAGAAGGACGGGTCAATCACTAAATATGATATAAGGTTCGGGGGTAAGATCCTTAGGGGGATTCCTGCTGCCCTTGTGGAGTCAATTAAAGAAGTACAACATGAACATGAGGAGAGATAAGTTGAAAATTTCAAAAAAACAACTAAGAAGAATTATAAAGGAAGAATTCGACAATATGCTGAGTGAGCCGACTCCGGAGGATGTTGTGCCGGTAGAGGATGCATGGGCAGGTGGGGAAGATTTGGTGATGCCGATAGACCACTCAGAGGCCGGCGGGTCTGAACCTGTAACTAGTTTTCCAGAGACGCTAGACATTGTCGACTCGATAACCGAAAGGGTAATGAGAAGATTAAGAGGGAATAGGTGAGATATAAATTATCAGAATCATCTCTTCGTTACATTATTCGAAATCTATTAATAGAGAAGAGGTGGGTGGATCTTGGCGCAAAAAAAGGCGTTGTCATCGATCTCCACCCTTCTGATTTTGAGGATGAGGAGTGCCTTGAAGAACCATGTCCTGAGGGTGTCCGCGATTTAGATGATGAGATATTTGACCTGATTCAGAACGCATACAGGGATGTTGAGTTGGAACCTGGCAAGTTTGGAAATGCAAAAGTTAGGTCTCCCTCTGATTTACCTGGTGGGTATACTATAATGCAGGCCGCTGATTTAGATGATGATCCTGATCCGGATTTTTTTCGTGGTGGAAAGATGAGGGGTGGAAGGTACAAGCTAGGGATTGTGGGCCACGATGGTTCACAGGCTGCTATCGATAAATATCTTGAAGAAACAGCTAGCCAGCTAATGTCAGGGGCAATGGCTGAAATGTCTGGTAAGATAGCACATATCATGATTACAAGGTATGGTGTACCGGCAGTTACTTCCCATGCTGCTGTACAGTCAATGCTAGGTAAGGATGTATCATGGGTGGGACGCCATCCGGATGATCACTACGCCGACCGCTATGGTCCTGAGTACGAGGGATTTTATGATCGTGTTATTGGGGGTAAGTCCCATATGAAAATTTTATTAGGGGGCACTTGATTTTTTAATTAACTAGTATACTTATTCACGTAGAATTTTGCCTTTTACGAGAGGAGCCTATGTGATGAAGAGATATCTATCTTTATTTTACTGGTTATTATTACTAGGTTTTTTGATGATGTTCCTGGTTGCTCTTGACTCCGCGGTTGTTAGGGCCGCGCAACCAAAAAGCAAATTTTACGATTTCAGTGAGCAATTAATAGACGGCGAAATTAAAAAGCCCACAACCCTTTATACAGATGCTCGAGAAAGTGTAAGATTTGATAGGTTACTTAAGTTAAAGAAGTCGTTTATCCCCGATCTCCTTGATACTGCCAAGGAGAGGGTATTTAAGTAATGTGATGAGATGGAAAAAAGGGATGATGAAAATCGCGCCGACCAAGCTATAAAGAAAATCGATTCTTTATTAAGCCGCATAGGGTCTGGTACAATTCCATCCGGAATGTACGTTGAGAATTCGTTAAACGAAATTAGGGATGTAATTATAGAGTTGCAACATGAGAATGAATCGTTGTGGTTTATGCTAGATGAAATACGCGACTCTGACATTGAAGAGCATTCTGATACATTGAATAAGGCTCTAGAGCAAATTAAGCTGGAGTCTTTAATGAAAAATATGAAACCCGTAGAAGCATGAGGGGCTTTAGATGTTGAGAGTGGGAAACCGTGTTTCTCCCTTTTTCGATATGGGAAAAAAGGGAACCATAATAGACATGATACAAACTAGTCACCAGACATGGATGGTCGATGGCTCTGCTAGCCACTCATGGGTCATTAGGGTGAAATTTGACAATGGTGATATATTTGAATATTCACCAGGCGACCTCATGCCGATAGACGACTAAGCAGAAATAGAATTGAATAAATTTAGACTGGTATTTTTTATATCACTTACCTTTGTGCTACTTCAATATCCAGAAGGCCATGCACATAAGGGTGATTATATGAATCGTGATATGTCATGTGACCATGGTCCTGGAGATGAAATCTCATATGAAGAAATTCGCCGTATAGCCATTCACGGATGTCCACTTCGAAAATCAAGTAGCGTGAATATTGAGCTTATAGATAAGTTGATTTCTATTGAGAAGAAGTTCGGCTTACCGTCCTCGGTACGAGGCCTTCTACTATCTGCAGCATGTTCAGAGTCCGGCTACAACCCCAAGGCCCGTGGTGATTATAGAAAGAGCAAAAAGACAAAAAGAAAGATCGCCAAGGCCCACGGTCTACTGCAGTTTTGGCCATGGGCTAAGAAGTATATAGATAGAGATGACCCCGTCCAGTCTGCTGATTTCTGGCTTAAACGAATTAAGAGACAAATTCCATTCGTTAAAAAGAGATGCAAGTTTAAGAATAAGAGGAAGATCTGGTTTGCATCACATGTCACAGCCGTACGTGCTCCAAAGAAAACGGGGAGGTGTTATGAGTCAAGCCGGCACCACAGGTTACTGAAGGGATGGCACCGATCGATTATCAGGGACCGTAAAGCATGCCATGACAGAATGTTGAATAATAATGGGTGCTGAGGATACAATGGGGGGTTACTGTAACGTGTTAAGGGCACATGAGGATTATCTTCTTAAGTCAAAGGAAGCTGCTTTGGAGCTTAAGTCGTATCTAACTAAGCTGCATATGTCTTTAGAGAAAGACATTGCTAAGCGGAAAGAGCTTCTAGACTTTAGCGAAGGAGAAGCTGTATGCTCACCTGAAGAGATTAAAAAAGAGAAAGAGGAAATAGCATTTCTTGAATCCATATGCCATGAGCAGTTATACAGGCAACTTACAAGGTGGATCAAGTTTCAGGAGAAAATAAAAGATGGACCACCAAGAAAAAAAAGAAAGCGCGGCCGTAATAGATCTCGTTAAGTATAAGATAGAAAAATATATAAAATTTTTACCTCCGGGAAGTACTGAGAGGAAGATTAACGAAAAGATTTTGGAGTTATATGAGGATGGAAAAGTTACCGTATACTGGTCTGATGAGGACCTCTGGGTAGCAATGACTGATGGTTCACCTGTTTCACCCGAGCTCCTAGGGTTACCTGAGACAGGTGATGATGAAGTTGAGATTATATACCGGGACCTATCTTATGACGATTTTCCGGAGATAGAATTTACCCCCGATTTCGGTTCTTCTGACGATGGGGATGACGAGCCGATTGATGAGTGATTTATTGAAGTTGGTAACACTTACATTTTGTGGTGTTATACTGGTTCAGGTGGTATGTATATTTTCTTTTTTTGTTAGTTTTCTGCTTATTGCATGGGCAGTATCAGGGCTATGATATACAGGGTGAAGTAGTATGATAAAAAATATTAAGCATATGACATTTAAGAGCACTGATGGATCTCTTAATACGTTTGGGTTTGTTACGCTAATTGTTGCGTCGATAGTGGGAGCGCTGTCGCCTTTTTTACTATCATTATTTTTTAATTAAACACAGCTCTTCTGTGCATTAGATTTAATGATATTGATGTACAGTACAAAATAATGCCCGTATCGTTCAAGGGCATTGCAAATAGATTTAGGTGAAACGATAGTCGCGATACATTTTCTTAGTAACTTTTTTATTTTATAGGAGCTGATATGGGAAAGCTTAAGCAACTAAGAGGCAATTTGATTAGGGATTCCCTATCATCTGGAGCGAATAATGCATACCAGCTAGATACCGGCGCTATCTCTGTACAGACAGGAGAACATACAGGCAGGTCGCCTGATGCAAAGTGTATAGTAAGGGATTCTAATACTGAGGGTGTCGTTGATTGGGAGAATAACCAGGCGTGTACACCATCTGAGTTTCTATCTTTACGCGATAAGATGCTGGCCTATTCTGGGACCATTCACACATATAAGCAGGCCTTGTTTGCGGGCCGAGATGAAGACTACCAGATAGGTATTTCTGTTAATACTTCAACTGCATGGCAAGCATTATTTGCGAATAATATGTTTGTGAGATGCAGGGAAAAAACAACCCCCCCTCAGGTCAGGTGGGAGATTTTTTGCTTTCCTGAATTCCAAGAAGAAGCTAGGGTGATGATAAGTTTTACACATCGCCAAATTCTCCTAACAGGTACCCATTATGCAGGGGAAATTAAGAAAAGTATTTTTACGGTTTTAAATTATATCCTCCCTGGGTTGAACGTCCTCCCGATGCATTGCTCAGTCAATGCTGGTTCTGACCTCAAGAATTCTGCTGTATTTTTCGGCCTTTCGGGGACCGGAAAAACTACGTTGTCTGCATCTCCAGGTCGTGTTTTGATCGGCGACGATGAGCATGGCTGGTCACCTGACGGGCTTTTTAATTTTGAGGGTGGCTGTTATGCAAAAGTCATAAATTTATCAAGAGAGTCTGAGCCAGAGATTTGGGATGCTGTTAATCGAGAAGGCGCAATTCTCGAGAATGTTGTTGCCGATGAGTCAGGTGTACCAGATTTTTCCAGGAGTGACCTAACAGAAAATACGAGAGGCTCTTACCCTATTTCACATATTGATAATGCATCGCTAGAAGGTACAGCACCTCACCCTCAAAATATTATTTTTCTTACGTGTGATGCTTTTGGTGTGTTACCTCCTGTATCTAGATTGAGTAAAGAAGAAGCAGTTGAACATTTCTTGCTGGGGTATACTGCCAAGGTTGCCGGTACTGAGCGGGGTATATCTAGTCCAGTTGCAACGTTTTCACACTGTTTTGGCGCACCATTTATGCCTCACAAGCCGTCGGTATACGCAGATATTTTACGAGATAAAATTAGCGATCATGATGTTGACTGTTGGCTTGTCAATACGGGGTGGGTAGCAGGAAACTATAACGACGGTCATAGGATTCCTCTGGGCGTTTCCAGAAAGATTGTCGACATGATACTTGCCGGTACTTTAGCTAATGAACAATTTTGCAAACATGAATATACTGGATTATCGATTCCATCTGGCACTAAAGAAATACTGGGCTGTAAGCTTCAGCCTGAACTAAATTGGAAAGATGAATCTAAATATCAACGTGAGGTTATTTCACTAATGGAGAAATGGTCAAGCGTTCTACAAAAACTGCGTTAGTATTTTTAGGGACAAATAATGGGTGATGTCAAGGTAGGGGATAACGTTAACATCGGTGAGAATGTAGCTATTGCAAAATCGCCGTATGAGAATGATTCTCCGAATACAATCATTGGATTTACATGCGGCGCGTTCGATCTCTTACATGCAGGGCATGCATTAATGCTTGAAGAAGCGAGAAGTAAATGTGACTACTTAATAGTAGGTGTACAGTCTGATCCAACTCTTGACCGACCAGAAAAAAACCAGCCAGTGCAGAGTTACGACGAGAGAATAACCATGGTTAGGTCTATAAGATATGTAGATGAGGTTGTCTTATACGATACTGAAAATGATTTAATCGACGTACTTCAGAAATTAATGCCTGACGTAAGGATAGTAGGTGCTGACTGGGAAGGTAAAGAATTTACCGGTAGTGATTTACCTATCGATGTATATTTTAACTCTAGGGACCATGGGTGGTCGACAAGCGATTTAAGGCGAAGGGTATACAATGCAGAGAAGTCTAATGTTAGCAGGGGATCTATAAGTTGAATGTTGACCTAGGTTCTTCAAGTTGGCATAATTTTTCTACACCTTCAAAGCCTCTGGGGGTTAGGGAGTCGCAACAGTCTGGTGAGAGTTTTACTGGGAATGCGTATCTCAACTCGCGTAGGGAAAAGAAGGCCTCCCGGAATGCCAAGAAGAAATATGCCCCGGCGGTGATATGCAATATTTCTGGCATCCACCCGGATTCCCTAAAGAGGTCTGTGTTAACATATAATAGATTCGGGGGGCTGTGTTATACGTATGATATCATTAAATGATAGATTTAGCTATGTTGGTAATACACCACTCATGCGATTGGGCGAAAATCTTTGGGCAAAACTTGAAACCTTTAGTCTAACCGGGTCCGTTAAAGACAGGCTAATTAGCTTTATTCTTGCCCGTGCTATTTCTAGGGGTGATATTGATGAGAATTCTGTACTCGTTGAAGCCACATCGGGGAACACCGGTATATCGCTAGCTGCGCACGGAGCCAAGCTCGGCCTTAAAGTTAAGATCATTATGCCTAAAAATATGAGTGCTGAACGTAAGCAAATGATGAGTATCTACGGGGCAGAGATAATAGAGGTGGGGGATAGCGATTTTGAAGGTGCAATTGTTGCCCGTAATAATCTCGTGGCCTCGAATACTAGGTACTGGTCACCAAATCAATTTGAGAATTTAGACAACATACTGTGCCATCGTCTAACTACTGCACCTGAAATTTCATCTCAATTACCTCCAGGCGTTAAATGGGAAGCATTTGTTTCGGGCGCTGGAACGGGAGGTACGATTATGGGTGTACAGCAATATGTTAATGCGGTAGGATCATTAGACACTAAGGTAATAATGGTTATGCCTGCTGAGGACTCAAAAAAACATGGCATCCAAGGAATTAATGATGGGGCTGATTTTTTGGTAGATCATACATGCATTGATGAATCGATTAGTATTAAGACTACCGATGCAAAGAACAGGGCGCGCCGACTAGCCAGTGAGAATGGCTTGTTAGTAGGGATTAGCGCCGGTGCGAATGTTTTAGCTGCTGAAATGTGGATCCGAAAAAATAAGCCAAAAGGTGCAGTGGTTACAATATTATGTGATCGTGGCGAGAGATACCTTAGTATTCTATAGGTTGCTGCATATATAGATTATAATGAAGTTGACCATAACAGAGCTTAGGGCGTTGATTAGAGAGTCATTTATCTCTATAATTAATGAGGGCCTCCCTTATCCGGATAAAGGAGCACCTGATATTAATATCCCTGACCCTGACCCAGATGTCGGAGATGCTGAAGATCTTCCAGGCGAAGGTGATGTCAATAGGCTCATCGCAACGGTTTATCCCTAATTATTTTATCCCTTGAGCCTTAGGGTACCTTTTTGTGGCGTATGAGAGATACTCTTTTCTAATCATAGACATTAAGCTATGGAGTTCTTCTTCATCATAGCCTTCCCTTAATCCTCTCTCATAAATGAAAGTTAGTTCTTCATCTATAATTTTACCTAGGGGAAGCCGATTTCTTTTTGCTCGTTTCATAAATCCAGCTATATGGCCTGCGATCTCCCCGGGACACATATAGTATGATGCAGCGTTAGATAAAGACGCCCAAATATCTTCTTCTCCGGATAGGTGTTTAGAGCAGTCCATTAATTCTGATGTCTCTTGTCCAGAGTGCTCTAGTTCATGCCGAAGTGCATCAGTTAATTCTTCATCAATGAACCCCAGCATGCTATCTTTAAAGTCTCGTGGTAGCCTGAGAAAAACCCTAATATCAGAATTTTTTCTTTGCTTTTCTGTTGCATCAATGTCGAATTCATAAGCTGCTGAGGCGCTTGGCGTACCTTCGCTAATATCGATTATCACATATCGTAAATACTCGATATCGTCAAGCTCGGGGACATCCTGGAGCATAAAGCTCACGTTTCCGATTTCCATAAAGTGTTCACGTACTTCAGGATCTTTTATCGCTTTCATAACATGGCGCTTGATTGTTGTTGTGTACCTATCAAGCTTTCTACCCGTTATAATAGCTTCTGATATAACAAGGCGTAAGAGTTTTAATCCTTTCATGTTTTTAAATATATGTTGTGTTGTGCAAAATGGCTCTTCTTAGAATATAATATGAATATAAGGCAAAGGAAAACTTTATGGCAAGCATTTCCAAGAAAACACTTGCGGCGGCAAAAGCCAATATTAGAGAAAAAACGCCTGATGTGTGTGAAGACGAACGTGTTAACAATACACGTGCACGTAAGAAAGATATGCAAAATGCTAGGGCTGCTGCACGCGCTATGAGGCCCGACCGGTCTTTCTCTAGAAAGGTAGTAACCGGCCCAAATTCTTTAAAGCGGCGCCGGCCTAAGACTAGCTTTAATTACTCTGAGGGCTCTCTTGTTGAGGTTCGAAAGTCATTTTCGAATTACAATACGCAATACATTTCCGTAGATAAAGGTACCATTGCTATGGTTGTCAATGGTCCATATGAGACAGGACATTCTACATATGGGGTAGACATTCTCATTGGTGGAATGATGGTTAAAAATGTTAATCCCAAGTATCTCATAATGCATATGGCACCGGGGAGAGATCATGAATAAAGACTTTAATACCAGGTCGGCAGTTGAACCTCTGCTACTGGAAGGGTATGCTTTGAAAGAGAAGTGTGGACGTACATCATTGTGTATCGGCTCAAGGCTAAAAAGCTTGCGTGCACCCCAGGTTTCTAATGAGAAATATGCTCGTCTAGACGCACCCAGCATTCCTGTATACGAATACAAGATGTTTGATGAGGGAATGATATCATATATAGATTCAGATGACGTTGTTGAGATGTTATCAGGGGGCGCTAGAATTGTCATCACGGAAATCTAGTAAAAGAAGGCAAGCTGGTCACAAGTCGCAAAAAGACCTTCCTCCTAAATTTAAGTTGGGTCATAGGATTGCACTTGATACACCGGCCGGTGATGTGATAGGTGAGATAAAAGAATGTGATTTAACTCATGCGGTAATGGTTAGCGATTTAGACAACACGATACGTTATCGGCTGCCTCATGAAATGATTAAGCGAGGAAAGGTTAGATTTTTATAGCATGTGAGATGCGAATATCTAGTTAGGAGATTAGTTATAAAATAGGGATTTAGTAATTCTGTTTTTTATGTCACTTACTATTAAAAATTTTATCTCAGAAAGATATGAATATGCTACTTTTTACTTTTTGCTATTTTTCATTGTCGCTGCAAATGCTTTCGATGCACTGTGTACGATAAGCTGGATTGAGTCCGGCCTAGCCGTCGAGGCGAATCCTCTTATGGCATATCTTTTAGAGCGTGGGCATAACTTATTTTTTGTTGTAAAGATGTCTGTCGTTTGTGTAGCTACATGGATTCTTTATTTGAGGCGGCACTTTAGGCTAACCCGGATTCTGGTCGTACCGGTTTCATTGGTTTACGCAGTTGTGTTAATGATTCACTTAAGTATGATAGGCTTACCAGGCTAGGAGAAAATTAATTTATGGTGACATGGATTATTATTGCTATCGCTTTTTCGATTCTACTTCACAGTATATACCACTCTTACAGGCGCGCGAAGTATGAGTCTGACATCACTTCTTATCTTGAGGAATGCCGCCGGCGAAGAATCGATGCCTTATACGGTCGGCTTTCTATTGCGGACGACAGGGATGCGGTTTACCAGGTGGTAGAAAATGAAGATGAAAAGCCTAACGGGGAGTTTTGATTTGTGCACCCGCGATTGCCTACTGGATTATGATATCATGACCTGCATGGGTTGTGGAAGAACGCTGGACGAAATCAGTAACTGGTTTTTCATGTCAGCTCAAGAAAAGTATGCAGTCGCTCAGAGAATTGATAGGGCCAAGTCATGTGGCGATAACAAGAAAGGGGGTAAGTAAGTATGGAAGCCCCAGGTGTCGAAAATAACCTCAGTCATATCATAAGAGATATCGACGATTCTTTAAAGAAGTTTTCCGAAGTGTACATGACCATTAATAGTTCAATACAGTCTGCAGGTGACCTAGATGTTGACAAGGCTTTTATCATAAGGGCTGAAATGATGCTAGGTCGTATGCATTCGCTTAGGGAAGATATACAGAAGGTTAGAGATGGCCTTAGGGAGATATCTACTTCTGCTAGTGCAATTTGAAATAACGCATGGTATAATATAAATGTGGTAAGGGGATTACCACACAGGAGATATCATGATTAGGTTTTTAACAGATTGTGTTTGTGCTTTTTTCTTGGGCCAACTAGCCGCCTTAGGCTTTGTCGTCGGTTCTTGTTTGGGTATCGCGCTTCTGTTGGCTATGGTGTTTTAGCTCTTTGCGCCTTGCAAACCTGGTTAACAATCTTCTGGTTAGTGCACTCGGTTTCTCCCATGCCCTATGCGAAGTGGGGAGTGTAGCACAGTAATTCATGAATCTAATGAAGCTAAAAAATTCAGGCCGTAAGTAAGAAGGAATATCACGGTCTTTTTCGTATTGTAGCCTTTGGGCTTTATCAATCCACCCATTTTTTTCTATGAATTTTTTTCTATATTCACTGTGTTCAGGGATGATGAGCTCAGCTAGCTTTCTTCTCTTCTTTGCCCATGGTGAATTTTCATATTCAATACGCTCCATGTAGCTGCGAAATTTTTCCAATCCTTTATCATGGGTTTGTAGGAGTTGTAGATCGTATGACGGAAACACTTGGTGGTGCACTAGATTGAGGTGTCGGCATATGCTAATTGCTTTTGCCCCAAGGCCAGACCCTATGTGAAAATGATCCATGCCTATGTGATTGAGGATGATCATCGTTCGCAATATTGGGTTTCCGAATTTCGCCCCCGCATATCTTTCTGAATCATCAATATCAGGTATGATAACATAGGGGGCCATTTCGAAATTCCCCTGGATTAACTGCCACTTATTCGGAACGGTTTTAATGAGGCCGGCATCAATGAATACCTGTAGTCTGTCTTCAAGCATCACTTTAAATGCATCGGTACCCATTCCACTATTCCTTAAGAAAGATCGAAGGCGCTACCCTTCTTATTAATAGATATGGGATATCAAAATAAATGTATACAGCACGTGTAAAAAACTGTGATTTATAATATGATTGCTATGTAAAGATAATATGGCACCGTGGCGGAATTGGTATACGCATCAGACTTAAAATCTGACGCCCGTACGGGATTGAGGGTTCGAGTCCCTCCGGTGCTACCACACATGTTACAGACTTGGTCGGTAAATTTTTGAGAGAAAATGATTATATTTAGATACGAGGGTATACCAGTACGTCTTCATTTTAGTTTCTGGATTTTAGTTGCTTTTTTAGTACTTCCCGAGATGGTCACTGGAAGTATGGGAAGTGCTTTTTTATTGGTGCTAATGCTTACTGGGCTTTTCGGCTCTGTCGTTCTTCATGAGTTTGGGCATGCCTTGATGGCCAGAAGGTTTGGTATTGACACAACTTCAATTACATTATACCCCTTTGGGGGTATTGCTGCTCTTAAGAGTGAGCCCCAGACGAGTAGGTCAGAATTTTATATAGCAGTCGCCGGTCCGGCTGTTAACATCGTTTTGTGCGTTATGCTTTTTCCATTTTATATGATAGACATGCCTTTAGCTGCGGAGCTAATTACTGTTAATCTAGTTTTGGGTATTTTTAATCTAATTCCCGCTTTTCCGATGGACGGGGGCAGAATATTGAGGGCATATTTGTCACAAAAAATGTCACGTAAGGGTGCAACGATCATTTCTTTAAGGGTCTCTAGGGTATTTGCATGGGTGTTTATTGCCCTCGGTTTGGTCACCAGTGGCGTTAACCTAGTGTTGATTGGGGGATTCTTGCTTCTATTCATTAGCCAAATAGAGCGTCAGGTTTAGGTTAACCAAAGGCATATGCCCTAAACATGTTTACAATATTGTAATCATGATGGATATTATGTGTTCTAATAGAGATTGAGGATGAATTTTATGAGATATGTACTTATGATTATTTTGATGTTTGTTGCACTAACAATGGGTTCGTGCTATGTCCCAATGCCATCAGTTGGTGTTAGGTCGACTCCCATTAAGCATACTAAGAGGTGTGTACACACTTCAGGCGGCTCAATTAAATGTGAGCATACTCAGACGTACGTTAGGTATTAATCACAATGCGTATATGGACAATATCAACGATAGGGAAATGTGTTCTCTTAGCATTGTTTTATTTATCTTTGTCTTCATGTATAGATGTCAGTATAGATCCGCTAGACCCCCTAGGGCACCCACCACATGATGGAATGTACATATCCCTTTATGCGGATGCCCACTATACACACCCCCAGTGTTATGCCGACATTGTTTTTGAGTATGATCATCCTATAGATTGTGATGATGAATGTTGCTATTGGGAAGATGGGTATTGTGAGTTACTATATTGCACCGATGATGTCTTGGATTGCGATTGGAAGTTAGTATCGGATTCATGCGTGACTTAATAACCCCATGGGAAGGGGCAAAGTGAGTTATGCGGTTTTGCGTGTGTAGTCCCGTTATAAGAACACTAGTGTTCTTCTTCCGTGCCTCTCATCCGCGTTTCGCAAATCGAGGGATATAGTTATATGTATGCAAGGAGAAGAACCAGAGACAGGCTTTCAAGAGCTGCTAGTGCTTGCCGACGTCGCCCGTCTCGAGTTCGAACAGTTTAGTGAGAGAGACAAGCTTTATCGACGTGAGTTCAATCGAGAATTTGCGGATGAACTAGCATACCTCGTTTCACAGGATGCACTTCCCAAGGAAGAAAAGGGTGCTAAGATTGATGGGGAAGACGAGAGGGAAGCTGTGTCTAAAAAGACCCTCAAGAAAATGCACCGAAAACTAGCAAGGTTGACCCACCCCGACCTCACGGATGCAGAGGATGACACAGAGTTTAAAAAGATCCAGGAGGCATATGAGGCCGGTGACGTTGCAACGATCGTCGCGGCCTGCAAGCAACACAATGTCAACGTTGACCTGACCGCCCTAGAGTCTCGCTCTCTCCGAAAACAGATAGAATCAAGGAGACAACATGTTGCTGCTGGAATGGCCACCGCTCACTGGATCTGGTGTGAGTCTGACAAGACTGATAGCATCCGACGCCACATGTGGACATACATGAACATTGACCCCGCTGAATATGAAAAGTGGTTATCTGATAATGACATAGTCGTTCTTAAGGAGCTAAAAGAAGATGAGATTTTGGTCAGTTTTAGTGTGGAATAGCGAGACAGAGAGTGAAGAGAGTTTCCGCGTTGCCGGACCCAGCACGAATACCGCGAAGACAATAAAGGATACATTTCGACAAGTGCATCCAGAGTGGAAGAACATCCGCATGCGACGGGTAAAGAAGCCGACCTGGTGGAAATATGGCGAGAAGTAGCAATGCTTAAACTTTCGGCAGATCTCGCGTAGGGTTAATCACATATGGCTGATGGCACACAGGTCCTGAAAATAATTGATGATATGAACCTAGGCGCGGGTTCTGTCTTTATCGATGCAGGTGCACAGACGGGCCAGGAGCTTCACTACTTGGCCAACACTGATATCGAGGTGCACTCTTTTGAGTGTCACCCTGAACACTTTAAGCAACTGAATAAAGTGTACGGAGGCTGTCGTAATATTGAGCTATATCATGCATGTGTGTATATTCATGATGAGATGATCCCGGTATACTTTAAGCATGGAGACTCTATGGGTTCAATGTCCCTGTGCGAAGCGAAGATTAACGTGAATGAGAGAGATGGAATTATGGTGCGCTCGATTGACATATGCAATTTTGTCTCTAGCCTAGGGAGACATGTCGATGTGCTCAAGTTAGATGTAGAGGGCGCTGAGTTTGATATTATAGAAAAGCTCATCACCTCCCACAAGATTAACAACATATCACGCATATACTTCGAGGATCACCTACATAAATTCCACGATCACGCCTGGCACCAGAAGAGAGAGAAGGTTCTTGAAATGATGACTGCTTTCCCTAATAGTAAATTCGGTGTGTGGTATTAATTTTTCAATTTTAGTAATTTAATTGTGTAAAATGCGCCAGTATTGGGTAGAATAGTACACATGGATAATAAAAAGCCAGAGACTGTCATCGTTGCCTTGAGCGGAGGGTTTGACCCCCCCACCCCGGGGCACGTCTCGATGATTCGAGATGCCAAGAATATTGGTGACGTCATTATTATCCTGAATAGCGATGGATGGTGCGACAAGGCACGGTGGTCGGGCAAGAGGTTCCTACCTTTTGAGACCAGGAAGAGGTGCTTGGAGCTAATCCCCGGGGTTGTGGGGGTCATTGAGGCAAAGGATGCCGATGGTACTGTATGCGAATCCTTACGTGAGCTCAAGCCGGACTTTTTTGGAAACGGCGGGAACCGTACGGTAAAGAATACTCCGGAGGTTGAGATGTGTAAGGATCTCGGAATTGGGATGTTGTGGTTCCTGGGTGATAATGTCAAGCAGGAGGATCATGACGTCCTTAAGGAGGCCGTGATGGAGGCCAACAGGGTGAGAGGCCTATAGTATGGGAGCAAATATGTTTTTTTTGTAATGGAGCTATGACGTTTTGTATTGGGGATTTTTAGTATCCCCGCATGTAAATTAATTTAGGTGAAAATGCATATGCAGAGTAACCGCTGTTCTTTTTAAAATAAAGCAATATTTGCCCTCGTAACTCAGCAGGCAGAGTAGCGGGCTTTTAACCCGAAAGTCGTAGGTTCGAAACCTACCGGGGGCACCAAACACTTCTGTTCCAGGTATCAAAATGATATATCATGCCATGATATGTCACGCCGAGGATGGAAGCCTTAAGGAACGACAATCCTAACTGTTGAGCTGCTACTCCAGTTAGACAAATCGTTCGCCGTTGCAGCGGAAACCGGAGCCTTGGCACAGCCACCCGGGCAAGCGGTGACGGGGGCATGCGCCGGTTAGCCCGGCGTGTCCCCCTAGCTTGTTTGTTTAGAGACTAAGACATAAATTTTTAAAATTAGGAGTTTAACCATGTCCGTAGGAAGACAATTACATAGGGCAGCTGTTGCCCACTTTGAATCCCAGAGGGAAGAAGCTATCGCTGTGCTTCAGCTTTACTTCACTTCGCCTAGTGCAGTTGGAGATCATCCAGGCCTCGTCGGCGATATCGTTGAATGGACCTCAAAGATAGCTGAAGCAGAGGATGCCCTCAGGGTCTTGAGTACCATGTTCAGGTTTGAGGAAAATTCACAGGCACCCATGGGTAAATCCGAACCAGGCTCCTGATAACCCAGATATTCCGTGTTAGCTCAGTTGGTAGAGCAGGTGGCTGTTAACCACCGGGTCGCTGGTTCGAGTCCAGCACACGGAGCCACATATTGATCTTGTACATTTATTCATTGTCTTTTAATTTTTCTTAGGAGGATTTTTTAAATTGAATAGAATTTGGACTGCAGTTAGTACTAATCGTTCTACCGGCCAGCGATGCCGCAATGTCTTCAACGGCGGGTTTGACTATGACGTGGCACTTAAGGAATTTAATGAAGAATTCCCAGGCCACATGCTAGAAGTGCTAGCACCTGGTACAGTGGAAATGAAAACGTTTAGTACCGGTAAATCGCGTAGTGGGCAATCCCTCCGTGTTAACCCTCTAAATGATATGCCTTCGGGATTTTAGGAGAAAATATGAACAAGTTGGACAAGCTAAATTCTGCACTTACGGATGGTACCATGGACGTTGTGATGATCTATGAAGATCGTTGCGATGTATGGCACTGTACGGATGAATACGTTGCGGAGGCAGTTGAGCAAACTAGCACCGCTGATGCACTGGCACAGCTAATTACACTGTCACCAGAAATAACGGATCAGTGGGGTAATCCCATCCTTGATAACATGCGTGATAGTGGTTATCTTGAGGATTATCAGCGTGGCGGCGGGACTTTTTGCGAACATGTTGCTAGTTCGATTCGCCAAAATTTTTATGAGGGTGATTGGCTAGAGTATAACACAGAAAAGTACGATCACAAACGTGGGTGTACAACCATTTCTGCTACTGTTAAGCTTCCTATGCGTGACGTTATTAAGCTTGATGAGGCTGCATTATCAGGGTGGACGCTACAGGTAACAACTGACCTAGGCAACCTGATTATTGAGTAATCTTGTGCAAATCTCCTGCCTGTATGTTACAATGTACATACAAGGCAAGGAGGCCACATGAGTAAGAAACTCTCGAAAGGTTGTTTAGTTCGTCTCGATCCGCAAGTGTGCTTCACTAAGAAGCATGGTGGTGGTCTTCAATACCCTAGAACGAACTACCTAAATGATGAGCGCGGGACAGTCGAGAGTTCTCGGCCTGTGACACCCGAAGAGACTAAGGCTTGGTATGCGTCTGACGCATCGAAAGGCATGAATAGTGCCGGCGAGTCGAAGCTGCCACCTCAGTCGGCCTATGTTCTCTTGCACCGTGATCGTACATATCAAGTACTTCGTGCTCGATGTCGAGTCCGACTGGGCTGGGGTAATCCGACGCCTGGCTTGACTAAGATTCTTTGTACGCATACGGGTGAAGAGACATACGTTAAGCGAGAGTTGCTTGAGGTTGTCTGTGAAGGATAAGTTGCTCAAGGTAATAGCATGGAGGTTGATATCTATCACTATAACTCTCATCATCCTGGCTGTCGTCATGGGTGATGTAGGGTCTGCAACTGGGATTACATTTTTTCTTCATGGATTTTTAACCGTATGTCATTTTGCATTTGAAAATTTATGGGAGAAATTTCATGAAAGAGGGTGATATCGTAAGGGTGAAAAACCCGACTAATCTTTGGCCTGAGGATAATGAAGAAAAGGCTCGATCTCTGTATCCGTGGAAGTTTGAGGTGGGGATTGTGACATGTACGAAACCATACGGGGGATTTCCAGGTAAAGAAGTTTATGTGCACTTCCCCAGCTATCCTGAAAAGACTATCTTAGCCGACGCCCTAATTGTTGTACATGAAGGTGGGTGATCTAGTTGTACCCCTCCGCACTAAAGAAGAGGCTGGTTTGGGGTTTGGGTTAATCATTGAATCATATTTCAATGACTCAGACTTAACTGAGTATTTCTATGTTGCTTGGAAACATGAGGCCCAGTGGTGGTCTGAGCTTGAGCTTAAGGTAATTGATGAACCTGCTTGAATTTGACGATAACGATTGGGATATATGGTCCGGCTGTGAATCTCCTCGCCCATTGAGGTGCGAGGTTGAATGTCTTACCGGCGACCCAATTACAGTAATCATCGATGGTGTAGATGTTATCATATGCGGAGATGAATCCGAGGTAGGAATTCTGGGCAATCACTTTTCCTATCATTCAGAGGGAATAGCAATGATAGCTGTTCTGTCATTGGGACAGCCTAGCGTGCCGGCATGTATTAATGAACTACGAAATATTTTGTTGTCATTTGTGCAAACATGATAATATCGTATTATAATATACTTGTGGTTAGGGGAAATAGCCACTAAGATAACGGACTTGGAGCTTAGAAAGTGAAAGCTAGTGAACGTGACGCAATCATCGATGACCTTCTCCTTAAGCGCCCTGTAGGGCCGAAGGGCGTGAATCTTACATTCACTACGACGGAAGAGTACTGCTATGATACCGGCAGGTACCGCAATATTCAACGCTGTGATACGCCCCATTACGGTTACGACGTTGAAACGCTCTTTGACCTTGGCCTTCATGATAGCTCTAGCGTTTCAAAGTATGTCAGGGATCGATGGTTCGCCGGAAAGTCTTCTTGGGAAATTGGCCGAAGGAAGTCGACGATAACACGCCGCGCAAATCGCATCTGGGAACGTATCGGCCAGGGTGTTCGTCACATGAAGCGTGAGGGAGGCCGAGGTATCTACGCAGTCCGTCCCGCATATGGGGGAGACACGATTGCATACATCTTCGGTAGCAATCCCCAAGAGGCCATCAGCGTCGCTGCGACGTTCATCCCTCCCACAGACGGTAGGAGCTACCGCGCGGATTTCAAAGAGCTTGGAGGCGTAGAGAAACTGCGGTCTTACAACGAGAAGCTCCAGAAGTATCTACAGAATGAAGTCAAGCGTTGCGAAGAGCAGCTCAAGACTTATGAAAAAAAGATGAGTGACTGCACAAATCGGATGACAATGCTCAATGTTTTGGCCGGGCACCAGGTTGCTCTAGAAACTGATGTTTAATCACCATCTCTGTGCAAATATTTTCCCCATGTGATACTATATAAATGTTGGTGGGGAAAACCAACCCAGTATAACGAAGCTTTAACTTTCGACCAAGGAGATATCGTGAAGCTAAACGTTAAGAATAATGAGGTACCTTTTGGCACTAACATTCTTGAGGTAAAGGTACCCAAGCAATTGCGCAACAAGGTCAAGTCAGGCCTTGAGTACATTGACTGCGCACTGGGAGGTGAGGGCTTTACACCTTCAGCTGTCACATTCTTTACAGGCACCCCGGGGTCAGGCAAGACCACGATGATGCTCAAGCTGGCAGATAGCCTGACTAAGCAGGGGGCCGTGGTCCTCTTCAACACTGCTGAGGAGAGTCTCTTCCAGGTCAAGCTGGTCGCTGAGCGACTCGGACTCCGAAACGGGTTCGTCGCCGGCCAGGAGAACCACATCCCTACGCTGCTTGAAAATTGTGACAAGCTTCGAGCCAAGCGTGGCAACAAGAAGAAGCCGTTCTTCCTCATCGTCGACAGTCTCCAGTGTATGGACGACGGTAAGTACAAGGATGGCCACGTTAATCGAGCTTCTGCTGAACGTAGCCTAGGTATGATTACCGATTACTGTAAGGAGAATTTCTGTAACGCTGTCGTCATTGGACAGGTCAACAAATCCGGACAAATGGCGGGTACCAATAAGCTTAAGCATATGGTTGACGCCATGATGGAATTGAGCGTTGAAGAGAAAGACCGCGACCTTGAGGGTTGCCGAGTTCTTCAGACAACGAAAAATCGGTTTGGGGGATGTGGTCATACATTTTTCCTCCAGCTCAACCGCAGAGGGTTTACTGAGGTTGCTCGGGTTAGTGCTGCCTAGGTAAGCTAGCTCAAATAGATGGGCTAGGAGTGGTTATTTACATTTACAAGTGTACGTGTGAACATAATAATAGTTAAGAAATTAAGGTGACATCATGAAGGTAATGTTTTTGCATGGGCTCGAGGGTAGCCCTGAGGGCCTAAAGGCAACTTATTTGTGTGAAAAATACAATGCGGTTGTACCGAAACTAGATATGAGCGAATTGATTCGGCTCAAGGGGGATTCTAAAAACTGGAGCCTCGTTGATCGATATGATATCTTGTGGGCATCTAGGATTCCTCTCCGGCAAGTTCGTGAAGCTATAACAGAGAATAAACCTGACATCATTGTTGGGTCTTCGATGGGCGGCGCGCTACTGGCGAAAATGATTATAGAAAATGCATGGTCAGGTCCATCAGTTTTTCTTGCGTCTGCTTCAAAAATGATGTTTGATATCTCGAAGGTTTCACCTGCAACAGGTAAGAAGTGCAGGTGGATCCACGGGTCCATGGATGATGTTGTACCCCTAGACGACAGTATCGACATCTCAAAGGCGTCTGGGGGTAGCCTAGAGGTAATTGATGACGACCATCGCCTAGAAAAAATTATTGAACTTGGCAGCCTAGATGAAGCTATCATGCATGCAGGAAATTACGTTGAAAGAAGTCTGGAAAAAAATACTGGCTAATCTGACATCATATGAATTTATGGTGTATACCTTCGCTGCCAATGTCACACTGTTGCTCATCTTTGCCCTGATGATCCAATATTGTTAGGAGGCATCATCTCGTGGGCTCTGAGTGGCGTTACATAACAGCATTGAGCTACGGTGCCTGGTACATGTATGTAGTGGAGTGTGCTGATACTACTCTATATACCGGAATCACCAAGTGCATCGATAGAAGGCTACGAGAACATAATGGAAGTAATCGCGGGGCGAAGTATACACGCTCACGCCGGCCGGTAAAATTAGTGTATTACAAGCAGTATCAAGATCAGTCATCAGCTCTAAAGGCAGAGTCAAAATTTAAGAAGATGACTAGATTTCAGAAACTACAAATAGTTAAGGGATTTTACAAAAATGGAAAAGACTGACGTCAAGAATTTAATGCAGTTGAGGGAGTATATACGCAACTACTATCAGGAGTTGCCCAAGAAATATGTCGCAGGAAATGTCGAACATGACGTTGCATTTAGGGAAGTAACGACATTCTGTGCGACACTTATCAATAGCTTAGACGATCTGCTCAAAGATCATGTAGATTTTACGTAGTAGATATCAATGGATCATTCGAAGAAAACGGGTGTACTGCTGTGTTTGGATGAAGACCGTACCCTTGAATTCGAGGCCGGCCTAGAGTCCCTTATTCCAGGCTACAGGTACATTGATTGGAGAATAACACCCATCCTTAAGCCCTCACGATCTTGTGGGGAAGATGCTTTTAGGTGGGACCACACATGGAAAGCAAAGATAGGCTTGCATGATGAGTCTGTAATAACAGATTCCAGCATAGGAATAAAGACAAGAGACTATCTATCGAAGTATGCAGATGAATTTGGATGGCATCTTGTAACTAATTTAAAGCAAGAGTTTCCTGTACCATGGGATAACTCTTCTTTTTTTATAACGCTATACAAGGGCCACAAGTCATGGGATAAATCGCTAATCCCTACCCCTCAGCGCACATGGAGTCACTCTGTTGGGGTAGGCACACCTAGGCGAATCGTTGGGGTAATGCAGGTAAAAAATTCAGAGCTAATAGTCGAGAAGACTATAGAGAATATTATGCCCTTACTTGACTGGCTTATCGTATTAGACAACGAGTCGTCTGATTCGACACCATCAATCGTACGAGAGATTGCCTCTCACGACCCGCGTATTCTGACAAAGGATATCCTCACGACAGAATCAGGTGCAAGGTATCTTCATTCGCTATGTGGAACAGACACAGTCATAGTTAAGGTTGATGCTGATGAAATTTGGAACCCTTTTTACGTAACATGGTTGCGGGATTACCTTTTGTGTGCTAATGTAGTTAACACATGCGAATTTGAAATTCCATCCGGCCAGATATACGTCAACGGAGTAGATTTAAACAATAATGTATGTACAGGTAAGCCTGAATCGTGGAATGGCATGCATTATTTTGGAAATATTATAGCATGGCCTCAACAATCAGAAAGGCTGCACGGACCTAAGAAGAAGATCCGGGCAGGAACACGGTCTCAACCTGTTCAGCTGGGTGGGCCTAGGGGTTCCTACCCTATTTTGCATTTCCCATTTTTCCAGTTTTCCAAAGAAAAGACCTGGGGTAAGAAACTTGGTTGGGAACAGCACAAGGTTTCATATGTAGAGCCTGACCCCAAGAAATGGAAAGTTGAATCTCTGGATGAATTCGGCGTTACTTCCGTCATGTCACAATTGTTGGGGAATGAAAAAATGTGGGTCGTACCGGGTGAATTTATAAATGCAGCATTGGAGAGAGAATAGATGAAGAACTATATAGCCTGCGGTGTAGCAGGTCTTGTCATGGGATTTTTGGTGAGCTGGTTTGTGATGACTGTTTGGGATGGGCTTATTCCTGCTCCACCCGAGAACGTTATTATCCGGCAGGCTCTTATGAGCCATTGTCAAGATACACCTGTGAGGGTATTATCCTGCCCCGGTCGGGTAGATACGTGTGTTTGTGGAAATCTTACAGAGAAGGATCTAAAGGGTGGAAAATAATATTTTAGACGCTGGCGCCGAAGAGTTTATAACTGAGCTTGCGGGTGTTTTTCATACGAGTCTTAAGGTTTTGCTAGGTGCCCGCAGGGATAGACAACTACAATATGACAGCGGGCACCTACCTGATTTTCTGCAAGAGACAGAAGGTATTAGAAATTCAACATGGGAAGTTTCACCCGTACCTGAAGATATTCATGATAGAAGGGTAGAGATCACAGGCCCACCTGATAGAAAAATGGTGATTAATGCACTCAATTCTGGTGCGAATGTCTTCATGGCTGATTTTGAGGATAGCATGTCGCCCACATGGGAGAATGTGCTAAGTGGTCAGCAAAATTTATATGACGCAGTTCGAGGCACTATAACTTATGAGCACCCCACAAAGGGGACATACAGATTGTGCTCCAATCCCGCAGTTTTATTTGTCAGGCCTAGGGGGTTACACCTACCGGAGTCTCATTTTAAAGTAGGGGGAGAGGATGTACCAGCGTGCTTGTTCGACTTTGGTATTTTTATGTATAATAATGCCAGGTACCTTGTTGATAGTGGGCGCGCTCCGTATTTTTACCTGCCAAAGCTAGAGCATTATTTGGAGGCAAGGTGGTGGAACAGCGTATTCACCTGGACCCAGGAGAAATTAGGCATTGAGCCCGGTACGATCAAGGCAACAGTTTTGCTAGAGACCCTTCCTGCTGCATTTCAAATGAATGAAATTCTTTATGAGCTTAAGGAGCACTCAGCAGGCTTGAATTGTGGTAGGTGGGACTACATCTTTAGCTATATTAAGACGCTGGGGGGTGATCCTTCATATGTGCTACCTGATAGGTCACAGGTTACGATGGAATCCTCTTTTATGACTGCGTATTCAAATTTGGTCGTTCACACATGTCATAAAAGAGGAATTCATGCCATGGGAGGAATGGCGGCTCAGATCCCCATTAGGGATGATGCTGCAGCAAATGCCTCAGCAATGGAAAAAGTTTACCAGGATAAGCGCAGAGAAGTCGCCGCCGGACATGACGGCACATGGGTAGCTCATCCTGGCCTTATATCCATAGCAAAAGATGTATTTAATGAATTCATGCCTGGTAAAAACCAAATATCTTTAAAGACAGAGTGCTCATGTTCACAGAGCGATTTGCTGCAACCGTCGCAGGGAACTATCACCCGACAGGGCCTACAGCAAAATGTTGATGTAGGTATTCGATATATTTCTGCATGGCTTAACGGGAATGGGTGCGTGCCTCTTTATAATTTAATGGAAGATGCAGCTACTGCAGAGATATCTCGCACGCAGATTTGGCAATGGATAAAGCATGGTGCAACCCTGGACGACGGCACACCGGTTAGCCACGGTTTGCTGGAGGCAATTACAGGAAAAATTGTATGGGATAATCCATCATTGAAAGATGGCGCAAATTTATTTTTAGACATGTGTTTAAATGAAACCGTGGTAGAGTTTTTAACCATACCTGCATATAAAAGGATTATGAATGGGTAATAATGATGATCGTTGGCATGGTATATCCAGGCCGTATTCTACAGAAGATGTTGTACGTTTGAGGGGATCACTTCCGGAACGTTATGTCCTTGCCGAAAGGACGTCAAAGAAACTATGGAGGCTGCTCAACGAAAAGGACTATACACATGCTATGGGTGCCGTTACAGGCAATCAAGCTATGCAGATGGTGAAGGGTGGCTTGCCGGCAATATACTGTTCGGGGTGGCAAGTTGCAGCTGATGCTAACGATTCACATGAAATGTATCCCGATCAAAGTCTTTATGCGGTCCACAGCGTTCCCATGCTAGTCCAAAAAATAAACAATGCTTTGAGGAGAGCAGACCAGGTTGAGTGGTCCGAGAATAGCTCATCTACGTCAAGGGACTGGTTTGTACCGATCGTAGCAGATGCCGAAGCTGGGTTTGGGGGATCACTTAACGCGTTTGAATTAATGAAATCTATGATCAGGGCAGGTGCGGCGGGTGTACACTTTGAAGATCAGTTAAGCTCTGCGAAAAAGTGCGGTCATCTCGGTGGTAAGGTCTTAGTGCCAGGCAGCGAATTTATCAAAAAACTAGTTGCGGCCCGCCTGGCTGCTGACGTGATGGGAACGGACACCATATTGATAGCAAGGACTGATGCCAATAGCGCAAAACTATTAACGTCAGACATAGATCCGGAAGATAAGCCATTCATTACTTCAAGTGACAGGACGCCAGAGGGATTTTATCGAATCACCGGTGGTCTAGATCTAGCTATTTCTAGAGGGCTAAGATATGCACCCTACGCAGACCTAATTTGGTGTGAGACTGGAAAGCCTGACTTAGAAGAAGCAAAGAGATTCGCAGATGCTATTCATGAGAAGTATCCTGGAAAACTGCTGGCGTACAATTGTTCACCGAGCTTTAACTGGAAGAAAAATCTGGATGATGAAACAATAGCAAAGTTCCAACGTGAGCTAGGGAAGATGGGTTACAAGTTTCAATTCATTACCCTGGCTGGTTTTCATAATCTCAATTACCACATGTTTCAGTTAGCTCGAAATTATGAAGAAAAAGATATGACGGCATACTCTGAATTACAGGAGAGTGAATTTGAGGCAGAGGTTAATGGGTATACGGCAACTAAGCATCAGAGAGAAGTTGGGACCGGATACTTTGACGCGGTTGCTCAGGTGATATCAAGCGATTCATCTACGCTAGCATTAAAAGAGTCAACAGAGGCGGAGCAGTTTTAGAAATGTCATATGCTTCTTATATTCCCTTTGTTTCAATGTATTGTCACAATTTTAAAACAGCCAATATTTTAGAGGTTGGTACCGAATATGGAACATCTTTTATTTCTTTGTTGCATCGGCTGGTAAATAGCAATCGATCTTTTAATATGGTGGGTGTAGATATTTGGATTAGGGATTCATTTAATGCTACGGTTCAATCAATCCCGCGCGATCAGGAAAAACAAAGAGTCACACTTTTAGAGGCTAACAGCCTAGATATCCTAGGTCATGTCTTACAGCCGGGCCGCCTAGGCGGCCCATCAGGGCGCTCAATATTAGAGATGCCTATATCCGTAGCACTGGTGGACGGCGATCATAATTACTATACTGTTAGTAAAGAGTTAGAGCTAATCGGTAAGTATTCATCACCAGAAACGATTATCGTTTGTGATGACTATAGTACTCGATATGGTGATAAAGACATGTTTTACTCTGAGGTGGCTGAGTATAAGCACGTCGACGAAGGTTCATTTACACCCCGTGTATCCCTTGAAAAAGAAGGTGTCCGACCTGCTGTTGACGATTTTCTGGAAAACAATAATATGTGGGAAAAGCTAGATGATCCCCCTGATTTGACACACGATGGCTGCTTGTTGTATAGGAAAGATAATAGGATATTTAACTCGCTATTCCAGGCGTATCCAGATCTACCTGTACAAATAAGAAATATCCAGGCTATTGATTCGGGTAACGGTGCAATCATCGACATGACGGGAGACAAAGCTGTTAGTATCATACAGCAATTAAATTCCGCACCATGAGATGAATGAGCTCTTTTCACGATATATTTAAATTTGTAGCACGTTGCTGTGCTGTAGCTCTATTTGACAATAAGCAGTGGGGGGCAGGGTATTGTGTTGAGCGCGATAATCCAGATAATGATAGCAATTATAGTCGCTAATCTTTACGAATGGGTTATCCACAAACATGTTTTACACGGCCTCGGAAAAAAGAAAAATTCTTCATGGAGTTCACACTGGTCAGTGCACCACAGAAACTGTCGTCAAAATGAAAATTTTGACCAAGACTACCTAGATGTTTTTGGCGGCGGCTGGAGCGAAGGAGCAAAAGAGATAGTAGGCGTTTTGTTTTTGGCTATTATTCAAATTCCTACATTTTTTGTGTTTCCCTGGTACGCTGGAACATCTATCATGATGGCTGGGCTATATTTCTTCATACACCGAAAAGCCCATCTAGATATTGATTGGTGTAAAAAATGGGTACCGTGGCACTATGATCACCACATGGGAAAAGACCAGGACAAAAACTGGGGTGTTACCCTCCCGCTGTGGGACTATATCTTGGGCACTAGGGTAAAGTTATAAAATCTGTGATTACTTTTTTATAACGAGTTATTCTTTCGTTATAGTTTGGTATGTACGGATTAATCATTTCACTGTTGTTGCTCGGCGCGCCAGACATGCATGACCCCACCTGGGAAAGGGCTGATGTTCGATCATTCGAAAGATACGATGCAGGTAATACATGCATTTTTAATTTTTATTCTCCAAAAATATTGAAGAAATATGAGGTCTGGATTAAGCCCAAGTGGAGGAAGTATCGGCACTCCAGAAGTATAGAGAGACTGGTGATTATTCACCCCATATGTAATGATCGCAACTGGTATGCACATGGTGGTATGTATGAGACTCATACCATGAACAAGTATTTGAGAAAGTTTGGAGCGAAGTTTAAAAAAGTTAATTAATTTCTGTACACCTTCAGCGTTTCAGATAATATTATCACATAACCAATTGGCGACATCGCCACCAACTATCTTTTAAAGGAGATACTACATGAGCTATTTGAATTCTAAGAGCACCAAGCGTTTCGATTTTACAATTAACCAGAACAAGACGTCCAAGAAGGCTGGATCCAACCAGCTGACGATTAGCACACGCCCCTATGGCGACCGCTACAGCGTGGGTACCAGCACCCTCCAGATGACTGTGAAGGAAGCGCAGACTCTCAAGAATTTCCTGAATGAGAACCTCTAGGGTACTTGCTTAGGCATTTGCTTAATATGAAAGGACACCCAGTTAACTGGGTGTCCTTTTTTTATTTGGTGAATAATAAAATATACATCTGTTGTCTAGAGGGTATCTTTAGTATGTCCCTAGGGACATTGGACACACACACACAAGGAGAAAAAAATGGGTGATTCAAAAAAGAGTGGATACGAGCTTCGTACCGACTTACTAGGAATGGCAATCGGAATTGTTTCCGACAAGACTAATCGCCAGTTTGAGAACGAGCATCTTAAGCCGGAAGGACAGCGTAATGCTGTTGCTCCATATACGACTGAAGATATTATTGCAGAAGCTGAAAAGCTGTATGCGTTCGTCCAGAAGAAGTAATATTATATGCCGCAGGGGGGCACGGGCTAAAAGGTGTCTCATTTCTTAACACACAACAAAATTGGAAAAAAATGAAAGTAGAAGTAGGGCAGAATGTCAGTGTACATTACATGGGTACGCTTGAAGATGGAACTGAATTTGACAATTCTCGTACAAAGGGTACACCCCTAGATTTCACAGTGGGTTCAGGACAGTTGATTCCTGGGTTTGACAGTGCGGTCGTTGGAATGGGCGTAGGAGAAGTTAAGAGTATCAAGGTAGCTCCCGGTGAGGCTTACGGTGATTTTATACCAGAGGCGATCGTTAGCGTACCTAAGTCTCAGTTTCCCGAAGGGTTCCAATTTGAGGTAGGCGCCGTGGTACATGGTAAAAACCCAGACGGATCTATAGCTGCGGCTACGATAGCATCTCAAGATGGATTTACTGTTACATTAGATTGCAATCATCCCCTTGCAGGAAAGAACCTCAATTTCGAAATTGAAGTGGTAAGCATTAATGAAAACCAATAAGAGAAGCCGGCCGTCCCGTAAGGGGTACCGCAATAAGTCTGAGCTTGAAAGAATAGGCGAAATTGTAGCTTCAATTGCCGGCCTGGACAACGATGAGATAGTGAGCTTGTACGAAGAACATGAGTCAATTCGTGACCGGCGTATTAACAAGAATGACGACCCAATCAGGAGTGAGACCCGCAATAAGAAGCTAACGGGATGGTCATCTTGGATGAAAGCTGGGGGCATGGATCCTGATAATAAGCATGTAAAGAATTTTTGCCAAATGCTGATTAAGGCGAGCAATAAACCCCACGCTACATTTGACGGATAAAATGATATCGTCTAAGTTAGCCTTAGGCATATTACTTTACACATTAATGCACGTCTTTGTTTGGTTTGGCACCAATTCTCAATTCATGAAAAGTGCTGAGAATGTTAATACATTAATGTTAGCGCTAATTTTATCGATACCCATAACGCTGTGTGCTTATTATGCTAGCAGATATACATATGATGAGCTTGGCGAATCAATTTGGGCTGCTCGCTTTATAGGGTTTGGCGTTTCTTACCTAGTGTTTCCCGTGTTAACATGGGTCCTACTAGGCGAGTCCATGTTAACATATAAGACAATATCATGTGTATTCCTGTCATTCCTGATGATATACATACAAGTTTTTTCATGATAGGAGAGATGAAATGAAGACACTTTTTGATCTAGGCGCATGCGTCGGCGACTTTACAACTAGTTGGTTAGAGAAAAACCCCGACGGAAACGTCGTCTGTGTAGAACCTGATCCAGAAAATTTACGGATCCTTAAAGAAAAATTTGGTATGCATGCGAATGTAAAAATCATACATGCGTGTATTTCAACAGAGTCAGGTACTTCTACTTTTTATCGTGGTACATCTACCACAAATGGCTCAATGGACCTAGAGACAGAAGCGCTACGGAGGTTAGATGCCCCTGAGGAAATTAGCGTCCGAACCCTATCGGTGCCTGAATTATTCCATGAATGTGGCGTTTCTCACTCTAATAGTGTAGTAAAGATTGATATTGAGGGGTTTGAACACAGGGTGCTATGTCAAATGTTGGATCAAGACATCATTCCCCTAGATGTCTATATGGAAGACGGGTGTAGAAAAACGACCACGTTGGAAGAATGGAAAGCTCGTCTGGATTTTTATAAAAAGGTTGAGAAGCTGAATATTCTTGACAGGTTTGCCTTTGAGACTAGCGCTGAAGCCGGTACACGTCATCTGCTAATGCCACGAGATAGCAGGGACAACCCCGGGCGTATAATTGGGTATGTCGGCGTTAACGGGTGGTATGCATATAAGAAGATCAAGAATCCAGAATTTGCAATTGCGGAATTCTTAGACGAGGGGCGCTGTCTCTTTACGAATGCTATTGAACTTGTGGCACAGCGAAATGTATACCCCGGGGTTGTGGATTATGATACAGCACACTCTTTTTTGGCTGATGCTAACGAATACGCGTTCTGCTTATTTGCCGGGCCCTTTAAACAGTTAGTCGCATGCCCCAACGCCGCCCCGGGCGAAGAACATCACGTCCTTCTGCATACATTACGAGAACTAGATTTTAACACCGGTAGGTCTGACCTGGTTACTGAAATTCCCTTAGGGATGGCTATGATTCCGGAGAAGGGAGGCAGTTTTAGTTGCATGCCCCTCTTGACAACTGCGATAAATGTGACAGTCGATGAAGTACTTGATAGCAGGATATGGAAAGCAGCCGCTAAAGCATATTTTGATCTCCATCCGGAATATCATACCATTACTCGTCATATGCTTAAGATGGTAGGCGTCCCCGAGGATCGAATTCCCTACCCTTCTATGCAGAGTTTTAAATAAGATAATCAGGGTTATTATTTTTAGAATTGTGTAAATTGCTCTTGTGTATTGTATAATGATATCATAAGGGGCAAGGAAATCTTGTCACGCTACGGGCTCTTAGCTCAATCAGGTTAGAGCGTCGGCCTCATAAGCCGCAGGTTCAGGGTTCAAGTCCCTGAGGGCCCACCATTCATAGTTTGCAAGGGAGAATGAGTAATGATGAGAAAGCTTGAAGAAGAAGTAAGAGATGATGTCTCAAGGCTGTTAGCAATGCTCAACCCCGGAGTAGAAGAAAGCTCCGAGACGTATCAGTTTGTGAGAGATCGGCTTACTCGAATGGCAATTATGGGTACTCTTCCTCCTGCTAGCCGACCGAAGCATAGTTCATCTCAAATGACTAGTCGATCGAGTGATAAAAATCCCATGATCGATTTTAGTGCTGAGAAGGAAAAGTTTATTGCCCCATAGGGGACGCTTCATTTTTGATAAGCTTTCGAAAAGTAATGAGTTACAAACGCACATTACTTTTTATACACGTGCAAATCCATCCTACATGTAGTATAATGTACATGTAAGGAGGGGTAGCATGGCGCACCTGATGATGACAATATTGGTCCTCGGTATCTTGAGTGTGGGTGGCGTACGCCCTATTAGTCCCTCTACTGGTAGCGTTAACACATTCTTGGTGGAGCTAGTTTAATGAAAGTAGGTGACTTGGTGAAAATTAACGATCTCTGTGCCCAGCTTGATTTAGTCGGTACAATGGGGACAGTCGTCGAAACTGGAATCAAAGAAGAATGGCATTCATGGCTCCTCGCCGGTGTGTTAACGAATAAAGGCGTTATCCGGTTCCGCGAAGACACACCTCAGCTTGAGGTGATTGAATGAACGAGCTGCCGCTGTTTCTTGATGTTGGTTCTTTGGTTCGGTCTAACGCCGGCACTAAACATCATGGAAAGCTGGGGATCGTCACCCATGTGAAATATCGCTGGAGCGACCCTCGTGAAGAAGAGTTAGAGGTCGCGGTTCTCTACCCTGAGACGGGTGAAGAGATGTGGTGGAGTGAGTATAACCTTGAGGTGGTTCAGTGAAAGTCGGTGATTTGGTGAAGTTCAATAAGACCGGGGTCTTTGCCTTGATTCTTCAAGCCTCCGATGAGGGTGGGTATACATCTATGGAGCTACACGTTCTTGGCGATGTCTTGGCCCACCCAGCATTGAGAGCTGGTACTCTACAAAACCCCATTGACATCACTTGGATGTCTGAGCATATGCTCAAAAGAACTGCGGAGGTGGTAAATGTCTAGGGATCAGATGGCAATTCGAGAAGCGTTTAGTGCGCTATGCGAATATCAAAACCCATCAAGCTCTGAAGAAAGAAAACAGATGAGCCTTATTCGATGTTGGCAAATTCTTGCTGCAGCAGTTCAGGCGGACCGGCCTGCTCATGAGTATGTTCACGACCAATTGAATAATTGGTCTTATGGAAAAGAAGAGGAGTTGTATGATGAAGGTGGGTGATTTGGTAAAGATGAAGGGCCCTAAGTCAGAGTATAGGTGGCGGACTGGTTATGGCGAAGGAATCGGCGTTATTCTAGAAGCACCACATCGCACCCAGCGAACAATGCGTGGGTGCACTGTGATGTGGACAGCTGGGGACATTAAGGATGTTCCGGAAGACTGGATTGAGGCGATCAGTGATTAAGCATTTCTTTAGGTTTATGGCAGATGTTTTTATGGGCGGTAGGTGCTGCTCACAGTGTAGTTGCTGGAATGCAAAGAGTAGAGACGATTAATGAAAGTTGGTGACTTGGTTCGATGTATATGGCAACCTCGTACATCGCGTATCGAAAAAGGTTGTGCGGTACAAATGGAGCACTATATCAAGGGTGAGCTGGGTATTATTGTGAGCTTAAGTAAGTACGGTACACCACATGTTTTGTTTCCGAAATTTATGTACGAGCATCCTTTGGCACATACTGCGCTGGAGGCAGTGGCATGATACTGTTTTTAGTACTCGCACTCCTTTTTGCACTGTGCTATATGGAGGACATGTCATGAAGTTTGGTGATGTTGTCTACTACACCTTCGGCTGGGGTTTGGCAATTGCCATCATGGCCTCGATTATTACGATGATTGTGGTGACGCTATGAAAGCAGGCGATCTTGTGAAGATGAAGTCTAGCGTGAAATCAAAGCTGAGTCCCCACAATCCGAAGACTAGTCCAACCGATCAGGTTGGCCTGGTGTATAGTACTCATGCTAGAGGAATCAAGGTACTTATGCCTGACAGCACCATCAAGCTGGGCTTGGTTGATCATTGGGAAATTGTACAAGAAAGTTAGGAATATTGTAATTAATTGCTAGCACCTCGTGCAAATTAATATAACGTGTATTATAATATAAATGTTGGTTGGGGATTCCCCCCGAAATAGGAGCTGACATTGGGTTACGGTTATCGCAGTCTGCGCCCGGAGTGGAAGAAGGACTGGGCCATGGAGGCCGAGTTCGACGCCGAGGGTGTGACGCTCACGCTGTTCAGCAGCGACATCTGGCACTACAACAAGTACTACCTCACCTTCGACGCCCTCAAGGAGTGGAGCAAGTCCAACAAGTTCCTCAATGACCTTGCATGGATTCGGTCGGAGTACACCCGGCAGGTCCTCAAGGACCCTGAGCGCGCGGACACCTTTCGGAATAGCGGTCCTCGTAGCTGGAGTTCGAGCGAGAACTGGCTTAAGCCGGTGCCGCTCCACGACCACATCGCCAAGTATGGGGAGCCGGCTAAGATGATCTGCCCTTACACCGGCGTCGACAGGTTGGCCTGATGAAGGTCGGTGATCTGGTAAAGTTTGTGCCCGCACCCGGGCGCTGGAAAGGCGAGATGCCTCGTTGCCCCGGCGATCAGGTTGTGGGCAAGACTGCTATTGTCACGGCCTATGTTCCCGACGAGACCCACGATTGGGGAGGAAGGTGGACCGTGTTCTGCGATGGGTATACCTTTGACCACTGGGGTGACTTTATGGAGGTCGCAGAATGAAAGTTGGTGACCTGGTAAAGTTCGTAGGCTGTGCGAAGTTCTACAAGGGGCGCATTGGGACTGTTGTTCAGACTTGGGACCACGCTCGCAACTCAGCGAATGTATATTTTCCCGGGGCTGAAGGTCAGGGTCGTGATCAGCCGGGACTAGGTCAAACAAGGAATGGGTTACACTGCATGGCATATGATGAGCTGGAGGTTGTCAGTGAAAGTTGGTGATATGGTTGTACTTCATGACTCGCAGCGCCGGAACGGGAGCTACGCCGGTAAGCTAGCGTTAATTGTTGGGGCTGGAGACTACAATGACTACGTGCTGAGTATAGACGGGGAAATACGAAAATTCCATGTATCCCAAATCGTAGGTTCCATTAATGAAATCAGGTGACCTGATAAAGCTCCCACAGAACCAGGGGTACGCCATTGCCGTAAAGGTCGTTAGGCACCATGGTGACCCTGGGCTTCCTACTGGAGATACAGCGGTGCTGGTCATGCAGGAATGGGGCGAAGATTGGTGGGATGCCGACTGTTGTGAGGTTATTAGTGAAAGTGAATGATATGGAAGTTGGCGATCTAGTAAAGACTAAAGTTCCAGGCTTCGGAACTGGAAATACTGTAAGGTTGGGCACAGTTGTTAACAACGAGAAATTTATGTTATATAACCATAATGGCCCTGTTTTCGTTATGCATGATGATGGAGAGATTCTAGAGTGGTACCCATGGCAATTAGAGGTGATTAATGAGGGTCGGTGATCTGGTCGAGGGACCTGGGGTAATTGGTACCCTTATTCGAATTCATACAAAGACACAGGATCTGCTTATCCGTGACTCAGACGGGGATTTGCATGTAAGACTAATGGCATCTTGTGCTACAATAAGCAACCCAGGTGATACGCACGATACCCCTCAAGGCATCCTGGCTAACGAGGATAAGGTTACTTAGGCTAGCCTTAAGGTTGTCCCCTATGAGGATTAATCCCGGAGATTTGGTGATTCATAAGGACGGCATGGGTGTGTGGGGAATAGGAATAGCAGTAGCTGAGGGACCTGTGTTACCTGTATCAGGAAAACAGTGGGTAGTTATGTGGCCAGAAATGCCGGGCAGTATAGACACTGCATATGCACCTGAAAGCTTAGATTATTTTCCTGAGATATACTTGGTACCCATCAGCCCGAAGGGGACGCCATCAGCGGACAAGTGATTGCCATCATGACCCATGGGCAGAATACAACAATTATATTTCCTGTCACCCTTAAGTGTTGCGTTACACTGCTGAATACAGTTGGGCGTATTTCCTAAGAGTCTTTTAATATACATGATTATTTTTTTAAGCATGTTGTTAAGTATTATATACTAGGCTTTAATCCTTTTTTGTCACCTATAGGTGATATCGTTACAACATTGAGCGGAGTAGAAAGATGTCAGAACCAGCGAGTCCAGGTGTTTTACGGGTTAAAACTGAAACGTTTAAGGATATTCGTGATCTCCTTACCTCAAATCGTAAAATTCAAGCAATTAAATTGTTGCGAAGTGAACTTTCTATTTCATTGAAGGAAGCAAAATTTGCGATAGATCGGCTTCAAGCTGAGATGGGTGGTACGGCAACAGGATTAGATTATTCCCATGCAAAGAAGCTGCTCACAGGCCCAGCTGTTCTTAACGTAACCCTTGATTACGGCGATGGCCCTGTGGAGCTGGATGTAGAGGGAATGCAGTTGCGTGCATTAACAGAACTGCAAACAATCGGGATCGAGTCTTGCAACCATATGCTTCACCTGGTTGATGTGTTTAAGGCAATTTCTGATGGTCATCAAGTATACATCCGCAAGTCATATTAGCGATATGCTTTCTTTGTCATGCCATAAACAAATTGGTACTTTATGCAATATTTACTTAATATTGGTAAAGGGATAATCAATATTATGAGAATTACTGAATCTGAATTGAGATTATTTATTCGTCAACAGCTATTGCTTCATGAAGAAAATCAGGTCGATGAAATTTACGAAGACGACGAAGGGCATGATGATGGCTTAGAAGAGGCAGAAGGTTCTCCTCCAGCCGGCTGAACTTAGACTATTTGTCGGGTCACGATAAAGCATGAAAATAAAAAAATCAAAATTAAGAAGAATTATAAGTGAGCAAGTTGAAGACGCAATTGCCACTATAGAGGTGCCGAACATGTTCACCACGGCCCTTGTTCCTTACCTGGCTTCGTTAAGAGCCCTTCAGCTGTGGTTTCATTCTGCACATAACCTCACAAAGGGCACTGGATTTGCTGGTGATCATACCGAGCTGTATGGAAAAATATACGTAGAACTGCAAGACAACTACGATGCAGCGGTAGAAAAAGCTATCGGTTTATCAGGTGATGAACAGGTCGCATGTCCTGTCCTAATTACCGGTGGCGCACTTGAGGTCTTGGGACAACATATGTCACCATCAGGTGCGTCATCCTTGGATATAGCTAAGGCAGCGCTAGGGTTACTAAATGCACACGTAGAGCTTTTGACATACACATTTTATTCGCTTGAAGATGGGGGGACTTTACCTCTAGGCTTGAATGATTTCCTAATGTCTTCTGCAAATGATTACGAGACATATATGTACATGTTGCAACAACGTGTCAAGGAATAACAGGGTTATGAAACGACGAAGAAGAACTATCAATGAACTCCACCCTAGGGATGTAGCAGATGCAGAGTATGATCGCCTACAAGATCTAGGGGGAATGTATTCTGATATGCACAAAGAACTATACGGCCGTAGGCCTCGAATCCCAATGTTTGCGACAGTCGAAGAAGCAGAGGCTGCTGTTGAAGAAATTTGGGGAGAATATGCTGCACATAATCGAGCAGAGGAAGAGATGGTCCAACAGGACTTAGAGTATCAAGAGATGGAAAGAAAAATACAAGAGTTGATGCCCGGTGAATATGATATAGAGTTACCTATGCAATCAGGCATGGGACGTCGTGTAGAAGGGAACGTCTCAAAAAGAGAAATGGATCGCTTGATTACTGAGGACTTTATTTACGAGGCTGCCAAGGATTTTTCCTACGAAGGAAGTGCACAGCAAGAAATAGATGACATTATGGCTGCTGTTGCCGGTGACCTAGGCTTCAGTGACGGAGCTGATCTTGAAGAGCACCTCATACGTCTATTCATTAGAGCTGGCCACTTATCCGGGTAAGTATTAAACTATTTTTTCTATAAGATGATTTTTGCATTAAGTTGACAAAAGTAACCCTTAATGCGTGCAAAATACTTTCTTCCATGGTATAATATAAATGTCTGGAGGGGATGGACCCCGGAAGGCAAAGGAAAGAGATGACAATCATTTTTCATCTGCCCACCGAAGAGGAGCTGGCGCGCGATCGAATGGATCTGTTGCCTGAGACCATTGAAGAGGTGGCGAACACTTACACCCGCAATCTCACTCGTGAGATGTATGGAAACATTGAGAACACGATTCAGTTCGTAGTTCCCAACCGATAAAGGAGAAATAGATGATTCAAGTTGGTGATCGAGTTCGTTCGTTTGATTTTGTCCAGGGTGACTTTGGTCGCGACCTGGATGGCGAACGAGCGTGTTATGTGGAAGGTGTGGTCGAGGCATTCGTCGAGCGAGAGGGTTGTCCCCGTTACGAGCTCCGCGTTGAGCGAGAGGTCTTCGGCGGTGACCGGTTCTATCACCGAGTTGGCCGTCTGGTCTATCCTCCGGTTAATGGTACCCCTAAGCTCTTCGGTGGCGTTTGCGATAACGTCGAGCTGATTTAATAAAGTAAAAGTAGGAGAATAAGATGGGATGGTCGCGTTATAACCGCTATGGCTACGGTAAAGATTACCACGACAGTGATGGTAATGATCTTCGGGGCGGGGCTGATGAATACTTCGTTGCTTATTGCTATTCCTGTGATAAGAAAACAGAGCATGATGTCTGCACTGATAAGTGCGTTGAATGCTAACAGCCTTATTGACATTACTCTGTGCAACAAATGCCTGGGCACTTTTTCTATGTTGGGCATCAAAGTAAGGAGAAACAATGTTTGATTACGAAGATTGGTGCGCGCGCCGTAACTATGTTCAGCCCGTGGCTGGTGATGAAGTCGTCCGGTACGACCCGGGCGGCGAGCTAGAGTCTCGTGTGGGCCTGCTGTATCATGTTGATGCTTATGCTGGTGGTCTCCCGCGAGGTCATGTGGTTTACGATGATGGGTACGAGCTTCATGACTGCCTGTTTATCTTCCAGCGCCCCGAGGACGCTGCTAACGATCCGACTTGGTGGGAGTAAATTTCATGGTGTGGGTAGGATATACGTTAATCAGCATTGGGGTATACATTGTGCTGAACCATATTCTCGACTATTTCGACAAGGGACGATAAGAATGAAATCTGTGCTTGATACTGTATTGCATTATAAAGAAATGGAGAGGCTATGTCCCGCTAGTGGAATGTTGCGTGAAGTTCAACAACAATATGCAGACATGGCCACCGGTGGCGATGGCGGTGAGCTGGGGTATGTTCCCAACGACTATGAGGGTCCTCCGGCGGGGAAGTATGGCGTGACTTGCAGGGCCTACAACTATCCGAACCACCCAGATTCATTTTTTCAAGAGGTGTGTTCGTTGATGGGCTGGCGTTGGTAACATTGAAAGTAGGAGACCTGGTCCGAATAGGGTATAACCAAACAATGAAGGGTCTCCCATGGGAAAACCGGGTGGGTATAGTAGTTGAGATCAATGAATCCTCACCCTCAGATCTCTTAATAGCAACAGTTAATTTTGGAGGAGACATCCTAGAGTATCCAACGAACAAGCTACGGGTTATTAGTGAGAATCGGTGACCTGGTTAGGTTGAGCTGGTTTGGTACTAGCTTTAATGACCCACCTGAGCTTAAAGGTGTAGGTGTCATAACGGACATTGAAGTATCTCAAGATGGTGATGAGCGGTATGAGGTGCACTGGCCCAATATCGGTACTCGTTATCATCATGAAAGATTGTTGGGTCTTCTTTGAGATAAGTAAAATAGGGGGATTATAATGTACGAGTACAAAGCGATTATAACGAAGGTCTATGATGGCGATACCCTGACAGCAGATGTGGATCTTGGGTTTAAGATGTGGGCAAAGAAAATAAAGCTCAGACTAATAGGTGTCGACACACCTGAAATTCGAACGAAAGACCCGAAAGAAAAAGCTTTAGCGATTAAAGCTCGCGACAGAGTCAGGGAACTATGTCTAGGTAAAGAAGTAGTAATCGTTACCCGCAAAAAAGGAAAATATGGCAGGTGGCTCGCATCTGTGTATATCGAAGATGGTGACCTTGACATGGCGACATTCTTAATCAAAGAAGGCCTGGCGATGAAGTATTAGTTATGAAAGTTGGAAATCTTGTACGTTTCTGGGACTATGATGGGGGTGATGGCTTTGTCGTTGGTCTTGTCGTTGAAATGGGTAACTATAGATACACGTCTGATGGGAAAGAGGTTGCATCTTTAAAAATCTTGTATAAAAACTCGATTCAGGTAGTACCATTAGATAGCGAGTGGATTCCTGAGATAGTATGTTGAATGCCATAGTAGTCACGCTATTGTTGTTGGGAGACTCCCAGACAGGCGGGGAGATGGGCCGTTTACTAGAAAAGCGCTATCATGATAATAATGTAGTTGTCCACAGGGAAGCATCCGGAGGAAAGGGCGTAGATTATTTTTTATCTGCCACCCGAAAACCTAGGGTGGCTAAAGAAAATTTACACGCCGATGTTTCATTATCAAAAAAAAGGAAGATAAGAAAGCACCTCTCATTAGGCGTAGAGTATATAGTTTTCGGTTCATTGGGAGGAAATGATGCGAGGCCAGGATGCTGTTCGGGTCATGCAAGGAAAAAACTTAAGTTGAAATACCGAAGGCTATTTAAGCAGCTTTGTTCATACGGCGCGATTGTCATCTTTAATGGCTCACCTAGGGCCGACAGCTCTAGATGGCCTAGGTTTGATAAGAGAAGAAAAGAAGTAGACAAAATTCAGGAGGAGGCGAGTGCTGGAACGTGCGTTATACGCAACAGTATCCGCCATATGAGAATTCCGCCCGATCCGGATGGGTATCACTATAATAATTCAGCACCTCTCTACGTAGAGTATCTCATGAATCTTCCCGGCATGAAACTTCCTATCATCGAGGCAACGCCATGAAGTGTGGAGATTTAATTACATGTATGTTTGATGAAGTACACAAGCCTACATACGGATTAATAATTGATATTGCGTCAACGACAAACCTGGGTTGCATGCATGAGACTGAGCCCCCCTTGTTGAGGGTTCTGTGGGCAAATGGGGAATTAGAAAATGTGTACTCAGATGACCTTAGTCTTGTAGCAGAAGCGATCTCTGTTTTAGGGGGTGAAAGCTAGAATGTTTCCTTATATCCCAAGAAATTTTGTTCAGTTCATAAGCCTGTTTCTTTTTGGTGCTGGGGCAATCGTCATTGTAGCTGGCGGATGGGAGGATACAATGAGCCGTGCTATTGGGATATGTCTTATGGCTGGATCAATCTGGTTCGTCATGATGAGTGAATCTGTTTTTCTAGGTAAGGTTCAAGCACAGATGCACCAAGTCCTAGATACGCTCAGCGCAAAGAGGGAAGCTGAGATTCAAGAGCTGCTAGATTTTCTTAAGGGGTCTAAGTTGGCATCAACCCCTATGGACAGCTGGGATGGTGTGAAGGCGATGGTGACCACTTTACCCTACCCAGCATTTTTACTTTCTCCGTCAATGGAGATCATCAAGACGAACGATCATATGACAGACTTGCTAGGGTATGAACAAAATGCCCTAAACGGAAAGCCTGTTTATCTTATCAACGACATCACCCTCTTGTCTCATACTGCTAACGTTGCTCGGCGTGAAGAATATATAGATAAAGAACACCTCTCAATGAGATACATGTATATGCACAAAGATGGTAGCGGGGTGGTTGGTTCGCTTCACGTAATCAAGGTCATTGATGGCGCTTTTTTTATGGTCTTCCATCCGGACACTAACAACATGATCACTGACAATGACATGAATAGGATATTAACAAGAAAAAATGTGGCACCCTAGTGCAAAATGTCCTAGCATATTGTATAATATAAATGTTGGAGGGGAAAGGAATCAATCCCCAAGGAGAAACAACGAATGCTTCGAGGAATGATTAACGATCTTCAAGACATGACTGACAACCAGCTTCATGAGCTTAACAATGCGATTATCGCACAGCTTAAGTTTAATCGTGACCGCAAGGCTGCTGCTAATCGAGCTGCCTTCCAGGCTGGCGATCGAGTCCAGTTTATCGGGCGGCATGGAAAGATGATTGGTACGATTAAGCGGGTCAAGCGAAAGAAGGCCATCGTCACCGTCAACGCTATCGATAACATCCATCACGGTAATTGGGACGTTCCTCTGGGCATGCTGTCTGCAGCCTAAATAAATAAAATGTGGGAGACACGGGCGATCTACCAGCATTCAAGATCACCGGGCACTTTCGGGTGGCATGCCGGTTGCGGTGCTGGAGTCGTTGCGGAAGCGGGGTCGAAGTACTGACCATTTAGGCCGTGTCTAGATAGAGAAGTTGGGAACTCTATCACTTTTGTTCTTTGATGTCATATTTGAAGAAGCCATGGGCCCGTGTAAAAATACGGGTTTTGTTTTAGTATGGGGTATGGAGGCAGTATGTCAGTTAATCTAGGATATGCGTGTATTAATACCACGCTACAAAAGCAATCAAAAATTATGTGTAATCGTGGTATGATCAAACGCACATGGCTAGCCAAAGGCATGCCGTATGCCAGCACGCTAGCTCTTTCAAATGTGCGAGGCCTGCGTGAGGTTGTCAAGTGGAACAACGCTAATGACATTAATGTATATCGCATTACATCTTGTCTATTCCCGTGGATGTCTGAGTATGACATTACACAGCTACCAGACTATAATGATATCGCTGCTATTCTTGCCGATGTAGGTTGTATTGCACGCCAGTCCGGCCAGCGTCTCTCATTTCATCCAGGCCAGTTTTGTGTGTTGGCTAGTCCCAACGAGTCTACTGTAGTCAAGTCCCTTCGCGAGCTTGATCAAACAGCACAGATTATGGACATGCTTGGCATGCCTAAATCACCAGCGGCCAAGATTAATATTCATGTCGGTGGTGCATATGGTGAACGTGATAATGCATTAGCTCGTTTCTGTACAGCGTTTAAACGCCTTAGTTATTCCGCCCAGTCACGCCTTACGGTTGAGAATGACGATAAGCCTAATCTATATTCTACCAAAATGTTGTATGATGGTGTGCACAAGCGCATCGGCATTCCCATTGTGTTTGACTCGCACCATTTTGCCATCGGCCCACAGGACCTTGACTATCATGACTCATATTATCTAGCGCGTAGCTCTTGGCCGACGGGCATCAAGCAACAGGCACACCACAGTAACAGCAGGCGTACGTACGAAGATCCTACTGCAAGCAAGCCGGCACACAGTACATGGTTCTATACGCCATTTGAGTCATATAACGAACCAACCGACGTTGTTCTCGAGTGTAAAGCTAAGGAGCTGGCGGTCTTCAAATACCGTAAGGATTTTATGAGAAAAGCCGCTTGACGCGTGCAAAATAATGATCCCCGGGGTATAATATAAATGTCTGGAGGGGATGGTCCCCAAAGGCAAGGAGAAAAAATGACTCGCTTCACGAAAGAAAACCTCGTCAAAGACGGAAAGTACGTTTACTACAGCCCAACCGGCAATCCCTACGCGGACGACGCCAAGTTCGTTGCTCGATTCAAGGTTGCTGGGATTGGTAGCTACATGACTCACCTCCGAAAGAACTGGACGGTCGAGGA